AAGAAGCTGTGTTGATTTTTAACACTGAAGACATTCATAGAATACATAAAATAATCAAGATAATGACAATGGGGAGTAATCAACAACTAAAAGACTTAAAACTTAAACAAAAACAAGATAAATTAAAAGCAAAGTTAAAAGAAGAATCTAATAAAAATAAATAAATAATTGAAATTTATAGTCCATTTAAGGTGTAGATTTACTATTTGACACAATCTTACCAACAAATTATTACAATTGATTCTAGCTAAATTTTTATGAAATATGTAATGATTATAAATAACATGTAATACTACTCTCACAATGGTTACAGAGGTTTATTTTAATTATTATAAAAAGTCTATAATCGGCATATCAACCCTTGGTTACAAATCTAAAATACAAAATAATATTAATAATAGAAAGAAGGCAAAATATAATGCAAAAACTAACACTCTCAGGAACAATATCCCTATCAGAAATCCCCTCCATATCCAACAAACTAAATAAACCAAACTACATAATCACATCAATAATCGACAACTCAACCAAATCAGTAACTCAAATTCTAGATACAATTTTTTCTTCTAAAAATACAGTTGATAAATTAATTGAAGTAAAGCTAGTAGAATATATTACAGGCATAGAGCACAAAGGTTTTGGGAAATTAATCATTGGTAGAGAGAATTATAACACAAAAGTTGAATCTTATTTTGTTGGAAATTTTTCATTAGAAAAAATATTATTTGAATTGTTAGATACTAATGTTGAACTGACGTTGATTGATTTAACAGATTCTATTGGTAAGTTTATTACTGAGGATTATAATAATTCTACTGGGACATCGGAGGATATGCATAATGACAAAGTTAAAGCAATGTAAAGGAGGGGATAGTAATTATAGCGATGTAGAATTAGATAGAGTTGATGAACGATGTGTTCACTGTGGAAAACGTATGACAAATATAAAATATATCTATTATGATTTAGATTCAGGTAATTACATATGTAAAACGTGTGATAATAAATATGGTTTAAATTCAGTTCCTTGTGCAGAAATGGATTATTAAAATAAAGTAATATTAATAAAGGAGATATAAATTAATGGCATTAAAAGATTATAAATATAGTGGTCATAAATGTATAATCAATAATCATTCAGAGTTTATTAGACTATTAAAATTCTTTCTTAAACATGGTGCAGAAGATTATGTAGGAAATGATGTTCCTATGTTTGAAAATATATGGGACATTTGTGAAGAATTAGATGTCAAATATGAAAATTATGATTATGAAGGAGATGATGAGGAAGGTGGTTTATTAATAAAAGATATATCTGAATTAGAAGAATTTTTATTAAAAAATATTAATAAAGATACATTAGTTCCATCTGAGGACGAGTATCCTGTGTTAGTTGATTGGTATAAAGAAGATAGTTTTGATAGAGTTGGAAAATCAAGTATTAAGATTTTAAATTTTACTTCTATGTGTAATTTCAAAATAGTTAAGGATTATTTGATTGATTTTATGAAAGAGTTAAGAATTAAAAATAGTTATAATAGAGAAATGTGTAAGTTACGAATGGAATTTAGAAAGGAGAAGTTAAACAATAATGTATAGCAATTGTCTATTACATTCAATAAAACAATACATATTAAATCCTACAAATATAAAAATTATAAAACGTGGTTCATGGTTAGAAATATTTGAATGTAAATGGCCTCATTTTTATTGGTTTGATAAAAGAGATAATCATTATTATCATTTTTGTGCTAAATATTCAGATGAACCATTTATAAATCAGATTTGGTTTGAAGGTGAGGTAAAGAGATTTTTATGGCATAATAAGAGTGAAATGAGGGAATATAATGATTTGCAAAGTTTGTAATTATTCTGGTGAGTTTACTGAAATACGTATAAGAGACACAAATACTACAAAAATATATGATTTTACAATATCTAATCCTAAAAGAAATATGCCGTTTAATAATAATTATGAATATGTAGAGAATAGAAGACCATTGACAGTTGATTTATATCCTGAATGTGGAACAGTTAGAATGGATAAATAATATCCCATAGAAGGTGAGTTTTAAGGGATAGATTAGAATAATATTATGGGTTGCAATCAATAGCAAGAAGGAGAAATAATATGAAAAATAAGAGTAAAAATAACAAAAACAATATGAATATCAAAAGACCAAGATTGAATCTTAATTTTGTTGAAAATAATTACTCAGATATAGTAAAACACTTGAATAACAATGATATGTTGACAATTCAATTTAAAGAAGATGGAGTTACTGTTTATATTGAAAAATTAGATAATATTTATGATTGTATAATGGTTAATCCTCATAATTATAAATCAAATGGTGTTACTGCTTGGCAGATGAAAGAAGATGATTTGTTAAAAATGTATGATAAGTTGTTTAATGGCATTGAATATGAAATATTTGCTGTAGAGAAAGGTAGTTTGCTTAGAATTAGAGATATATTTGAAGGAATGATGGATGCATTAATGTGTTTGAGAGATGGAAAGAGTTATGGTGGATATAAATTGAGACAGTTGGATTAGATGGGATTTGTGTGAATTTTGGATGGGTAGGAGAGTATTTTGCTCTCCTTATACCTATATTAATAAATGAAAGACGGAGGAATAATTATATGAAAAAGAATAGAGTTGCATATTTGGTTGTTGAAAATGGAATAGAGGGGCTAGAATCTTATTTATACACCGATCAAAGAAAGACAAATAAACATATTAATGGATTGAATAATAATGAGTATTTATTTTATGAATTTAGAGATACAATCAATAATGAATGGGGATCTTTATTTCAAAAAGTAATTGAAGATAAATATAGTGAAATACAATTGTATAAGGACAATAAATATACCAAAGAATTTTTAGAAGTATTAAAATATTTAAAACATGCTATATGGTGTAGTTCAATTAGTTTCCCCAGAAATGGTTTATATGATTGTGAGCATTGTGAAAAAGAATCAATTTATTCTGATATAAAAATATGTGAAGAATGTGGAGAACAAATGTGTCCTGAATGTAGAGAATATCGTGAATATTATCCAGAAAATGCACATGAAGAATGCAATGATGCTCTAGATATGTGCAATGGAGAAGAGGACTTTGATGATACTTGTGAAGAAAAGTATTGTTATAACGATGAATGTCCTATGTGGAAATCAAAAAATCATGATGGACAAACCAAATCATCTTATGATGAAAATAGAGAGTTTATAGCAAGTTTAGATCCAAACGATCCCGCAGATGCATGGTTCTTTGAAGATTAAAAGGAGGAGATCAATATTAGTCTAAATAAACAAATTCATATCTATAGTGTTGATACCAGTAGTTTTTATAATGATAAAGAAATGATTATACATAAACGTTTGAATAAAAACTATTATCTTAGAAACAAATTAATAAAAAAGATAAGTAAATTAAAATCTGATTCAAAATATATTGGTATTCTGGAGAAGTTTATACAGAATACCAATATGAGATTAAAAAAATATAAAAATTCTTTATATGATGAATTCAAATTAAATAGTGGTATTAGAAATTTACGTAGAGATGCGTTAAATAAATACAATGTAATTTCTGTTTTTGATTCAGTTCTTACAAGAACAATACAGATTCCAGAAAATACATTAACTGCTGATATTATTATTGTTCAAACATATTTCTTTGATGTAATTGAAGACATAATACTTGATGATTTTATGTTCGGAAATGAAAAATATGTATGTTTAACTGCCAGTGCAGGACAAATAAGAACAAAAAAGACAGTTTTTATTAAGGAAAGTATTTTATTAGAATATAGGAATACATTAATGTGCGGATTAACAATTGAAGATATTAATGTATTAGGTGGAGTAAATATTAATAAATACTTAGCTTACTTAGCCTTAGCAAATTCAGCGACAGATGTATGGAAAGAATTTGATATTACAAAATCAATTGTTGTGGAAGATATGGAAACAGAAGTAGAAGGTGTTGTCGATTTTATAAATGATATAACATATGAAATTATTAGACAAAAAATGAAAATCCCAGTTTCTCATACAGATGGATGTGGAATGATGTTACCAAGTTTAAGTGATAAAAGCATGATGGTTAGATTACCGTGGATAAAGGGATTGCTAGTCCCATTTGCATTTGATAAATTCATTATTGAAGCAAATAAAAATGAGGAAGGTAAAATATATGGCAATATATTCGATATTTATGGAAAAGAACACGATATTATAAAAGAAGGAATAGAGGTAATTTTTACACGTAGTCAATTCAAAATGTATAAATATTATCAAAATAGCCATAATGAGCAAGAAGTAATTACTAAGTATGGATGGGATGTTTATAAAGACAATTATTTAAAATATAAGTGCCAAGCTGGGAAATGTAATGAAGAAGAAATTGATTTTAGTGACGCAAAAATAAATTATCAGATGCTTCAGACATTAACAGATATGGATAATAAAGAATTAGAAATAATTGCGAAAACTACTAAACATAATATACTGAACATCGGTAGAGATAGAAAGACAATGTTAAAGGTATTGGGGGTAAAAAAATCAAATAAAAATAAAAACAATATTCAGCAAGCATTAGAGATTTATCCTGAATTGTTGAATGATACATACAGTAAAGAAATATTAAAACAAGTTAAAAAAAGCATGGTTAAAGAAGGTAGGTCTGCAAAATTAGATATAAATGGAGTATATACATTCATTATTCCAGATATTTATGCCTTTTGTGAATTTTTAATTCTTGGAGATAAAAATCCAAAAGGATTACTTAATGATGGAGACGTGTATTGTAAATTATATGAAACTTATCCTAAGTTAGATTGCTTGCGAAGCCCACATTTGTATAGAGAACATGCAATTAGAAACAATGTAATTGATGATAAAAAGAAAGACTGGTTTATAACTAATGGAGTATACACATCTTGTCATGATCTAATATCCAAAATTTTACAATTCGATAGACATTACATGTCGAATCAAAACTTGGCTAACCTATAAAAATAGGGTGTCATATAACATCGGAAAAAATAGTTATATGGCTAACGGGGAAATCGTAGTGAGTAATGTCACCGACAATCCCGTAGGAAAATCGGTCTATTCTTTTAAACCTTTAGAGGGGGTTTGAAAGGCTATAAATAATTTTTACATTTATGAGTGGTATAATGTTGATACGGGATATGTGTTTTATGTTGGTAAGGGATGTGGAAAAAGATATAAATTGTCTACAAAGTCAGTCAGAAGTAAACACTTTCTGAATTATAAAAATAAATATAATTGCGATGTTAGAATAACCCATTCTAATTTAAAAGAAGAGGAATCTTTTAAATTAGAAAAAGATACAATTGAAAAATATAAAAGTAATAATCAATGTAATTGCAATTATACGAATGGTGGTGAAGGTATTAGTGGATACATACACTCACAAGAAACAAAAATAAAAATATCAGAAACCCATAAAGGAGAACTAAATAGTCAATTTGGAGTATCCCCAAAAGAAAGGATGGGAGATAATTATGAAGATTGGTTAATTAAAATGAGTGAAGTAAAAATGGGTTCTTCCAATCCTAATTATAATAATGATACATTAAAAATAAAATATAAGGAAAACCCAGATTTAGCTTTAGAGAAACAATCAAGAAAAGGCATTAAAAATGGAATGTCAACAAAAATACAATTATATGATCAGAATATGAATTTTTTAAAAGAATTTGATTATATAGGTTTATGTTGTGAATACCTACATAATAATTATGGATTTTCAAGTAATGCGGAAATTGTAAGACTTGGTATTAGAAGAAGTATTAAAAACGATGTTCCATATAAGAATTTTAAGTTTATTAAATTATAAAATAATATTAAAAGAATAGACCGATAACCTCTAACGACTATCGAAAGGATAGGAAATTGAAAAATATTTCCGAATAACCGAGTAGAGTAGAGATTATGTGAAAATCATAACTCGAAACGCCAAGCATAATAATACTGTAATGTATTATTATGAAGATATAGTCTGTGCCATATAAAAGTATGGATTACGCGGTAGATGGAGATAAATCTTTAGTTGTTGCTTGTCCTACATTAATTTCAATTGCAGAACGTAATATGAAAGATATAGTTCCACTTTATTATAATATGAGAAAAGCACCAGCAGAATTAATTACTAAAAAAAGTATTTATAATGGTTTAAAAATGGCATATACTGGTGGAAACATTGGAATGGGTAGTAATAATATTACAAAGATATGGAATAGTGGTAAAGTAAATTTAGATGTAATTAAATTACTATGTATGGAAAACAATTTTACAATTGATTATGCTAAAACTTTGTATAAACCAGTAAGACCAAAGTCTAAAAAGAATATGATTACTGATTATACTAAATTAAAGACCCCTCATTTTTTTATTTATGCTAAAGATAAAGAGAAAGATAAGGTTGAATTAGTTAACAATAGCGTTGTAAATAGATTAGAGAAGATAATTCCAAATACTAAAATTAGTTTTACTGCTACAGGATTAGGAAATTTTGATTATAAAATGCTTATGAGAAATAAAAAAGTGGAGTTAAACGAAGATATTATAAAAAAATATAAGGAGTTAGATTTAAAAAAGCATTTTATGATAAATTCTACATATGAGGAAGATGAACAAAACAATGTGATTTATTTATATCAAGAAATTGTAAAAAGCATACTAGAAATAAATAGTGATGTTTATTATGTAACAGATGTGTTAGTAAAATATCTGTATGAATTTAAGAAGTCAAACTTTAAAACTACTTTATGGGAGTGCTTTGGGGATATTATTGTTGATAATCTGAAAACAAATGTGGAAACTAGTAAAATATATTGTGAAGTTTGTGGTGATTTAATAGTACAAGAAAACAATAAATCTAAGTATTGTGAAAAGTGTGCAAAAGACATAAAAATGAAGAAGGATAGGGAGAGGATGCAAAAAAATAGAAATAGTCGAAAATAGAAAACCTCTACAACCCTACTCCCACAAGGGTTTGAAAAACAGCTATATTACTTGATTTACTCAAACGTAGTCATACCAACACTTTCAGCGTTTTGCCATAATAGTCTCTAAGGGAAACATAGACTAATATACAAAAATAAGAGATATGCAAACACCCTTTAAAGAAGGGTATGATTTTAAATTAATTATACCCTTACGTTCATACAAAATTTAAGACCATTAATCTTTCCTTACTAACTAAATCATACACAATTGGCTATGTTAGTAGAAAACTTTGCTTAAAATTATCTATCGAGTTTTGCCAATAGGACTTGAAGATAATTTGGCATGTATTATCGAAGTAACGCTGAAATATGCACTAAAGGGTTTTAGATAATACAAAATCTCAACTAAATCAACGTCGAATATGAGTAGTCTTTGGTCGGATGAAAATAGGAGACAAATATGCTGTTAGCACATGAAAATTTGCCAAACCCGATTTACAGAGGTGAGGACTTGTGTTAGACCACAGCATATCGAACTAAATAGAGGGTAAAAGAGTAGGTTTTAAATTTATTACTTACTCTTCCCTACTAAATTAGTTATTAAATCGTATTGGTCGATTGCGATTTATATAAAAAATATCTTATAATTAAAAACATAACAAAACAATTAAACTCCAAAAACAATCCCAAAAGGAGCATCAATAACATACATTGAAAAAAATTACAAAACAAGAAATGTCATACTTAATCAATCTAAAAATTCTCAAACAACATCACGGCAACTATGGAGATAATCTAGTAGTAATAGGAAAATTCAGTAGCAAATCTCGTAAACAACGTTACATTACAGACCCATACTATAATTATCTACTCAGATTGAAACAAAACGATAAAAATAAACAGACTATTGATGATATAAAAGATAATCAAAGGTATTTGTTTAGTAGTGGTATGGATAATAGTAACAATAGCAAACGTGTCTTATGATACTAAGTAGTAAAATAAATAGTAGAGGATTGGTTTATATTGCCCGATAAACCATGTCAATCACCTTACATTGATTCAAATGTATTAATGGATCACCCTAAAAAAGTTTTTGAAGATTTTTCAGATTCGGGGATACAATTATCAGGATTTGTTCTTGGTGAATTAGATAATTTAAAGAAAAATGGTAAAACAGAAGAGGTAAAATTTCAGGCCCGTAGAGCGACTAGATATATAAACGCTAATCGAGACAAAATTACATATATCATCGATGAAACAGATTATAATAATCTTCCTTCATGCTTTGATAAAGGGATTATGGATAATAAAATAATCTCACTTCTGAAGGTTTTGTACGAAAAAGATAATAATACAATCGCTTATAGTAATGATATGTTATTTAGAGTTAAATGTGATTCTCTTAATATTCCTTGTAAACAATATGGTGGTGAAACATCTAATGATATTTATAAAGGATATCAAAAATTATCAGGAGATACAAACTTCATAAATAACTTTTTTACAGACATTGATAATGGCATCAATAAGTATCAATTTGTAGTAAATGAGTATCTAATATTTTATAATTCAGATGAAAAGAAAGAAAATGAATATAGATTTAATGGTAAAAAGTTTGTCGGATTGAAACTACCTGATTCAAAAGTTATTAAAGGTAAGAATAGTTTACAGAGATGTGCTTTAGATTTGTTGAATAACAAAGAGATACCAATAGTTTGTGTCAACGGAAAAGTCGGGAGTGGAAAGACTTATTTGTGTGTAAGAATGGGATTGCATCAAACAGTAGATAAAGGTGATTTTAATAAACTTTTAGCAATTAGAGAAGCAATAGGCGAAGGAAAAGAAGTTGGATATCTTAAAGGCACATTTGAAGAAAAAACAGAAATGTTCTTTAAACCAATTGTTCATTCATTAGAAGGTGGAGAAAGAGAATTACAAATCCTTTTATCCCGTGGAGTGTTGGAATCTAATATTCCATTTTACCTTAAAGGAACAACATACGATGAGACAGTAATTGTTGTCGATGAATCTGAGGATCTTTCGCCCAAGCAATTAAAACTTGTCGGTACAAGACTAGGGGATAAATCTAAAATTTATTTAGCAGGAGATTATAAACAATCTAGTGTAGATTCTTCAGAAAGAAATGCTTTAGTACAAATGTGTAATGAATTAAAAGGAACTAAAGAATTTGGGTGCATTTATTTAGAAGAAGATGTAAGAAGCGTTGCTTCTGGTATATTCTCAGATTTATTTGAGAAGAAATAATACAATTTTACTCCCTCAGACTGTCTTTCTGTACGGAGTCAAGGGACAGAGTGTATATCTGTTACCTCTTTAAATTAATTCAAGGAGGGTAGTCATTATATTAATGGATTTTTGTTAGGTAGAAAAGTAAAATCATTGAAGATAGGTCTTTGTGCTTAATAAAAAAGCACAATGCACCAATATTAACTACATAATCTAAAACTCACAAGGTTTTAGATTAAAATACCAAAACATCATAACAATTAATAACAAAAAATAAAAATTAAGAATAAAAGGGGATATATTAAAACATGACGAAAAACGAAATGATTACAGCAGTAAGTTTAAAAGGTGAAATGTCAAAAAAGGACGCCGAAAAAGCAATTAATGTTGTATTAGATGTGATTAAAGAGACTGTAGCAACTGGAGAACCTGTGAAAATCGTTAATTTTGGTAACTTTGAGAAGAAACCTACTAAAGGTACAACTGGTATAATTCGATTTGGAGATCGTAAAGGTGAAACTTGGACTTCAGAAGATTCATTTAGGGTTGGATTTAAAGTTGGTAAGGAGTTTGCAGATTTAGTTAAGCAATAAATATATAATCTTGTATCGCACAGTAAGTCCTTATATTTAATAGATATCTTTAAATATAAGGCAAAGCGATACGTTGCAATATTTGAGCGTAAGGCAAATTCTTTAATACAAATGATATATTCATAATATAAAATAAATATAAAAAGGTGGAATAACAAAACAATGGCAAAATCAAAACTCACTGAAACAAAGAAAATTACACATAAATTAGCAACTGAAGGTGAATTAACAATTGTAGATTCAGTAATTGTAATTAATATCCCAGATGAAGGTGTTAAGAATCTTCATGAGGTAATTAAAAATTTCTCAGGATGCTATGTAAAATTATCTATTACAGAAGAAGCAATTGAAGATGTAATGGATGAAGATAGTGAAGAGTCGGAAGATGAAGAAGATTAATTTTATTATTAATTTACAATCTAATTTATGAGGTGATATGTTATGTTTACTGAAGGAGATGGTTAATATGTTTACTGAAGATGAACGTGGAAACATTTGTGAACATGAATTGGATTAAACAAATATTATTAACTTATAATAGATAGTAATATTAATTTCTTTATAATAATTATTACAAAGTAACATAAAAATTGTTATCATCAGTAAACTTCCCTCTATAAATTGTTGTGGTGATGATTTTTGGAAATTGCATAAGCCAAGACAGCAACAATAAAAACTTGTTTTAGGGTTTGATAAAATTGGGTCAATGTTAGTGCAATTACAAACCCTCCCTAAAATCATGTGCATAAGTTAGTAAGACCTTGAAAGACAGGCATTGCTCTGATAAAGAGTATGAGGTTTATAGATGCACAAAATTCCCCTCATCACTCATTGTTTGTTCTTTATGGCGTTAATCACAGTTCATTTAAACTTTAGTGATAGAGAAAAATGGCATACTGCAATGAGACTGATGAAATATATAAGTATGCCAAAAGAGATAAGGAGAATTTATAGGGGTATAATTCTCCTTCATACAGAAAGAATTGAGTTAATTACTCTAACAAAGAAGAAAAATACAAATTGAAAGAAGGAAAACAATATGTCTAATTCACAAAATTCACAAAACACTAATTCAACAATTTCACTAAAAGAGTCCTTTCGCACATTGGTTTATATTGATAAAACTATTTCATCTCTAACTTCATATCTTTCTAATAAAAATAATTCTATTTCTGTACTTGAACAACATCTTAAAGAAAAGTCCAATCCAGAAGCAAAAAATGAGGAATTAGATACAACTACTATTAAAGAATATCCAGATGCTTCAACTGTAGATGTAATTAATCTTATTCAAGACTTGATTTCAGAAAAGACAAAATTAGAAATTTCAGTAGAGTTAGCAAAAAGAAATATAGTAATTCAAACTAAGGATAATAAAAATCTTAGCTTAGATTCTGCTATATCAAATGCAAAACAATCTAGAAATTTAGCTAATGTATTAAATAGTCTTATCAATATAAAAACAGACGAGAAAAAGACTGTCGCACAAGGATTTAAATTCAATCAGGAAGGTAATGAGACTCCATATAGGTATGATGTAGTAATTACTAAAACAATTAATTTTGATAGAAGTATTGTTAGTGATAATTATAAGTCATTACTAGAAAAAGCTGATAAACTTAGTATTTCTATTGAAAAATCCATGATGGAAGAAATTGTGGAATATGAATTCCCTTATAGCATTCATGATTCAACAGCAGATATTGTGAGTAAATATTTATATTCTATTGATTTATAATCTTTATCTAATAATTAACCATGACAATTAATTAGTAGAGATGCCTAACCACATCTCTACTAATTAAAACAACTAACCAGAAGCAAAGCAAGATATAGACTATTTATTTGGACATCTGAAATTAGATGTAAATTCAAGTTACCATATTCAAACATTGCAAAATAGTGCAGGTTATGTATATTAAATACATAATAATAAAACAAAATTTAGGTTTGCTGTCACAAGCAAGAAGAATCGCTAATCTATCACTAAGCGCAAAATCATTATTCACCAATACGATATGACATTAGTACATTATTCATAAATACGACAATCGTTTCGTTAATCACCATTTGATAAATTTTAGGATTTTAAATCCTTATAGAAGAACAAATATTAAAAATAAAGTATTTTAAAAGATACTCTCTTAGAAATAAGAGGATATTGATTTTTAATAAATAAATGGATAATATAATTAATTAAGAAAAATAGTCTTATTTTGCTTGCTTTTCTGGTTAGTATATAAAACACTAAATGGGTTTGATAGTACAACCCATATAAAAACTATCATTATAAACTTTTCTCTAATAAGGAGATGATTTTTATCAAATGGATAAAATGAAACTAAACAACAAAACTAAACTAAGTACAGGAACTCAAGTACAAATTCTTGACAACTCAAATTGGAATGGTTTATTTGCAATTGTTGATGATATCGTAGATATTGATAATAATAATATAAATATTCCGGTGCTATATTGTGTTAGTAAGCCGACTGAGAAATATTATGTTTATCCTGAATTGGAGGATAAGATTAGGATTGTCGGTGGTGATATTGATAATAATGATTATGACATAGAAAATGCTGATACTACTTGCCCTATTTGTAAAAATAGTAATAAGAGATACTGGTTGGCATTCTTTTATGATAAGACTTATTTAGTGTGTAGGGATTGTTGGTATAGTGAATTGATTTAGTTTAAGAAAGTGGGGATTTGATATGATTACTAAGGAAAAAGAATTTGTTTATATTTACAATCAATTTCAGTCACAATTTTATTTTTCTAAAGGAATTTTACCTTTAAAAGTAGGAAATGGAAGTAAAGGCGATACATATACTATGTTTAAAAATACAGATGAAGTAAAACAAGCATTCGGTGAATGGTGTCGTAGGAAATAAAAATTCCTACATGATATGAAGAGATATGAAGGGAAGCGTGAATTAATGCGTGACAGAGGAAATAAAAAATCATAACAATGCAAAAAGTCGTAAAGTTTATGTTACATATTTTGATGATGAAAGGTGATAAAACAATGAATATTTTTGAAACAAAAGATTTCTACTTGGCAGCATTATTTGTTAGTTACAAATTTCAATTAGTTGGTTCAGAGAAAAAAGATGAAAGTGTTTATTTTAAAATTGATAATAATAAACCTGAATTATTTCAAAAATTAATTAATGATTTTTTAAATTATAAAGCAATGGTTAATTTAAACAAATTAACTAAAGCAACATCCCTATTAAGAAGGGAATTAGACAAACATAAAATTTTAAAATAATTTTATTTGTCTGTGATGATGAAAGAGGTGATGCCTACAATGGAAGATAAAACTATGCGGATATTAGCAGATATTTTTGTTAGTGACGTTGATACGTTTAAGGATATAAAAGCACAAAAAGAAATTGGAGACTTTATAAAACAATATCTTAAAAAAGATGAAGATAATACTTTAACTGCTTCTCTTTTTGTAAAGGATGTTAAGAAACAACACTGGAAACCAAAAGATCATTTCACTAAAGTATTTAATTTAGAAATTGCTCATGCTGTTGAACAATATGGAATTACAAAAAGTGAATTAGCATTTTTATATTCTTTATCTCCTTATTTAAAATGGGAAATGAATTTAATCGTTGATTTGGAAGATAATCCATTAAATCAAATTAGTTTGGCAACATTATTAGACATTGATAGAAGAACTGTAAATAGAAATATGAAAAATTTAAGAGGAAAATTAGCAATAGTTAGTTATGAATTGGGTAAGGAAACCTTTTATTTGGTTAATCCTTATCTTCTTTATTGTGGTAAAAATATCAATATTCTAGTTCCTAGATTATTCGACACCATAGGATACGAAAAGTGTAGAAGTAATAGAAAGGATACAGCCACAAAACGCACTAAAATCAAGGATTCTGAGCAATAATTAGTGTCATAGATGTCACTTGAGAAGTTTTAAAAAGTAGGTTAAACAAGGTTTTATTTTAGGAGTCGGGACATGAATGTCACCAATGTCTGAATCCCTTATGCCAGTAGGTGTAGAGGGGTTTACTTGTTGTGTAGGCATTTCGAGATGATGAAAGGCGGTTATGCGATAATGGCAAAGGATAAGAAAATAGGAATATATAAAATAACTAATATAATAAATAATAAAGTATATATTGGTCAAAGTCAAGATATAGATACTAGGTTAAGAGGACACAAAAGCACATTAAAAGCGAACACTCATTTTAATATTCATTTACAAAGAGCTTATAATAAGTATGGTATTGATAGTTTTACATATGAAATTCAAGAAGAATGTAGTGAGGATATTATTAATGAGAGGGAATCTTATTGGATAGAATTTTATAATAGTAGAGACAGATTTCACGGATATAATATTGATTATGGTGGTACTAAAGATGTATTTTCAGAAGAGCATAAAATAAACATAAGCATTAGAAGAAAAGGGATGTATGAGATTGATGCAACTAATATAGATATTACATATTTAGAAATTTTGGAAGTTTTAAAACAAAAGACAAAGAATGAAAAATTATTGCTATATGCTATGCTTATAAATAGTAAAAGATATTCAGATGATAATGGTGTTTTCTATATGTCTTATAAAGAAATGTCTAGAAAAACTGGAATTAAATCAAAAAATACTTTAATAAAAATTATTAATCAGTTTAATAATAGTGGAATTATTAATATTGTAAGTAGAAATACGATACAAACAAATTCTTACAAAATAAATTATAGTATTGATGATGATAATAAAGAAAAGTTTATTGTGAATAAAGAAGAAAACAATTACTTAAATTCATTTGTAAAGTGCTTGTTTAAGTTTTATAATCGCAAAGAGCTTAAAAAGATGTTAAATGAAAGATATTATTTAAGTATATGTAGGTTATATAAAAGTATAAAATAAATATATAGGGTGGTATTAACAACATATTGGATAAAAAATTAATAGAAATTTGTTACCAAAAGTACAATAAGAAAATATCTGATTCTTGGGATACTTTAGCAAAATTGTATTATCCTCAAAGCACAGGTGAAGGATTAAGAAGTAAATTCAAGAAATATAGAAAAGCAAATGGAACATTAAAAGCAAAAGATATTATTAATGGTATTATTCTTGGTAATGGTGATAGAGAATTAATTATTCCTGCTTCTACTCCATCTAAACCTAATTATAAAGAATCTGTAGAAATCAAGCAAGATGATTCTCAAGTTTCTGATAAATTAATTTCTATGAGTCTTGAAGAATCTAAAGATCCTGAATTTGTTTTGAAATCACATGGATATTCGCCTGATAAGTTTATTTTGCTTAGTGCCAAAAATAGCATGTGGCATATGAATACTAAGGAAGATGGAGTAAAGGTTCTCTACAGTTCAAAGGTGAGCGTTAAACCAAGGACTGAAATATTACTTAATGAAGACAATATTACAAAAATACTAGACAATTTAATCAAAAACTACTCTATCCCATCCCCTAAACATACTAAATATAATCCCATCACAAATGGAAATTTGCTTATATTAAACATAGCAGATTTACATGTAGGATTAAAAAGTTACTTAGAAACAAGTAATAATGAATATGATGATGTAATTGCAACTAATAGATTTTTCTATGTAATTAATGATGTTGTAAGTAGAATTAAACATAAAGAAATAGATAAGATTATATTATTAAATCTAGGTGATATATGTAATTTTGATACCCCATATCAGACTACAAAAGGAACTCCTCAGACAGATCACTCAGTAAGTCATTATCAAATGTTTACGAAAGTATCTGATTTATTAATTAAAGCTATTGATATTTTATCACAAATTGCTCCTGTAGAAGTATGGAATTGCAATTCTAATCATGATAGATATACTACGTTTGGAATCTTTCAAGTTTTAAATTCGTGGTATAGAAATAATGATAATGTGTGGATTGATACCGGGACATTGGATAGGAAATATATTAAGTATGGGCGAGTATTAGTGGGGATAGCACACGATATTAATGAAAAGTCAGCATTTAAGACAATACATAATGAAGCAAAAGAATATATTAGTGATTGTGATTATTTGTATTGGTTTGTTGCACATCAGCATAAGACAATGGTCATTGACGATTATGGGGTTGAGATTAGGAGATTACCAACTGTGAGTTCTAATTCAGAGTGGTCTTATTCTCAAGCTTATACTGGTACAGTTAAGAAGAGTCAAAGTTTTATTGTTAGTAAGGAATATGGGATTATTGATATTATGAATACTGTGATTAAGGATTAATTAAATAACTGAAGGGTAATAAGTATATGGAAATTATGATACCAATTAATAAAATTATCGAGGAAATTAAACTCAATGCCTACATTAATGAGCGCACAATCTACATTAACGACGATTCTATCAATGAAGAAACCGAATTTATTGTTAATAGAATGTTTGAGAAAATAGTAGAAAGAGATAAAGCAAGTGGAATAACACCTTCCAAAGCAGAACCAATTATTCTTAAAATTTCTAGTTATGGTGGCTCAGTTTTTGCATCACTAAGTATAATTGCTACCATAGAAACACTCAAGGAGAGTGGTTATAAAATCATTGGTAAAGCATATGGAAAAATAATGAGTGGTGCGTTTAAGATTTTCATATCTACTTCTGAGCGTATTTGTCAAAACCATACTCGATTTCTCTACCATCAAGTACAAAGTTTTGAAATGGGAAATACATCAGTAGAGCAAACAAAAAGAAAGTTAAAAGACCTAGAGGCATCATGGCGTAGGTGTCAAGATGTAATTCTTAAATATACTAATATTACTCAAGAAAAACTTGATGATATTACTGAACATGATTTGGACGTATATTTATGGCCTGAAGAAGCAATTTTACTGGGATGTGTAGACAAAATAATCTAAATTACAAGGAGAAATAACATATGTGCGATAACTGCAAAGAAATAATCACAGAAACCTCAGAAACCTCAGAAACATCTAAACCAGATACAAATACAGAACCAGAAACAAAATCACCATTAGATGACATCCTCATGTTCACAGAACCTTTTTCCATTTCTACAGATAATCTAGAAAATGATAAAGATATTCAAATTGATAAAGATGAATTTATTAAAGGAATAAAAGAAGCAAGTTATTTTTCTGGATTTTATACTTGTTTGATTAATTCAGGTATGTCTATGGAAGATGTAGTTTCTATTATTATGAATAAAATGAATGTTGATCACAATATTACCATGTCTCGTATTCAGACAGATGGAAGCATTGAAGTTTCTAAGAATAGTGTATTATTAAAAGAGAAGGATATGTTGTAAGTTTTATTAAAACATAAATAATACAATCTAACTTTAACATATAAAGATAAAATAAAATATAAAAGCGAGGAATATTAATTATGCTGATTAACAAAATAAAATATACATTATCTCAAGTTGAAGAAATTATTGATTCTCACTTAGACTCTGAACAAAATTTAATGTTTATTTGCGACTTTTCAGTAGCTCATTATATTTATGATTATATCCACAATTACTATGGGATAGATGCTGAATGTATGGAATTGTCAAGTGATGTTGATGAATACTATGTCAGTTTACAATTTTACAAAGATAAAGAAATTGGTTTCTTTTGTGAATTTGCTAAAATGGATGATGGTACATATAAATATGACGAGGTAGATAATATAGATTATTTTGTGATGTCTGATATGAGTTTTGGAGATGTTAGAGAATTCTTAGCAGGAAAAGGTAGGGTAATATTTTGTGAATTTGATAATGAGAATTGTTTGGAAGAAGAATATGATTGTGAAAATGTTGATGAATTGTTAGATGGTGAAGAGCATTATCAAAATTGTTCTTGTGTATCATGCAAACAATTCCGTGGAGAATTTACTGAAGATGAAGAATATGAAATTGGTTTAGTAGAACATTATGCTGGATATATTGAGAATAGTGAATGTGAGTATGGATCAGAATTAAGGAATATTCTTTATAGTATGTTGCAGGAATGTATGTCTATGGGGTATGAAAATGCTAGAGAAGAAAATGATGAAGAAATCGAAGGAAAAAATACTGTTAATATTCATATTGATAATTTGATTTGGGATAATAGTAAACTTGACAAAGAAAATTTAGATAAAATTGCAAAATATACTATTTTAAAGATTGAGGATAATTTGAGAAAGAGATAAAATTATTAGATTGTAATTTATTTATAAGTAGATCAGACACATCATTAATTTGGTGTGTCTACTTGTGCTTATAAATAAATAAGCATTAATAAAAATAACTGACTTTAATATTTAGAGTTTAGTCAGTGCTCTAGAAAGGATGATAAAAAATGTATCAAGAGAAAATGGTGGTCTGTCTCAAAAATAATGGCAAAATCCTTAGAGAAAAAGAGGGGATAATTCAAATTCCATTTGGTAGCGAGTATTCTATTTATATCAAGAATATGGAATCAAGAAAAGCAAAAGTTAAGATATCTATAGATGGAGTAGATGTACTTAATGGCCAGTCATTATTAGTTAATCCAAATGAGACAACTGAATTAGAAGGATTTTTAAGTGATTGTACTGCAAAAAATAAGTTTAAATTTATACCAAAAACAAAAGAAATTTCTGAATATCGTGGAGATAAAATTGAAGATGGATTGATTAGGGTTGAATTTTGGTATGAGAAATTAAAACCAATTACTCAACAGATTAATCAAGTATTTAATCCTATTAGCCCTTGGATTACTTATAAACAACCTATTTATGATTATAATCCTACTTGGATAACTGTTACGTCTAGTACAACACCTAAATCTGTACAGACTGATTGTTTAAGATCGTTTGATAATAGTATTTGCCAAACTAGTTTTACTGCACAGAATTGTTCTTTAAATAATTCTGTAAATCTTAAAAGTTTTGATGAGGGAATTACTGTAAAAGGCGAAGAGATTAATCAAGAATTTAAATATGGGAATATCGGTGTATTGGAAGAAAATTCTCATGTGATTATTTTAAGATTAGTTGGGTTTAATGATATCGGAGACAAAGTTGAGAAGGTTGTTACTGTAAGAGATAAATTGCAATGTAAGATTTGCGGTAAAGTTAGTGGATCTGATGCTAAGTTTTGTGATAGATGTGGGAGTTATTTGGAATAGAAATAAATAAAATTTTGCTATAGATAGTGATCCTAGCTTTTGTTAGGAGTATTTTTGTGTAACAAAATAAGTTATACAAGGATAGGTTGCTATATAAATGCACTGATAAGTATTGCTCGTACTTCCACTATAAAAATGAGCAGGAGGATTTGCTATGTCAAATCAATTAGTAAAACTTAAAGAACTGGAGTTAATGGAAGTTGATTTTAATGGTAATCTAATCATAGTCGTAAAAATGAAAGACACTGGTAAAAGTTATGTAGGTGTGAATTGGATTTGTAATGGAATAGGTTTGTCAGAAGGTCAGTTAAAAAATGAGAGAAAAAAGATTCAAGAAGATATTGTACTTTCTAAAGGGGGACGTAATCTCATCCTCCCCACAAAAGGAGGTAATCAGCAGTCATTATGTCTTGAGTTAGATTTTTTACCTTTATGGTTGGCTAAAATTTCTATTACTAAAGATATGCAAAAAAATAAACCTGAAGTTATGGATAAACTTATTGATTATCAATTGAATGCTAAAGATGTATTATCTAAAGCATTTTTTGGAAAACAAGAAAAATGGGACTTACAACGTGAAGTAGGTAAAGTAGATAGGAAAAGAATGACTTCTAGTATTCAAGAATATGTTCCAAATATAAATAAGTATACATATAGCAATTACACTGACATGGTATATCTTATTTTATTCAATATGAAAGCAAAACAAATAAGAGAAACCAGAAATATAAATAAGAAAAGTGATTTAACTAGAGATTATTTAACTGAGACTGAATTAAAGATTGTAGATGAAGCAGAGACGATTGTAACTGCATTGACTACTTTGGGATTTAAGCAGGATTATATAAAGCATCAATTAGAGGTTAAATATGGAAATAAAACGTTGGATAATAGTAATAAGGATTTATTGAATTAGATAATAATTTAATATTTTGTAAGTTATAAGACGCTTGAGCAATCAGGCGTTTTCTGTGTGGATGGAATTGTGTTTAGATTATGCCTAGTCTTAATTGACTAGGTATTTATGTGAGCATAATTTGTTCATATGAGTAAGGAAGTAAATTGTGAGGAGTAGCTACCTCATTCTGTGCGGCTTTCTTACTCTATTTATTTTGTATCGCACAGAAATAATATTACGCATAGAAAGAAGGAATTAGAGATGTTAATTACAAAAGAGGTAGAAGTAACTTGCCTGTCAAACAATAAGAAATACATTGAAAGTTTAGGTCATAAATGGGAATACAAAAAAGTCATTACAATTAATGTTCATAAATTATTAGATGGTAGTAATGCACCAATCCAATGTTTATGTGATTATTGCTTAGAAGAAGGAATAGAAACAGTTATATCTAAACCATATTATAAATACACAAATAGTCATAAAAATCAACCTATAATAAAAGATGCGTGTGATAAATGTAAACATAAGAAACAAGAAGAATTATGCTTAATTAAAAATGGAGTCAGGTATAGTCCACAGATAAAAGGTGTGGGTAGTAAAATTGCAGTTGCTAAAACTAAATATAATATTAATGGAATAGATGAAGAGTTCAAAGAAAGAGACTTAGTATTATTAACTAAAACTTATAAAAATGCAGAATCATATATGGATTTCATTTGCAACAAACATATAAATAAAGGTGTTCAGTCTATAAAATATGGAAATTTCAAATATAAAGATCAAGATTGTAAATATTGTTCTTGGGACAAATTAAGTAAAGATAAACGAAGAGATTTTAGTGAAGTTCAAGATTTATTTAAAGATAAAAAAGTAATTCTTTTATCAAAAGAAGAAGATTATATTAATAATCAATCACCATTGGAATATGAATGTCCAATACATAAGGGAATAATCCAATCTAAATCTTATGAATCAATGCTTCATTCTTATGGTTGTAATCTATGTAGTTATGATATGCACAAAGGAGAAAACAACCCAATGTGGAAGGGTGGTTTCTCTGAAATAAATTCAATTTTAAGAGATTCTATTACAGAATGGAAGAAAGAATCGATGATAGTTTCAAATTATAAATGTGTTGTAACAAATAAACGATTTGATGTAATTCATCATTTATATGGATTTGATAAAATATTTGAAGAGATATTCGAGAATTTAAATATCGAAAAAAGAAGATTTATTAATGAATACTTAGATGAAGAATTAATATTAATGAAAAATGAATGTGGTAGATTACATAAAGTTCATGGAGTAGGTGTTTGCTTAACTGGTGGTGTTCATGCTTTATTCCACAAGGTTTTTGGGTATGGTGAGAATAATGTAGAACAATTTAATGAGTTTAAGGAAAATTATATTAGTGGTAAATATAAAGATTTAGAAGAAGTTGGTTAAAGACTTCTTCTAAATTTAATTAAAAAGAGGTGAGACCTATTCCAAGAGTTGGAAAAACAGTGAAAGAACCTAAATTAAATATTCCAGATAAAATATATTGTAGGATGTGTGAGGATTATAAAGCACCTTCTGCATTTTATGAATGTACTAACCCCATGTTAGATAAGAATGGTTATATGTCAGTGTGCCGTGATCATTGCAATGAGATTTTTGACAACTATTTTTCTATACATAATAGTTTAGAAATTGCTTTAAAGTTGACTTGTCAAGATTTAGATGTTAGATATAGTGAAGATGCTTTAAAATCTGCAAAAACACATATGGAAAGTATAATGACAAAGGGTAAAAATGCAAATAAGGTTTTCGGGTACTATAAAAGTAAGTTAAGTTCAACAAACAAAAGCAATGAAAAAATGGAATCTTTTAGATATAAAGATAGTAATTTTCTAAGACAAGAAAATTTCGATATTGAAAATGAAGATGTTGATGACGACCTTATTCTATTTTGGGGAAAAAGTTTTAATATAGATGATTATATATTCTTAGAAGCTGAATTATCTGCGTGGAAAGAAACCCATAAATGTGACAATCAAGCTGAAATAACTTTATTAAGAGAAATATGTATTAAAATACTTGAAATTAGACAAGCAAGAGATAAGGGTGATGGCGTTGGAGGTCTTCAAAAAGAATTACAAGACTTGTTAAAAACAGCATCTCTCGACCCTGCAAAAGCCAATGCAGCGAGTGCAGGGAAATCTCATGATTGTTTTGGTAAGTGGGTTAAAGATATTGAACAATTTAAACCTGCTGAGTGGTTTGAAGATCAAGAAAAATATAAAGATATGGATGGTTTTATACCTTATATTAAAAATTATATAGTTAGGCCAATTGAAAATTTTATAACAGGAGTTAGAAATTTCGTTGTTGATGATAATATTGATGCTGATTTAGACAGTGTGGATGTCGGAAATAATGATGGTGATTATAATGGGTAGATCATACAGTAAATTTGAAAATAATTTTAGCAAATATGCTGGTCATAGCGATCAATCTAAGGCACCAAAAACAATGATCAAAGACAAAGAAATAAGTGAACAGCGACAAGATAATTTAATAGACTGGACAACATTTTATCGTAGAAATATACATCGCTTCATACAACATTATTTTGGAGTTCAGCTTTATTGGTATCAAGTTTTATGGATTTATTTTATGAGTATTTCTGAGAATTTTGTTACAATCGCATCGAGGGCAGCAGCAAAAAGTTGGTTGATCGCTGTATTGGCCTATGCTCGCGGAGTGCTCTACGCGAATTCTGAAATTGTAATTGTAGCAACAACTTTAAAACAGGCAGCTATTATTTTTGGGAAAATGGCAAGATTGAAGGATGATTATCCTAATATAGCAAGAGAAATTAAAACTTTTTCAGATACTCAAAATAATTGTAATTGTACACTACATAATGGCACAACCATTAAAATTGTTGCATGTTCTGAATCTGGACGAGGGGAACGTTCAACATTTACAATAGGTGAAGAATTTCGAATTATGGATAAGAATAAGTTTGACTCAATTGTAAAACCTTTTGCATATGCAAGGCAAACTCCATACTTAAAAGATCCTAAATATTCAAGTATAAAAGTTCTAATAGAAGAACCAAGGCAAATTCTTATATCTTCTGCTTATCACAAAGGATTGTGGTGGTATAAAGAAACACTAACTACTATAAAAATGATGTTACAAGGCAAAGACTCTGGATTTATTGCTTTTGATTACTTAATTGCAATAAAGCATAATATTAAAACTTTAAAAGTAATAGCAAGAGATAGGGCTACTATGGATTCAATTACTTTTTTAGAAGAATATGAGAATATACCTTGGGGAGAAAATAGTAACGCTTATTTTAAGTTAGAAATGTTTCAAAAAAACAGGAATTTGAAGAAAGCTTTCTATCCTTTAAGAAATGACATGCTTGATAAGAAAAAAAATCCTAACGACATCAAACGTGTAGAAGGAGAAATAAGAATTGTTTCGGCTGATATTGCAACTAGAAAAAATGAAAAAAATGACAATACTATAATAAGTTGTATTAGAGCGATACCAACTGCAAAAGGTTATGAAAGAGAATTTGTTTATCAGGAGGCACATCAAGGGGAACATACTGGAAAACAAGCATTAAGAATTAAGCAAATTTATCATGATTTTGAAGCTGATTACATAGTATTAGACTTACAACAAGCAGGAATTGCAGTTTTTGAAAGACTAGCTGTGCTTACTAAAGATGAAGAAAGAGGAATAGAATATGAAGCTTTTACAGTTTTTGACCATAAGTCATTAGACAAAAAGTTAATTGAAGAATTGCAAGAAAAAACTTTGGGTTTAAATGCAAAACCAGTAATTTATCCAATAATGGCAAATTCTAAATTAAATAATGATATAGCTGTTGATTTTAGAGATAAATTACAAAGAAGTATGTGTAGTTTTCTTATAGATGATAATGATGCAGAAGTATATTTAACGAAACACAATAAAGAATATGCAAATAATAATGGAAAAGATGTAAATATTAATATATGGTTCGTTAAACCATATATTGAAACACAACTGTTAATTAATGAATCAGTAAATCTAGAATACTCTTTTAATGGTGGTAACATAAAATTAGATACTGTTGGGACTGCTAGGCGTGATAGATATACGTCAAATTCATATGGAAATTATTTTATATCATTATTAGAATTAGATTTATTAAAAAATACTAATGATGACTACGATTTTGTATTTTCATACTCATAACAAATCCCTAAAGAAAGGAGGAATAACTTCTCTTGACAAAAAACAATACACCTCAAATAGAAACATCCACCTCCCCTCAATTCTCAACATCAAATGAAATTGAATTAAACTCATTATCGTATAATTCATATTCATTTTCAACAGGAAGATTAGATACTGATAATATACCAATGAGCGATTTAAAACAATATGTCAAATATCCAATGATATATAATGAAATATTGAGAACTATATCAAGGCAGTCCTACGGATTAAATGGTATATATGGTCAGAGTATCGACAAAATGGTAGCTCTTCCGACATTATCTTACATAACTACATTACGCAACAAAACACCACAAATGAAAGATAAAAAAAACAAATTTAACACAATACTTAAAATATTGAATATTGATAGAACTACTAGAGATATTTTAAGACATCTATTTATCGACGGGCAATATATCGGGATCTTGAGGGATTCTACGGCAAGTAATAAAAATTTAGATACTGGTTCAATGGTAATAGAATCTATTGACAGATTAGAAGGATTGTCATTAGATGATAATTTTATGATTCAACCTTTAGATTTAGATTATTGTAAAATAGTTGGATTTCAAAACAATATATCCATTGCTGCATTTGATATGATGTACTTTGATCAATTTAAATACGGAGGATTACTTAATGAAATTAAAAATTATCCTCGTGATTTTGTAAAAGCGTATATGAATTATAAGAAAGATTGTAGTAAAAGATGGTTTATTCTTGATTATAGAAAAACTATTGCATTAAAAGCGAAAGCTAATGAAATTGATGCATATGGGATTCCTTTTGGCATCTCGGCTTTTGTTGATATGAAAGCAAGTGATGACTATAACGATAGTCAATATCAATTAATTAGTGAATTAGCAAGCAGTATATACTACCTTGTCTTACCTAGTGGGGAAAAAACTGGGTCTTGCTCATTAAATTCAACTCAGCAAAAAGAAGTTATCGAAGCATTTAAAGGTGCTGTAAAAGTTAATACTAGTGGAAATATTTCTAGGATTTCAACACTTAGTCTTGCTCCTGGTACAACAATTAATAGACTAGCTAAAGATGCGTCGTTAATTACGGATACTTTGAGCGACGAAAATATAAAGAAGATATCGACTAATTTAGGTATTGCTAGTTCTGCTTTAAATGCTGAAAGTAATAGTGCTAATTTGGGAAGTTTACAAATTAATTTAGACTTGATTTCTGCACAAGTGTTTCAGCATATTAATGAAATAGCAAGGGAAGAAACTAGAGTAATTAATGAAAACTTAGGTATTACACCTTTTAGCTATATTGATATAAAGTTCCTTCCAATTACATGGTTAAATAAGAAGGATGTTTATGAAAAAGCAAAAGACCTATACTTAACTGCAGGGGGAAGCAGGATATTTTATATTGCTGCAGCCGGATTTGATCCAGTAGATTATCTTGGAATTTGTGATCAAGAAATTGAGGATGGTTACGATGAGCAGTATGCTCCCCATATAACCTCGTTTACAGCTACAGACAGTGCTGATACATCTAATCCAGACAGTAATTTGGGTGGAAGGCCACCGAAAGACACTTCAGAGTTAAAAGAATCAGGATTAACCACGAAAAATTTAAAGAGTAATGAACAGAGAGTTAAGAATAAAAAATAATATTGTAATTTTTAATAAGAGATAGGTTGGGCTTGCAATCCAACTGATAAGGCTAGTTCCTTTCACTAGCCTTCTTTTATTTGTTTAATTTTAAGAAAGGATTCTCATTAGAAAGGAATGATAAAATGGATAAAAATTTTATAGAAATTACTAATTTTTGTAGTAGTAGAATAATTGATATAAGCATACGAGAATGTGGAATATATGCACTGTATAATATTGAAAATGGAAAGATTTATGTTGGTAGTAGTATAGACATGTACACTAGAACGAGAAGACATCTTTCTGATTTAAAAAATGGAAAACATTATAATAGATATTTAATTAGAGCATATAAAAAATATGGAAATTCAATAATACCTGTTGTTTTAGAAATTGTAAAAAATAGAGAAAGTCTAATTGAACGTGAACAATACTGGATTGATCATTTTGAAAGTTACAATAATAAGGTTGGGTATAATATTTGTATTATTGCAGATAGATTAACTGGTATTTTTAGAACTGATGAAGAAAAGAAACATTTAAGTATTATAAATACTGGCAGAAAACTTACAGAAGAGACTAAACAAAAAATAAGTGAATCTAGAAAAGGAATTCAATATTCAGCAGAAACATTAAAAAGGATGAGTGATTCACATATTGGCAAAAATTTATCTGAAAGTGCAAAAGAAAAGTTAAGAAACAATATAAATATAATTCCAATATATCAATACAGTTTAGAGGGAGAATTTATACAAAAATGGAAAAGTTCTGCTGAAGCATCAAGAACTAGTGGATTTGAATCATCTTCTATAACAAAATGTTGTAGAGGGAAATTATATAAGCATAAGGGATTTATTTGGAAATATGAATATTTTGAAAAATTAGAACTAAAATTTAAAAAGATTATTCAAAAAGACTTAAATAATAAAATAATAAAAATATGGGATTCTATGAGTGATGTTTGTAAAACTTTAGCATTTAGTTCTAGTGCTATATGCCAATGTTGTTTGGGTCATTGGGAAAAATATAAAAATTTTAAATGGGAATATATGTTTTGTTAAACTATTTTAAATTAAATAATAACAACAAATATTAAAAAGGAGGGCATATAATGCCAAATACAAACACAAGCAACAAAAATAAGAAAGTGCATAGCGTTTTCTTAGGAAGAAAAATCAGAGAGTTCTACAAATTAAATGACAATGGTTATTCCAATGCATATTTAAGCACAGAAAAAGAAACATTGGAAAGAGTAGAGTTACTAGAGGTAGAATTAGACTATGAATTAAAAATAGGTGATGAAATTTTCTTACATGAATATGAAGTTTATGCAAAAGTTCAAAAAGTAACAAATGGAACAGATAGTAAGGTCTATTATAATCTATCTTATGTTGTTGAAGAAATTGATGATAAAGAAGATACTTATAAGGAACTTATTGACCAATATAATAGTCTTAAAGAAAAATATGATACTGAAAAAGAAAAACAAAATAAAGAATTGGCAGAAAAGAATAATAAAATAAAAGAACAATCAGAAAAAGAGGAAGTTGAATTTAAAAGAGTTCAAAATGAAAGAATTGAATGGCAAAAAGATAATTTTGATAAACTAAAGGGAATTGTATGTAACAAACTTCCTATGAGAAAAGATTCTGATTCTCTTCTTTTTAATAAAGTTCAGCAAATAAATATCACAAAGTATTTATTAGACACTATTCCAAAGGAGTATATATTGATTAATCTTCCTACTGACATTATCTATATGCCATTTAATAATGACTTTAAACCATTAGAAATTAAAGAAGTCCAAGAATATTTATCTGATTTAGAGCAATAAATAGTTTAATTATAATATTTGAAAGGAGGTGAGGAAAACGAAAAATAGTGTAATAGAAATATCTAAAAAGACATCGAAAGCAGGACGCACTCCCATCAAACTCATTCTTCACAAAATTCACAAGGATTCTGCTGAATATAATGGAAATGGCATCCATTGGGAAAAAGAATATATTGAAAATAATATTGAATCAGTAAAAAATATGCCTCTTGTTGCCCAATTTATGGACAGTGAAAATACAATTCCTTTTGGAAGTCATGGTGATATGATAGTCGAAGAAAATAGAGTCATTTTTGAAGATAGTCTTGTTGTTGGAACGTTTGAAAGTGCATACATAGCTGAAAATATAGAAGTCAATAATGAAATAATCGATGCTTTAGTCGGTGTTGGATACGTATATGATCAAAGATTTCCAGAATTAATTGATTATTTACAAGAAGAGTATGACAGTGGCAATTCAGTAGAAGGTTCAATTGAAATTTGTGCAGATAAATCTTTAGGAAATAAGAAAATAATTTATGAAGGGGGATGGAAAGAGAAAAATAGAATCCCAAAATTATTTCAATATTCTGGTCATGCTCTTGTAATAGGAGAGGTTCCTGCTGATAAATCTGCTCTCATGCTAGAGTTGAATACACTTAAAAAAAAAGAGGTGAATATATTGCCAGACGACAATTCTATTATTGACAATAAAGATAAAACAATAATTGAAATAAATGCAATGAATTATAATGATATTTCTATGATTGTTGAAAGTAAATTCAATAAAAAACAAAATATAGATGAATCAAATTATTCTTATTATTATGTTCATAAATTTTATCCAACTATATCAACATTCATAATGAAATGTTGGGATAAAACAGGAGAATATTGTCAAATTACTTACACAATTGAAAATGGTGAGGTAAAACTTGGTGAAACTATTAAAGTCGAGGAAGATTGGAAACCTCTAAATGGTGAAGAATCTGTCGAAGTTAATACACCAGTTAAAAATATATTAAATAATCAAATAAAGGAGGAAAGAAATAGAATGGATGAGAAAATCGTATTAGAACTCAATCAAAAAATCGAAGATAAAATCAATGAAATTAATACGTTGAATAAATCTTTAGAGGAAAAATCAACAGAAATTAATACTTTAACTAAATCTTTGGAAGAAAAACAAATAGAAGTTAATAGCTTAACAGAAAAAAATCAAGAATTAGATGGCAAAGTAAATGAGGCGAATACTACAATTGTAGAGGTTAATAAATTACTTGAATCTGAAAAAGCAGAAAAAGAATCTCTTACTGTCGAAGTAAATTCTTTCAGAGAAGAAAAAATTAAAGCAGATTCAGAAGCAAAAATTGCAGAAGTAAATGCATATTTTGAAACAGAAATTACGAAAAATGGTTTTGAAGAAAGCGAAGTTAATTCACTTAAAACCTTTGTAGAAGCAATTGATTTAGAAGGACTAAAGAAAGCAGAAGCAGAATTATGTGCAAAGAAATTTAAAGAAATGATTGCATCTCAAGATACCTCTGTTGAAACTAATACTAAGAATGATATGTTTATTTCTATTAAAGAAAAAGAAATGAAAAAGGTTCCTAGTAGTATCCCATCTTTCTTTAACTAAGTTTTAGAAAGTAAAGATAAATATATAATTAATTTTAACAATGAGTAATAGTTAAATAGTAGTGGTTAATTAATAACAAAAATAAAAAGAAATGAGGTAATTAATAATGAGTTTATTTAAATTCCATGATTCAAATTTTCTTAACGTATCCAACAAACCTAATGTAAAGGCAATTGCAGATACATATAATGGTTATCAGTTCAATGTTACATCTGATGTTCAGGTATTAGTTCCAGATTTAGCTACAGCAAAATTAGGTGATATTTATGTTATGCGTAATATCATTGACAAACCAGAAATTATTAACACTGATTCCTATAAAATTGTTGCAAATGAGTATATTCGTGCTTTTAGACTTAAAGACATGGTAGGACTTCAACTTGATATGTCTGCTGATTTGCTTACAGATGCTTTTGCTGACGTTGCTGTTGGTGCTTTGGTCATTGGTCGCTCTGTAGCAGATACTACCAATCCAATGAAGTGGACTAAAACTGCTGATGTTTCTGCATATGAAATTTATCTTAAAGTAATCAAGAAAACTACTTTTGGTGCATTTACAATTGATGCAGGTGGTGGAACTGTTGCTGGTGGTTATGTTGTAGAAGTAATGGCAAACGATAATCTGTAAGTTATGAGATTATAGATTATTGTATGTAATTTTTGTAAGTAATATATAATATTTTTTAATTAATGTCAAATAGTAAAATTATAAAATAATATTAATAATTAATAAGAAAGAAAAGAGGTATTAACAATGAGTTTTGGAATAGATTTTACAAAATTACAAGAGAATGCAGAACAAGTTGAGATTAATAAGATTGTAAAGAATAAGTTGGCGAACGCATCACGTCTAAGTGAAGACGTAGAGATTTTTACAAATATTGTTTATGGTAAAGATGTATCTAAATATGGTAAAAAAGTTGATACAGTGATGGATAAAATTAAAACTTTAGCTGGAATGGCTAATGATGGTAATACTCAGGCTAAAGCTGAGTTGAATGCTATTCGTACTATTACTATTCAGCAACCTTTGGAAAAGAGATTAGCTATTAATAGTGCTATGGGGAATGTAACAAAGGTATTGGCAAACGAGGAACTGAGGTATTCCGTTGCCCAATTACAAGGAGAGAAATCAAGAGTTCAAGCCAATTCTGGTTCTTTTGTATTCCCAACTGTTAAGAAAAGAACTGGAACTATGACTGTTCAAAATGCAACAGGTGGTTTGATTATCGATCCAAGAGAATTAATGTCTGGTGATACAGATACGATGGCTTATGCTAATGAACAAGTATTGACTTCTATTATTAACCAAATGGTTCTTTCTCATATCAATGCTTTAAGAAGTGCTATTACTGCTGCCACCACATTGAAAAACTACAGCGAGGGGATTACTAAGACTAATGTCGAAAATACAAGAAAATTAGCGAGACGTTTTGGTTCTTCTGTTACAATTATGGGAGACTATAGTGCAGTTAATAAGTTAAGTGATCTTGCTAATTTTAGTGTTGTTGCTGCTGGAACAGAATTTAGATTCCCAGACTCAGTGATGGAAGAAGTAATGAAGACTGGTCTTCTTAAAGTATATAAAGGAAGTCTCGTCATAGAAATGCCTAATAGCTATAATATGATTGATCTTAATACCGCTGGAGATTTCTATGCTCCTCAATTACCTACAACTGATTTGTGGTTCTTACCACAAGGCCAAGTTAGTCCCCTTCAGATCGGAATTCAGGGTGGTTTGACTAGTATGACAGCCACAGACATTAATTTAAGGGTAACTTTAGCCCCGTATGTACAGAAATGCGCATAGGACACTTCCTTAATTGCAGGTAATTCCTAAAGCTCTCATGCCACAACATAAGGATGAAATATGCCTAAGTGTGACGGAACGAAAGTAGAAAAAAGTTGAGAGATGGCATAAGGTTAAATCTTAAGTGCTTTTACAATGGATGTTCATTGCAGGTAAGACTCGAATAGAGTAAACTTCAACGACTATGGCTGAAATGCCAGTACACTCAAGCGAGTGGAAAATGGAAGCCCTTAACAGATAATGCTGAAGGTGAAGAAATAGTCTATTCTCATATGAAAGTATGAGCAGTTATAAACGATATAGAAGTTGCGATTCTATATGAATATAAATTTATAAAAAGCCGAAGTTACAAGATACGATATTTCCTACGGAAACAAGGTTCTAATTGAGCTAATTCCGGCGATGGGATATATATATGATGCTGCTCTAGCTGAGTAAATATCAAACTAATTTTATAAGAGATAGGTATTAATTATAATCGCGAGTTTAATTAATTACTGACAAGAGTGGTTTTCCTAAGCCACTCTTCTTTTATTTATAAAAAAATTAGGTATTCGATAGGAGGGATTAAATGTGGGCAAGAAACTAAATATTGATCAGTTTAAACAATGGATGTTAGAAAATTCTGTTGATATAAAATGTATTAGTAACTATGGTGTTGATGATAAAATTGATAGTAAAACAGAACTATTATTCCAATGCAATAGAAATCATACATTCTCAAAAACAATAACTAATTTCAAAAAGAATCCTAGGTGTCCTCATTGCACTGGAAAGTGTAAATATACATTTGAAGATGCTAAAAGGATAGTCGAAGCAGTAGAAGGTTATTTATTAATATCGACTGAATATGTCAGATGTAAAGATTATTTAATTATTCAATGTGATAAAGGTCATCCCTTCCCAATGACATTTACAGCTTTTAATGTCGGAGGACACAGGTGTCCTATTTGTAACACAGGAGGGAAATATAAGTATGATTTAGAAATTGCAAAAGAAATTTTTAAATTAGAAAAGTGCGAACTGTTAGTAGACGAATATATAGATTGCGATACATACATACATGCCTTATATGTGTTCATGTGGTAATCCAAGCAAAATTTCTTTAATAGAATTTATCAGAGGTCATAGATGCAAAATTTGTGGTAATAAGAAAACTGGTGACGGTTTAAGAACGCCATACATAGAAACATATAATTATTTTAAAGATAATGGTTGTGAATTATTATCCACAGAAGACGAAATACAGAATAATAAAACAAAAGTAAGATATATTTGTTCTTGTGGAAACCCAGATGAAGTATTGGTTGAAAAGTTTAAAGTTGGCGAAAGATGCAACAACTGTAAACAAGAAAGAACTGAGGCAACATTTTTAGACAGATATGGTTTCAAGTATGCATTATCAAGTCCAGAAATAAGAGAAAAAATTAGACAAACTCTTTATAAAAATGGATCAGCACCATGTAGTAAACAACAGGAATATATACACAATCTAATTGGTGGAGAACTTAATTATCCTGTAAAAACATCTTCTTTGGACATTGCTTTCCTAGAAGAAATGATTTATTTAGAGTACGATGGCGGTGGACATAAGAATAGTATTTTGTATGGCACTGTTACAGAAGCAGAGTTTATAAAAAGAGAAAGAAATAGAACTTATGGGCTACTACGTTCTGGTTGGAAAGAAATTAGAATCATTAGTGAAAAAGATGACCTAATCCCATCAGACCAAAAGCTTCTAGAAATCCTATCCTACGCACGTAAATATCTAAATCAAAATCATCATTACATAAAATTTGACATTGACAATTCAAAAATAATTAATTCTCAAGGTGAATTTGACTATGATTTTGGCGAACTAAGAAAAATCAAACCAACAGATATTCAAATCCAAGAAGCAATATAAAAAAACATCTAAAAAATAATAAAGGGTAAAATGGAGGGAATAAATAATTATGGCAATTGATATGAACAGTCGTTCAAAGGTACAAAACTTATGTGATTGGAATGTCTCATGGGAGAGGTTTTCCATGGACGGAGACGAATTCATAAAAGCAAATCAGACAGTGTATATTCCAAATATGGAGATTGAAACACAAGTACAGAATAATAATCTTTTCTTTTCTGGTACGGACAATATTGGGTCACATGCGAGAGTTTATATTCACAATCCAGAAATGAGAGAACATCTTGGCTTTGATAATAAAGAAGAAAAGCGAACTCAACTAATTCTAAGTGATGAAAAATGCAAAGAAATATTTGATTATAAAACATTTAGCACTTTTAAAAAGCATGTAACTGAAAATATCATTACAAATCAAGAAAAATCAAAAATAGTTAATTACGCTAAGAAAATGAAGATAAATGATTATGACAAGATTCAGTATTTAACCGAGTACACAGGTTTATCATTTAAAACTGATAAAATAGATGATAAAGAATAACCGAATCAAAGAAAAGAGGTGATAGATTTTGGGAACTTTACTCCAAAAAATATATGATAAATTTTTCATAAAAGTATCAGATATAGATTTTACTTACAAACAAGATTTAGTTTTTGAGTTTTTTGAAACTGCCATAGGGTATAGTTACAAAACTACACCACATGATTTGAGTTATACTTTGTATTCTAATAATGCAGTTTTAATAATTTATGATGCAATAGAAAATAGTGGAGATATAACTCTTCAAATTAACTCTGATACATATACAATTGCTTTATTAAATACTGATACAAAATTGCAAATAGCAACAAAAATAAAATCTGCTATTGAAGTAAATTATACAGTAGTATTAGATGATATCGAAAATCCAATGTTAACAATCACTAAACCACTTACAGATAATATTACATTAACATTTATTGATACAGATAATACTAATTTAAATCTAATCATAAGTAAAACATATGATGGTATAACAATTTATGATTTAGATATAGATGAAATTGAATTAATTTCATTAAATATGAAAAAAGCATATTTAGATTATTTATTAAAACCATTATCTCGTTTAAAAAAGCAAATTGGAACCAAAGATTTTAATCGTTTAGAAAGTAAAGTAGAAGAATTAAAAGTTTATTCATTAATGTTAAGTAATTTAAAGGAAGAGATTAAGGATTTCAGGCAAGAGTTTAATTCTTATACTAATAGTTAATTAAGTTGGTGAAAAATTGAATAATAAAGTTAATAATATCAACAACAGTAGGATTCTAATTAAAACTCCAAACTGCGAAATTACTTTTGACGATTTATGCAAAAAAGAGTATCTAAAAATAAATAATTTAATGCATATGATTGAGAAACAATTTGATATTTCTTTGCATGATTACCCTGAACTAAGAGGAGAAATCTTAAATATTTCAAACTTCATTAAGAGAATCCCCTACTTACAGAGGGAGATCATGTAATTAAATAATATAAGTCATAATGATAAAAATAAGAAAAAGGAGGAAAGTAAATAATGGGATATAGTGATTTTCAATTTAAAACGCCAAACGCAGAAGTTTTCAATTCTATAACCCCTGGGACAGTATTAGCTTCAAAAGCAGTAATAACAGATGCAAACAGTAAAATTAATACATTAGATATTACTGCACCTAAGTTTGGTGGAACTGCAATTACTTCATCTGCCGCCGAGTTAAATTTAATCGATACTTCTGTGGCAGGAACAGCAGTTGCGTCTAAGGCTTTAGTTTTAGGTGCTGATAAAAATGTAGATGTATTAGCAATTGCAGATTTAAAATTGGGTGCAGGCGCAGGTACTTCCGTAACTACACAAATTAATTCTTTGATTAATTTTCCTGGAACAATGTCAACATCTGTGATCGACTTCAATACTACAGGTGAACCTGCAATGAAAGTTGTCATAGATGGTGTAGATTATCAAGAAGCAGATGTAGCTGTAGTAACAAATGGAGTATGGACAAATGGTGCAAGTGCAGCTAATTCTGCTACAAGTTTAGTCGCTGCAATTAATGGAGATACGAGAGCTACTGTACCATTTACTGCAACTATATCTGCTGGAGGACATAGCGTAATTTTAACATGGGATGCTGTTGGCACTACTGGTAATAAAACTATTACTACAACTAGTGCATCAAATTGTACAGTAGAAAATTCTGTTGGAGGTAGTGCATCTGCAATAAAACAAATGGTTGTTGTAGATCGTGTTGTTACTGCTCAAGATATTTTAGCAAATGAAATTAATGTACCTTTGCCTTTTGCCCCAACAAAATTTATTATTCAACATTCTGACACGAATGGCGAAGATAATCCTACAACATGGAGGGCGACTATTGCAACCGTTCCTAATAGAATAAAGATTACAGGTCAAGGCGCGACAGCATTAATAGCAGGAGATGTCGTACAAATATTAGCCTTTGAGTAAGAAATAATTAACTATAGCCAATAAAAATAATTAAGAGGAGGAATTTAAAATGGCAACGAATTTTATAGGAAGATCATTAACGGCAAATGAGGTTGAACAAAATGTCACATTGGATATGTCTTTTATTAATCTTATTGTAAATGATTCAGTTAATGTAGTAACTTTGTCCTTTGACGTAGCAAGCGCATCGGCATCTAACAACTTAATGGTACTAAAAGCAGGAGAATCTAGACAGAATTTAGCAGTACCTTTTAGTAAATTATATTATAAAGCTGCTGCGGATACATCTTATATTAGGATTGAAGGGTTATCAAAAGCAGAATTTTAATTTATTGTAATTTGAGTAGAGAATTATATATAATTAATTCTCTACTTTACATTATGGCAAGGTTGTGATTCCAATTAATGTAAGAAAAGGATGGATAGATAGTTCAAATTATTCTTCTAAAGAAGAAATGGTATCAGACGTAAAAGAAAACTTTGATATTCGTAGATATTATAGTGCTGAAGGTAAAAGTGTAATAATTAGTGATGTTACAACACAAGTAATAATTCAATCTCATTTAAACCCATTAAATGAAGGAAAATATGATAAGAAAATTCATATCCCAATTGAAACAGTTGTAAATACTGGATCAATTGTAGAATGGGAAGGTAATAAGTGGATTATTATAAGCAATATTGATAATTTACAAGCATATAAAACTGCAAGTATGATTAAATCCAACAACACCCTCCAATTCTACGATCAAAATTCAATTTTATATAATATTCCTTGTATTGTTGGTGAAAAAGTATCACAAAAAACAGAAGAAAACAAATATATCACAACAGTTTCGAATGAAATATATTTAACTATTTCTCATACAGAAATAACCGAACAAATAAAAGTAAATGATGTATATAAAATCGGTTTACATTCTTACCAAATAGAAAGTTTACCAGACGATGTTTATATCGGTGGGCTTTTAGTTTTTAAACTTAAGTATAGCGAAGTATCACAACAATTTCCAACTTACTCTATTCAAATTCTAAATGGCAACAATATCCAAGCAGATAAAAACAACACATTACAATTACAAATTCAAGTAAATGCAACAGTGAATAACATAACAACAATAGTTTCGCCTACTCCATTGCTCATATTTAACTCTTCTAATGATGGAATCTGTACAGTAGATTCAAATGGTTTATGTACTTTCCATTTAGAAAGTTCTCCTTCTTGGGATTTGGAAACCATTATTGATGAGGAAATGGTTCTAGATTTAGATAAAACATATGAATTGACAGATGATGGTAAATTTTTGTTGAATGATTTGTTTGGTAGTGATGCTATACCGGGAGTTGTGATTAGTGTGAAGTTGGCTTTAGATGAAAGTGTAGTTGGATATGTAAATATTGATGTTTATGATGTACCGATGGATAATTATACAGTCAAGGTTAATGGTGAGCAGTCTATTATAAAAAATTACACAGAAAATTACAGTTGTGTATTTAAAAATAATAGTATTGCTTATTCTGATGTATCAGTATTTTATTTAACTGGTGACGATGGTGTTTCTGTAACATCGCTTGCTCAAATTACAAGTCAAGATAGTGTTGCTAATACTTGTACAATTAAAGGATTGGGATTGGGATATGTGAAATTGTGGGTTAAGAATGTTGGGGAAACAGTTGTTAGTGATGGATTTAGGATTCAGATTGAAAGTTTATTTTAAGGTGGTGATAAAGAATGTCAATCAATAATGAATTAATTAAATTAGATGGTATTCAAAAATTATTATCTAATATTGGAAATAAAATAATTGAAAATAAAACTCTTATGAGATGTTTGCAGTATGATTCGGCAGATGCTTTATCATTACCCGAAGTAACAATGTCTCAGATTAAAAATCTAGTTGGTAAAGGGACTGACCCAAATAATGAACAAAAAATTTTCAAAATGCCGTTCTATGATAATGTTGTATCTGATCCTCGTACAGAGATTAGATTTTTTATTCCTATATTTGAACCAAATAATATATATCTAACAAGTGTAGATATATGTTTTCAGATTGTAATTCATAATGCTAAATGGGATTTAGATGAAAATTATATTAAACCATTAGTTATGGTTAATGAAATACTAAAAGATTTTAATGGGCAAGACTTAGGTGGTATAGGTGTTTTACAATTGACGTCATCAATTAAGGTTGCTAATTGGAATTCGAGTTTTTCTGGATATTTCTTTTATTTGAGTACGAGGTCTGTGTAAAATATGGATATATCACAATATGATCAATATTTTATATATGATGAGCCTGTACAATATATATCTCAAAAATCTTCAAAGCGAAGATTAGAGATTGAAGCAGAAATTAATAATATTGAATTAGACGAAATAAGTGATGAAGCAAAGATAAAAATATCTAAACTTAAGGATGAATATGAAAATTTAACATTATTAATATATCCAATTAGAATGTCAAAATATCTTAATTTTCATATGTTAGCAAATTGCTTATTAATAGAAAAGAATAAAATACCAGACCCAAAAGTAATTAGTATGAGTTACTTGGATTTTCTGTTTTATTTAATTGAAAATGATCAAAATGGTAATATTTATGCTCAGATGCTAACTGGAATTTTTAGTCTATGTTTAGGTATCGAAAGTAATAATATTCGATATATAAAGGACGAACAAGGAAAAATAAATCTTAATCTAAATATTAAATATATATGTAGAAAAAATGAAGAAGAAGTAACCAGATATAGGGAAGAGATACTTGATAAAACAGATTTTGACAATATAAAAAATATAATTATTTATCAAAATATACCTGACTATGATGACACTTATATTGATCCTAAAATGGAAAAAGCATTAAAAGAAGCTCAAGAATTTATAAATAAAAACAAAAAGAAAATGGCTTCTTTGGAAGATCAACTTATTTGTGTTTTAATAAGCACTTCTTTAAGTATGGAAGATATTTATAATTTAACAATTAGAAAATTTTCTAAGATACTTCAAAGAGTTGATTATAAATTACATTATGAAATTTATAAAACTGCTTCTATGAGTGGTTTTGTAAAATTTGAACAAGAAGTTGATCATTGGATGAGTGATTTATCTGTTGATGATAAATACGCTGATGTAAAGGTTGATTTTGAAGAGTTCAAAAATAAAGTTAATGGTAAAGGTAATGTCAAAAAGTAATTTGTATTATAAAGGAGGAGATATAACATGGCAAAGAAATTTCTCGTTGGAGTTGGTTCTGTAACGGCTTTCAATATTTCAACAGGAGACATTTTATTCCGCAGTCGTACAATTTTGGACGACTCAATTGATATTACAACCGCAAGTGAAGAAATCTCGGCGGGGCAAGGTAATGCACTTCAGTACATTTATTATCATAGCGGAAGGTTTAGTGCAAAACTTACAGAAACACAATTTTCTCTCAATATGATTGGGCAAAACGTTGGTTCTTCAATTCTTACTGGTAAAAATGTTTGGACAGAAGAAAACGTTACTTTAGGAGTAGGTGGGACAGGAACAGTAGTAGGAACACCTATTTTAACACCAGATGTTAGTGGGGCAGATGTTTTTGGTTATGTCACAAATGCAGCAGGAGTTACAACTAAAATTACATTTAGTACCAAAGATTTTACTTTAGTTGGTGGAGCAGAAAATGATATCGTATGTGTTCAATATTTTACTTTAGATTCTGCTGCCAGATATGTTACGGTTAATTCAAACTTCTTACCTTCAGTTGTTAGATTAGTAATTGATACACAATTAGCAAGTTCTGATGAATCTAGTGCTGCGGGATCTAGTATTATTGGTAAAGTCCAGGTCGAGGTTCCAAGATTCCAGATCGCAGGAAGTCAATCAATTTCAATGACTGCATCCGGCGTGGCGCAAACACCATTAGAGGGAATGGCTTTAAGTTTTGCAGGAACTGGTGGTTGTAATGGTTCTGGATATTATGCAACTATCGCGGAGGTAATTGATGCTAATAATTGGTATGATAATGTAGGATTTTTGGCTATAGCAGATGATACTGTTGCTTTAACTCATCCATCAACTTCAACTTTGACAGTATGGGCAGTTCCTACAAATGGAGATGCGGCATTTAAAGCTCCAGCAGCAGATTTAAGTTTTACTAGTGGAACAGTTGGAACTTGTACCGTAGGTTTGCATACAGGTATTATAACCACAGTCGCTGGTGGAACATCTGTCATTACTTGTGTAATTACAAGTAAGAATACTGTTGGTACAACTGCCACTGTAACTGTAAGTTAATTTTTAACTAAGGATTTATTTTATGAGTATGAAATTATGTCAAAAAGGAATTCTTTTTCAAAATAGTTTAGAAGCATCTTTTAAATGTTCTATGGATAATTTACCATGCTGTTTTGTAAGATTTTGCGTACAAGATAGATGCTTTAAAATGCTCAGTAGTTATATAAGATGTAAAAACAATCAAGAGGTGATTTCATGCCAAAAAGAGTAAAAAATGAAGATAAAATTGAAGATACTGACAAAAATGATATAGAAATCATTAATATTGAGAAAGTAAAAGATGAAAAAGTTGTTCTTAAATTAAGAGAAGAAATTTGTAAAGTAGTATGGGTAAAATATAATTTTTTTGGGGTTGACTTTAAGGGATATGGAATTACTTTCAGTCTCGATGATGGATATTTAGTAGATAATATTAAAGATAATATTAAAATCAAATATGAATCTGAAATTGGGAAAGAGGATTTTAAAGCATATCCTATGTTTAAATAAAAATAAGGAGAAGTAGCAGAAGAAATAAAACGCTTCTCTCTTCTCCTTATTTTTTTACTATTTCCACCAAATTATATATCTCCAATAAATCACTGATTTTATACTAAATATCAATATTTATGTCTTATAAAGTCATTGATATAAAAGGGTTTTATAAACCATAAAAACAATTATCAACTAAAACAAACAATAAAGAAAGGAAGTGCTCCATACAATGGCAAATGAATCAGGCAACATGGAACAAATACTTGGAACCTCAAACCTCAACAATGAAACACGCTTCATAAAAACAGATGATAATGGAATTCTCCAAACTTCTACAATGTCCAATGGAGACACTCCTATGATTCTAGTAGACACAACTAGAGCTCCATCAATAGGAACAATTCTCCTTGCAAATGCAACATATACATCACCTGTTGTTGATAGACCAGAACAAGATATACCTGATGGGTATATGCGGATTTGGATACTAACAGATCAAAGTGGAAATCTTTATTTAGAAGAATCTCACAATGAAACAAGCTGGACAACTACATCATCTGCGGTTGTTTCGGCAGGAGTCTCAAATATATTAGCATGGACAAAATTAAGTAGAAGATATTATAGATGCAGATATGTAAATGGTGCTACACCACAAACAAGTTTTATTATGATTCATTATACAAAAGGTGTTAATATTGATCCAGTCATGATAGCAGATGGTGATATTGCTACATTAGGGGTAAAAGCTGATACTGCTAATATTGATCCAACAGCAAGTTCTTCAGTTAATGCTAATCTAAAAGGAATAATGAAATACATTGTAGGAAATCTAATCAATAATCAAACAAATAAAGCAGTAACAGCAAGCACTAATATATTAGCATCAAATTATGTCGCATTAAATTATCAACAATCTACATTAATGGTTTCTACAAGTGCTACAGGAATTTTATCTCTAGCTGTAGACGGTGTTCTTAGTAGTTTAAATAGTGGAGTTGCGCTTGATATAAATAAATGGTATGCATTTGATGTTCTTTTATTGACTGGTTCAACTTATAATCTTCAATTATCTGTTGATGCAACTATGCAAGTAAAATGGGTTGGAGGTGCATAAAAATGAAAATTTGCCCACCACAAGGTTTATCTAATATTAGTGGAATTACTGGAACAATTCAAATGTATGCAGGAACAACAGCACCTTCAGGATATCTGATTTGTGATGGTTCAGCAGTATCTAGAACGACTTATTCAGCATTATTTAGTGTGATAGGAATAAGTTATGGAGCAGGTAATGGAAGTAGTACATTTAATGTTCCAAATTTCAAAGGTAGGGTGCCTGTCGGATTAGACTCATCTCAAACTGAATTTGATGCGTTAAATAAAATTGGCGGAAGCAAAAATCATGTTTTAACTATCGAGGAAATGCCAGCGCACAAACACACATTTAATGATAATTATGGGGTTCAAAATGTTGAAGTTACATTTTATAATGGAACAGCAACTGATGAAATTGAAAGATGGGAGGATACATCTACTGTTGGAGGAGGTCTCGCGCATAATAATTTACAACCCTACTGTACAATTTCTTTTGTGATTAAAATTTAATATAAAAATAAATATTTGGTTGTTTAAATAATTTGCAAGTTATTTAAATGTAAAACGAAGAGGCGTACTGCTATACGACTCTTTATCCTATTTTCAAAGCTTTTTGGCAGAAAAGAGGTAAAATGATGAAAAAATGTTTTTTAGATGAGTTGCCCAGATGGGGAAAAGCAGAAAAAGTAACAGATGGTAAACAAGGGACTATTAATTGGAAAGAATCAATAGGATATATTGTTAAATTCATTTATGATAATATTGAAGGGGAAATTGAAATTGTTGATTATAACAAAAGTTATCTAGATATAAAATACAAAGATGAGGATATATATAATATATATTCAGGCACTTTTACAAAATGTCAATTAGGTATTTTACTAAATAAAAAAACTAAAAAGTTTAGAGTAGAAATAGGTACTATATTTAAAGACAACAAAAGAGATATAATTATTACAAATAAAGAATATAAAGATAATCCTTATAATAAAGGAAATAAATTGAAATGGTATAATTATAAGTGTAATAAGTGTGGATGGGATGAAGGATGGATAGAAGAAAGTGTCTTAATAAGAGGACAAGGTTGTTCATGTTGTACTGGTCAAATAGTAGTAGAAGGTATAAATGACATTCCAACAGTTGCTCCTTGGATGGTAAAATACTTTCAAGGAGGGTACGATGAAGCAAAATTGTATACAAAAGGTTCTAATCACAAAATATATCCAATTTGTCCAGATTGTAATAAAGTAAAAAATAAATCTATGGAAGTATGTTCAATATATGCCAATCGCTCTATTGGGTGTAATTGCGGAGATGGAATTAGTTATCCTAATAAAATTGTATTTCATCTATTGAGTCAATTAAATTCTGAATTTGTTTCTGAAGCTTCTTTTAATTGGACTACAAAAAGATATGATTTTTATTTATCCTTATTTAAAAGTATTGTAGAGGTACATGGTTTACAACATTATAAAGAAAAACAAAGATCAAAAACAAGTAGAAATCTCAAAGAAGAACAAAAAAATGATAAATGCAAAGAAGAATTAGCAAAAGAAAATGGAATTAATAATTACATAATAATTGATGCTAGATATTCTGAGTTAGAATTTATAAAAAGTAGTATATTAAATAGTAAACTAAATGAATTGTATGATTTGTCAAAAATTCAATGGATTAAATGTGAAGAATTCGCATTGTCGAATTTAACTAAAAAAGCATGTGAATTAAAATGTAATAATTTTAGCACAACTAAAATTGCTGAGATAATGAAATTAGGGGTAAGTACAGTTATAGCATATTTAAAAAGAGGAACGAAAATAGGATGGTGTAATTATAATCCCAAAGAAGAAATGATTAAGGCAGTTACTAATAATGGCAAAATGAATGGTAAACCAGTAGAAATATTTAAAAATAATATTTCTTTAGGAATATTTGAGAATTGTCATGAGTTAGACCGACAAAGCGAAAATGTTTTTGGAATTAAATTAAATTATAGTTCTATATCATCTGTCTGTCGTGGTGAAACAAATCATTATAAAGGATTCATTTTTAAGTATGTTATTTAACGATTTATTTCGTGTGTAACTATGTGATTAAATATTAATATAAAATAAATAAAAAGTAGGTGGTGTTTGGTGGCAAGTAAGAAAAACAAAAATAACCCAGATAATAAAGCAAATGGGAATGTAAAACAAAATAAATTAATATCGAGCGAATATTGTGAGAAGAACTGTTTAAATGTTGGTGAGTGTCAGAAATATAAAGATTATTTGGCTAGGATGGTAGTGCTACATAAAGTAGGAAAGGGATTGCTTTGCGATAAGTAAATATTTGCAGTAGATAAAGAGCATTTAGAAATAAGTGCTCTTATTTGTGTTGCAAAGTTGTGATGCAAATATATTGAAAGGAGGAACTAAAATGAATGAGTTTATAAATGAAGAAAAAGTAGAAACAAAAACAATTCCAACAAAAGAAAAAGTAACATATTTGTACAATATCCTGCAAATCAACTATTATCTCAGTCATGGAATTTGCCCAAAACAAATTGGAATTAATTCAACTACAAAACGAGTATGGGCAGAATTTTCTTGGGAAGGCACTACGGAAATATTCGGAAAATGGTGTCAAAGAAAAGTCATTAAATAATACATTAAACAAATAAATTGAAGAAAGAAGGAATTTATAATGGAGAATAAAAATAATAATGAATTAACTGTAATTAATGAGCAAGAGGTATTGGGTAAAACTTTTAGAATTTATGGAGATTTTGAAAATCCATTGTTTTTAGCAAAAGATATAGCAAATTGGATTGAACATAGCGATACTTCTATGATGGTAAAAAATATTGATGACGATGAAAAGGTCACAAGTATTGTTTGTACCCTTGGTGGAAACCAATCTGCATTATTTCTTACAGAAGATGGCATGTATGAAGTTCTTATGCAAAGCAGAAAACCAATTGCAAAACAATTTAAAAAGCAAGTTAAGATAATTTTGAAATCTATTCGTAAACATGGTACATATATGACAGAGGAAGTAATAGAGAAGACGCTTACTGATCCAGATTTTATTATACAATTGGCTACGCAATTAAAAGAAGAAAGATTAAAAAGAATTTTGGCAGAAAATAAAATAGAAGAACAGAAACCATTGGTAGGATTCGCTGAAACTTGCTTAAAATCTAAAGATAATATTCTTGTACGTCAAGTTTCTAAAATAGCACAAGATGAAGGAATTGATATTGGAGAGAAGAAATTATATAAAAAACTAAGAGAATGGGGATTAATTCTAACATCTTCTACTGAACCATCCCAAAGAGGAATGAATTCATTATATTTTGTAGTAGAAGAGAAAAGTGTTGATACTCCTTATGGTGTAAAATTAAGCAGAATTACAAAAGTAAGTCCAAAGGGCCAAGTGTTTATAATTGAGAAATTGAAGAAAGAACTTTTACAGTAAATAAGATTAATAAATAAAATATATTAATTTAATAAATAACAAAGGCATTGCTTTAGTGTGATGTCTTTGTTTGATATTGGAATATTAGGAGATGAATTAAAATTAATAATCAAGTTTTAATAACTTTAGATAAAAATACATTGGATGAATATAATAAATACTATTTCAATAAATATCCAAGGAGAAAAGTTGCACCTATCAAGAAACCAATTCCACCATCACTTAACGAATATATTTCCATGATTCGTATGGCACAGAATACACTTAAAGGTAAATATAAAGAATTTTCAATATGGTTAGCAGAACATTACAAAATAAATAATCTTAATTTAGATAACGCAATTATTACATATACATTCTATTTTAAAACTCATATAAGACACGATTTTGATAATCTTATGCTTACCCCTAAATTATGTAACGATGGGTTAGTAGATGCAGGAGTTTTTAAAGATGATTGTGGAGAGTTTTTAAAGTTGTATTTTAATGAATTTAAATATGATAAAACCAACCCTAGAGTTGAAATGTTGTTAGAATGGTAATTTTAATTGGTAATTGATATTCTAAACCCCTTATATAACAACACTTTTCAAATTCTCTAAATGGGAATTTTTATAATTTACAGAGGTATTCAATAAAAATATCTAAAATAATTAAAAAAAGGAATGATTATTAATGATTATCAAATCCAAAAGAATTAAAAGATTTCTATACAATTTAGGGTTTGAATTCTCAGTCTTAAATACAAATGGGAAAGAAGAATATTCATTTCCTGAATCATCTCAATTAAAAGAATCTATAGATTTTTACTACAAAATAAGGAAGACTTTTGAAAGTCAATAACCTTAAAAACAAGGAGGTCGAAAGACTAAATGGAAAAACAATACATAAGTGATCTAATTACAAGTGAAAACATTGACAATTGGACTTCAGACAAAATTGTATTTATAGAAGGGCCAACTGGAAGAGGTAAGAGTCATTTCATAAAACATACTTTATCAGATCATAATCCATTTAAGAAAATATTAATACTAGTCAATAGAACAATAATTAAGAAACAATCCAAGAAAGAATTATTAAGAGTAGATATTGATAATATTACAATAATTACTTACCAACACCTAGCAACTCTAATATTAGAGAAAAAGACAGCAGAATTTGAAGGTTATAATTACATAATCTGTGATGAAGCACATCATTTTTGTGAAGAAAGTGAATTCATTTTTAATACTGATGTTTCATTTAATTGGGTTATGAGACAATCAGGTATTAAAATATTTATGACTGCTACTGCATATTTTATTAAAAATTATTTAACCAAAGAATTAAAATTAGAAATAGATCATTATCATATCAAAAATGAATATGAGTTTATAGAAAAACTATACTTCTTTGAGAATGATGATGTAATTAAGAAATTGTTGTTTGACTTACCATCTGATGAAAAAGCAATATATTTTACTAATGCTAAGAAAGCACATGAAATGAGCGAATTGCTAGAATCATGTGCTTTCTACTGTTCTAAGAATAATTATGATTATTCGAGATATGTAAATTCTGAAGTAGTTGCTTATATTGAAGAAAATGAGAAATTTGAAGAACAAGTTCTTTGCACAACTAAAGTTATGGATACAGGGGTTAATATTAAGGATGATTTTATTAGGCATATAATAGTAGATATTGCGGATTTATCAAGCATAATTCAATGCATTGGAAGAAAAAGAATCAAAGGTAGTGAGAAAATAATAGTTTATATAAAAGATAAGAAAGGCAATTCTATTTCAAGAAAATTAGAAAACATTAAAGATAAATTAAGTTATGCAAATATTTTACGGGAAAAAGGTGACATCGCATTAGTACAAGAAAATGCTCATAAAAATACTTATGGGAATTTAATTTATGATATTATTAATAAGGATGAGTTGAGAATAGATAAGAAATTAAATGAGTTGATGTATTATACATATAATCAAAATAAAATAATGTATGAAGGAATATTATTAGATAAGGAAAATGGTTTTAAGAATAAATTGTTTGAGAGGATGGGTATAGAAGATATGGCTTATACTTATCTAGAGGCAGAATTAGACGCATTAAAATTAGAACATATTTTGGACAGATTAGTTGGCGTTAAAATGTTTAAAGATGAACAGAAAGAATTTAAACAAATGCTACTAAAGGAATTATTGAATACACCAAAAGCAAATCACGGATCTATAGGATTAAAAACAATTAATTCTCTATTTGATGAAAATAAATTAAATTTTCTAATGAATAGTAAAACTGAAAGAGCAGGAGAATTAAGAGGTAAAGCATATTGGGTAATATCTAAACTATAATATAATTTATTGGTATGTTTTTTACCAAATCATATATAATATATCTTTTGGTAATTTTCATACCAATAATAACAAATAAAATAATAATTAATAAATCATATCCATGAAGTAATTTTGGGACACCAAAATTGCGTAATGTTCCGTAGGACAAATATCAAATCAATAAAAACAACAAATAACCCAACGAAGCAAGGTCTTGTATTGCTATGTCGAAATACGCTTCTAGCCATTTCGCTAACGCTCAATGACTAGGATTTATTATTTGCTTAAATGATTTGTTAAATTTAATCCACTCATCACAAATTCTTAATAATAAATAAATAAAATTATTGTCGAAACAAATCACAATAAAAATCTAGCAATTTCCTCCTTTTTACTATATACTTAACACAACAAACAAATCCAAATAATCAAATTATAGTAAATGGAGGAAAGAAATATGAAAAGAAAACTATTCCCTAAAAAACTATTAACCACAATTTCCACAATCACATTATCCATTGCTCTATTATTCACATCCTCATCTGTATTACCAACATTAGGTGCAACAAACACAAATCCAACAATTAATAGGCTCAGTGGTAATGACCGTTACGACACATCATCTCAAATTGCCAAGCAAGGGTGGTCTAATGGCTCAGATTCTTGTATTCTTGTCTATGGAGGTAATTATCCTGATGCACTCTCAGCAACACCTTTAGCAAAAAAACTTAATGCTCCAATATTGCTTACGGAAAACACATCGCTTACTCCAATAACAAAGCAGACAATAGTTGATCTGAATGTTAAAAACGTCACAATTATCGGTGGTACAGGTGTATTATCATCTGCAATTGATACAGAATTGCAATCAATGAATATTAATGTAACTAGAATTTTTGGTCAAACTCAGTATGATACAGCTATAGAAATTGCTAAACAATTCCCTTCTCCAAATGAACTAATAGTCTGCACTGGAGAAGAATTCTCTGACTCACTTTCAATTTCTCCTGTAGCATCAATTAAGCAAATACCGATTATATTGGTTCCTTCTGATAACATGCCAAGTTCAGTAAAAAATTATATTAATACAAATTCAGCAAATATTACGAAATCCTATATAATTGGAAATACAGACATAATTAATGATAATGTTGCCAATCAATTTCCAAATGTTGAAAAAATATCAGGTGCAACAAAATATGATAGAAATATAGCCATAAATCAAAAATTCAATAATCAATTTAATTCAAATAATATTTGTCTTGCCACTGGTGAGCAATTTCCAGACGCTCTAAGTGGAAGTTCTTATGCATCCAAAATATCTTCTCCAATTATTTTAGTAAATAATGCTACTCCTAATGGTACGAAAAATTATTATCAGCAAAGATTAACAAATACTGATAATGTAATCGTTTTTGGTGGTACAGCAGTTGTTCCAGATAGTGTAATACAAGGATTAGGCAATATAAGTAGTACAGATACGAATGTAAATGTACCTATTACTCCTATTGCACCAATTGCACCAATTGATATTGACAATACTAATATTGTTAATAATTCAAATAATACTACTAATTCAAATAACAATAATACTACTACCATAATTAATAATGGATCTTCAAGTATAGATACTTCAACTGGTTGCATTAAAGGTTCTGTCACTTGGCAGTATAATAAATTTATTGGAACCAAAGCAGATGTCGGAGCAAAAATAGCTTTAATACCAAAAAATCTCAATAAAAATAGTGATAATCCAGTTTTTTCTTTAACATTATCACAAATACCTCAAGGTCAGAATGGAATTTATACTGCGAAAGCTAATGGATATGGAGAATATGAAATTGCTGATGTTCCAGTTGGTAGTTATTATTTGTTAATTTCTTCTGTAAACACGAATAATAATATGACAATATCTTCAATTGATCAACAAATATTAAGCAATTTATTGTCTTCAATGGATTGGAAATTTATTCAACCAACTTTAAAAATTCATAAGTATAATCTAATTAAAGTGCAGATAGAGGGTGGAAAAACCTTGACAGAAAGTTATGACTTTGGAAACACTTATATTTAGTTTAGAGTAAATTTTTTAAGTCAATTAATTCTTTATTGACCTCTGATTAGTCAGGGGTCTTTTTGATATTTGTTTTTGATTTTAATGTTTTTATTGTCGTTATAAAATCGAATTACAAGCGTGAGGATTGACTGTGTTGAGTCAGAAATTTGTTGATTGTATTATCGTATGGGTCTAAATGATTTGTTGTGTGTGTTTTGAGAGGATTTGCGGTGATCATGTGATAAAATTATTAAAAGAATAGAGACTCTAAGTTGGATTAGAGTCTCTATAAGAACAATTATAATTATAGTGTTTATATTATTTATTCATTGATAATTCTATAATTAGCTCATTTTTATACCTAATTTTTTCATTATTGAGTCTAATTATTTCCGTAGCATGATCAATTGCATTTGAAAGAACATTATTTAACTTTAACATATTTTCTTTAATATTTAGTCCATTTTTACACTCTGATAAAATCTTCTTAAATTCTTGTTTAATTTCTAAACTCTCATTTGGTATATATAATTCTGCACAATAATCTAAATCTAATACACTATTATTAGGTTTATTTAATTTACTAAGATCACAAGTTAAGAGATTTTTTAAAGTTTTAACATCTTGTGAATCTTCTTCAGTGTCTTCTGTTTTTACTTTTATATAATTTAAATAAGGTAAATTTTCTAAAATATCATTCAAACTTAAATCAAATAATTCTCCACTTTTTCTTCTCTTATTATCAAAGAATTCATGTAATATTTTTTCTGTTTCGTAGTAATTTACATGTGGTTGTGATAATAACATTAATTTGCTGTTACTCTCACATTCATCTACAAGACTATAATTTTTAAATGTACTATTTATGTTTTGTATTCTAATTATTGGATTTTTCGTACATCCAATTTTTAAGTAATCACCATATGGAACAATATATACATATCCAAAATAGGGAATGTCAGAATATATAGATTTAACATAATTAAATATACTGTTAATATGATTTCCGATATACCAAGGTTCTCCATTTATTTCGATGACTTTAACTTCTTCGTTTAACATTTGGTTACTACCTCTTTCTTTTTTAATTACTTTTATAATCTTTACACCCTTATGTATTGATTACCCAAGGCCCATCTCTGATAATAATATCACTTACTTTCTTTATTATATTTTCTATTTGAACCTCCTTTATCATTATACATGGATAAGTTTGATTTGTAAAGTATAAAATAAAATTAATTGACAATGTTTATATGAGTATGATATAATTTATCCATAAAGTTGATTCAAGTCTCTTCTATCCATTAATACATATACATATGCTTTATATTTTGTTAAGGCATGTGAGTTTGTGAATATGGTATAATAAATGGGAGAAGGGATTGATGGTTGTGGATAAAGTAGTTAAAAATAGATTAGGAGAAATATTGGGAGAAAGAGGAATATCTCAAACTTGGGTATCTAAAAAGACAGAAGTTACAAGACAAACAATATCTAATTTAATTAATCATAGATTTTGTCCAAGTTTAGAATTAGCTTTTAAAATATGTGATGCTTTAGGTTTAGAATTAACTGACGTATTTTATTACGAATAATATTAGTTAAAATATTTTCATATATTGTATTGACATAGTATACATTCTCGTAGTATACTCTATTTGTAGGGAATAAAAACAAGTCCCTAACATTATTAGAGTAAAGGGGATAAGATTTATGAAAAATACTAAACAAACTTCTAAATCCAAACTATCCTTCAATGACACAATGGAATTAAATATTCTCGAAACCTTAGAAGTTAGAACATCTCATTTATGTAATGAACTAAGACTCAATACAGACATCCACATTTCTTGGGCAGATTTATGTAAAATTATTTCTCCTTCTAATCCAATTAAAATTGCTGATAAAATTCATGCTTATTATAATGGTTTAGAAATTATGAATGATGAAGTTTATCATAAGATTTATGACTCCATTTATGACATTGGTAAGAATGATGATAAATTCTATCATTGTGATGTTTTATGGATTAGTAGTATTTCTCAGATTATCTATGAGAATTTTAAGGATCAATGGGAAGTTGTAGTAAAAATTATGAAAGAAATACATAGTATGTATGGGAGTTTTGATTTAGACTTTATATTTAGCGAAGCAATTCTAACTATGAGAGAAAGATGTTTAATTGGTGATGAATTGTTTACTTGTGTTTATGAGTATAAAAAGTGCAATGGATGTGTTGAGAAAGAGATTGATAAAAGTTATGAGGATTATTATGAATATGAAGAGGAAAATTATAGGTGTGATTATGGTGGTGATGATTTAGAATTGGGAAATAGGATTTTGCATTAGTAAGATTGTGATTATTGTGGTTTGATTGTTTTACAGAGGATAAAAGTTGAGAGTAATTAACTCAATGGGCAAACTCCACCCTCCTCTGTATTTATATATTTTTATGGTTTAGGTGGAGTAAATAAAAATTGGAGGATGAAAGAGATATGAGTAAGAAATATACATATGAAGAAGTTAAGAAATTTGTTAATGATTTAGGATATGAATTAATTGGTGAATACAGAAATAGTCATGAAAAAATAATCTTAAAAGATGTATTTGGTTATTATTATTCAATTAATTTAAATAATCTAAAAAACAATAAAATTCCTAGTAAATTCGGAATTGATAATCCGTATATAATTATAAATTTAAAATTGCTGTTAATTTTAAATTTTAATGAATTTTATTTAGTTGAAGATAATGATTATTCTGGAGTTAAAAGCAAAATAATTTTAAAAGACAAATTTGGTTACTTTTATAGTGTTTCAGTGGATAGTTTACAACAAAATAAATATCCATTAAGATTCCACCCATCAAATCCTTTTAGTATTCAGAATATCAAATTATGGCTTAATTTAAATAATAAATCATTTAAATTAGTAAGTGCTCAGTATAAAGGAAATGATAAGCTTTTGATTTTTATAGATAAAAATAGGTATTACTATAATTGTCGTTTTGCAGACATGCAAAGAGGCAAGGTTCCAGACAGATTTAATAAAAGCAATGTATTTACGATAGACAATATAAAACTTTGGTGTAAATTAACAAATAAAGATTTTGAATTATTAAGCAATAAATTTTTAGGGAGTGGCGATTATTTAAAATGGAAATGTTTAAAATGCAATGATGAATTTGATAAAATTTGGGAAAATATTAAAGAAAATAGAGGTTGTCCAGCATGCAACAAATCTAAAGGGGAAAAGGAATGTAAAAGGGTTTTTCTTTCTAAGGGTTTTATTGAAATTACTCAAGAAGATTATAATAAACTATTAGATATTGATAAAAATCTTAATATATATATTATCTGTCAGAAAACTTTTGAAGGTTTATTAGGGATTAGAAATGGTTTATTATCATATGATTTCTTTATACCTAAATATAACTTGCTTATTGAATACCAAGGAGAATTTCATGATGGTAATGGAAATTATTATATGAAGAAAAATCTTAAGAAGCAAAAAGAACATGACAGACGTAAGAGAGAATATAGTGAAAATAATAACATTAACTTATCAGAAATTTGGTATTGGGATTATGATAATATAGAAAATATTTTAGATAAGATTTTAGACAAAGAAGAGTTTGCGGGTTAGATAAAAATCAATTCTATAAATCAAGAGATGATATTATCTTTATAGATTTATATCCTGATGACTTAAAGAATAATTGTGAAGGAGTGAAAGATAAATTAAGTAAAGTGTTGTCAGAATTAGAAGAGAAGCATAGTTTTTAATACAATTTCAAGTTTTTGTTGTATATGACCTCCTATTATCATATAATGAATATAACTTTAATAATTTAATAATAGGAGGTCAAAAAACAATATGAAAAAACAAATTACTATTTTATTAATCATTACAATGCTAACTATAGGACTAAGTGGTTGCTCAAATAACAAACAAGTTTCTTTTTCTTCTATAAATCTCAAACAAGAATTTATTAAAGAATTTACTTCATCGTTTACTGGTAGTGCAAACGATATCACAAAGTTTTCAGCAAACTTATATAATCAAGCAATGGCAGATAAGATTCCTGATAGAGAAACGTTTGAGTATAAGTACGACAATTTTTCTAAAATAAAAGCATCAAATGATAATGAAATAGATTTTAAACTTTATATCAATAGTTTTGCGAGAAATTATAAAGTATTGTCAGCAAATGAATTTACTTTAAAAAATGCAAAAACATTACTAGATGATGGCGTATTAAGTAAAGATGATTATAATCAAGACATAGAAAAATCTAAAGTAGTTAAGGATAAATATCTACAGGAAATTAAGTCAGATATAGAAAGTATCTTAAAATATTACGAATAATAAGAAGGATGTGTAATTATGCAAGAAGCAAGTGTATTAACAATCGAAACTATTAGAGAAAACAATTACGATATTGAGGTATTGGATTTAACTATTAAAAATTATCTATCTCTAACAGAGAAAAAGATATTAATTGAAAAAATATTAGATATTTGTATTATTGAAGGAGATATTAAGAAAATTGATTTTACTTTAAAAGAATTTGCATATGAGTATATGTTAGTAAATTTATATGTTGGAATTAATATTGGAACAGAAGATATTGTTGAGATTTATGATGAACTTAAAGAGAAAGGTATAATTAATAAAATTATAATCAATATCCCAGAATCAGAAATTAGATTCATTGATAATGTTTTACAAAAAGAAATTGAGCAAATTCAATTAGTAGATAATAGTTTGGCTAGTGCGGTTAGTAAGCAATTGAGTAAACTTGTAGAAAAACTTCCTGATAGCAATGAAATAAATAAAATGATTCCTAAATTAAGTAAGCAGATAAATAAAATATCTCCTGATTCATTTAAATTTCTAACTGATGCTATAGGTTGGAGTAAAGGGAATAAAGATGCCTGACTTTAAAGATTTAAATTCTTTGTTTTCTCATATTAAAAAGAATGTTGCAAATGCTATGCAAGATGATATGGCAAGAAGTGTAAGAGATACTGTTCAAAAGTATCTCTTATCTACTGTTTATGCGAATGAGCACACAATGTACATTAGATCATTTGAAGTTTTGCGAGCCTTGACTATAGGAAAGGTTTCTGTAATTGGTGATGAAATATCAGTTAAAATTTATATAGACGCTGATAAAATCATACCTAGAGATGGCCCAGAAGGTATGTGGGGTATTCATCAATCGTTTGATGGAAGTCCATATAATGAACAACTACCATTTACATTAGAATATGGTAATCAAAAATTCAATCCTTATTATAATACTCCAGCTTTTGAGTATATGAAATTAACAGTAGAAGAAATGAAGCAAACAAAAGAGCATATGATTAGATTAAAGGGATATTTAAGAACAAAAGGAATAAAAACACATTAATTATATGAATCTAAACTCCCTACTCTTTGAAGGTAGGGTATTTTCATGCCCTAAATTATAAAAGAGAGGTGGATTAATTTGGATGACTTAAATATATTAATCAAAGCGAAACTTTCATCAACAAAAAAAGAAATTGAAGATCAAATAGTTTCACTAAACGCAAAAATTACAAAAGCTATTTCTGTAAAATTAAAAATTGATGCTTCTGGATTAAATAGCGTTACTACTGCAATTAATAAAGTAAAACAAACAGCACAACAAGCCAGTAATCAAAAAATTGATGTATTTAATAGAAAACAACTAGAAGCTGACGGAAGACAATTTTTTATGTCTTCTTCCAATATAGTTGAAAGAGTTAAAAAAGAGTTTAAATCTCTTGGAACAGTTGATGTGAATTTTTTAAAGAATTCTCAAAAAGATATAATTGGTTTTACAGCAAATGTAACAAAGGCAAATGGAGTTGTTGAGAAACTAAAATTCGATATAGCAAGAATACAATCTGGAAATAGCGTACAAAGAGGTTATGTTTTTAGTGGTGCAAATTTAATTGATAATAATGCCGGATCAAATATACAATCTGCATTGAACAAACTTCAAGTTTATGAAAACAAAATTGCAAAATTAAGAGTTGGATTTACCTCTCCCGCAACTGGTATAAAAGATGCAGAAAATCTGTCTGCATTAACTGCTCAATATAATAGGATTAAGTCAACCATTGACCAAGTAAGAGCAAGCAATACGAGTTTATCTAACGAACAAAGAAGAGGAATAATCCAAAATATTAGCAACTTAGAATTGCAAATATCAAGATATAGAGATTTACAACGTGTCATGGCAACAACAAATACTAGAACTTTAAGTGCTAATGATATTTCATTATATCAAGGGAATATGGCAAATAGATTAGCTAGTTTACAAGTTGGTAAAGAAACTATTTTTGCACGACCAGAAATCCAAGCACAAGTAGCAAGATTAACAGCAGATGTGGCTAGATTTGGTACAGTTGGTGGAAGGTCGGTTAGAGAGTTAAATTTACAATTTGCTCAATTAACAACGTCTGTAAGAAGTGCTACAGCAGAAATTACAAGGATAAATGGTGCTGCCGATAGTTTTTTGACAACGCTTACAAAAAATTTCGGTAAGATGCTTGCGTGGGGTTTGGTGGAAATTAAACTGCCGTTTGTAGTGAAAGTGATAATGTAACTACAAATCATGAGAGGGGAAATTCGAAAGAGGGTCATTGACCTAGTATCGAGAGGGCTTGTATCACAAGTCTTTGTAACGCATAGGGATTGAGCAATATGATAGCAAAAATATCCCCAAGAGTCTCCTCCTTCTTATCACCTTTGTTTTATAAAAACAATGCGAAGAAAATATATGCTAAACTGGTCTGAATCGACAGACGTATCGTTTTGAAAATATAAACGTATGAAGGCAACTTCCAGAACATAGGGATAAAAAGCCTTATGGATAATAACATTGAGCTACCGCAATGTACGCGCCACTCAGGTCTTTGCAGGCTGGTCTGACCACATTAAAAGAATTAGATGGATTAATGGTAAATATTGCCAAGGTAACTAATCTTAGTGCTGAAGCTATGGACAATTTAAAAAATAGTGCCTTTGAAGCGTCGAATGCTTTTGGACGTACTGCGCAAGACTATTTAAAATCAATCGGTGAATTTAGTCGTGCTGGATATGAAGGAAAATCAGCAGATTTAGCTAAAATTTCTTTATTATCACAAAACGTTGGTGAATTAACAGCAGAACAAGCCAATAGTTTTTTACTTGCCACGGATGCTGCTTATAAATATAAGGGTAGTCAAGAAGAATTAATGAAAGTTCTTGATGGCGTAAATACTATTGATAACAAGTTCGCAACTTCAATTCAAAAGGTTTCTGAAGGTATAACCGTGGCTGGATCTATATCTTCAAACGCATCAGTTGGAGTAAATGAACTAGCTTCAGCAGTTGGAGTTATGACTGCGGTGACACAACGTTCGGGAAATGAGGCTGGACGGGCATTTCGCAGTATTTTGATGAACATCAGACAAATTAAGGGAGAAACTGAAGACGGAGAAATAATAGACGATGCTGCATTATCTAAATCAGCAGAAGCATTAGATAATGTTGGTATTAAAGTTCATGAATTGCGAAATGGTGTTGAAGAGATAAGAAATCCAATGGAAGTTCTTAAAGAATTATCTACCATTTGGGGTTCACTCAGTTCCATGAAAACTGCTCCAATTATAGATTCTTTGGGTGGAAAATTTAGAGGAAACCAGTTAGTGGCTCTAGTAGAAAATTTTGATATGTATGAAAAAATGCTTTCTGAATACTCTACTGCTTCCGGTTCGGCTATGACTGAGAATGAAGTGAGAATGGGCAGTTGGGAAACCAAGATTAATCAGCTCAGAAATGCAATAAATAATTTCTGGAATAATACTATTGACACAGGTTTTGTTAAAAGTATGATAGGTGGAATAACTCTATTAATAAACAACTTTGGTAATCTGAAAACTATTTTAGGATTAATATTTACCTTACTTGCAGTAAATAAAGGTACTGCTTTCTTAACATTCTTAAAGAACTTATCTTTATCTACTATGCTATTAAATTCTAGTCTAGTTCAAACACAAGCTAGATTAGCAGGAATGTCCTTCGCTCAAATCGGAGTAATGGGTACAACTACAGCATTAACTTTTGCAATTAAAGGTTTATGGGCTACTATGCTTGCTAATCCAATTGGTTTAGTTGTAGGTGCTGTTACTGCTGTCATAGTGGCATTTGATTTTATGGGAGCCAGAGCAGAAAGTTCTGCAAAAAAACAAAAAGAAGCATTTGATGAACTTAATAGAAGCATTAGTTCTCTTAAGCAACAAACAGCAGAAAGTAAGAATTTAGCAAACCAATATGAATCTTTATCTGCTATTACATCTCGTAATAGCAATGAGGAGGCTAAATTAGCCGAAGTTAAAGATCGTTTAATTGCTCAATTTCCTGATCTAATTGAAGGATACGATGCTGAAGGTCGCTCAATAATAGGTTCATCAGAAGCAATTAAACAAGCAATCAAAGAAAATGAAGAATTATTGGCGATTAAACAAGAACAAATGTCTAATACATTTGTTACTGATGGTTCAAATAATTTCTCTCAATTACAAAAAGATCAAGAAAGATTGGATTTATTAACTCAGCATAAAAAAGAATATTTAAAGACGATTGATGATATTAATAATGGAAACCAAGTTAAATTTGATGAATATGGAAATGATTCATTAGTAATTGCTAAAAATAATTTAAAAGGTATAAAAGACGAATTATCTACGCTTAGTACAAAAATCCTTGAAAGTAGAAAAGATTTATCAGTTTTAACAGATTCGTTTTTAAAAAGTGGCGATTCTGCACAATCTTTAGGTAAAGAAGTAGTTACAAAATTAATCTATGATTTGAGTAAACTTAAAGACGAAAGTAAAATTACAGGTGAAGAGTTTACTAAAATATTCGATGGTCTTAAAAGTTCTGATTTTTCTTCTGAATTAAGCAAAGCAAAAACAGAATTAGAAGAATTAGCAAAAAGTGGGGCAAGCAAAGATGTAATTGGTAACACTTACGAAAAAGCAATTTCTGATTTGTCTCCATATTTAAAAGCATTAGGAATTAATGGAGAAGAAGCAGGGAAAATATTAAAAGATATGCTCAATCTCCCCAATGCCACAGAAACATCTAATAAAATAAATACTGTAACTACATCCCTCAAATCACTCCAAAAAACTCTCTCTGATTCTTCATCTGCAATTACCGAAATTCAATCTGCTCTCGATGAATACGCAGAGAATAAAGCTTTTTCGCTTGACACTCTAGTAGCACTTGGCGATAAACATGAAAGCCTAATAGGAATCCTTGGCGACGAAAAAGCTGTTCATCAAGAATTAACAAACATTATAGAACAAGAGCAAGAAAAAGCCAGACAAGCATATATTACCATGCTTAATGATAGTGAAGATTTCTATAATAAAAATATTGAAGGTATACAAAAGTTTGTTGCTGGACTAGATGGTGCTCGTGAAGTCGATCTATCTGGAGCAAAATCATTAGCTGAAGCAAAATTAAAAGTTGAAAATGAGTTGATGAAAAATTTAGCCGGAATGTGGTCGCAATATTACGATGCACAAGGTAATATGACCAATGCTAATATTATTGATGGCGGTAGAACTATTGTAGGCCAAGACGGTAAAGAAACCTATATTACTCCTGAAATGAGATCACAACTTAAGGCGTATTATGATGCTTCTTCGGCAGTTAAGAAGAAATTTGATGACATTGCAATGAGTGGAACAAAAAGCATTGATTTTTCTAAACTTGGCATGTCTAAAAGCGACAATAAGAAAGACAAAGAAAAACCCCAAATCGAATCCACAACAGAAGCCCTCATCAATCAAATCCAACAAGAATATCTCCTTCAAAAAGCCAAATCGGATTCAATCCAAAAAGACCTCTCTCAAGCACAATCCCAAAAAGACTACCAAAAAACTCTCTCCCTAACTAATTCCCTAATTTCCTCACAAGCTCAAGAATTATCCCTTCTTAACACAGCTCGTTCCAAAATAAACCAAGCAAAAGATTCTGCTATATCATCTGCATCCTCTCAATTTGGAGATGTTAGTGAAAGATGGTTTACTGGAAATGACAATCAAGAAAGCGTTGCATATATTGAAGAACATAATAAAGCATCAGAAAAAACTCGTGAGATAATGGATGAGACTTTTAAATCACTTCAATTACTTCGTAATGCTTGGATGTCTAATAAATCTGCTATGGATGAAAATGCAGAATCACAAAAAGTTCTTCAATCCACCCTCCCCGACATAAACTACTCCATCGTAACAGACCAAATATCCAAGTTTAATTCCTCCATAGACTCTCTAAATTCTCAACTTGACCTATCTAAAGCTAGAATGTCTCTTCTGGAAAATACTTCATCAGATTACAGTAAAGAATTATCTCTCCAAACATCTCTTTACAAACAATTATCTGATGAACAATTAAAATCAATTGCTTATATGACTCAACAATTAGCAAGTGATAATTTATCTATTGAGGCAAAAAAAGAACTTTCAAAATCAATAGAAGAAGCAACTCTGTCTCAGCTAAATTATCAAAAAGCAATTCAAGATTCAGCAAAACAACTCGCTACAGATGTAATCGAAGCTCAAAAAGCACTAGAACAAGCAGAGTTAGATGCAGAAGAAGAAATCCTGAAAGCATACATCAAACGTAGAGAAGAAAAAATAAAAGGTATTCAAGAAGAGATTGATGCTCTAGAAAAGAAAAATGAAAAAGAAGAAGAATCGGAAGAAAGAGCAAAGCGTCTCTTAGATATCGAAGAAAAAAAACAAAAACTTAATAATGTCTTAAATGAGGAAAATACTAGAATTCTTGTAGGTGATACTTGGACTTGGCAAGCAAACCCGAATGATGTAAAGTCTGCACAGGATGATCTAAAATCTGCTCAAGAAGACTATCTAGACTGGGAAGATGATGTCAACCTAAAACATCAAAGAGCGACTCTTCAAGCAGAAATAGATTATCAACAATCACTAATCGACACAAAACAAGCATCATTCGATGCTCAAAAACTCCAATTTGATGAACAATGGGTAAATTTAGATGCAATGTCAACTCAATTATTAGAACAATATGAAAACAACGTTGATTCTGTAGTTGCAATTTTAAGTGAAAAATTAGTATCACTAAATGCTCAATTAGCAGAAATTGTAAATGCATCTACTTCTCTTCCAGATAGTTTATCAGGCGGTAGTAATAGTGGAAGTTCAGGTTCATCTGGTTCTTCATCTTCAAATGAAAATGATTTTAATGTAACAAAAAGAGGTAGTTATAATCCTGATACTGGTAATTATTCTATAACAGATGAAGATGGAAATACTCACAATGGAAATGGTTCGTTAGAAGATTATGAGAATGATTTTGACAGGTATCATGATGGTGGCTGGGTTGGTGATAAACCTAAAAATTTAAAATTAAATGAAATTCCAGCTATTCTTCAAAAAGGTGAATTTGTTTTAAGTGAAAAAATGCTTAGTGGTTTACCTAATTTTATGGATATTACAAAAAATTATATGAATAATATTAAATTGCCTCAAATGCCTAATTTCATTAATAATGTGAGTAATGTTAATAAAAGTGGCAGTAATGGAGGGAATATTATTATTCAAAATCAAACAATAATTACGCCTAATGTCGATAATTTTAAATCACAAATGTCTAGTTTAATGAGAATGACAAAAACTCAGGATTTTTAATATCTCTCCTTTTTTATGCAATTAAATAAGTTATTTTACAATCGTGTGCGGAACTCCCACTCTTTTAGGTGTGGGAGTTCCAGTTTGGGTTCAAGAAAAGAAAAAACAAAGTTTATTTAAAAATTTGAAACAAGAGAAAAGATTAACAAAAGACAGGAGGTGGATGGGATTGGGTTTATATTCCCCAAATTATTTATCCCCAAGTAACCAAACAGTCGATGCTTTAGATATTATAGATTTTTCTTGCAAAATACAAGGAAGTTACATAGATTTCTATCAACTTAAAATCTATTCAATGTCAAATGCTCTCATATTTGATTCTTCTAAAATATCGCTAGGAAGTAATTTATTATACCAAGATGATGTTTTGACATATTCATTAGATGCTTCAACTCTGACAAATGGGAATCAATATTTCTTTACATTTACTGTATTCCAAAGTACATTATCAGCAACTTCAAGACAAACACCATTTTATTGTTTTTCAACCCCAATTCTAACGATGACAATTCCTGCTGAAATTACATCAAAGAAATATTCGTTCGTAGCTACATACTTTCAAACAGAATATATTTCTACCAATTATTTTTATATGGTTTTCTTAAATTCTGATGATGAAGTTATATTAACAACTCCAAATAGTTATTCGGGAGCACTCCAATATGAGTTTGATGGATTTATCAATAATACGATTTATAAAGTTTATACAGTCGTAGTAAATCAACAAAACGTTATGACTCAAAGTATAACTTATACTTTCACTGTAAACTACGCACTACCATCCCTAACAACAATTCCTACAGCTACTCTCCTACCAGACTTATCAGCCACTAAGATTAATTGGAGTCCTGTTGTTCAAGTCACAGGCTCTATTACAGGTACAAGTGAATATATATCTGGGTTATTTACTCCAACAAACACAGGATTAAAATTAGATACTGGTTGGGATAGCGCAGATACAGTTGATGACACAATAACATTTGATGATACAGCAACTTATGATTTAAATTATGGTGGAGCAATTTTATTTAATGATTTATTTGGAAAAGTTTCAGAAAACTATGTAGAATTTGAAGTTGATATTCCATTAGAATCTACTTCTCAAGTTGTATATATTCCCAATTTAGATTTTGCAGGTGGTAAAATGGTTCGTCAGGAAAATTCTATAACTGGTGATTTTTATGAAGTTGGATATAATCCAGAAATTGGATGCTATTATTATAATTCTAATAATTTTATTGTAAATGGCGCTCCAAAAGAATTTATTTATAGTCCAATTTTAATAGCAATTAAAGGAATTGAGGTTTTAATAATATCAAATAATGTGATTTATGAGCAATTACATCCATAATTAGAAAGATGGTGAATAAATGATTCTTTCAGGTTTATTCCTTGGTGTAAGTTATTTTCAAAAAGTAATAGGAATTCCATCTCCAGTGCCAAAAATTTATGATTCGATAAAAATCTATGGTGCTTCAACGATCGACAAACTACAAATAAAAAATATAGAAGTTGATAATACAACTTTGCAAAATACTATTATTACAGATAGTCTTTTTTGGGGGCCAAATCATATTTTGTTGGCAGAATTCGAGAATAATTTAATTGGTGGAAATGTTGCAAATCTTGATTCTCCTGTAACGCATTGGCAAATTAGTAGGAGAGAATCTGGTAGTGATGTATTGAAGATTTTGGGTACAGTTGTAGTAGGAACAACGGAATTCATAGATTATTTGTGTCAGCAAGGAAAAACATATATTTATGAAGTAAATGCGATAAATGCCAACCAAATTAGCGAAGCCTTTGTTACAGAAGCAGTGGAAATGGATTTCTATGGTTATTATTTGGTTTCAGAAGATGAAGGTTTGGCATATAAATTTGACTTAAATGTTCAATCAGGTGCAAATGAATATGCAGAAGATGTAATTTTTTATGACGGATATGGTAAATATCCTGCAAAAGCTATAGGTCAAAGAAAATATTTAAAAACAAGTATTTCAGCTATTTGTGCAACAGTAGATATAAACGGACAATTATTGCAAAGCGTGGAATATATGGATACATTAAGAGATTTTATAACAAATGGTAAAAGTAAAATATACAAAACAAGGAAAGGTTCGATACATCGGGTCTTTACACATAATTATAAAGAACCTATATGGAATGACGCAATTGGGCAACAAATTCAAGTTGTGACTTTTGATATAGTCGAAGACGCTAATGTTTAGAGTTATATAAAAGTTTAACCCGCTTGCGACTGGGAGGTGACTAAAATGGCAACATTCCAAGATTATTTAAATGTCTTAAATTCTGGCACTTATAAGCAAAAAATAAGAGTTCAGTTTTTAAGATCGGAAGACGAATCTGTACGAGAAGATGTAACTTCTCTAGTTGAAAATGCTTCTGGTTCAATTAATATCCAACGAGCTAACGGAATTCGTCGCACATGCGACATAACTTTATTTAATTTAGATGGCGAATATATACCCAATATTGATAATTTTTGGATTAGGCAGAAATTTCAGGTTTGGCTTGGTTTGGAAATGCCAGATGGTAGTGATTATTTTATACCGCAAGGATTGTATATAGTTGATGATCCAAGTACAAGTTCAAAATTTAGCGAATCTAAGATAATAATTCATGGAGTTGATAAGTTTGGAATTTTATCTGAAATAGGAGGAGAATTAGAAACAACTTATATTATTCCATTGGGGACAAATTTAATTACTGCGATAAATACCACACTGGCATTGATAAACGACCCTAAAACACCAATTATTGATTTATCTCTTGTTTCTAAAACAGTCCCATATACCATGATATATGAAGTTGGACAAAAAATTGGTGACATCCTTATTGATCTTGCTCAACTCTATTCTTGTAGTGCCTACTATGATTCTTTGGGGCAACTTAATATTGAAAAAGACATTGAAGATGATATTAAGCCATCTCAATGGGATTTTTCCGATACTAATCAATTTTTTTACAGAGGCGCGGTTAATAAATATAAATGGAGCGAAATGTATAATGCAGTAAAAGTAACATCCTCAAATATCAATGGATTATCTTATACTCATACAGCCAGAGACATAAATTTATCTTCTCCAACTTCTATTCAGAATACGGGTTTCGAGAGAGTATTCCCATATACCTCTGACAAATTGAGCACATTACAACAGGTTACTGATTTGGCTAATTATATTTTAAAAAGAAAAATTGCTTTACAAAATGAGGTGCAAATAACTTCAATTCCTATGTATCATTTAGATTGTGATTTGGTTACGACAGTTACAGATAATAATTTAAAATTAACAAAAGAACGATTACTTATCAATTCGCTTACCATACCACTATCAACAGGTGGAGAAATGAGTTTAAATTGTGTAAAATCCAAAGAAATACCCTTTATATAATAATTTTAAAAAGTAGGTGAAAATTAAAAATGGACTTAAACTCATCAGAATTTGCTCAATTTTTAGATAAACTTATTGAAAAAAAAGCAAGACAAATAATTCAAGCTGAATATGCAAAATTTGGAAATCTAAAAGGATGGGTTGCTACAATAGTAGGAGTTGCAGGTGATAATAGCACAGCAGATGTTCAACGCATTGGTGAATCTGTTACTATCCCATCACTTTTAAATAAAACTGGTGTAACCCTTTTGATAGGTGACGAAGTAGAATTACACAGCTTATCCTCGCTTTCCAATTCTTACATCGGAATAAAAAAATAATAATATTTCTCAAACTAATCCTACAATTTTTAAGAAAGGAGTGAAATTTTCTCATGACAACAACTCCTCTATATCTCAATATAGACAATGGTATTTTTGAAGGGACAATAAAATCAAATAATAAAATAATCACTTCGCCCCAAACTTTATTTTCTTCATATCCGTTAGATTCAAATTGGACGCAACATGGTAGTGGATGGACAACTGATAACAATAAAGTTACATTTAATAATACAACATCTTCTAATACCTATTTAGATGAAATTTATACAATTGATCAAACAGTAATTAAAAAAATTATATTTAGAATTACAGCTAGTGGATTAAATATTATTCCATTCACTGGTGATGATTTTTCAATTAAATTAACTTTAACTGATGCTGGTGGATTGAGTGGTAATATATTAGCAACAGAAACGCTTGCTTTCCCTTCTGGTACTTGGTCAGAACAACAATTCACTATTAGTTTGACACCATCTGCTCCAGCAAAATATATTTATGTTTACATTTTTACACGCAATTCAATTGGTCAATTAACATTTTGGGATGCAGAATGTTTTCAAGAAGGAGACGCGGCCAGAACAAATGGCAAATGGACTTCTAACATTCAAGATTTAGCCAAAGTAACACAACTTCCTATTACAAGTGGGCATATTCCTTTGAAAAATGTTTATTTTTACTATGGATATTTAGAAGATGTGGATGGAATGAATAATGTTGAATACAGTATTGATAGATTAAATAAGGCAGATATAATAATTACTCATGAACCAAGTTTACTTAACACTAGACAATTGGTTGTAGTTAATTCACTTATTGCAGATAGTAAAGAAGTTTATGGATATGCAATAGTTGGGTCTACAGATGTATTAGAAGTGCCAGGATTTGTGATAGCGGCAAAGGCAATTATGGATCGTTGTTTCACATCGGGTTATGATGGTGTATTCTTTGATTGCTTTGGTTATGACTGGAAGGTTACAAGAGCACAACAAAACGAACTAATTGATTATGCTCATGCCAAAACTCCTGCTCTTAAGGTATTCGCAAATGCTTGGATTCCTGCAGATTGCCTAGATGATGTTGTGAATGCTACTTATAATCCAACTGGTGTAGTAACAAAACTTACTACAAACGATTGGGTATTGTTAGAAAGTTTTTATTGTAATGCTTCGGGGTATAAAACTTTTCCAGATGCTTTTAATAAATATGCCACTACTGTATCTCTAGCAACTCCATTGGGTGTTAAAGTTTGTGGGTTGTCTTATGCATTGCCAACAACTTTATTGACAGATTTTAGAGACTGGGTTAACACTTATGTTTTAGCATCAGGATTTGGAATGCAAGGTTTTCAATATAGTACTGATATAGGAAGTGAGGATTTAAATTGGCCTTTGGAAATTTTTATTCCTCCAAATATTGGTACAACATTAATATCCTCATTTGCACAAGTTCAAGCAGACACATATGAAGCGAAAACAAATGAGGGCATTATTTTGTTCACGTCTACGGATTCCCCATTGAAAAGAGAATATAAGTCTTTTATTTTACCGTCTTCATTTAATGTTGTAACATACTTACCACAAATCAATGCTACAAGAGTTAGTATTATAAATTATTCAAGTGCAGATAAAATTACATGGACTAAATTGGATAGTTTATCTGGAATAACGGACAGGTATTTTAAAACAGAAATAAGTGTCAGGAATTAAAAAGGAGGAAAAATACATAAATGGCTAAATCAAATCTTCCAAATAATAGTCTAACAAATGATAATCTTACAGCAGAAGCAATTCATTTAACAACATTATACAATACAAAACCTCGCTCAAGCTCAGGTCAAGCGAGTTTCATATCTTCAACTTCTGGAGTTACTTATACGACATTAGGTTCGGCATATGATAATCAAGGACAAGAGGGGTTATTACAAGTATTACAATTAGCACTTGATAGTTATCTTGTTACAGCAGATGATTATAATGGAATTACTGATAGTATTACACAAGTTACTGATGATCTTATTACGCATTCTAATAATACTTCTAATCCGCACGCTGTAACTGCCACTCAAATAGAGGCAATTCCCCTAACTCAAAAAGGAGTCGCAAATGGGGTTGCTACCTTGAATTCAAGTGGTTATCCAGTCGAAAAGACATATGTAACTGGTTCATATACAGGTGATGGTTTAGCATCAAGAAATATAATCTTAGGCTTTCAACCTTCTGCCGTTTTTGTGATGTTAAGTTATGGTATAAGACATGTCAATGCTTACGATTACGATAGTGGATTAGCAATAGCTGGATATCCAGCTCAAGCAAATTCCGATGTTGGATTAAAGACGCTTATTGCAGTTATAAGTACAGGGTTTAATGTAGGACATTATACTTTTTTTTCTGGCACCACCTATATTATATCGAATAATCAAAACACCATAAAATATAATTATATAGCATTTAGATAAGATAAGGAGAGAAGAAAATGATAATTCATAAATCTACTAAAAGCGTAGAAACAAGTTCGATAAGTACAAATAAAAACTTTGGCAATTATGAAAATGTATTTGTAGTTGATGATTCAAGTGAATTAGGACAAAAAATACTAATTAATCAACCATATTTTGATTTCGTATTAGATAATGATGGAAATTTGATTGATATAATTCCAATAGAAAGACCACCACAACAACCTCAACCACTATCAGAAATAGAAACACTTCGCCTAGAACAAGTCCAAACAAAATCAGAATTAATTACTATTAAACAAACTTTTAATTTAATTCCCCCTATTGAAAATACAATAACATTGGAAGATTATCAGAAGAATAAAATTTATGAGTTAAGTTTGGAATGTGAACAGGAAATACTTGCAGGATTCTATTCTTCATGTCGAGGAACACAGGAGTGGTTTACTAACACTAGAGACGATCAAAACCGAGTTATAAGTCAAGCAACATTAGCAACTCTCAATCCTTCCTTTATTCCAGAATGGAAAAGTGCGTCTGAAACAATTTGCACTCCGTTTACTATGGAACAAATCGTACAATTAGCAACAGAAGGTGCAACTTTTATGACAGAAAGGATTAAGGTGTTTGAAATCTTACGAAATCAAGTTGTGGCATGTAAGACTATTGAATGTGTGGGTGAGATAGTGTGGGAAAATTATGTATGGTAAGCAGTTAATAAAATATCTATCTCTCTTCTTTATTATGGGTATGATTTATTTCACCTTAGAGGGAGTGTGGCGTAGCAATGCAAATATAATTATGTTACTAATAGGTGGAATTTGTAGTGTATTAATTGGATTGCTTAATGAGTATCCACAATATTATAAATTAAAAATATATCAACAAACTTTAATTGGAACTTTTATAGTTTTAATTGTCGAGTTTGTTTCTGGTATGTTTTTTAATGTGTTTTTAGAGATGAACCTATGGAATTACTCAGATACATGGGGGAATTTATATAGACAGATTTGTATCCCATATACAATATTGTGGATGCTAATAGTTCCATTCTGTATTTTTGTTGATGATTGGCTTAGATTCAAATTATATAATGAATGTGAAATGTATAGTTTAAAAGAAATATATTTAGACTTAATCAAACTAAAATAAAAATAACCAAATGGAATGACATTTTAAAGGAGGTGAAAATAAAAAATGGCAACTTCTATCGTATCTTCGAATGATTTTTACACTACAATTATTAACAATGAAATTATAACATTTGAATCTCCATTATCTGGTATAACTATTGAAGCAAAAGATCAAATTTCTATTAAAATTAATAATTCAGATACTATGGCTACTTCTTTTTTAATCATTACTGATGCATTAATTAATTCAATGCAAATTATGTCTCCTAGTGGAACACAAGTTAAGTGGTATGGTACAGCTTTTTAGTTTCGTTTTAATAAACAAAATAAATAAATACATAAAAGAAAGGTCGTGTTTTTGTGGCTTTAATAGAATTAGGAACTCTTAGGGATTATTGGAAGAAAGTATATGACAGTATCATAGCACATGATGCTGTTGATTCAGGAGATCCCCTTAAAATTGGTGGGAAAGCGTCTACTGATGCACCGACTGCTGTATCAGTAGGCGACAGAGTTAATGCGTGGTTTGATTTAAATGGAAGATTAATGGTTAAAAATGATCAGTCTTTACCAACTGGAGCATCAACAGAAGCAAAACAGGATACTTTAATAGCAAAAGATTTTGCTACTCAAACAACTTTGGCATCATTATTGGCAAAAGTAATATCTGCTCCTGCAACAGAAGCTAAACAGGATACAATTATTACATACGTAGATCAATTAGAAACAATATTAACTGCAATTAAGGATACAGCGGGAATAAAAAAAATAACAGATCCTATTATTATTGCCGATAAAGAAGCAACTGCTTTTGAACAAGTAACTGTAGATAATACAGCAGGAGGAACTATTTTAACTTCTGCAACTTATGCAACAAATACAAAAGCTTACATAACAGTAGAAAATAATAATATTAGATTTAGAATTGATGGTGGAATACCAACTGCAACATTAGGCCACTTAGTAGCAATGGGAAGTTTAATTGAGTTAAATAGTAATAGTGATATTGTTAATTTTAAGGGTATTGCAATTTCTGAAACAAGTGCTGTACTAAATTGTACTTATTTAAGTTAATAAGAAAGAATTTTTTAAATAACTAATAAGCAAATATAAAATAATAATAAGGAGGAATTATAAAATGGGATTTATTACAAATCCAAGTCCAGTTTTAGGAAACGACCCTAATAATTTACCCAAACAAATGTCTGTTACTGAGAGTGGTGTAGTGAACGTATCTGTAAATGGGAGTTTACCGAACCAAACTTTAGCAGAACAACTCACTGACGTTGATGCAGTAGTCAATGTTTTAACCTTTTCTGCAAACATAGAAGCAATTGAGATATATCACGAAGAAGCAACTTGGCAAACATTCATAGTTAACGGATTAACGATTATTGTCCCTGCTGGTGGTTATCGAACTCCTATTGCTGGTGTAGTTGGTTTAACTGTTACTATCCCTGCTATATCATGCATTGTAGGGAGGTTGGTATAAAAATGTTTGGATATAATCCACCACCTATCGAAAGTTCTTACCCTCGTGTGTCTGGGGAAAAAATCATAAAGAAACATCGCATTCTCTTTGTTGGGCCACATCAAACGTTAGGCGCAAGCCATATGCCTTTGCCAATCGAAGCGTTCCAAGGTGGGTATTTGTGCGAAGTATGTTCGTGGGAATCACTTGTTTTTAATGCAAATGATTGGAAAAATGAAGTTGATGTTATAGTAATAAATACTCAATCAGAATTATGTATTACTAATTTTGTAACGGGGGTTGAAATAAAAACAGCGATTAGTACAATGATGTCTGCTGGAGTAAAGTTGATTCTTTTTTTAGGTGATGCAACTTATAATATTAGGGTTTTTGCTGCCGATGGAACATATACAAGTACTAGTTTGGCGAGTTTATTAGGTGGCCTATCGTCTGGCCCTTCAAAAAACTTTTCTGCACAAACTGGAACATTTCAACATAGTGACCCCTATCCATTTGGGACTACGGAAATATTACAATCAGGGATTATCCCTTCAACTTCTGGAAGCTTGGATCTTATCGCTAGTGATCCATTGGTTGTTTTCCCCGTTAAAGCTGTTCAGAGTGAAGTTGTTGCAAAAATGGTTGCCTATAAACCTAATTCATTTTTCGTAGTAGCACATGGAGGTGGTTCGGGAGCAACGGCAAGTGTTCAAGCGTATTGGAAATACGTGAAAAGTAACGTACTGATAGATATCTTGCTTGGTAAGGATAATAACGCAAGATTAGCACTAGATGCTCAAAATGGCAGGAAAATAGCAGCGTTAGGCGTTGATCTGGACGTTACTACAGACCTTGCGGCAGCACAATCACTACATGAATCGTTTGGATCAAATATTCCCATGGAGTGGGGTCTAGTTGCTGATAATGTTACAGATGATGTAGCGGGATTTTATCGAGGACTGCCCGGTATAACGAGACTCGTATCACATACTAAATCCCACTATAACACTGTTATTACGGTTACGGATGAATTGCATACAATACCATCAAGTCAATTAGTAAGGCTTAACAGGCCTTTTAAAGCTATGTTGACATCCGTAAAAACTGTTGATGATGTAACCACGTTTACTAGAAAAACGGGGGATATAATTAGAACGGGTTCAGACGTTGGTAAATATGTAATAAATGGAGCAACCGACATAGGATCAGTAGGGCAGTTGCTTGACGGGTATCTTAAATTTAATTCTGCAGATGTAGGCAAACAATTGAAAATCACTTATACATGCAGTGATGAAGCTGCAGAGGTTATAGGTAGTTTAAATACATTGAAGGCTAAAGGTGCATTGACCAAGTCTGTCGTGTACACGACGATGGGTGCCCATTCTGTTGAACCTTCATCACTTTTAATGGCAGAAGAAGAAGAGGTAATTATTGCTGACTATCTACCGTTTCCATCATATTCACGGGCTTGGCATACTTCTAGAACTCAGAAAAAGATGCCTTTCATGCTTGGAACTACATTGCAATCAGTGGCGACATGGAATTCTTCGAATGATTCAAGTTGGTATCAGACTACTAAAGCTGATGCGAAAGTAACATATATAACTGATGCTATTACTAGGTGTAATTCATTGGATATACCATATGTATTCTACATGCACGATTTTCCGATATCTGAAACTGCTTTGGGTGGTGCATGGTTAGGTGCTGGATACGCTGACTGGAAGAAAGCGTCATATGAAGAAACTAAAGCATATTTGCAGGAAATGTACACTTGGGTAATTGCCCAATTAGTCGCACAAAATCCGTTCTGGATGACGAGGGGGGAATATGTTGAAAGATATTATTACCTCAATAAATATCTTTCTTATGATATTGTAGAAGCCAATAATGGATATAAAATTTCCGTTAAAAATAATGGGAGAAAAGATATTAAGGGGATTACTCTTAGACTTCCATTCGACTCTGATCCAACCGTTGTTAGATTGCTAAATGGAGCCGATGTATTCAGTTCTTACACAAATGAAGTAAAAACTGTATGGTTTGATTTAGTGGCGGGGAGTTCTTCTGTGTTAATGGTTCACTAATCTTCGCTAAAGACTGCTAAATCGAAGGTTGGTAAAAACAACTAATAATTCAAAGAGAGTGTAAACATACACTCTCTAATTTTATACTTATTTAATTATATTTATAATATAGTTAATTTTAACAACCGTTTAAAAACTTGATTCTCTAGGGTATTAAATTATTTTAAAAATTAAATAAAACATATAACAAAAAGAGGGTAAATCTACTACCCTCTCTATTTTCTATGTCTAAAAAGGAGGATTTAATATGAATGTTTATAATTGTTTTTCACAAAAATTAGCAGGGTTTCTCCTTATAAATGGATTTTCAATTACAGGTATCAAATCAGATTTAAAAAATACAGGTAGAACTATTTACTTATTTCAAAATAGTGAATATCTTCAATTGGCGATTAAAAAATATAAAACTGTTTAATAAAAGAAAGAAGGTCTGTTTAAAAAATGTCTAAAAGAATAAATTGGAAAGCAACAAAAACATATGATGAGTATATAGAAATGTTTAAATCTGCGTGTGAAGAACTAGGTAGGTCTATTACTCCTTCAGAATTAGAAAAGCATAAATTTGATTTACCATCTGCTATATGGTTAGTTAAAAATTATCCACACGATACTATAAAAACATATGATGATTTTCTTAAGTATTTAGGGTTTGAACCAATAAAGAAGCATAATAAACATAAAAAGTACAATTTTGAAATCGCTTTTGAAGAATTTGCAAAAAGAGGACTTTATTTACCGCCACAAGAGTATACAAGTTGTGCAATAAAAATGAAATTTATTTGTCCTCATCATCCAGATATTATTCAAAAGAAATCACTAAATAGTATAATATTTGGGAGAAAAGCAAAACACCCAGAATATAATTACAATATGTGTAATTTATGCTTTAAAGAAAGACAAAAAGGCGAGATAAGTAATGCTTGGAAAGGAGGTTAATAAAAGTAGACAAATAATTATTCTTTATAAAGATAGACTTCTTAGATTTGGTTTTGAATTAATAGAAGATTTAATTCAAATTATTACTGTATTTAGTTGCAGACTTCAAGGGAAACGAGCAAACAGAACTAGAAAAATGATTGATGATTTAATTAAGGAAGGAGATGAGGAAATTGATAAAGGGAATCAAAGTGATGCTTGTACCTAACAATAAGCAGAATACATTAATGTTTCAAAATGCTGGAGTTAAAAGATGGGCTTTCAATTGGGCATTAGGTAGAGAAAAGGAAAATTATGCTAATGGTGGTAAGTTTATTTCTGATAATGATCTTAGGAAAGAATTAACTCAATTAAAGCAAACTAAAGAGTTTAGTTGGTTAAACAATGTTTCTAATAATGTACCTAAACAGGCAGTTAAAGATGCTTGCATTGCATATCAGAGATTCTTTAAAGGTCAAGCAAAATTCCCTAAGTTCAAAACTCGAAAGAAATCTCCTCCTAAATTTTATCAAGACAATATTAAAATTCAATTCACATCTACTCATGTTAAATTTGAAGGATTTGCTAAAAGTAAAAAGGCAAATAAGCAAAAGTTGAACTGGGTGAGATTAGCTGAACACAATAGAATTCCTTTTGGTAAAGATGTTAAGTATATTAATCCAAGAGTGTCGTTTGATGGTTTAAATTGGTTTATTAGCGTAGGGATTGAATATCCTGATAATGTTGAAACTCCATTAAATGAAGGAATTGGCATTGATTTAGGAATTAAAGATTTAGCGATATGTTCTGATGAAAAAACTTATGGGAATATCAATAAAAATAAGAAAATGAAACGATTAGAAAAGCAAAAGAAGCGATTACAAAGACAAGTTTCTAAGAAATATGAAGATAACCGTGATGGTTTGAAATATATTAAAACCAAGAATATTATTAAGTTGGAACTTAAGATAAAATCAGTTCAGCATAAACTTAATGGCACTAGAGATAATTATCTCCATCAAACAACTTCTGAGATAGTGGGACGAGAACCAAGTCATATTACTATTGAAGATTTGAACATTCAAGGAATGATGAAGAACAGAAACCTATCCAAAGCAATTCAACAACAATCTTTGTATGAATTTGGTAGACAGTTGAAGTATAAAGGATTGTGGAATCATATTGAGATTAGAATTGCTGACAGATGGTATCCAAGCTCAAAGACATGTCATGATTGTGGTAAAGTTAACAAGTTGTTAAATTTAAATGACAGAGAATGGGTTTGTACTGGTTGTGGAAGTATTTTAGACAGGGATTATAATGCTTCATTAAATTTAAGAGATACTAACAATTACAAGATATTTAAAGTAGTATAGGTAAAAACATATACTCGGACGTTGCCGAGGAATTTAAGCTCTTGGAGTGTTAAGCAACTTGAGTAGCATTAGAAATAATGTGAAAAAGAACACGATGAATGGAAAATGAAACATAGAGTTATAACTTATTTGTTTAATTTATAACTTCTTATAAGTTTTCAGTAACGGTTATTCTTCATTAAATATCTTATTAAGAGAACATATTGATCAATGGAAAAAAGATTCTATGATAAATTGTAACTACAAATGCGTAATAACAGGTGAAAATTTCGATATAATTCATCATTTATATTCATTTAATAAAATAATCAGGGAAGTGATGGAGAAAACAAAATTGCCAGTTTATACAATGGTAAATAAGTATACAGATGAAGAATTAGACTTGATAAAACAAACAAATATTAAAATACATAATAAATATCCTTTAGGGGTTTGTCTGAGAAAAGATATACATAATTTATACCACCATATTTATGGGGATGACAATACACATGAACAATTTGAGGAGTTTAAAATAAGATATAATTCCGAAGAGTTTAAGAATGTAATATAATTTAATGTAAATAAAAATTTTATAAGAAGGTGAAATAAAAGTGAAAATATTTATTAACGCTGGTCATGGCCCAAAAGGAGTTAATAGTTCAGATTCAAATGGAATAGATCCAGGAGCAATTGGAGCAACAGGATATAAAGAATACATAGAAACAAAAGAAATAGCAGATTTAGTATCTACAAAACTGAAATTTAATGGACTTGAAACATTAGTAATTCAAGATGGTGATTTATGGGATGTAACAAATCAGTCAAATGCTTGGAAAAGTGATTATTTTATTAGTATACACTGTAATTCGTACTCAGATTCTTCGGCAAATGGTGTAGAAATTTTTTCATTAGCAACTACAGGGAAAGGTAGAGCACTAGCACAATCAGTACATAAAGAACTCATTCCTGCTACTGGATTGTTTGACAGAGGTTTAAAAACAGCAAATTACTATGTACTTAGGGAAACTGATTGCCCTGCTATTTTAACAGAAATTGGATTTATTTCTAATCCTAAAGAAGAAGCATTAATGAAAGATTCTACATGGGATGATAAGGTTTCGAGTGCTATAGCAAGAGGAATTTGTAATTTTATTGGATTGGCTTATAAAGAGCAAATTGTTCAAACTATTCAGTCAACAATAAATAATAGTCAAGGAGATGATAATGTATTAAATGCTGTGCTTGGTTTCTCTCTCAATGACTTAGGTGCTTGTATGTTAGTTTCTCAGAAATTAAATAATTGTGCAATTTACTTTAGAAACACAGATAAGACTTTTAATCAAGATTGCTTAAAAGCCGATACTTTATATGTTGTAGGAGGAAGTACAGTTGGACATAAAAAAGAGAAATTGCTATCTGGTAAAGAAGCAAAAGATACATTGCAAAAAGTTGTAGATATTTTGTAATTTGTATTGTAATTTAATTATTTATATATTCAGTTGTCATATATGTAGGTGGCAGATATTTACTGAATTGCCCTCAGTTTTTTATCTGCCGAATCCTGATTGTAATGTTAGTAGCACTACAACCATTAATTCATTATACCATACAAAATAAATTTAGTAAAGAGGAGGGCAAGTATTATTTATGGAAAATATAGCGAAAGAGGTGTTGGAAGTGGATGAGAAAGAGGTAAAAATAATTCTTGACGATCATGGAACCCGTATTCAAAAATTAGAACTTGATAATGTATTTATAAAAGAAAAATTGAATTCAATATCTTCACAAGTAATTGATACAAAAGATGAGGTTAGTGATCTTAAATCTGCTGTAGCAAGATTAGAATCAACTGTATTGACAACTAATAATTCCATTTTAACAACTCTAACACAAGTCGTCACCAATACTTCGAACAATCAAACACAGATAGTAACAACTACAAGCTCAAATAAGAAGGATATAATTATAAATTCTATTAAAATTGGAGGATCAATTGTAGTAATTATAATTTTAGGTTTATTTGCAGCAAAAGGAATTAGTGTAACAGTTCCAATATTTTAGTATTTAATAGATAAAATTAAATAAAATAAAATAATTAAAAGAAAGAAGGTAAATATATTATGCAAAATCAAAATAGATTCAAATCATGGGGATTATGGCTCTCAGTTGCTTCACTTGTAACGTTTGTTAGTAAGACTTATATTGGATATGAAATTCCTCAAGCTGATGAATTGGTTAATTTAATTCTTGTAACTTTAACTGGATTTGGGATTCTTAATAATCCTAGTGATGGAGATAAATTTTAATTAAATTATAATTTATTTAGATTGTAAACCAATAAACCCTAATTATTACAAATATAAACACTCTCTAAGCGTTTAGAAATGTCTCTACCATACAAACTTACACAACATCAATTCAAACAGCTTAGAGAGTGTTTTCTGTGGATATTAGATTATTGTGGGCCTGAAAAGTGTTGCTATGATTGGGTTTTAAAATGTGTCTGACTGACAAGAATTTTCAATTTTTAAGAGTTAATTCACTAAGGTCGCATTGGGTGTAATTAATTTAAAATGCTAATTTGATAGGGATGGTTTGAGATTGTTTTGAGAGGGATTTATGAAAATAAATTTCCTCTCTTTATTTATGCTATCCATATTTTTCTTTTTGCTTTAACAGAGTTTTCTTTTTACGTTTACGATTTTGTTGCTCCTTTTTAATTTTACTATCCTTAACATTTTGTAATCGTTTCCATTTTGGTATTAAAATATATTCTTTATATTCTTCATAAGACATATTATCTTTTTCTATATTGCAATCGCCACAACAACAAACTAAATTATCTTCGTTGAATTCTCCACCTTTGCTCTTTGGAATTAAATGGTCAACAGTATCTCCTTTAACTCCACAATAATGACATTTATAATTGTCACGTTCATTAACATTGTATCTAACAATCCAACTCTCATCTTCATGATTTGGCATATAAATTGTATCTGATTTATAAACCTGTGCTTTATCTTCATTTACTAAAGAAATGGCTTCATCAAGAGAGATTAACTTTTTGGAAATTAAATATTTACTTCTAAGAATTATGTTTTTCAAGGAGATATCTAAATTTTTTAATCCAATGTTTATACTTTTATATTCTATCATTTTATTCACAGCTTTTTCTATTTCACATTGAATACATTGTTTTGTTTTAGAGCCTCTAAATTGAGAATCATCTTTTTCGATTTCGCATTTAGTGCATCTTCTCATATGGGGATACCTCCTTGGTAGGTGATTTTGGTTTTGTGGGTATATAAGTATTATATCGCATTTTTAATGGTTTTATAACTAGGGAGTTACAAGAGATGTGACTCTTTTTATTATGTAGAAAATTAATTTACAAATCAAAGAACTACTTAGAGAGTAGTGAAAACTATTCTAACATTTCTTTCATTCTTATTTTATTAGTAAGAAACGGCGAAGAGAAGAGTTAGGATTTTCTTGACTTTTCTCTAAGTGATTTTTGTATATGGAAACAATTCTTCGCCGTTTTGTTTTTGTATTGAAATTACTAATAAAAATAAGAAAGAAGTGATAAAAATTAAATGGAAAAGCAAATTTTAAATCACGTTAAACAATTAATACTTTTGCCAGATGGGATAAACACAACTGTTGAAATGGTTTCAGAATATTACGAAGTTAAAGACAATGCAATGCGTCATTTAATATTAAGACACAATGAAGAATTAAAAAATAGTGGATTATATGTCATAGAAGGAATTCAACTAAAATCATTTAAAATAATAAACAGTATAAAATCAAGAGCAAGATCATTAACTATTGTTCCAGTAAAAGCAATATTAAAATTTAGTACATTATTAGCCAGTTCTAATATCGCACAAGAAGTCAGAGAAGAATTGGTAAAACAAAATCCTAAACTATATGAAGAGTTGACAAATGGGCATAGATTGCAATTTAAGAAATTTGAGCAAAAATATGAAGAATATTTAAATTTTTCTTTTGGAGTAGAAAATATTCAAAAGCAAGTAAATTGTGGTGGTTATCTGATAGATTTTGTGTTGTTTAATACTATAGCTATAGAAATAGATGAGAATGGACATTCTTCATATTCTAATGAAAAAGAAATAATAAGAGAAAAACATATAAGAAGTGAAGGCTATAATATTGTTAGATTTAACCCACATAAGCAAAAACCATATGAATTAATGGGGATGATATTAAAGATGACAGATGTCCTGCCAGGACTTTAGTCAAATGACAAAGTGACACTTGGTCACACTGTCATTTGACACAGATGAACAATATGAGAAGATTAGAGATCATTGGAGAAAGTATCATATTGTTTTAGAATTAGATATTTAACAATACATAAATAATATTTATTAAGATTTTGTGGAGTTGCTGAAAAGTAACTCCTTTAATATTGAAAATTTTTAGTCAATGGCTGATAGGAGTAATTAACCTGTCAAAAAGAAGGTTCCAACCTACCTTCGCCATTGACTATTTTATATACAAAAAGGTTGGAGTACAATACAAAATTTGAAAGGTTGGGATACGAAATGAAAATTAAATTAATTATTGACAAAGTATAAGAGAACCTAACGAAAGCAATGTATCGGTCAAAGCGTTGACCTCTTCTAGCCATTTCGCTATCGCTCAATGACTAGGATTATAATTTAATCTATTTTTAATAATATGAAGGTGGTGTTAATAACTATGTCAAAATACATAAAAACAAATGATAACCAAATTATCAATAAAGAAACTGGAGAAATAATAGAAGAACAAGAAAATCAATTTGAAAGAAAGTTAAAACATAGAGTATCACAAGTGAGATATAAAAAGGAGGACATTTAATTATGGAAGTTTTATTTAGGTATAGTGATTCTAATTTTTGCGCTTATTTAAATTATCTCGGATTTGAACATGTTGGGTTTGATATTGTAGAAAAAAGAGGGAATAAACCTAAAGTATTTTTACATTTTGAAGGAAATAAAGAAGATTTTATTAATATTTATAAAAATTATAATTCTAATGATATTTCATTAAATCTTATAGAATTTGGTAAAAGTAAAAATAGTATTCTCAAAATTGTTCGAGAACACTTGGGAAACTATTTAAGAAGTAAGAAGTAAAATAGGAATCTAATTTTGAAATCCCTATTCTAGCAAGAGTTTAAAGGTTTTAAAAATAATATATTTTGCATATAAGTGTTTTCTTACTGCACCACATGCAGTTACTTTAGAAATACCCGTAAAAGCTTATAAAGGAAGGGGTTGCATTTGATTATGCCAACTGATTTAGAAAAACAAATTGATATACAATGGCACAAACTTGATGATGATCGTTACGTTTATCTTCTTACAGGGGAATCGTTTAATAATTTAGAATATTTGGGAGCAGTTAAGAGAGAAATTGAAAATGCTCAGTTAAAAGATTTTCATGAACATTCAAAGTTGCTAAGAAAATATGGCATTGATGTAAATAGAAAAATTAAAAACAAAGGTGATAAAACACCAATTGAAACAACATGTATTGCTTGGAAAGATACAAAGAAGGACTTATTCATTAAAGTATATAGAGGTGAAGGAGTCGAATTAATTATGAATAAGACATTGGATATTTTTGAAAAGGGATTTATGTTTACTATTCAGTCATTTGTTGAATTCAGAACAAATTGTGTAATTATAGACAGGGAATTCCCTACAGTAGAATATCTAGCAGAGTTAGCAGGTATGAGTCCTAGAAAGGCAAATGATATTATAAAGTCTTTAGAAAAGAAGAATATAATTAAGAGGTATAAAGATGGATTACATAAGAAAATATTTGTTAATCCTCATTATATGTGTGCAGGAGCGATTATTGAAGGTGAGATACCTTCTTATTTTGTGTCTGAAATAGAAGAAGAAACTATGGAATTATTTAATAGGCAATAAATAAATTTGAGGAGGTCATTTAATTATGAGCATGGGAATTTATAAAATAGAAAATATGATTAATGGAAAAATATACGTAGGCAGTTCTAAAAATATAGAGAACAGATGGAGTCAACATAGAAGTTTATTAAAATCAGGAAAACATCACTCACAGCATTTGCAATATGCATGGGATAAATATAATGAAAGCAATTTCAAATTTGATATTATTGAAGACATGATTACACAAGAGGATTTATTTGTAAGAGAACAATATTGGATGGATAAATTACAATGTTATAATCCTAAAATTGGATATAATATTTCAATATTAGCTAATGCTTGTTTAATGAATGATAATTATGATTTTAAAGAAATTATACAAGAAGAAAATGAATTAGCAAATAAACATAAAATAATATACATGATTATAGATAAGAAAAATGAAGAATTGATTTATAGAGGTATGCAGGATAGATATCTCGTTGAACATATATTTAGTGACTTTATATATTATCTATACAGATATTTTGAAAGTATTGATTTTAAATCTTTTGATAATATAATTCTATATACAGATAAAGGGAATCTAACCATGAAAGATTTTCAAGGAATAAATACAGAAATATGCAAAGACAATATTTATAAATTAAACTTTAAAAAGGTTATTATTGAAAATGGCCATGGAGGGCAAAGAGAAGTTCTTTATAAGAATAGTTTTGAGTTTTATGAAATAAAAGAAAGTAAAGACGGTTATATGACAATTAGGGTTTATGATGGTTTTGATGTAATAAACTATATACTTGAATAAAATAAAAAATACTATACAGATGTTCAATTGCAGAATATTACTAATTGGATGTTAGGAGTCCAGATGAAGATTAAATATAAAACACTTTGTAAGAAATGTCATGCAACATCTCATGACAAAGGAGGAATATGATGATGATTATCAATAATATCAATGAGCAAAATGATAATATACAGGATAACTTAGTTTATAAATTCTATAATATAAATAATGAATTGCTGTATGTTGGCATTACCAATAATATGAAAATTAGATTAAAGCAACACAAGCAGGACAAAGAATGGTTTGATGAAATTAAAAGAATATACATCACTGAAAAAATGACTAGAAATGAAGCTCATATTTATGAAATATTCTATATTGCAAATGAAAATCCTTTATATAATATAGACTATATCAATGGTGGCAAAGTTGGTTTTGTGATAAGCGAATTATTATTCAAAGATTACAAGAAAGAGAGAAGAAAGAGGATAAACGTTGATATTGTTTTGAGAATGTATAATGAAGGTAAATCAATAGAGGAAATAGCCACAGAATTAAAATACTCTACTGAATACATTGCTAAAAACTTGAGATCAAAATTAATAGAATTAAGGGAAGTTAAACCAAATCGTAGAAATGGGAAAAATGAAAGATTTGAAATGTTTGTTAATTGTCTTACATACTTGTCTAATAAAAAATATTTTACAATAGAAGATATTGTATATAAGTTCATGAATGATTATGAATGTACAGAGGAAACTGCAAAAACATATTATAAAGACGAGTTTGCAGTTTTACTTATTGAAGAGGTTAATAAAATAGGTTTGAAAAGAATTAGAGCGAATAAAGTTATTAAAGAGCAATTTGGAATGGATGGTGAAGGATACCCCTTTATAATTTGCAAAGATGGTGAATAAAACTTAATATAAAACACTAAAATAAAATATTCCTTGACATTTGTTGCCTCATGATGTATAATTATTGCAAAGTGAGGTGATAATATTATTATGAGTTTAACAGATGATGCTTTAGAAACTGCCAAATATGTTAATGATTTATTAAATGGTGACTCCCAAAAACTAAAAAGGATTTATGAACATCTTTGTGTACATGATATTATAATGTATCATGCTTCAAAAGAACAAATGCTTGATATTTTTAAAGATATCTAATCTCCCATTGACATAAATCCTAAAATAATATATCATAACAAACATAAGTGATTAATTTTCATTTTTCATTTATAAACTCTTTCTTTCATCCTCAAGAGGGAGTCTTTGTAATGAAGATTTCCTCATTTTTTACCTTTTGACTTTCCTATACTCGTCCTCTATAATTAGTATAATGGAGAGTGATTAAATGATTATTTTGGATGATAATAAAATACAATTCACTGTACAAAGACAAAAACACATTATTGGGAGTAAATTATTTCCTGTTTCATCAAAAAGTAAATTACAAGTATTTAACTCTGAATATACAGAAGAATTAGATAAAAACGATCCTAAAATACTTCAATTTACTAAACTTGTTGATCAATGTAAATTTGAAATGGGCCATGCTTATACTAGTTCTGATATTATTCTTCAGATTGCAAATGCGATAAATTTAGAAGCAAAATTCTTTTCGGGTTGGTTAATTTATCCTTTTAGCAATACATTTCCTAGTCATCACGCATGGACAGTAATTAATGGTAATAGCGTTGTAGATGTAATGCAATTCCCTGAAGAAATTGATATAATGATGAAAACTGATATGACTGATCCTGATTTTAAGAGGAAACTTGCCATTAAATTAGTTGAGATAAGGAAGAAAGAAAAACCTCTTTCTGAATCATGTTTCTTCGGTAAAATTAATTATGATTGGGTTTATTATGTCGGTAGTCCAGATACTTCTGAAAATGCAAAAAGGATATTTAGGGAATTAATTTCAAAATACCCTAATCATCCTGCTTATATTCGTAAAGGGGTAAGAGAGTCAAATGGCAGAACTGAATTGCAGAATTTAATTAACGAGGAAATGGAGAGTGATTAAATATGTTAAATGATATTATTTCCAAAGTATTAAACAAGTTTTTAGATGGAAATATCGAGAGTATAGATTGTTATTCTAGGGGAAATTGTAGGTTTGATTTAATTACACAAAACAAAATTTCATACAAAGATTTTGTTAAGAAAACGAAGAATATTATATCAGAAAATGATATTTCTAGTTATGATGAAGAAGATTCTGAGTATCTTGAAGTCACTATTGAATTAACTGAAGATTTTATAAACAAAATTATTAATCATATAAAATGTGATTGCATGAATGAATTTGAGGAAATGAAAAAGTAACTAGAGAAAAGAGGATAAAACAGATGAAATCTAATGTCATTAATATCAATCGTTCTAAAATTGGCAAATGCTATGAATTAAGTTTGCAATATATACTCGCTAACCCTAATTGGAAATTAATTCATGGATATATCTCAAACCAACAACCACCGAACCAAACTATTGATCATGCTTGGTGTATTAATGGTGATAAAATTCATGATGAAATATTTGAGAAGGATTTTCATACAGATTTGTATACTGCTTTATTTGCTCCAAAGATTGTCAAGAAGTATAAATTCAATGAAATGATAGAGAAAATGAATGAGTTTGAAACTTATGGGCCTTGGCATGATGTAGATGAGTTTAATGGAGATTATTATGATGAGCATGGGGATTTAAGGGATGAATATAAAGGGAAGAAGTGATAATAATGGCAAAAGCAAAGGTAAAACTTATTATGACCGCAATATTAGAGGTTGAAATTGATCCGGCTAAAATATTTGATCTTGATGAATTCCCAGAAGATAATCAACCAATGATTGAAGATGCAATAAAGAGTGTAATTGAAGGATATCTTGATACACCCCTTTATTTTATAAAGGATGAGAATACTGAAATTGGAATTAAACATGAGGTATTAGAATACAAATTACCGATTCAAGAGTATAAAGGGAATAATAAGGTAAAAATAGATTATTCTAATGATAACTATATTATTAAGAACAAATCGGTTAAATTTATTAAAGGAATATTTAAAGATGAAATTGGTGTATTTAAACGAATAATTAAAAATACGGGCGGTGGTATATATTTATGCGAAATTTATGTTGTAGAAGAATTAGAACAATACAAGTCAGATTATTTTGTATTTGTTGATAACAATGTTCAAAAACTGTGGGAAGATAAGTCAAATGATTTTGTAGCAGAAGAGTGATTAAATATATACTCCTGTTGAGCCTAATATAATATCAGAAGGAGAAGTGAAGAATGCAACAAACAGAAAAAGACAATAAATTTTTTGAGGAAATGATTTGTAAAGGATTCTTCGATAAATTACACAATATGAAATTAATTACCGACTCTGAACACAAAAATTGTATCAGTGGGTATGATGAGTTTTATAAGGATAAGGATGCAGAACTTAAATAAGGGAAGTAAAAATCCCTTTTCTCTTTCTATCTTATCATAAATATAAAAATAAAATTTATACTTGACAACATTATTTGCTAGTGGTATGATGAGAGAGTAGAAAGTGAGGTGAGGAAATATATGATTGTATTAACAAATATCAATACATAAATTATTAAGTTCACAATCTCCATAAAGTAAAAAATAAAATAATGAAAGTAGGTTAATTTATAAATGTTTAATGTAAAAGAAATTAAAACTGGCAATGTCTTTGAGGTTTTTCAAGTGTTCGATTATACATATCTAAATAAAAATCAATTTGTATTTTTAATGTATGATTATAGTATCAATGAATGGGCTATGTCAGATAGTAAGTATTTTGAGCCACTTACAGATATAAGCAAAGCTATTACAGAAGAAAAATCTGGTTTTGTGAAAGGTCTATTTAGTGGATTTAAAGGATTATCTACTGAGAGTGTAATGGAAAGATTAAGTGAGTCATGGGAATCTATACCACAATGTATTAAAGAAAATATTTGTTTGTCTCTTGGCAGCAAGGGGAACAGTGAAAAACTTATGGTTGTTTTGGATGAGTTTTCTAAACAAAACAAATTGTATATAGAAAAAGAAGAAGAACGTAAACGATTAGAAGACTTGTTAAAATCTAAACAAGATGAGCATAGTAAGAAAATTTCTATTTTACAGGAAGAGTTTAATAACGCTGAAAAATTAATTAATGAAAAGTTAAAAGGATTGTAAGATTAAACCCATAGCAGAGGGGTTTATACTCTGCTTAATAATTACAAAGGTTGTGATTATATGCTATATATAATTGGTTATTTTGATGGAAGCGTTAAAAATGAAAAAGCCATAGGTGTTTGGACTTATAGTTTATATGAAAAATTAAATAAACAATCTCCAAGGACTAAAATAAAAACTGAGAGAGGTTGGGATTATTGTTTTTACGCAAATAGCATACAAGCCGAATTTATTGGGTTAATTGGTTTATTAGATAAATTAAAGCAATATTTCGAGATTGGTTTTATTAATTTTTTATTAATTAATGGAGATTGCGAGAGTATTATCAATCAAATTAAATACAAAAAATCAACTGACAACGAAATACTTAAAGACTATTTATTATTAGCAAAAGAATTGGTATCTATGTGTGAAGTTCCTATTGATCTTCAATGGATTCCTAGAAGCAAGAATAAATCTGCGGATAAATTGTGCAAAATGGTATGGGAAGATTTGAAGAATAAAATGAGGAATACTAAAAATATATTTGGAAGTAATCAACCAGAAAATATTTTAGAATTTATTTAGTTTTTTGTTAGTGAATTGTTAGAGCAATAAATAAATTAAACAGGTGAGAACTTGCAAGTTTTAATTGGTAGCTACCCTCCCTGATCAGGAGGAGAGAAAGAAATTGGAAAACAATATATATTATGTTTATGAATATATACGACTAGACACAAATGAGCCATTTTATGTAGGAAAAGGCTGTAAGAATAGATGGTGTAACACCAAACAGAGAAATAAATATTTTAAAAACATAATTAGTAAAATTCCAGTAGCAGTACATATTTTACATGAAAATTTATCCGAAATTGAAGCATTTGAATATGAATGTTGGTATATCAATGAATACAAATATAATATGAGTTATGATTTAACCAATATTATCGATGGTGGAGAAGGAGGGGATACAAGATCAGGAAACTCAGAAGAAAACATCAAACTAAATAAAAAGCAAAGTATTTCCAGCAGAGGAATGAACGCTATATTGAATGAGGAAAAAGTCAAAAAAATAAAGATAGAAATATTAAATAATATAGATATGCACTATATAGCTAAAAAATACAGTGTAAACTATACCACTATTTGTAAAATTAAAACATGTAAAAATTGGGAATGGGTATGTAGTGAGTTAAATAATAAATTATTAACTATGAATAAAGATCAAGATGATAAAATAATTGATTATTATTACAGCAACCCACATTTATCAATGGTTCAGATTGGTTTAGATTTAAATACAGCATATGGAAGAGTTCGGAAATTAATAAGTGATAAAATAAAATTAGAATCAAGGAATATTATAGGCGTAAACCTAAAGAACCAACTTTATAAGAGTAGAATTACAATAAAAGGAAAGGAGATTCATCTTGGTCATTACAGAGAATTAAAATATGCAGAAAAGGTTAGATTAATTGCCGAAATAGTATATTTAAAAGATAAATCTCCGCAGAAACACAAGTTAAAAAAATACGACTTAGACTTTAAAGATATTGATATAAATACTTTAAATGAATTTATCAATAAATATTCAACTAAATCAACCGTTAAAATTATTTGTTTGACTACAGGAGTTATTTTTAATAGTTTCAAAGAAGCCGAAAATTTCTATAGAATCAATAATTTTAGCAAGAATGGTTATTTGTGTTTAACAGGGAAGAGAAAAACTTTTGGCAAGCATCCAATTACAGGTGAACCTCTAAAATGGCAATACTACGATGAATACATAAAATCAAACCAACTCCCAACCGCAATATAACTATATAACTATATTTATATATAGTTATATAGTTATAAATATAAATAAATAATTTAATATACTTAAAGGAGTGATAAAATGAATAAAAATTGGACAGAAGAAGATATTATTAAAGCAAGAGAAATGTTAGACAAAGCTATAAAAGAGAAAGATTATTTATATTATCCGGAAAATTCAGATAGATGTATTTTAGATAAATTTAAGATAAGGAGTCAACAGTGGTACAACCAATTTCACTCCAAACTGCAATATAACCAAATAAATAAATATAAAGGAGAATTAACATGGTAGCAATAAGAAGGGTATACATAGACATTGATTGGACAAAAATGCAAACTTTACATAAGAAAATAACCTCTTCTCATATTGATTGTATGAAAACAAAATGGAGTCCTTTTAGAGATGAATGGAAGCAAGGTTTTGATAGTGATTGTTGTTGTGGTCATTGTACTAATACTGAGCATTGTTTTGAAGCATTTAGGGATAAAAGATGTCATCTAGAAAATCATTTTAAACCTATAATCGTTGAGTTTGAGAAGAAATCATGTTGGGACGATGAAGAGGTAAATATATTTAATATAATATCGTTGAAAGGAGGTGAACACTAATGACAGAATTAGAACATAAAGAACTAGTAGAAAGTCTAAATCAAATGATGGTAGAGATTATAAAAGTCAAAGAATTACAAAAAGTCCTTGTAGGTATATCTGGGATAGATATTAATCAAGAAGATTGGAAGAATTATTAATATTTTAGGAGGTGATATAAAATGGAAATAACAACTATGACTCTAGAAGAAGCAGAAAAGATTGGTTACGTTGCAAAAATCAAAGAACTCTACTGTGAATTAAAATCAGTTTGGCCTACATTTTCAGAAAAAACTAGAGACAATTTGACAATGTTGCTTGGTGGTTTGAAGGATAAAAGTGAAGTTATGGCTTTGATGGGTAAGGAAGATGATAGGTAAAAGAGTAATGGTAACACTCTCTGGGAAATAATTTATGTAGTTAGAGTAAATAAAAAATAAATGGGTGATGGCCGACATTAAGGAGAAAAAATATGATTTATTTATTAGATGGTTTAGAATTTAATGTTAGTAATATAGTGGAGTTTCTAGACTCTTATCAAAACAAAATTACCTCTTATAATGGATTTAATATGCAACAAATAATTCTTGATAAGTTACTCGAAGGAATAAAAACAAATCAATTAATACATACACAATGGTTAAGAGGGATTGGCAAAACTCATACATTAATTGCGTTAGCAAAAGAAGCAGATTGTATTGTATTAGAACCAAATGTAGCTGTGGCATCTGCTATAGCAAAAAGGGAAAATTATTCAAAAGTATACCCTGCATCCATTGATTTTCTGAGAGGTAATACTTTAAGTAATTATGGCTATAGGTACAGCAAAGATAATCCTTTGGAAGTTGTTGTGGACGAAGGAGTAACAAATATTAAAGCTATTGAAGATATTGGATTTAAAGTAGTTACTGGATTTTATACTCCTAAGAAAGAAGATGAAATTTCATTTAATGATAAAGTAACGAGAACTCTTATGAATGAAATTGAAGCTCTTACTCCTAAGTTAGAATTAACAAGGGAAAGTAAAGATTATGGAACATATAAGAATTTAATTAATGCTTATAGAGAGGTGTTAAATCTTATGAGATATTTTCCAGATAATCATTAAATAATAGCAAACAAATACTCCCAACCGCTTTTGGTGGTTAGGAGTATTTTAATATAATAGTTATTTAAGTTTATCTAATTCGTCTAAATCAATAATAACTTCCTTAAAAAACATAAGATATCCACATTCAGTACAAATGTAAGTAATAGTTGGGAATGGGCCAGAAATACCAATTGCATCAAATTCCATTCTTGCATTCATACCAAAAGTTTTTACTTTTTTAGATTGGCATATTGGACAGGTTTTAGATTGATTAGATATGGTTTGTTTGTTGATAGTGCGTAGATTTTCTTGTGTAGAATCTTCCATATTATGATTACCTCCCTATGTTTGATGATTATATTTGGTTAATTTAGCATGTCCATTTTGTTGGATTAATAATTACTCTATTTAAATCTAATCTCTTTAACATCAATTAAACAATCTGGATCTATAATAATTTCACTCTCTCCTCTTTTATCAATATAAGCAAGAATATCTTCAATTTTAATCATTGCTTCATATAACTCTCCCCTATATTTATTGAACCTTGTAGCAAAGAATTTAGCTTTTTCTTTATCAATTGTCCAAGAAAAAGCTTTTTGATAAGGTGTAGATTTAGTATTTTGTCCTCGATATATTTTGACCAATCCATTAACATCTGGTTTAATATTTTCATTTAAATTTTCTTTAGGTTTGTATTTGAAAATATTAAGAAAGAAGTCTTTGTTAAGGTTTGAGAAACCATACTCAGAACGGCTGTAGATGTCCTCAAAGCAATCGTATTTCTGTTCATCAGGTATATCATCAAATGATTGAATATAGAAGTCTAGAGCAATTTTCTTTTCAATAAGGAAAAATAATTTGTTGTATTGCTTTTTAGAGATATAATTATTCATACTTTCTTCAATTTTTTCAATTCTCTGTTTAGTATGCCAACTAGTCAATGATTCTATATTGAATACACCTATATCTACCATGACAGGGCCAGAGATGTAGGTAAAAGGTGTTAGAAAATTATCAGTAAAGTAGAAGTTAGATATTGGTTTATCAAGGTATTGTACGGCTTCTAGTATGGTTTGATAAGGTGGTATTTCATATTCAGTTTCTTCCATTATTTTGATTCTAAATTGATTATCTGAGAAGAGTGATGCAGGGATTAATGAATTTTTGTTTAGGTTTCCATGAGATAGTTTGAATATGTCGCTTATGTTCATATTGTTAACTCCTTTGTGTTTATAATGTTTATTCTATTTTAATAAGTCGAAATCCATTATTGTTTTCTTGAACCGTAGATAAAGTTTTCCACACATCTCATCTGCTTCGATTCCAAATATAGATGAATCAACGCCTAACACCTTAATAATTTCTTTAAATTGTGGCAGATTAATTTTCTTTTTACCTTTTTCAATATTGTATAATTCATCTAATTTTAGATTGGAATTTTTAGTAAAGTTAGATGTAGATATTTTCTTTAACTTTCTTACTCTTTTAATATTAAATCCCATATAATTGCCATTTTTTATAGCTTGATCAATTTCTAATTGGATATAAAAGTTTTTTGTGCTGATTTGTTTTTCTTTTTCGGTTAATGTATCTGGTCGTTTATTATGGTGTTGTTTTAGTTGTTTTGGTTTTTGCGTATTTTTATCTATAGTTAATATATCTGTCCGGCTTTTATTTACAGGAGATTTGATTGCGAAGTCCATTATACTTGATTTGAATCGTACATACAATTTTCCATAAAGTTCATTTTCTTCAAGATTAAATATAGAATAATCAATATTAAGTGAATCATATATTTTTACAAATTCTGATAAACAAATTCTAGTTTTACCAGATTCAATTTTAGTTAGTTCATACGATTTTATACCAATGTTTTCAGATAATTTAGCAACACTTATTTTCTGTATTTTTCGTATTCTTTTTATGTTAGTTCCCATGTAGTTACCTTTTTCTATTGCTTTTTTAGTTTCTATTTGAAGATAAAAATCTTTTGTATTTTTATTAATGATATTTAATTTTTTAGCATTTTTATCATTAAGTCTTTTTACTTTAATTTTACAACGATAACATAAAGAAGATAAGTTTTTGTATTTAAAAATTTTACCACATTTTTCGCATTTATCATATATTGTAACTTCTTCTTTAATATTTTGAGCACGCAATAAACTTTTATCACAGTCGATACATTTTAATGTTGTAGAATTTTCTGGTAATGGTTTAGCACATTTGATACATAAATTGTATGCGATTCTAATTTTTTGAATATCATTATAATTTATAAGATTTATGTCCATGTGACAACCTCCATTTCGACAATGATGGTTATATTATAGCATATTTAGTTGTTTTGTTCAAATTTGAGGTAATATGAAATTAATAAAATAATAAAAACAAACAAAAAAGAAACGAAGATTGGCTGTACACACCAAATTCTTCATTTTAGCAGAGACCTTGAGATAATAAAAGCCATTGAGTTAGTTTGAGCTAGAAGAATGCTGAAAATAACTCAATGTGCTTATTGTAGCATGGATTGGGTTGAGTTGTAAAGGTTAGGGTTTTTGGGATGGATATATTATCCCATAAAAGTATGTTTTTATTTTGTTTGAAATAATGGTTTTGAAAGTGGCTTATAGCAAGGGTTGTAGAGGTGGTAATTGTTGGGATTTGGGTTATTTGGAGGGATTTTTGAGGTAAATTAGTTAGAATTTAATATTTTTTATTTTTAAAGAGCTGTTGAGGTTCTTTTTGTTTTGTTTTGTTTGGGTAGAAATTGAAATTGAATTTAATATTGGTTGGATAGGAGTCAGGCCAGACTTTTATCTGTAAAACGAGGCACTTGAGTTTTCCTTAGAACTTGAGTGTCTTATTCCAATTGTGGCTCTTATTAAGGAAAGGGGATAGATTTATTATGGGATTGATAACAAAAGAGGTTTGGGTAGAAGTAGGTAAAAATTTAAAACATTATGAAAAATTAAATTATTTTATACCAAAATCAATAAATAAGTACGGAAAATTAACTGTTTCAAGAGGAACTAGAATATTAGTTAAAGTAGAAGATTTGCCTAATCGTTCTGCTGTATTTGTTGATTGTGAATGTAACGGTTGCGGAAAAGAAATAAATAGAATACCGTGGTATAATTATAAAAGATCAGTAGTAGACGATAATAAATATTATTGTCATCAATGTGCAAAGGCTGGTCATAAAGAATGGATAAGTTTCTTTAGATGGTGTTACTTAAATTTATATAAAGAATTAGCAGATTATATTTTATCCAGATGGGATTATGAATTGAATATTGATAAAAATGGTAAATTAATAACACCAAAAGATATTAGTCATTCATCACAAGGTATTAACGGAAAAGGATATTGGTTTAAGTGTTTAGAACATCCAGAGCATCTATCAGAACAGAAAAGTATTAGCGGTTTTGTCGGAGGGACTCGTAGTATTACTTGCAATCAATGTAATAAGGTCTCCATTACATACCCTGCTCTCATTAAATATTTAGTAAATGAAGCTGATATGTATAAATACTCTCTTGGTTCAAATGAACAAATCCCTATGAGATGTCCATATTGTGGATATGAGAAGGATATTACAATTCCTGTTTTTATAAGAGTTGGATTTGGATGTTCAAGATGTTCAGACGGTGTGTCGTTCAGTCAAAAATTTATAGCATGTTTTTTAGAGCAGATATTAGATAAAGATTTTACAATAGAACTAAGTAAAAAAACTTTAAAATGGTGTGATAACTATAGATATGATTTTTATACAGAAAAATTAAACGGAATTATTATAGAGGCAATGGGTATACAGCACTACGAAGAATCTTTTAGAAAAATAAGTAAAAAAGCTAGAAGTTTAGAAGAAGAACAAAAGAATGACAGAGATAAAGAACAATTAGCAAAAGAAAATAATATTGAAAATTATATAGTTTTGGATTGTAGAAAAAGTGAAATGAATTGGATTAAAAATAGTATCATGAATAGTAATTTACCAAAATTATTAAATTTTATGGAAAAAGATATAGATTGGTTGAAATGTGGCGAAGCAGGTTATTCAAGTTTGATTAAGATTGCTTGTGATTATTGGAATAGTGGAATAAAGAGTGTCAGAGAGATAGCAGAGAAAATGAAATTACATAGTGCTACAATTTCAAGATATCTTAAACAAGGTACTGAGTTAAATTGGTGTGATTATGGTGGGAAAGCAGAGATGTTTCGTAAGGTAATATGTTTAACCACAGGGGAAGTTTTTAATAGTGTTACGGAAGCTGAAAATAAATATAATACTTCTCATATTTCAGATTGTTGCAAGGGAAATAAAAAGACATCTGGAAAACTTTTAGATGGAACTAAACTTGTGTGGGTTTATTATGAAGAATATATATTAAGAACAGAGGAAGAAATTACAAGTATTTTAAATAATTCAAAAAATATTCGGAATGTAAAAATAATATGTACAACAACTGGTGAAAAATTTGAAAAAATATCTGATGCGGAAATCAAATATAATATTTCTGCACAAAGTATATCTAAATGTTGTAAAGGTAAATTAAATTCAGCAGGTAAACATCCCAATACAGGAGAGAAAATGGTTTGGAAAATATTTGATAAATAATATTATAGAGAGTAATCACAAAATTAATGTGATTACTCTCTATTTTTTACGCTTTTAATTTTCCATTACATGATTGATAATTAAAGTGGCGATATCCTTCTGAACCTTTGAAGAATTCACAAGTTTCGATCCCTCCCTAAGACAGAAATTCCATATAGGATTACTCCTACTTAGAAATTTTTTGTCTGACAACTTTGTAAGTCTATTCTCCCAATCATTTTCCTTGCGTAATCTATTAGCAAGAGCAAAGAAACCTGATATAAACATATTTTCTAAAATAAAATTCTGCTTTCTTTGTTCCGATTTTGCTTCAATATCAATATTGCCCATTGCTTCAGGGAATATATTACTAATTAATTCATCCCAAAATTTAACAAGATATAAACCAATCTCTTCTGCTTCTTTTGGATTTAATGCTTTAAATTGTGCTACATTATCAAGTAGAGTTTTATAAGTGATAATTTTATTGCTTGATTTTGAAATTGTTCCAGAAACTAACTCTATCTTACCTTTGAGCAAACTTTGATTCGCAATTATGTCAACAATTTTGCGATTTTCATTGAAAACATCATGAAAAGCCAACCTAGTACGACTTACAGCCTTACCTTTTGAATTTGCTTCTACAAAAAGATTTTCTGACTCTGAGTGAGACAAATTAAAAATCACCACTGGTATATAAAATTCTCTAGGATCTTTTATGCTAAGAGCATCCTTTTTGAATCGTTTAACCCAAATCTTCATACTTTCTAACCTATGGGCTGCATCGCAGATGGTTAAAGCATGTTGTCCAGATAAAGTATTGTCATCTTCGTTAAAGTGAAGTGGTTCAGGATATTCTTTTGCATAATTTAATAATACTTGACCAGCATCCATAGAACCGTCTAACATTTTTGATAAGATAGTTTTAACATTGGCAGTATAAATTAATGGTTTTTCCTCTCCTTTTGCGGTGGTACGCGAACCTCTCTGAACTGAGGGATCGTATATCACTGAAGGAGTTTTTCCAGAGTACATTTCATTTAGTTGATAACAATTTAATGTTGTGATCCATTTGTAAATAGAACCATTACGATAAACGGGTTGGCAATTTGGTATTGACCAAAAATATCCATCTTCTTTATTATTGCTTTCTTTCCCAGTCTTAACCTTATTACTTAAACTACCAAACACAGGCATATTGGCATTCCCCATATTTCTTTCTCTCATTTTTTTCTTTAGTTCTTCATCAGATTCTACAACTTTATCAATTTTATCAACTTCAATAATCTTATCACTCCTATCTTCTTCCCATTTTTCATCCTCATCAATAATTTCATCCAAACTTTCAAATCCTGCTGAAGTTTCACTCATAGTTTTGCTAAATTCTTGTGTCATCGTATTGATTGCCTCTTCCTTAACTTGATTAACTACATTAGTGTTTGTCTGAGCAAGTCTGTCTCTACTTTTTCTTCCCATGTCTTCTTCTCCTTCCATAGTTTCCTTGACTAATTTATTAACCATATCAATAATCATAATAAAACCGCCTTTCTATGACTATATCATATTTATACACAAAAACATAGAGAATAATACCTAAATTTTCTTAAAAATAAAGAAAAAGAATGATTTCTCATTCTTTCTAATCAATAATTATCCCTTTTTCTCTTAGAAAATCCTCTTCTGCAAGTAATATTTCCTCAATAAGATTCTCGTTAACTCCTGTCCTTTGAGCAATTTGTTGAATCATAAGATCAACATCAATCGTCGGTTTGCTAAAACTATTGATGATGTTCCCTAAAATTCCCATTATAGCCATCTCCTTATTTCATTTTCCATACCGTGATATCTGGAATTATTCTTATCTTTTTCATATTTGGATATTGAGTAAAAATATAAAAATTTTCTCTTAATTCTTCTATTTGAGCGATGTTAACTTGTTTGCCTAAGTTAGTTAATCTTCTAAACCCTGCTGAATTAGTTAACCAAAACAATTGAGGAAACCCCTTTACCTTCTGAGATACTTTTTCGTAAATATCAATCTTTTCTTTCAGTTGTTTTTTAGATTCTGTCCCTGCGTCAATTTCAAATAACAAGGTGGTGTCTTGTTCATCCTTAGTTAACACAATCAATATATCTGATCTAAAAATATATTGCTTACCATTTTCTCTATCCTTGTATTTATAAATGAATTCAGGTTTATATTGCTTAATAAAAATCTTATTTAAATTTTGCTCCCGAATCAGCAAAGCATAAATTTCATTAACTAATAGTTGATGAGTATAATCTGAAGGTAGTTTAGATAAATTCACTCCACCAATTTGGCAAAGTAATTTACCTGCCGTAACTAAGGATTCGCCATTTAATGCCACTGGAGTTCTTTTAATAAATTCTAATCTTTCTATTTTAGCTAGTCTTCGATTACAAACAGTTAAACTTTGTTTAGATTGAAAGAACATTATTTGAATCTGAGTTCTGGAAAAAATTTTAAAATCTCTAATACTTCTTATTATCTCTAAATCTCTCCCCGTTAAATGGGCGTACTTTTGTCCCAAAATCAATTTTTCCAACATCAAATCTTTGCTGATCATTGTCAATCACCTCTATATTAAAATCTGGTTCGGGGATATAATCCGATTCCAAAATTTCTTCCATAATTTCATCAACAGAACGTAAATATTTTTGACTATTTTGATTAATAGCATCTGGTATTTGCTTGCGTAAAGGTTTGGTTGGAGGATCACATTTAATAATAGATATACTTTTTTCACTTTTGTATAAAAATCTACAGAGTGCATGATATTTAGGAAGATTAAGAATAGCATATCTGTTAGACATATCTTTTTCTTCATCTCCTGTTTCAAATTCTTTAAACAGTGTTTGTGCTCCTCCTCTACCTATAGCAAAAGATATAATCTGAGGTTGTACTTCTAACATCATTCTAATAAGTGATTGAATTTGAGTTTGTTCTGGAGACTGGAAGAAAAAATGTAAGCATAGTCGGTATTTTCTTGCTTCTGTTAAAATTTCTTCAATTCCAGCCTCATTTGACAAATACATTTGGGGTTCGTCAAGAAAAAGCATGAAAATCCTCCTTTTATTTTTATCTGTAATATCAAATCTTGATAAAGCTGCAATCCAAAACTTAGAAATAATTAGAGGGATCAGTATCTCAATATTAACTTTTCCGACAGCAACTTTTGGGGCTTTAATTAAAAGTATTTTTCCTTCATCCATTATCGTCCTGAAGTCAATAGTAGATTTGTTTTGACATATAATTGATTTCAAATAATCATTATTAGTAAGATTTCCTACTTTGTTTAACAATGGTTTAATCATATCTCTTTTAACTGATGGAGGTTGGGCTTCAAATCTGTCCCAATATCTAACAACAGAAGCGTTCCTTTTGTTTTTTCTTAAAGACTTTACTATTTGTTCACGATATTCTACTTCAGTTAACATTTTGATAATTCCTAAAAGAGTTTTAGGATAATCAGTTTGTTTAAGAATCGCGTTCAATGAATTTGATAAAAGATCCTCACTTGCAAAACCTATTTGTTCTCCGAATCTTTTTTTGAAAAATGAAATTATCTCTGCATGAATAAAGTGGGGAAACTGTTTCTCAACTTTTTCATCAAATTCTAAGAGATTAATTCCTGGAAGAAAATCTTTATTGGAAAAGTCTAATAAAACAACATCCTCTAATCTATTTTCTGGGATAGACATTAAAATATTGTCAATTAATGCTCCATCTGCTACGTCTATAACACAAAATCCTGCGGTATTGAAATTTTGTAAATTGTTAATTTTAGATATTTGGATTGCAATATTTTCAGCCAAATTTGTCTTGCCACTCCCAGGTGAACCCACGTATATAGAATTTTTGCTAAGGTCGTCAAAATGATCTATAGGATAACTAATTACATTTTTTGTATTTAAATCTTTGCCCATTACTATACCATTACCTTTGAGTAAAAATTTACTAGGTTTTAACACTACCCTATCTCCTAACGAATTTTTATCATCGCCAAACTTCAAATTAGGTAATTTATAATCTGGAATACCTTGACCTAAAATACCATTTGAAATCATTTGAACTGTATAACCAAGACATCCTAACACAAATTTACTGCTATATAGAGCAGAATATTTTCCTGATTTAATGGTTAAGTCTTTAATCTTATTAATTTTATCTCCCACTATACTCAACCCCTTTCATTTCTTCGTAATTAGTGTTGAATAGAAGATATTCTTTATCATCAAATATTGGTCTAAAAGCATATTGCTTAGTTCCTATAGTCATCCAACCTTGTCCTTTCTCAATTCTAGATAAGTAGTCAATAATGTGAGGTGGTATATTCATATAATTACTAATATGTTGCAACTCTAAAGAAGTTAAATGAAGAATTAAAGTATTGGCACAATTTTTAATAATTAATTCAATATCATCCTTAGAGCAATCAGTGAGGTTCTGGGTGCAAACAAAAATGCCCACCCCTCTCTTACGATAACCTTTAGCAATTGCTACAACTCTCTTAATTACTGCATCCGTTTTTAAAATATTCCATGCTTCATCAATTACAATAAGACAATCTTTAAATTCAGTTTTGAGTAAGAACTTTTCAAAATCCTTAGATATAATAACAATATTCCTTGAAGTTAATTTAGCATATTCACCAGTGATATCAAGAATATAAATTTTCTTATGTGCAGATATTTTCTTTATAATTGACTTTACTGCAAAACTCTTGCCACTTCCTGAAATTCCAAAAATGAAAAATGAATTATTAAATGTCTCTGCAAAGTTAATTTTAATTAATTGATGGTTTTGATAATCATATCCAATAGTAATACCTTTGCCGGAAACATATCTTACAAATGGATAGAAATTACTAATTGCACTTGTTAAAAATACTTTTAACTCCTTTACATGATCAATTTCTTTGTATGCTCTGAAATTCTTGAAACAATTAAAATGTTCACAATTAGCAAACTTAAATCTTATCTGCATACCATCTAAAAGCATAGATATTTGCTTTGTTTTTGTTTCTAATTGTTCAAGTGTTTGTCCTTTAATTAAGATATATAATCCAACCATGCAAAGTTTTTCTTCATTTCCCATAAGATCAACCATTGTTTTTTGTAACTTCTCTACAATTTCATCTTCTACAAAAAACTCTTGATTTGGGTTCTTTGAGGCTTTCCAATTTACATTTGCTTCAGTAGTATCAATTCTTTTTTTTACGGCCTTTACAGCCTCTTCTTGTGGCAATGGAAAGATAGTAATAGCAATCTCAGTGTCAGGAATCATTAGATTGTTTATGAATCCCACAGAAAGCATTTGAGGATATTGGATAACTTTAATTAATTTAGCAAAATATTTTTCATTGTTTTCAGTGACAGAAATATACTTCCTAAATTCTTTAATTTGGATATTGCTTGAAGTTGAACATTCAGATTGAGCATAGTCCATTCCCGAATTACGCAGGTTTTCACAAATATCAGAATTGGTAATTAGATAATAACTTGATTCGTTTATTTGTGTATCTTTGTTTAAATAATTTAAATCAGTTTTACAAATTATCCTTGATGAATCATTTAGAGAATTTAGCAAATATTTAAACTTGGATCTGAGTAATATTTGATCTTCTTTTGTTGCTAAAAGATAGTTTGCTTTTGGGTAAAGTTGATATTGAAACATTTTGTTTTGTCATTCCTTTCCACTTAAATTTAAAGAAAGATACTACTCCTTGGTCTATATCTGTTTTCGTAAGAATTGCTGTAGGAATACCAATATTTGGTAATATAAATAATTTTAAATAAATAGGTAAAGTTGTATTAAAAACCGATAATCCAAGTATAACCCCACCTATTAAATAAATAGTTTGTTTCCCTGTAAGTCCATAAAATATTTCATCCTTCATTTCAATAATTTGATTTGTGTCGAACATTTCAGTATTTAACATTAAATTACCTCCTTCTACTCGCTCCTCTTCTTGAAGACATCATACCTCCCATTCTACCAAATCCACTATATCTAATAAGTTTTCTAGGGCTTAATCCATATTTTATCTCTCTAAACATAGCAACTGGATTCGGAGCTTGGTGTCCATAACTAATCCATTGTTGAACATATGAAGGTGCTTTTAGCATAAATGATCCTGCCGATATACAAAGCATAATATGATAAAGTCCTCCGTGATTTGATTTTGATATTGAAGACTCAAATCCTAACCAAATCACCATAATAATCGCATGGATAATTGGAGCAATTAAGTTATCTAATAATTCATCAATCCATACCTGTCTCATATTTTGATGTTTGGGAAATAAACATAGATAGAAAAATATAGGTGCTGTAGCAACTAGAAACATAATAGAAATCATTCTCATGAAATAAAACCATATTAAATTGACTAATATCATTGCAAAAATTAAAGTGAATATAATTAGACCTAAACCATACTGTGGAGTTAAAGCTCTGACCATTTGTGCTTCTGAACCGCCTAGAGATAGAATAACAATGGTAAATTTGTTTGTTGCATCTATTATCATTGGAAGTGCAATTATTGCAATATTTACAATGACCATTGATTGAGCTATCTTCACAATATATTCTGTACTCTGATATTTACTACTTTTATTCATAATTTGCATAATTCCAAAATATACAATTCCTGCTATTGAGAATGTCATTATGATCTTTAAGAAGAAATAGTATAAAGATAATATTGTAGGATTTTCTGCCAATACATTAGGCGTGTGAAGAAATAATTGTGTAAAATTTTGAACTAGAGAATCAGTAATAAAATGTTCTAATCTTCCATTTACTGTAGAAATATCTTGAGGTGTAGGTGCATTAAATAAAGCATCATTAACATTTTGAACTGTTTCTAGGGATGGAGGTGTGATAAAAAATTTAATTATAGCATCTCCTGCTTCTCCAACAGTGAGCAATGGAATCATCCCCTTTATGAAGTTATAATAATTTTAATCTTAAAATTTTGGCATTGTTGGAAATACTCCTTTAAGTATTGTCCAGACAATCTTCACTACCCAAGGCCCAACAATTATAGTTATACATCCACGGATTACCGATTCCTTAAGCTCTTTGGATTGAGCTTTCCAATTTCCATTTCCAATGACATCCATGACACCAGCCCAGACTATCATGATCATAGCTAAACCAATTCCTAGTCCAGATAATAATAAACAAATTTTTGTTGACCACTGGTTAAATTCTTCCATGATAAAAACCTCCTAGAAATTTTAATTTTTCCATGCCTCTTTACTAAGAAGACCTAGATTTTAAAATCTGAATCCCTTTATTCATGCGGTCTGTAGGGTTCAGGGTGTATTAATGGCAATATAGGTGGTTAATATAGGGTTCTTGTCTTGATTTTTACAAACATTCATGTATAATCGACATTATTTTGGTTAATAATATGGTCAACGAAATAAATTAAGGAGTGTGAATTTAATGTTTTTACTGCCAATGTTTGTTGTAGGAGTAGGTTTGGTGGGTTATTCAGCATATGAATTAGTTAATACAGTGCAACAATTAAGCAAACTTATTCAATAATAAAATTCATATGCTATAATTCAATCCCCTCATTTGAGGGGTTTATTTTTTAGCAAAATGCTTGATACTTTTGACAATTGATTCTTTAGACCAATATGCTCCAAAACCAAACATTAAAACTCCTAATGCGCCCATTGTCCATCCTAAAACCCAGTATGAAGGAGTAAGAAAAATCTCACCAAATTCTAATAGTGAAAAACTTCCAACTAAAAACATAAGAGCTTTTGTATCTTTTTTCATAATAAGTCCTCCTTTTCTATTTGCTTTTAGCAGGTAAATAATTAATTGGATTTAATGAATTAGTTCCATTATTAGTACGAATTTCAAAATGTACATGTGGGCCTCTGGATAGTAATCCGGTATTTCCAGACAAAGCAATTACATCATTTTGATTTACTTTATCTCCAACGTTGACTAATAATTGATTATTATGTGCATACACAGTCTGTTTTCCATCAGAATGATTGATATACACAACATTTCCAATCATTTCATTAAATTCTGCTTTAATTACTATGCCAAAATTAGAGCAATAAACTTTACTATTTTCCACTACTGCAATATCAATTCCATAATGAAATCCATTTAATGAAGACTCTCTTGGGCCATAAGGACTTGAGATTATTCCATCTACTGGATAAATATAATTAGAGGAAGAAGAAGTAAGCAATATATAAGTTTTATTAATGACAATGTTTAAGATACTTTTTGCTTCCTCTGTGGTCAACTCTCCTTTAGCTGAGACAGGATGAGGTATTGACAATAAAGTTAATAATAAAAGTGAAAATAATAGTTTTTTGCTTGGCTTGGGAATTAATTTTCCTTTTGTTTTTCTCATAATTCACTCTCTTATAAAATAAGGAGTCAAAACCAAATTCCCTTTATAACATTGATTTGCACTCATATAAACCTTTCTCCAACCTCTCGTCATTAAATCTTCATAAAATTTTCTTTTATAATTCACAAAATCATCAACACTATCAAATTCCAAATGATTAATAATGTCATGGATTCTACGACCTTTATTAACCATTATTGATAATTTAATTCTCATTTAATAATACCTCCTTAAATTAAAGTACCTTAATCAACTCTTCTCCTCGGATAAATCCTATCTTTATCCTTACCATCCCAATCTGGAGATTTTAAAGAAACAAAATTCTCTCCTAAATTAACTCTAATGGCAAATCTCTGATCACATGTCGGACAATAATTTAAAACATGAATAAGTTCAGAATCAGTATCTTTTGTGATAATAGATTTTTCGGTAAATGTAGGATATTTAATTGCACATATTTAACAATTAAAAGTTACAGTTTGAAGTCGTTTTTGTGCTTTCTTATAGAGAGAATTACTTGGTTTTAGGATTGTATATAGTTTTCTCATTAATAATTCCTCCCTTATAACTATTCTTACCCCCTACTCAATCCAAATCTCTTTCCTCGCTATTCTCAAGCAAATCCATCACAGCATCAAAATAATCAATAACATCCTCACTTGGCTCAATGTCCCATCCACGATCATAATAAACTTCACAATCATTATGATTAAACTGTTCTCCACCAAAAATTGCTAATACACTAACCCTTCCACCATCAATTCCAAGTCTAGATGGGGTGTTGTATAGTTTAGCATTAAATTTAAATCTACCAACTTCCCCTTTAACCCAATTAGAATTATTGTCAAATTTAGTAAAATATGCTTGCATTATGATTCCTCCTTAATTACTCACTCCTACTCCCCTCTACCTCCTCCGCACTCATAAACAAAAATAAAATTAACATAATTTAAACTTATCTTTAAAACATTTTCCACAGATTCTTCTAATCCACAAATTTCACTGATATAATTTTTAGCAGAATAATCTCTTTTTGCTCTAATTAAACATTTCGCAACTTCATCAGTGATAGTAAAAACAGAATCGAAATCATCATCATTTTGATTACAAATGATGATACATTCAGGTTTTTGTTTCAATCATTTCAACTCCTTTGGATGTAATGTAGAATGAATTGGCATTCCTCTCTTTCCACCCTAGTTTAACCATTCCAAGCATTAAAAGATGATTTAGATTATGTCTGACTCTCAAATGATTGATGTCAATTGCAAGAGATATATTCCTTACAGTTCTGCTGTTCATTGGATCAGTAAGATTTTCTGAAAATAAATGATGTAGAATATCTATCTCTAATTTTGATAGCATTTTAATTAGTTCACCTCGCTTTGTTTTAATAATGTGTGATAATGTATCTGATTGTTCAACCATGCTTCATACTCCATCTTATTGATTGATAATTGTCCATTATGTTAGTCAATTTATGGGAAATCTTTGGACTTAAATGAAGTTGATTAATCAGACCTATACAATTACCCAAACATTATTTTATATGCTTTAATTTGATTTATTTTGTAAATTAATTTAAGATTAATAAAAGAAAAGCCCTGATTTCTCAGGACTTAATACTTAATCGTCAAACATATTAAAATTGATTTCTTTTACTGGTTTTGTTTTAGATCGCTCTTCCATTCTAATTTCATCTTTTTTAACAAATACATCTATATAGATTTCCTCTTCATCCTCTAACATTACCTTATCTTCACCTTTAAAAAAATAATCATACAAAGCTCTTCTAATTACTTTGCTTCTCCTATTCTTAGGGATTGCATCAAGAAATGGTTTTAAGATTCTGTCGTCTCTAAAGTTTCTAATTTCCCCCATGATAGATTCTTCACCAACTTTTCTGCCCCTCTTACATTTGAGAATTGACCTTTATGAAGTATTTTTTGAGGCCAATTAAGAAAATGATATATAGCAGACCCTCCTCCTCCAGTAACGATTATCTTGTCAATTTTCTTTAAATCATAAAAGGTTGATACATCTGCCTTGATTAATGTTGCAATGTCTGGGTAAAAATTCGCCAATGAGTCATAACCATCATATAAATCTACTTCATATATTTTTCTATCAGCACGTTTATAGATTTGCCACATTCCATTATTTGTAGTTTTGCAAAGTTCTCTAACTATTTCACCTCTGAGTAAATAAATTAGATTTACAGTACCCATTCCTACATCAACGATTAAAGTAACATTAGGAATTTCTTCTTTAGTTTTGCCCTCATCATCAAGAAAATAATCCATTGACGCACAATATCCCTGTGGGAGACTTTTTATAAGTGTCGGTTTAAAGTTATGAATATGCTCAATATCCCCAATTTTATAATTAATATCCATATCATGAGAAAACATATCAATAATTGATTTTTTTTCACTAAAATAAGATTCAAATGGAAAAAGAAATACTACTTTGTCTTCATTTTTATAGTTACATAAGGTATATTTAGTAAGAATTTTGAATGTTGATTGCTCTGTTTTAATTCCTTCAAGTGAATAATCTTGAGCATACCCATGTAAAATTGCATCTTCTCCAATGTAATGATTATCAATAACCCACATTTTCTTTTCAGTAAAAGAATCTTGATATTTCCCTATGACAGAAAGAATCTTTAATTCCCTGCCTTTTGAATTTAACGCCTTCACATATGAATTACCACAGTCCAAAAACAGCATATTTACTCCTCCTTTGATTTGTAATACAATTGTAAGACATTGTCTTACAATTGTATTACAAATTTTATGAAAATACAAGAGGTTTTATGATTCTAATAAATTATCATAATATTTCCAACCAAGAGGTACTCCTGTTTCGGGATGCAATCCGCAATACTTTGCTTTATTTCTGCAACATAGAGATATACCTGAATGAAAAATATTATATTTTAATCCAGCCTCTGTTTGAGAATTAAATATTTCTCCAGTAGTAGTGCATATTATTTTACTAAAAACTCTTTTGCTTTTATATCCACTTTTTCTAGTCTCTTCTTTTGGGTCGTAATCACACCAACCTAGCTCAGTTCCCTGCTTAAGATATTTTATAACCGTTGATCTACATTTTTTTATTATACTTGATATTTTTAATGTGTTTTTAATATCATTCCACATATTACAAATAGTTTTTACAATGCTTTTACAAGCATATTCATAACATTTTAACCAGTCTATATCACTTTCTGAAAAATTTAAAAGTTTTGGCAAATCTGATTTCATAATACTGTTTTTAATCCAATTCATATTTGAATATCGACAATCTAAGACTATGTAATTATTAATATTATTGTTTCTAGCTAATTGTTCTTTTACTTTGTCATTCTCTTGGACTTCATTTAATCTCATTCTCCATGTACTATTAGTTTCTTCATAATGTTGAATTCCTTGACACTCACAAATAATTTCATCAATTTTATTTATGTAAAAGTCATATTTATAATTATCGCACCATTTGAAAGTTTTTTCAGATAATTGTGTATTAAAATCATTGCCTAATAATTGTTCAAATACATTAAATAAAAATTTCTCAGGAAAACTTATACCGTCCCCACAACATTCACATCCAAATCCTTTTTTCCACAATTTATCCAAACTCTTTTGTTTCTCATGTCCACAATCTGGACATTTCATTGGAATTTTTTTATTTGAACCAACTGAATATTTATAAGCATCTTCTTTATTAACTAAAAATTTAATAAGTTCTTGATGCGTAACTGAAATTGTATTACACATAATACAATCAAGACTTATGGTAGATCCTTTTTTTATTGTTGTATAAGTAAAACGAGCAATACTTTTTAATTCGGATTTATGTTCTGGATGATCTAAGCATTTAAACCAGTAGCCCTTATTATTAAAACCTACCGAACCATAACTTACATATTTAGGACTTATTATATTGCCATTTTCGTCAATATTTAAACTATAATCCCAACGTGATAATATCCAATCAGCCAATTCTTTAGAGAGATGGGTATAGCACCACTCATAAAAAGAAATATAATTTTTGTGTCCAGTTTGAGAACATTTATGACAATAATATCTTCCATCTTCTTTTACATATTTCTTGTAATTAAGCCATTTCATAGGTTTTAAATATTCTTTACATCCATCACATTGAACGTCAACTATAGCACTAGATGCATGTGTTAAATCTTCTACTTTTACTTTAAATTCCTCTCCAAGTTTAGTAAAGGCAAATCCTTTATCTATGTACCACTTTTTACTACTAAAATGCCACTTCATTATTACCTCTTTAGTTATTAATCCCACAATCTAATCCTCCTCTTTCTATAAATTATTATATTTCTCCCTACTTAATATTATAGCATAAATAGTAAATCATGTCAACATATATTTATTTTATAATTTAATAATTTTCTCTATCCCTTTCAGTGTTGTCCGGCCCAAACACTTATCAACATGTGTATAAAATTTTAGAAACTTATACACAGCCTTGTCGATTTGTAGTATAATGTATTAACATGTCCAACCCATATTAATGTTAATTTTTAGCAAAAGAATAATAGCAAAAACTCCTTGAAGTGCTAGTTTGGTCGCGAACACTTCAAGGAGCCACAGCAGAGGTTGTTTTCGTTTGTATTTTTATTATAACAAAAAGAAAACCTTCTGTCTAGTGTGTTTTTGTTGTTGGCAAAACATGGAGAGAAGGTTTTTATTATGAATATGATTAGAGATCCAAAGAAGTTAAGAAGAGTTCCAATCAAAGAAGAATTAGTTGAAATTACAGGTGATTACATTAAGGCAGTTATTTTGCAACAATTTATTTACTGGTCAGAAAGAACCAAAGATTATGACCAATTTGTTTTAGAAGAAAAGTTTCAGGCCGAAAGGTGTGGATATGAATACAAGGCAGAATTGAAAAACGGATGGATATTTAAGAGTTCTGAACAACTATCAGAAGAAACTATGCTTAGATTAAAACATACCGCAATGCGTACACATATTAAGGTATTAGTGGATAAGGGTTTTCTATCTGAGAGAACTAATCCTCTTGATAAACGGGATAGAACCATACAATATCGTGTGAACATTTTAGCAATACAACTTGATCTACTAGAACATAACTATGTCTTAGATGGATATTCTAGTCCAATTAATTTTGAAACTCTTATGGAAGTTATCCACAAGAAAAAGCAATCTCGGAATGCGGAAATGCAAACATCATTAAATGGAAATGCTTCATCAGAATGTGAGATTGCACAGCCGGAAAACAATAATGGCATAGAATATGGGGTTGAAGACATAATTGCATTCTCGGAAAACGGAAATGCATCTCCGCAAATATGCAATGCAACTAGCGAAAACATGCAAGCATTACCAGAGACTACTTACAGAGATATATATCTTATTGATATTAATCGCGTGTGGGAAGAGGTTGTGGATAACTTGAGAAAGAAATTGTCTCCTGCTTCTCTGTCTGCTTGGATATTACCCATCATACCAGAAATACAGGAGACAAAGTTAATACTTAATTGTTCAAGTCAATTTGCTGTGGATTGGATAGAGGGAAAATATCTTAGTATGATTGTTAATTGTTTGCCTGAAAATAGTGGAATTAAGGATGTTGTTGTATGTGAAAGTTCTTAAAGGTTTTTCAGGAGAAAATGATTGGTAAATATTTATGGTTTTATTTGTATTAATTTAGTAGTATTATGTAGCAAAAAGAAAGTTAGTGCAGAATGTTCGACTATGAACAAGAATCAGAAATTGAGAAAATGCTTAAAGATGAAATCAGAGAGCAAAAGCGAACTGGCAATGGAATTCATGGTCGAGCATTAAGATTAAGAAAACACGAAACAGTTAGAACCCCTTCAGAATCTTTAGTAGGAATAGAAAGATTGAAAATTTATGCACCTTCTGTAATTCACTCAACAACGATTGGAGAAATGAAAATGACTGAACTTCTAGAAAAGATTAAATTAGGTGAAATTCCATCTAAGTCAGAATTTGAAGCATTAGATTTTGAGAGTAATCAAAAAGCTTTAGCTGAATTGAGAAGATTACACACTAATCATGAAATTATGAAAAGTTGGAAATGTTCGTCTACATCTCTTAGTAATTTCTTCGCAGAAATGCAAGTTGCAAAAATTAAAGGTGGAGAAATATTGATTGGAAAGTCTGCTGTTGATTTTTTAAATAAAGGAAGAATTACAAGAGGATTGCCTAAAATTGGTGAAGATAGTAATCAGGAGAAAATTAAAAGGCCATATAATAGGGTCGCTCCTATAGATAATTCTAAAGAAATTCTGAGTGAAAATATTATTCCCACTCAGAATGTAGATTCAATTTTTATTAATCAAAAAGAAACCATAATTGAGAATAACTATTTAATCAATGTTAATAGAAAATTTAATACTAGGAACTTGGCTTCTTTTTTGGAAAGGTTAACTCTATTTCTCAGTGAAGAGAATCAGGAATTTTTAGTTGAAATTAGAGTTATTGAGGTTGGGAGTAAAAGGTAGGTTATTATCAACCCTTAATTATATCAATAAAGAACTCACCTTTGTCAAATAATCCCTGTTTTCTTCCAACCAATATATTTTCACCATCTGTTGCTACCATACCACATCCACAATGACAAGTTGGAGCAATATCTTCAAACATTACTAAATCCTCAGCAATAACATTTGAACAGTTCTTCTTGATAATATTCCAAAATATATCTAATACTTCTGATTTTGCTTCATCAATTGTTGTTACAGCACCTTTAATTACTTTGCATTTAACATTTTGATTCTCTTTTACTTTTTTACCTGCATAATATCGAATTATATATGCAGTAATAGGTTCTCTGCTTTCACATATAGGACATCTTTTATTATTTTGTGTGAAATCATAAGGCGTAGTCATATAAGCAGGATGTGATTTATTTTCTGAACAATTGAGCCATATCAATACATCCTTTGCATCATGAGCTATTTCTTTAGGACTTCCACCAATTTGTTTAATCTTTGCCATTTTTATAATTCCTTCTTTCAATTGTTTTATTTAATCTAATATTGTAGTCTATTGGGCGTTTAAATTTCATATTAATATTTCCCTTTTATCACCCACATTTAGGACAAATCAAAATTTTCTCAATTACAGGTGTTCCAAAGTGTTCATTCCTATTTTCATCCCTTTGTTCTAACTCGCTTCTGCAAACCTCGCATAGTCCTTCTAATTCGCAATATTCTTCATTTTTATCTGACATAATTGATAACAAACTTTTAAAATCTATAATATCACTTGTCATTCTCAATCCATTGCAACATTGAAGAAATTCTGGACTTTCAATTGGAAAATTTAAAATATCTTCTAGATCAATATTTGTGTTTATCATATGGTTGTCTCCTTTATCTTATGTTTTGTTTCATATTTACAATAATTTATTTGCTATATCTGTCCAATTCAATGCTCTTTCGCCTTGCCAGTTCTCATTCCAGCTTTTAATCACACCAAAGCATATTCTACGTTCTACTGTTGTGACAGATTTTAAATTTGATTCAACATCATCTATAAATACATTGCCCTTGCCTACTGCATTTAATAGACTCTTATCCATTTTACAATTTTTATTTACAAGAAACATTGCTTCTGTAATAAAAGGAAGATTCGTATCAACCCACATTGTTTTATATTTTATATTAGAAAACGAACCAATACTTATTAAGATAATTTCATATTTTTTATTTAATTCTCTTAAAACTACATATGTATTATGATTAATAAATTTAAGATTATTAAAGAAATCTCTTTTGCCAAATATCTCTTCTACTTCTTTAACTCCTTTGAGTAAAGGCAATTCATCTGCAAAATCCCATTTATTCACGTTCTGCCATATTGGAGGAATATAATCAGGGTGATCTTTATAGATTTCTGAATATGTAGTACAAAATGCTTCAGTAGAAGAGGTTATGGTATTATCTATGTCACAGAATAATCGAGGTCTACTAATCATTATTTTCTCCAATCTTTTTTAAAATATATTTCACACATTCATCAAAATCATAATTTTTAACAATATAATCAACTTCTTGATTAACTATATCAAATGTAAATTGTTCTTCATCATCTAATTTACGCCTATTCCATTCTATTTGATCAAATCCATCCCTATTAATTGCTCTTTGTTTTCTAGTTGGTTCATTTACATCAATGAAAAATGATACAATGTTGTCTTTGAAATGTTTCTTGAGTTCTATTAACCCTAAAATATCTAGAACAACTATGTAATTATGTTTTGATAAATTAATGCTTTCGCAATGTAAGCCGTAATACCAAACATCTGGCACATTATTCACAAGTGTATTATATTTTCTACATTCAATAAATTCTTCTTGTGCAATCATATCTTCAAATTGTTTTCTTGAAATGAAATGATATGGATTATTTTCTGATTCTAATGGTCGCATGGGGCGTGATGTATGAGATATCACCATTTCATAATTGTAATTATCTGATATGTACTTAGATAAACTATCCTTTCCTGAACTGCTGAATCCTGCGAGAACCACTACTTTATTTTTCAATTACTTCACCTCAATATCATCAAATATTACTGGTATTTTCCCTTTTAATTCTTCTAATAGCATAATAGCAACTTCACGCATTTGTGGGTGTGCAACTTTAGCAGTTCTTAGTCTAAAGAAATGCCTTAATTCTCTAAGATTCATAGTAACAACAATTTCAGTTTTTAATGAATTGGGTAATACAGAACGTGCTTCTTGTGGACTTGCGCCTAATGTCAATAGTTCAAAATATGTAATCTCTGCTTGTAAACACCCTATTCTCCAAGATTGAAATTGTTTAGACTCTTCATTCCAAAACAAAGGTTTAATTACTGTAATTTCCTTACCGAATTTTTCTTGATTATAGTTGCAATATCTGGTTGATTCCTGAGCATAAGAAGCAATTCTATGTCTTACAATTTCGTGTGTAACCCCTCTATCACAGATGAACTTAACTGATATATTAAAGTGCTCAATCATAGCTTCATGGCCCCTTTTAATGAGGTCTGCAACGAATTTTTTAGATGAGTCAGGAGTAATTTTACTCTCACTTTTGTAACAAGTTCGGCCTACTACTTCTATATGTTTAAGAATTTCATCTCCATTGATTTGATCTAATATCTCTACACTTGCATTAATAATTTTCATTTTAATTATTCCTTCTTTCTTTCTTTTATTTCTACTCAAATTTTATTTTATCATACTGATATTTCTTATGATATATACATGTTTGCTCATAGCAACAGTCAGGACAGTTTCTATGATATAGCATTTCCTGATTATTACAGGATAATTTATTACGCATTGGAATTAGACCCTTTTCAAGAATTGCTTTCTCAATATCAGAAATCTCTTCTTGATTATCTTCATTTCCATTTTCTTGATTCAGCAACCATTGTTCATATTCCTCAATGGTTTTAAGAAGTCCAACAGTAATATCTTTTAGTTCATAATCATCATAAAATTTTATTTTGTAGTAATCAATATCTTTCCTAATATTTCTTTTTACAATGGTACATTCTTGACCTCTATATTTTACAATTAAGCCAACAAAAACTACTTTATCTTCTACATTAAATTTAGGTTCTTTTTTGATGTCGCTTAATTCTGAATATTTATCTTCCTTTTTTTGTTTAGGTGCTCTAGGGGTTAGATTAATTTTACCTTTTGCCATATTTTTCACATCCTTTCATAACTCTGTACTACAATCCATATAAATTATTATACATTAATCACAATACAGAGTCAATATAATTTTATTTATTGCTTTATGTATAAATCTAATACTGCACAAACCCTGTAACCCTATTATCTTTCTCATTCAGCAACTCATAAGCAACTTTAATAATTTGCCTCAATATAATATCACATTCATTGAAATCCATTCCCTCAAAATCAGCAGTCAAGAATCCTTTCATTCGATCATAATGTCTTATTTCTAATTCCTTATTTGAAAGAACTTCCTTATTTGTAATGTTTACATTATTTCTCATAAATCATTCTCCTTTTATTTTATTTAATTTTATATCTAATCTACTCCCAAGTATCTTCTTCAGGTAAACTAATTGCAACAACTACTTCACCGCTACGATATAATTCTAAGATATGTCTACACATATATTCTTTGCTAGGTTTTTGCCAATCAAAACAAATTACAATATTGGCATTATTAATTTTTAATTTAAATCCATTCCAATGTTCCTGTTTTTCTATTTCTGCATCAACAACAGATAATTTAGTGATAATTCCTAATTCTCCATCTGAATGAACAGATTCTATTTTAATTATCTTATTTAATGTTTTGTTCATAAAATATTCTAAATCCATATGTATTCCTCCTAATATTTTATTTTTGATTATGCCTGACTCGATATATTTAGGCATCACTTCCTACCAACTCTTATAATCAGTGAAATCAATTACAATGTCACACTTAGGGCATACGCCTTTATATGTAGAACCTATTCCTGAACCATACTCAAACAATAATAAATGCCTTTTATCTTTATCACATTCAGCATATATTCCTAGCGCATTTATCTCGTCAGTTTTGCCAATATAAGTATAACCTTTCCTAATTAATCTCTTCTGTGCTTCTTTGTCATATTGATCAGCTTGGAGTTGAGTAATTTGATTTTGAATTTCTTTAATGTATGATTTCCGTATGTCTCTTTTAATTTCTAATCCAAGAATTTCTTTTCTGATATTGTCTAACTCTTGATTAGAAGACTCTAATTGTTCTTGAAGTTTAGCAATTTGAATGTTTGCATCAAGCATTTTATCCCCACTCCTTTAATGTTTTATTTTATGATATAACCACTTTTAATTCTAGTGCTACATGTTGCTCTCGATCCATTACTCTATATTTCTCAATATCAACAACTTTATAGTTTTTATTGCTTCCTTTAATTGTTACTTCCTCACCATTTTGATAATTAGGGTTATTGGAGGTGTATGCTGTTACTATTTCATTTTTGGAATTGTATAATAAAATATCTAATTAATCTCCTCCTTAAACAACTTCAAATTCATTATGATAATAAATTTCTGCTAAATCCCTTCTAGCATCAATTTCAGATAGTTTGTATTCATTCATGAATTCTTCTACTAATTTGTAGTTAAGTTTATCCATTGCTTGTAGAATGTAGTTTTCTTTGTTTGTGATCATTTTAATTTGTTCCTCCTTTCACCATTAAATAGAGTTTTGATGCTAATTTAATCTCATTCCCCAACATTTATATTCATGATACGGAATTTCTTTTTCTTTTGATGTTACTTTTATAGACCTATCATCTACAACTTCAACAACTAACTCTTCTTTGTGATTATGATAAACAGTATCACCTACCTTAAAATCAAAATCCGTTAAATAATAGTTCAAATAATTATATCTCTCACAAAATTTATCTAGTTCATCATATGCAATTATTTCACAACTTTTATTAAAAGAAGCAAAAGAGAAAGTGATTGTTGTTTGTGAAAGTTCAAATATAAATTTATCTAAATTAACATCATTTTCTTTCTTAATATCTAAAATTTCTAACTCAAATTTCTTTCTAAAGTTTTCAATGACTGTAAAAATAGAATCTATTGATCTTATAGCATGATAATCATTATTCATTTCTATGGTTCCATTAAACATTTATATCTTCCTTTCTTAATAGTGATTAAAATCATTATTTTAAATTATCAATACCACTCGTAATAGTCTTTAAAATTTCTGTCATAATTCCAGTAATCATCAATACCATATTCAGGTATAAATTTACAATATACAACATGATCAAGTGCTTCTTGACCAATATCCTTATCTATGTAAGCATATTGCCATCTATAACCTCTGGCATTATCACTTGCTCTTATTGCTTTATAATAATCTCCATTATTTAATTCAATGGTAAATATTCCAGTGTTAGGAGATGTTTTGATAACTTTATTAATATCCTCTTGATTCATACTATCAAGTAATTCTTGTAATTTATTAAATGCCCTTTCCATCGTTGAACCATAAATAATTATATTTTTAGCCATATTTTAACCTCCTATAATAAAATCTCATACGGACTCACTTGAACTTCACACGAATTAATTAGTGTGATTCTTAATTCATTGACCAGACTAACGCCCAATCTCCTTAAGCTAACCCTGTAGTTCCTACAGTTTTTATTAATTATGCTATTAACTTCAATCCTTCATTTCTAATATTAATAGCAGCATTTATGTCTCTATTATGACTACTGCCACATTCTGGGCATTTCCATTCCCTAACACTTAAATCTAAATCAACATATTTCCATCCACAAACATGACAAAGTTTACTACTAGCAAAATATCTATCCACAACAGAAATTTCTCTACCATACCAAATTGCTTTATAATTCAACATTGTAGTAAAACTATACCATGAAGCATCTGATATACTTTTCGCTAATTTATGATTCTTCTTCATTCCTTCAATATTAAGATCCTCTAGGCAAATAACTTGATTTTCATTGATAAGTCTAGTTGATAATTTTTGAAGAAAGTCCTTCCTAGTATTAGTAATTTTCTCATGAAGTCTAGCCACTTTAATTCTTGCCTTGTTTCTATTTTTACTACCCTTTTTCTTCTTAGATAGTTTTCTTTGAAGTTTTACTAATTTATCTTCATATTTACGATAATATTTTGGATTATCAATAATTTCACATTCAGATGTAATAGCAAAATCTTTAATTCCCAAATCAATACCAATATTTATTTCTGATTTAGGTAATTTAATAGGCTCTGGCACTTCGCAAAGAATAGAGATAAAATATTTACCACTAGGAACCTGAGATATTGTTACATTTTTAATTATTCCAATTACTTCTCTTGATTTAGCAAATTTAACTAAACCAAGTTTAGGAAGTTTAATTCTATTGCTTTCGATTCTAATATTATTATTTGTAAAAGTAGTACGATAAGACTTTCTATTATCTTTTTTAGATTTGAATTTTGGAAAACCTTGATTATTATTACCTTTCTTAATTTCTCTAAAGAAATTCTGATAAGCTAAGTCTAAGTTTTTAAGAGTTTGTTGGAGAGATATACTATCAATTTCTTTAAGTCATTCAAATTCTTTTTTAAGTTGAGGTAGGAGAATAGCACATTGATTATATGTTAAAGTTTGATGATTTTCTTTATACATCTCGATCCTTTTATCTAGAAAGTAATTATAGATGAATCTATTTGAACCTAAATGTTTATTGATTAAAATTGTTTGCTCTTTGTTTGGGTATAGTCTGAATTTGAATGTTTTAAGCAATTGATACTCACCTCCAATATTTATTTATTATATCAAATTTTTAACTGATTTGTTAACAATTTATCTCATGACTGAAGTCACGGATGTTCTTGTTGTCCACCATAAAACATCAACTTTATAATCAGCATAACTCACAGTTCTCTTCTGAAAATAAACTTTCATATCACTATCATCTTTAGGGGTTAACCAATAATATTTAACATTTTCACTATACTTAGGATTATTGAACCTATATTCTTGACCAGATTTAACTTTAAGATTGGATTTTGATTTATCAAATTCAATAAATGCTCCATAATCACCAATTACAATACGATTATAACCATTTGATATGAGTGTATTATTTAGACTATGTATTTTGAAATTAGTATCACCATTAATATTTAATTGTGATGGAAGATTGTCTAGATATTTTTGTCTAACTTCTTCTGATAGAGATGATTTTAGTTTGCGATATTTATATTTTGCAGATAATTCTTCTTGGAATTGTAGTAAGTTTTCTATGTGGTTATTCCTCCTTTTCAATTTTACTCTCAATCTTATTAATGATTTCTAAAATTTCTATGCAAGCCTTTTTGTACCCTTTAGACCAAATATAAGTGCTTTCATTATAATGATCTTTGGAAAAATTATTAATGTGATTAATTAACCATTGTTTAAGTTCTTTCATTTATGGTTTCTCCTTTCTTTAATTTATCACCTCCTTTCTGTGATTTATATTATGATTGTTCAATGTTGATTTTATATTTTATCTTCCATTTAAAATTCCTCATCCAATGCTAGTTTCCAACATTCAGAGCACATTGTATCATTACTTGCAATACATTTATTATGTTGATTTTCATTTAATCCTACAGCGTTAGGGCATACGCCAAATAGATTACTAATTTTAGAATTTGATTCTAATTGCAGATATTCTATTAATTTATCTTTTCCTGTCATTTAGATTCACTCCTTAATAAATTCTAATATATCCATCATGGCATATGTTCTTTGTGCGTCTTTTTCTACATCCCAAACATCGAGTAACCATTGGTTTTCTTTGTGGTAATCAGTACTGCCATAGTGGATTTGTTGAGGAATAATTGTTCTGATTGATGTAATACCTTGATAATTTTTATATTTTACTTTGATTGGAGGATTTGCTGGTTTAGTTTGAATTATGTTTTCTTTTATTGCAACATTCATTACCGAATCATTAACTGCCATTTTTAACATCCTTTCACTTTAGCAAGTTCTTTATAAATATCTCCTATAATAAAATCTACTACGAGATTAGTTTTATTTAATACAGTATGAGGAAATTCACCATCTTTTAAAATATCTAGAATATGACCACTAATAATTAAAGATTCTTCTTCAGTTTGCATTCTACCAACAGAGTCATATTCTCCAAGATTATTGATAAAATAATTCATATTATGATAAGTATTATGTGTTTCAACAATTAAACCTTTAAAATTAGAAGACAAATCTTTTCCATAATATAAAGATAGAAGAAGAGGTGAATCTGTAATAATAACATCCACTTTTCCTTTAACTGTAAACATTTTATGATTTTGTTTACCGAAAATATAAATCTGATCTTCTAAGACCTTAAAACTTTCTTCCCAAACTTTACTTTTTGCATATTCAGTAACAAGTTCACAACGAATACCTTGTCTTTTTAATTCATAGAATATTCCTGCTGAAGTGGTTGATTTGCCAGCAGATGGGCCTCCAAATATATTTACGACAATAGTTTTATGCATTGTTTATATTCACTCCTTAACATATTCTTTAATTTCAATTCCTAATTTCTCTTCTAACCACTTTGATACTAAAAATCTATGACAGAATCCACTCTTCTCCCAACATAATAATACAGCATTTTCACCTAATTCTTCATAGACATGTTGAGGATCTAATTTATCAAGAATTTCTTTTTGATATTGTTCAGTATAGAATTGTTTATCACCATCTTCTTTGTATTTCTTAAAGAACCAGTACGATGGGGCTAACTTTTTATATTCTCTACCTTTATACCAAGTTGGACATTTACCTGCAATTGATACAGCATTATCTCCTTTATATTTTGCGTAGTAGGATGTTTGGATAGTGGGCACACTCCTTTTATATAAACTTAAAGCTCCATTTATATTAGATTTAGTATACTATATAGTAATTGGATAATTGGTTAAACACCAGATGTAGTATTGTTAAATCCTTTCACATTTACATACTCCATCTTTATAACTTTCACAGGGAATTATTTTTCCATCACACATCACAACTAATTTTTCTATTCCTGCTGTACATTTCCCATGTGATAAAGGAAGACCTAACTTGACAACATCTTTATATTTAGTATATAAATGATCCATTTGCTCCTTTAAGATTCTATCATCTAATATTAAATATTGGTTGTTAACGCATCTCCCTTGATTAACTAGTTTTAATAGATTTATCTTTTTCACACCTAAATTAATCAAATAATCTATTGTTTCTTCTAGTGTATAAATATTAATTGTCATTGGAACTATATGAACTTCGACATTCATATTAGTTTTTAATGAATATCTTAAATTAGATAAGACAGTAGAATATAAATCTTTGTTTGCAATAAAGTTAAATATATTGTTTCTATTGCTGTAAAAGGGAAAAACAATTGTATTAATATATTTGTCAAATGATAATTTTTTTATATCATTACCCCACCATCCATCTCCAGAGGTATACATTTTTACTTTTACATTTTTAGTTTGTAGATATTCTAACAGATTATAAATATCTGGATATAATAATGGTTCTCCTCCGCTAAGATTTACCCATTCTGGATCGTATTTGTCAATAGTTTCTTTTATTATGTTAATATCTAATTTATCTAGCTCGTCATTATAGTTAGAACTTGCATTAGTAGAGCAATGCAGACAATTATTAAAACATTTATTAGTTAGTTCAAACGTTATCTCTTTTATATTGATCAACTCCTTTTCAAATGTCAACAAATGTTTATTTCGAAGTATTACTTAAAGTAATCTCTATCTTACAATCACTAATTAATTGTCTATATTTTACTTCTGCCATATTTAGAATAAATCTAGAAGCAATTGTTTGTTCCATATCCTTATATTTATCACTTAGATATACTACTTCAGATATTCCAGATTGAACAATTGTTTTAGAACACTCATTACAAGGAAATAATGTGGAGTAAAGAATACATCCATTTAAATTATTTTTAGCATAAAGTATAGAATTTTGCTCTGCATGAATGACATATAGATATTTTCCTTCTAATCCTTCTTTTGATTCCCAAGGCATTTCTGAATCATTGCATTTGTTAGGCATTCCATTGTAACCAGTTGATATGATCCGATGATTAGTGTCCACTATACATGCTCCTACTTGTGTTCTTGGATCTTTGCTACGCAATGATGATATGTACGCAACGCTCATGAAATAATCATCCCAATTTATTATTTGCATTTGGTTTTGTAGTCCTTTCTGTGAGGGGGTAGGAGAGATATATTTCAATCTCTGCTACTAAAAATATAGACAAATATACTCAATTATCTATATCTAGATAATTGCTGATTCATAGTGTCTGTTTTTGTATTATTTCTAACACTACTCACATTTGGTGTAACACTCCACAGCCGTAAATTCCCGACTAGCCATCGGTATTTGATAATATTTGTTTTAAGCAACTTTAAATACTTTAGCATTCTTCAAATTTACACTTGCATTTTTATCACGATCAAGAATCATTCCACATTCTTTACAAATATATTCTCTATCTGAAAGTTTCAAATCCCTATCTATAGCACCACATTCACTACACATTTTACTTGAAGGAAAATATCTATCAACAATTCTTAACTCAATATTATTCCATGAACATTTATATGTTAATTGCCTTCTAAACTCATGAAAACTTTGTTCGGCGACTGCTTTAGATAAATGCCTATTCTTCATCATCCCCTTGACGTTCAAGTCTTCGATCACTATATACTCTGGTTTGTTTTTCACCAGAATATTTGTGATTTGATGAGCATAATTTAAACGAATATTGGATAATTTTTGATAAATAGTTCTGATTTGAGCTTCTAACTTGATAATGTTTTTAGTTTTAATGAACTTCTTGCCATCTTTGTTCATTTCGTATTTTTTAGAGACTTGACGTTGAAGTCTTCTTAATTTTCTTTTAAGTTTCTTTACAGCAATAGTCTTATTGATATTTTTGAATGGTTTATCAATATTGCTGATAATTGCCAAATCCTTAACCCCTAAGTCAATTCCAATTCCTTCATTACTAACATTTGAATAATTATTATTGTCTACAATATCACACAGTACAGAAACATAATACCTTCCTGCTTTCATTGAAACAGTACCACTTACTACTTTTGCATTGGTTGGAATATATCCTTTTTCTTTCAGTTCGACAAATCCTAAAGTTGGAATTTGTATTTTATGACGTTTAACAGTCCAGTCACCCTTCCCATTCTTAGGAAAATAGATATTAACATCTTGATTTTTCTTCTTCTTGAATCTAGGGAATTTAGCTTGCCCCCTTAAAGAATCTTTTATATGCCATTTCTGCATTTACGATTGCTTTCTTTCTTGCCTTTGACCCACAATTATCAATCCATTTGAATTCATCTAATACTTTTACTTCATTATTAATATATTTATCAAAATCATTGGCACTCATAAACGCTTGTTTCTTGTCAATCTTACCTTCTTTGTATAATTTATAAAGTTCTTGATTCTTAGTTAAATAAGAATTATAGAGGAAGCGACATATGCCAATTGATTGATGAATTTTATTAATATGAATTTCGGTTACTCTGAGTTCAGTTTTAAATCCTTTGAGCATACTACCTTCCTCCCTTCATTAAATAATTTTAAATGTTCATCTGTATAATAACGTCTGTCAGTAGGTGTTCTAAATTCTTTTAATTTACCTTTCTATATCACATCTTTGATGCGTTTTGACTGACACACCTAACATTTCTGCAAAATCATGTGGTTTATAATTGCTCATGCACTCAACCTCCCTGAGTATATCTTAACACTTATAAACACATTTGTTAATGTTTTTGGCAATCATTCCTAACTCTCCTTTTTGTATTATAATTACTTAATAAAATGTTCTACAGCAATTTTACTCCAAGATTCTAACTCTCCTTCAAAATTAAGTAAATCATTTTTAGAAATCCAATCACCAACTAAAGTGTCTGTTTCTTTTACACTAATATCTAGTCCTGCAACTTCAACAACATACACAAGGCCCAAATGGACTGAATCAACCTCTGTATTATTTGAGCAAATCATACCAATTAGATCAATAGATTTAATACTTGAATTGATATTAATTTCTTCATCTAATTCTCTCATCATACCTGACTTGATGTAATCATCATCAGTGCCATCTACACGCTCTAGATGCCCTCCTACGCCTAGAGAATACTTACCTGTGAGTCTTACATCACCTTCTAATCTACGAGTGATGAAATAGTTATCAGCACATTTTACTAAGCAATAAGGGATTATTTGTCTATGCTCAAAATTCAATTCTGCATCATAACGAGGAATGAATTTCCCCACTGAGTTAAAAATATCACTATATTTATTGTCTTTGTCTAATTCAACGAATGTATCAAAATCTTTTGTCAATTCATTGCTTACTACAAATACTTCAACGTCGCCATATTTAGCTTTTAATTGTTCTTTATCCATTATTAATTTCCTCTTTTCATTTTATTTATTTTAGCACTTGCTATATCCACAAACACAACTAATACAGCCACTAATATGTTTCAATTTAATACCACAGTCTGGACATTTATCTTTTTCATCAGGTTCCAATTTTTCTTCATTTGATAATTTAGCAATAGGTTTAATACTTGCACTTAATTCTCCATTGATAAATTTTAGCATTTGTTTTGCTATAGAATCCGCACAACTTTTCCCGATAGTCTTATCTTTTTTTCTAGCTTCTTTACTCACATCGCAACTTACGCTTTGAAGTTGATCAATTACTTGCAGAGGATCAACATTTGCTCTTAATAATAATGATACAGACCTACTCAACCCCTCTGTCATTCCGCGACAGCCTCCGGTACTTCCTGATTGAGAAAATATTTCACATAAATTATTATCATTGTCATATACAAGTGTTAACCACATTGATCCACATCCAGTTTTAATTTTTAATCTTACTGAATTGGCAATATCTAATGTTTCATTAATCAAGACATATTTTTTATCTTCATCAGTTGAAGAAATTTTACCTCCTGAAAGGGTTTGATTTTGTCTTGACCCATCTCTATAGACAGCTAATCCCTTAAGACCTTCTTTCCAAGCATAAATGTAAATATCATATATATCTTCTACACTAGCATTACTTGAAAAATTGACTGTTTTAGACAAGGATAAATCTACATGTTTTTGCAAAACTGATACCATGTTCACATGTTCTTTAGGAGATAAATCATGAGCAGTAACAAAAATATTTCTAATTTCTTTAGGAATTTCTTTTATTCCTTGACATGAACCATGATTATTTTCAATCTTACCCATTAGTTCTTCAGAATAAATCCCCAATTCTTTAAGTTTGTTTTCAAAGGTTGGATTATTTATAAAATAAATATTATTATCATATGTCCTACGACTGTATGTAAGACCAAATTGTGGTTCGCAACCTCCAGAAACCCCTGCTAGAAATGATATTGTTCCATTGGGGGCAATTGAAAGCAATGAACTATTTCTAACTTTCAATCCCTGTTGTTGCCATTCACTACCTTCCCAAGCAGGGTAAACTCCTCGTTCTTCTGCTAAATCCATTGTAGCTTTTAAGGCATTGTCTTTCATTACTTTAATAATTCTCTCTGCGAAATCATAACCTTTTTGAGAATTATATTTAATTCCTAATACATACAGAGCATCTGCCAAACCCATCATTCCCATTCCAATGGGACGAATCGCTTCAGTCATTTGTTGAATTTTGGTTAGTGGCAATTTATTAATAGAAATCATATTATCAAACCATCTAATCGCTTTATATGACAAGATTTTTAATTTATCCCAATTAAATTTACCATCTTTGATACAAGCATATATATTAATACTACCTAAGTTACATGAAGAATTAGGTATATTACTAAACTCATTGCAATTATGGACATAAGCTCCATTTGTAATTCCCATATGTAACTCATTTTCTGTAAAATCCCATACTTCTGCTTCATCTAGTTCAGAGATTAATATCACTGTTTCAAATTTTTCATCTAGTTTGTTTTGGTATTCTAGATAGCCATTTTTATAGTCTTGAATAAATCCAATTTCATCAAGGAATTTTTTATAGGAATTTCTACTAATAACAATATGGGCAGATTGTTTACAAGTATAAGTCCCATTGCTAAATTCTATATCATTCTTTTTATTGTGATACCACAATTTGCCTTTAACACCAAACATCAATAACATTTGTTGAACCTGTTTCAACATTTCTGTATTAATAGATACTAATTGAATCCTATGATGTTCTTTTAAATTGCATCCATTTGCACTAAAAAGTCCAATCAAAAAATCTTTCATTTCATTTTTAGGAAGAGTCATAATCCAATCTGGTATCATACGATCATCAATTTTATCATAAAAAGCATTAGCGTATACAGTACCATAGGGGATATTTAAGACATGATTTATATCTTGCTTGTTAGAATCTTTTGCGTAAAACTTTTCTCCTAATTCTTTTTCTATTAAAATCATTGCTTCTTTATCTTTTTCTGGATTTGCAAAAATATATTTCATTCTATTAGATGCTTTATGGAATGTTGCATCTCCAAATTCAAAACCTAAGACTTTATAATTTACATGAGGGTATAGATTATTTCCGATCCATTCTTTTTCTTTAATTTCAAAAGCAATATCTTTTCCAATTAAATCAATTGCTTTACACCAACTACCATCTTTAAGCATAAATTTATGATCTTCAGTAGTAGTGTACTCATAACCACTTTTAGTCATAATTTTATATACTTTTTTTATGCCTGTTTGCCATGTTTTCGTAGTTACATATTTTTCTCCATTCCACATCTTAGATTTAATATTGCTAATTTTCTCTAAACCATTCTCAGTTACCATATAAGTATCTTTGTGTAAACAAGGATTTGTAAAAATTAATGTACTTAAATGTTTATTGGGATTATCCGCATCCATGCGACTTTGATAATTCGCTCCGGGTTCTCCTGTCTCCCATGAACATCTTGCAATTTCTTCTAAAATTTCTTTTGCTTTTAATGTCTGATACACAATGGTTGGATAACCTTTATCTTTCCACCACTCTAAATCTCCATTCCATTCTTGATTATAAATTTCCTTATTCCATTGATAATCAGGAAACTCTAGATTCCAATCTTCATCATTTTCTACAGCCTTCATAAAATCATCAGTAAGAGAGATAGAAATATTCATTCTTTTTAATTCACTTGTATTGTCTTTACTATGTATAAAATCTAATAATTGAGGATGCCAACATTGAAGATTTATTTTTAAAGCGCCTTTTCTTGATGGATTAAATTTAGTCATATCATCAGCAGTTCTATCATATTTTCCCATAAATGTAGTAACTCCACCAGCATATCCTTTAGATGTATCTACTTTTGCTTTTGCAGGTCTTAATACACTAATATCTGTTCCTGCACCACCATTGCGTTGAAAAATCTTACTAAATTCTGCATCTAACAAACATATGTCTTCTATATTATCTTTCGTTTGCAAAACAAAGCAAGATGATAATTGGCCTGGATTATCTTTATCTGCGTTTAACAAAACGGGTGTACTAAATATGAATTCCAAATTAGACATTGCTTCATAAACTTCTTTTTTAATCTGTTGTTTTTTATCATTAGTTTCTACTTCTGCAATTGCAGTTGAAACCCTTTCACATAAATCTTCCCAAGTTTTTTCGTTTTCTTTAAAGTATTGTTTTTCTTTAAGTAATTTCAATGCATCTTCTGAAATAGTTGTCAATTTATGTATCCTCCAATAATTTTATTTTAATATTTATAAGTTAAAAAGATTATTCTATTGCCTTTGAATACGTTCATATTCTTTTTCATATTTCTCCATAATTTTAGTATCATACTGCCAACCTGAAATCTCTGCACTTAAATTATTAGAAAGCACCCTCACTTCTTCCATTTCTACCTTATTTAATTCAGAAAATTTATGTAATAGTCTTTTCAATTCTCTAACAATGTCTAAGATATCCATATTTCCATAATCCATTGTCATCATATTTCTATCACCTCCCTTCAATTACTTCCAGTGATTATTCTTCTTTAGAATATCAACAACCTCATCAGCATAATCAACATCAACATTAATAACAAGATATTTATTTCCTGTATTCTTATTGAATTTATATCTACTGATTCTAATATTTTTAAGTATTCTAGCTAAATCTGTCCTATCTTGTTCTGAAGCATGTTTAATCACATCTTCTTGTTTAATGACAATGTATTTATTGAAGTCTGCACCACTTAAATTAACACTCAAATGTTTTACCACCTTCTTTCTATTTTAAATAACCATTAATTCTTTTATCATAAAGATATTCACCTAATGATGAACTTAATAAGTTTGCAAATATTCTCAATTCCTCTAATTGTTTAAAATTTAGAACAGGATAATTATTGAGTAACGGTTTCATTTGTTCGACAATATATATTTCTCTGATTATGTATCACCTTCTTTATCTTCGATTAATTCTACCTGAACCATCTTGCTCCTATCTCCATAAAACCATTGCCAATTGTTCTCTTTTGAACAAATGTTTTTAAATTTAATATAAACAAGATTGGAGGAGTTTTTATATAAGAATCTACTACATACCATTGATTGTATGCAATCGGAGTATTCACATAAGCAGAAATCGAACACTAATTAATCTTCCATCCTTTCATTTTTAATTTCTGACATTTCATTATCAAATACTTCAATTGCCACCTTTTTGTAATAATGACCTTTATTAGTGTCTTGATCTACAATGAATGCGTAATTAACTTTATCTGTATAGTTTTTCTCATACTCTTCAGAAGTGCACTGAATCCAATCACCATCTCTACCATGTAAAATTTTAATATGTATCACCTCTTTTGATTTAGCAAGAATTTGATTAGTGGTATTAATAAGATATGTGATCAAATTCTTGCTAATATTTATTTTATGCTTATGTATGTTAATTATGTCAAGATTATTGAATAATAGAATATAGATATTAACCGATTTTCTTATAATAAGTAGTGATATTTGTGTCATTATTTTTGCTGAACATGAAGTTTGCTTTGTCTTGGGAATTGTATTCTTGAGAAGTGCATGTAGTCCATTTTCCGTCGATGCGATTGATGAGTTTTGTGGGGTTCATTTTTGTTTTTCACCTCCTCTCTATGTGAATATTATAGCATGTGGGGAATGTGGTGTCAAGGAATTTTATTTATTGGTTTGAGATAGTAGCAATTCTTTAAGATAAGTTTTTCTATTAAAGTCTGCTTTTTTCTTTATAGCTCTATTTACCGTTTCTATTTCACCAAAATGGAATACTTTTTGCTTTGCTCTCGTTTGCGAAACATAAATAAGATTGCTATTAAGCATAAAGGTGTGAGCTTTAGGAGTTATCATAATAACCTTTTCACATTGACCGCCTTGGCTCTTTAATATCGAAATACTATATGAAAGCTTAATATTAATTAAATCACTTTTATTATAAATAACCAACTCATCAAATTGAATAATTAATTTACCATTCTTAATTTTTACGATTTTACCTATTTCTCCATTTGCAACAAATGTTTTATCATCTTCGTCTATATAACTTTCATTATATCTTATCGCACTATAATTATTAACAACTTGAATAACAAGATCATTCTCATAAAATTTTGTATCTCCAAGTTGAACATGTATATTTCCTGATAATACATTAGGATTTGCTATAGGTTGCAAGTGCTTATTTATAGCAACCGTTCCATAATCACCTACATTATACGATGACAATATCATTATATCTTCTTTTGATGTTCCAGATGATAATAATTTTTGATATAACGCCACAACATTTTTCATTATATTTTCTTGCAACATAGGTATAAACATATATCCTTTGTCATTACCAAACATTTGTGGATTTTTAGAATCTGCTAGGAATTTTTCACTATTTCTTGTTTTTGTTGCTACAGTTAATACTCCTCCTTCTCCATATCTAAATATTTGAGTAAGAGAAACTATTGGAATTAAATTTGAATTAATTAGATCATAAAAAACATTACCTGCTCCAACAGAAGGAACTTGAGCTGAATCTCCAATCATCAATAACTTAGTTTTAGAAAAATCAATTGCTTCTAATAGATGTTTCATTAAGAAAACATCACACATCGAAAATTCATCCACACAAACGATAGAATAAGGTAATTTACTTTCTTCGTTATATCCCCATATTGGAGGTTTGTATAATAATCCTCTATGTATTGTTGATGCAGGTTCTTTTGCATATTCCGACAATATTTTTGCAGCCCTTCCTGTGGGAGCAAACAAACAAAATGATTTATTATTATCATTCAACATATCAATCAAAGATTTAGTTGTAGCACTCTTCCCACTCCCGCTAAACCCATTGAGAATACACACATTAGAATTACACACCATAGGTAAAACTTTATGTTGTTGCTCTGTGAGAGTAATATTCCCATTATTCTTATATTTTTCCGTATCAATTTCCCATTTATTTTCCACCTTCAATCCTTCTAAAATCCTATTAGCAATATATAATTCTGTTTGATATGTTTCTTCTAATGCAACAGTATTTAAACCTTTATCAAAATGAATATCTTTATCATTCTTAATAATATCAACAAAATGTTCAATACATTTCTTTGCTAGTGCTTCAGATTGTTTTCTTAGGACTTTGATATCAATTTTAGTATTTCCATCATTCTCATTTTCTTCTAGTAGAAACATAATTGCTGATTTTTGTCTTTGACTAGAAGTTTGTAAATCAAAAGTAAAATCAATTGGAGGAATTTCTCCTTTTGCTTTTGTTGTAATACAATCTTTGTTAAATTCAAGTAGTATCTTATCTGCAGTTTTGAATGAAATTCTTGACAATCCGCATAAACACATGTACGGATTGTCTTGTAGTTTTTCTTTAATCTTATCCACTGAACCATATTTATCATATAATGCCTTTAAGATTTTGAATTCAATAAATCCTTTAAATTCTGTAACTAATTCTCCTAATACAAAATTCTCAACAATTTTTCTTTTAATGACCTCAAATCTAACTTCTCCAATATTGTATAATTTCTTTAAATCAATGTCATCTAAGCGATTATTTATAACTCTATCAATAATATCTGGATATTCACGCATCACTTCATCAACCTGACTATTACTATCTAATATGCTTTGTAAAAACAATCTAGTTGATGTCTCTGTTTTAGGCATATCCCTTCCTATATTAATTACTTTATACGATATTCCATTTTTCCCTTCTTTTTCTTCTGATTTTATACTATACTCTATGCCCGTTTCAAGGTCGGGTAAATTTCCTAGAATGCTGACATTTTGATAAGAGTTTTTAACTATATGAGGATATTTAGTTTCATCAACATCTAGTGCATATATTTTATAATCGTCAGTATTATAAGGGTTTGCTACCACAACACCTTTAAATTCATAAATTATTTTATTTTTCAATTATTTACCCTGCTTTCTAATATACATCATAGTTGATAAGTATCTCTTCGTCCTCATCTGACTTCATCCACTTGCCGCCAACGTTCTTTGTCTTCTTTTGAGTTTTGAATTCATTGACTTTTAAGACATCGTACAACTTGAAGGGGTTTTGGGAGAATATCTTGCCATCCTTGATTTTTGTCTTCATTTCTTTGCCATTATTTATTTGGCGTAATGTGACATATGGTTTAGTTTTATCCTTATATACTTCATACTTAATAATTATATAAAAACTATCTCCTGCTCCTTCATTGATATACTTAACATATTCTAAATAATCCATTTCAAATTTAACTTGATCTTTAATTGACATTGATTTGTCTTCTATAGTTTGAATAACTTCTCTGACATATCCTATCATATCTAATTCTTTATAAAGTGTTTCAGTTGTTTTATTACTATATTTTTTTAATGTATCTTCATTAATATTTAGTTTTGCAATATCTTTGAAATTTATTTGTTTACGACTTGCAAAAGTATCATATATTTCAATTATTTGAAGAAGTTTTTTATTCTTGCCAAATTTTTTAAAGAAATCTAGTCCAGTTAATATTTTTAGCTGTCTTGAATTAGTTGAAGTATTTTTTATATCTTGCAATAGAGTTATAAAATTAGTATATTTAGTTTGTTGTGCTAAATTATATAACTCTATTGCCACTTGACCATTGAGAAATTTAATTGAAGTTATAGATTTATAAATTGTATTTGTTTTCCTATCAAATGAATATGTATCTATTGAATTTCCAAATTCAATGTCTGATAATTTAATATTAAAATAAGGTAATTCTTCAAGAATCTTATGAGTTTTTTCTGTATCGGAATCATATTCATTTAATATAACCGTGTAGTATTCTAAGGGATAATTTGCTTTTAAATAAGCCCCATATAAACTATCCCAAGCTACAGAAAGGCTGTGACTGGCATTAAAAGAATATTTCGAGGCATCATTGACAACTTGCCATACATCCTCAAACTTTTCATCATTACCTACGTTTTTTATATATCCTGCAATTAATTCACTTTTAAGTTCTGCAATCTCTTCTTCTTTAAATTTCTTTTTTGCAATCTTTTTGATGATGTCGTAAGTATGATCTTCTTTAAGTCCACACCATACAAGAAATGCCATAATAGATTCTTGATAAAGCATGAAATGATATGATGGTTCTAGAATATCATCTATTTCTTTAACTCCTGTTGAATATTCATTTCTCTCTAAAAATGTATTAAGTAAACTTGCGAACCCTGGCCTAATGGCAGCTACAAAACCAGAAATTTCTGCTACATTAATGGGGCAGTATCTTTTAACAAAAGTCGTACTTAAATCTGTGTCAACTTGATTAAGAGTTGCTGTCAATCCATTTTTATATAAATCCCAAACCTTATCATTAAGGAGTTTTTTTAGTTCTCGAATATTCGGAATTGGTTTATCAAGTAATTTGAAAGTATCTGATACAATTTTCCAAACTTTTACAGTAAGAAAATCATTTTTAAGATATTTCCAATTATCGGATGTATACCCATCAATACATGCACAAATTTGATCCCCTACTCTTAGCAATCCTAATTCTTTAGATATTGGTTTGTTCAACATAACAAAACTACATGGACTAGGAGATATACTATCTATTACTCCTATAAACTTTTTGGATTCTTCAATTAAATCTTTCCATTGTGGATCTTTAACGTATTTCTCAACATCTTTACCAACTTCATTGTATTGATCCATTGGCATATCATATGCTCTACATAGGTTTCTAAAAGCAGAAGACTCTTTCATAGTTCCTATGGCATACATATAGTAAACATTGTCTTCTCCTAAAATATCTTTAGATGCTTTAATTGGAGCTTCTACGTCTGCCCAATTAAAATCTATATCGGGCAAACTTTTAGATTCAAGAATTCTTGAAACAGTCATAAATCTTGAAGGATATAGAGGAACTTCAGATTCAAATCTATCTATTTCTGTGAATCCTAGAAGTTTATTTACATAGAAGCTAACCGCACTGCCACGTCCCGTTCTAGTAAGAATTCCATCATATACATTAACTGCCCTATCAATAATTCTTTCATTTAATAAAAAATAATCTGCCATATCTGTATCTTTAATGGTATTATATTCAAATGCGATTCCGTCTTGATATTCCTTATGTCTTTTTGGATCAATATTTTTCTTTTCTTCTTCCCATTTTTCTAAAATAATTGATTTAAGTTTTTTATTAGAATCTTCATTGGGATAAATTGTTGGCATTTTAATATCTTTTGTGAAAATTAAATCTTCACATTGATCGAATATTAATGTATTATTTAGTGACTGGATAATTTGATTACTTGATAAGACATTTTGATCTTTATATCTTTCAACGATAGTATCATAATCAGGATAATCTAAGATAAATCCTTCTTCCTCTTCATATCTTAAACCCTTTCCTCTTAGAAATAAATCTCTATCATGTCTTTGTTCTGGATAGATATAGTGAGAGTCGTTGGCATGAATAATTGGAATATTAAATTCTCTAGCTAATTTAGTTATTTTTAAATTATGTATAACTTGAATTTGATGAGCATGCGCTTGTGTTTCTAGATAAAAATTATTACCAAAATGTTTTGCTATAGGTTCTAAAAATATATTTGTAGCATCTTCATCTCTTAATATTCCTGCAACACAAGCAGATGTAACTATAAAATTGTTTGGATTTAATGAAAGCAATAAGTTTAAATCGATTCTTGACTTATAATAAAATCCTGTCTTATTTGATTCAGACATTATCTCATTTAATTGATAAAAAGCATCTTGATTTTTACCAATAATAATAATATGGCTATTTCTATTGTCTTTTTCAAATCTATCTTTTACAATATAAAGTTCTGCCCCAAAAATCATTTTAATATCATTCTTTTGGCATAAATCATACATTTCTAAAAAGTTACCGCCCCACCCATGTTGAGTTGTAAATAGGGTGGTATGATTTAATTCTTTTGCTCTGTCTATATAATCTTGTGGTCTTACTATACAATCCAATGTCTTAACATTCGAGTAGTGACAATGTTTATGGTAATTATTATATCTCATATTTATCCTCCTAATCCATCAAATCCTTCATCCACGACAAATCCTCTTCATCTACTTTACTATCTTTATTATTAAACATCTCTAAAGTATCAAGATATGCCTTATATGGTGCGTGAATTTTTGCTGAATAACCATTCAAATTCGCCAAGAAATAACTTTCTGTATCTGTAACATCTTGCCACCATATTTTATTATCCAATGTATTTTTATATTCAACTTGCTTAACCTTAATCTCTTCAACTGTCTTTACAATATCATCTAATAATTCTTGAATTGATTCATCATCTAGCGATATTTCAACATAACAATCTTTAACTACAAATTTACTCTTTACATCACCAGGTAAACATTCTATTGAATTGTCAACTACCATTTTATTAAGATAATCATCTATTTCTTCTTCGCTGAATTTACTATCTGATTTCTTTAACCACATCTTAGCATTTGATGATAAACTACTTCCTATAGCATTTCTTTCAACGATTCTACTTTTTAATTTGCCATTAGCTTGCATACATTCTACTTCTACATATTTAAGGAACGCCCATCTAGCAATAATTTGATCCATCGGTATGTTTAGTTTTTTGTGGACACCATAACTATAAAGTAGAAGTTGACCTTGCTCTTTCTCTATTTTTTTACCTTTATACAAGGAGCTTGTTTTCCAATCTGTGATTACGCAGATATCTTTATCTTCTCTTTTTTCCATATGTATAGCATCTACATAAGCCTGTATTAGTATATTATTTATCTTTATTGGAACAAAGACTTCAAGTTTCAATTTATGAGGTATTCGTTGATGATTTTTAAAGAAGTGTCTCATACATGATTCATATTTATTTCCTATTTTTTTATTTTTGTCTTCATCACTTCTATCATATTTTAGATTGCCAATAGTAAATTCAAATAGTTTTTCTTCAAATATTTCTATCATATCGGCGTAGGATATTTCTTTATTATAATATTTTTCTAATATATCATGAGAAGCGTTACCAAATACCCCGTATATTGAATCTTTTCTGTCCTCTGGTATTTTAAGAATATATCGTAAGAAGAAAGTATAAGTGTCTCCTTTGTATTGGTTATATTTTGACCATGAATATATTTCATCACAATCTAATTTATTAGCTATTAATCTAATTTCTTCGCCTGTTTTACGCATTAGTTATAATCTCCTCTTTATCTATATCTTGAAATGTACATTGCCTATGAGTTTTTCTTTTACCTGCTAAACACTTATTAACATTAGCTTGTATTAAATCATATTTTTTACATATATCAGTTATTAAACCTATGTCACTTTCTCCAGAAGGTAAATTTATTTTAATGTATCTGTTACTTCTTTTATTTCTTGAATTTTCACTTCTTGTTACTATTCTAATATTTTCTTCTTCATAATTACCATTGTTATCAATTCTGTCTACTTCATATATTTTATGATTTTGTAATAAATCTTCATACTTATCAACATTTTGTAAATAATCAATGAAATATTCAAAGCACAGCCAATTTTCTGAAACGAATATTCCTCTCCCTCCATAATCAATATAACTTTTAGTTGATGGATTGTAACATCTCTCTAACATTTGTTTCCAATGGGGATATAATTTATGGCGAGAAGACATATTACCCAAACACCCAACTCCACAAACTGCACCGTAATAATATGGATTTTTCAAAGTTCCGTTTTTTATATTATGATGTCTAGCCGATAATTGCGTACCATCATCAAATTCTACCAAAAAGGTATGATAATTACGGCGTTTTTCTATCATACCAACAATTCTACATATACCATAATTATTTGTTTCCCATAAACTACCGTTATAATATGTAACGGAGGTGTTAGCTATTAATTGAATTTCTTCAAATTGTTTTCTCAAGTCTTTTGTCCCTCTCTTTAATATATTTTTTATGTTCTGAGTCATCATATACAACTCTATGTTTTAGTAAATATCTATATACTTTCTCAGGTTTATCTGCTGGCGATTCTTTTTCTTCTAGTAATCCATATTTATCGAACACATAACTTACGGTACGGATTCCATAGAATTTATCGCACATACTTCTAATATGTTGTAAGGAAACATCTTTGTCCATACAAATAATTATTTCTGTATTAAGAGAAATCAATATTTTTACTTGTTCCTCAGATATATCATGTGATCCTATAGACACACCAGTTCCATCTTTTCTACTATGTCTTTTTAATGTTGATTTCTCCGATTCAAACGCAACAACTCTATTTTCTTCTTGAATAGTCTTATAGTTTTCTTGCAATCCGTATAAATGTATTGATTTTGGAAACTTTTTTAAAGGAAAATATTTAGGAATGTCTAACATTTTATATTCAGGAATTGTGGTTCTCCCAATCACTCCAACAAAATCATTTTCATCACCGCACCAATACCTCCAGGGAATTATAATTCTTTTCTTTTCTGCACTATAACCAATTTTAAATACTTCACAGGTAAAAGGAAGAATACCATCTATTCTTATCCAATCAATATGAGGTAATGGAATATACTCCTTGATAATCTCATTGTCATACAACTCAATGTCGTCAATGTTTACAATGCATCTTTTTCTTTTAACCTTTTTGAATACATTTAATGGATCTTTCTTATCAGGTTTATCTTGTTTATTAGTTTTAAATTTATATTCTAAACCAAATAATTCATGTAAATATTTATTAGCTTTTGAAAATGAAATATTTTTTATAGTTTGGCAAAGAGTAAATATATCTCCTCTTATTATTTCACCATCAGATTGAAATATTTTAGTAGAAAGTGTTTCTTTGTTTATTGCAATATTATTATTTGATGCATGTTCGGGTAAACCAGACCTATATTCTTTTGTATATTCTTTAATACCATGACAATTTAGGGATTTAAGTACTTCTTGTGTTTTATCATTGTCTAATATGTATTGTTTAAGCTCAATATAATCCATTCAAGTATATTCACCTACCTTTACTTAACTATTTTTGCATCAAATCCATATTTTTCATATAAATGACTATTGTTAAAATTTTTTATTTTTATCTCCTCCTTTAATCTTGCTATAATAGCATCATCTAATTCATCAAAATAACCTAAATGTTTTTTCTTTCCATAAAATATCTGTGAATGCCATTTATTCATCTGTTTGTTAAAATAAACTCCTTGGCAACCACTACTATTATTTATATTTGGGTTCCTATTAACATTATTTTGTCTGTGATCTGTAGTTCTGAGATTATATTTACGATTATTACTTTTTTGTCTATCGATATGATCAACTTCTATTTCTGGATTATTGACTCCCATAATAAGCCTATGTATTCTAATTGTTTGTTTTTCATCTTCATCATTTTCTGATATACTAGAAACAATATATCCTCGTTTGTTTTTATGCCAACAATATACTTGTATCTTATCATAGTCTTCTAAATCAAATTCAAAGTAATTATTTCTAAAATCATAACCTATACCATATTCACCAGTTAAATCATATGTATTAGTTTTGCTACACCTAGCAATATTAACTTCTTTTTGCAAACATCCACAACTTCGAGTATTTCCATTTCTTAAACTAGTGCCATTTACTGTAAATATAGTTTTAAGAGGACAACTACATTGAACAATCCAATGACACACCCTATGTTTATTAATGTGAGAAAACTCTAAAACTAATAATCTATCAAATGTTTTCCCTTTTAAATCAATTATTTTTCCCCATATATAATCTCCTTACCAATCCATAGGTATATTAACTATACCTAATTCTTTATATACATTTCTCGAATAATCATTTTCGCTGATAATCTGAAATTCATCTGTACTTCCAAATCTATTCTTAGTGACAAATATAATAGTATAAGACTTATTTTTGTCAAGTTTAAAGGGTATGCGAGTAAGTTTATTTTTACCTTCTAATCTAAAACATTTTAATTCATTTTTACCACCTTCAAATTCATCATCAAATGGTTTTCTTATCATTAAATTTGTTGATGCTACATCTACGATATTCTTAGCCAAACCAATATTATCATTTGTAAAATGCCTTTGTTTTGTACTACTTTTTCCTAATTGATATGTAATCCATATATGTACATTTTTCCCTGCTGGTTTAATACAATCATAAATAGCAACACTATCCTTTGTCATTTCTGTCCATACTTGATCTGTTGAATTAATATCTGCACTAGCCTTCATTGTATCTAGTATGAACATTGAGCACCCTAATGAATGATATTTTTTGATAGTTTTAATTGCTAAAGACGCATTATATTTAGGAAATGGAATTATAGTAATATTTTTATTCTGTTTCTTTTCTTCTATCCAGTCTGCACATTGATGTAATAATTCTTTATCTTCTGGAGAAAATTTACCATCTCGCAATCTATATTTTTGAAAATCTTTTTTGAATATATTATTAGCCACCCATATAATTAATTCTTTTCTCCATTTTGTCACATCTTCTTCATTTATCATTATGCATAATTTTTCATCATAAGTTATAACTTGTGGAAGAATTAATTCAATAGTTGTTGTGGTCTTACCTGCCCCACTTAAAGCTCCTAACATTGTAATATTACCTTCTAAATTACCTCCAATTTCTTTATTTAGAATAGGGGAATTATACAAAGGCATCCCTACTGCCAATCCTTTATCCATTTCATCTACTAAATCATGAATCTCTTCGCATAAATTATAACTCTTGACATCTCCTTCTGCATTGATAAATATATGATTTAAGTGAGTTTCATAATATGCATAAATTTGTTCAACATCCATATCCGCAAACTTACTTAATTTATCATACACTGGAAATTTTGCTTTCAATAACCCCAACACAGCATTCCATTTATGTAGTTCACTTATATAACCAATTAAGTTTTCTTCCTTGACATACTCTTTAGCTTTTTCAATAGTATCATAACCACCATATTCTTCATATTTAATCTTCAATTTATTGTGTTTTTCAAGATATAATCCAACAGTTATTTCATCTAATGATTGTTTTTTCTCTTTAATTACTACATCATGTGCAATTACAAAATAAATCTTCCATATATTATTACTAAACTCTTCTACTTTTAATTTCTCATTTGTATAAATTAATTCAGGATTCTTAAAAAATATAGAAGTTATATTGGCTTCTGCTGATAATTTAAACTCTTTTACTTTTTTTACAGCATCAATGAGTAATTGTTCATAAGGACTTATTTCTTTTTTTACAACAGTAGTTTTTGACTTTGTTTTTGTAGCAACAGCCATTTACCATAATTCCTCCAATTCCTTATCAATATTTTTATCTTTTGATTTTGCTGTATATTCAGCTCCTTCATGTATTTGATTTTCTAATTCTATATGTATGGTTTTTTCTTCTGCTTTTTTAGAATTTTTTAATCTTAATACCACATTATTTATTTCATTTTCAACAAAACTCATAATAGTATTTATTAAATGCCGTTCATCTTTAATCTTATCTCTACTTGGGCCTAAATATTGAAGAATACTATATTTACAAAATTTACAAGTCAATAATATAATTTTATAATCATAATTTGCTTGTGGTTTCTGTTTTTTATTTGCCATAAATGTTCCTTTATGTAAACCTTTAAGTCTCAATGCTAAGTATCTTGGGAATTTTACACCCGTTTCATACTGTAAAATTTCTTTAAAAACATAGTTTGCTAATTCTAACCAATCCTCTTGTTCTTGTTTCTTGGTAATTTTCTCTTCCATTAAATCACCTCTATTAGTTTTATTAGAACTAGGGATTATTGACAAATCAATAATCCCTATTAAATTCATAGATATGTGTATATTTATTTACAGCATTTCAGCGAATTCTAACACCTGATTCAATTTTTCAATATCATTATTAACTAAATCTTTGATGTTGATTTCTAAATCTCTGATTTTCTTTCCAATCTTCTTTTGATTTTCCTCAGAACTAGTTTTTAGTAATGCTTTAATTTGGTTAGCAATATCTTCTGCTTGTTCATCTTCTGCTTCCATAAATTCAGTGTCTTTACTTACCCCTACTGATAAGTCTAATGCTTTTTTAACTCCAAATTTCTTTGTGCTTTCCCATTTTGCTCTCCAAATTTCAAAAGAAGGATTTTCAATGATCTCTCCTTTTTTGGTTACTCCAGTTCTATCTTTATAAATTTTACCAAAGTAAGTTACATTGCCATCTTTGTCTTCTTTAGTAAACATTTGAAGTACAATATCAAAATCATGTTCTGCCTTCTTAGCTAAATCTGGTGCTTCTCCAATTTTCTTTTTATTAAGAGAAGATGGATCATCGAAAATATCTTTTTGATGAGCAATTTCAACTACCCACTTACCCATCGAAGAAAATATGATATAAGCAGTTTTTAGAGCTTGATTCCATCTTTTAATATGACCCCAATCACGAGTCGCGAGGCCCAAATCTGACATATCCACTTCTTTGCCTTTTCTCATTTGTTTTCTTGATCTTTTTTCAACAACTTCGTATGCTGCTGCTTGCATGTTCTCATATAATTTTGTTCCACTATCAATTGCAATAGTATCAAAATCTTTTAATGCTTCCTCATCATTTAATTCATCTAGTGTTTCTTGAACTTCAGAGGCAGATGTGGTACGCATGACTCCAATGATATTAGGATTGCTTTCAAGATAATATGTATTACCATCTTCACTATCTACTAAATTAATATTAGGAAATGTTCCTGCAAACGTTGATTTTCCTGACCCCGTGGCCCCAAATGCTAATACTTTACCACCAACATATGCTAAAATTTCTTCTTTTTTCTGAAAACCCATTTATTTAATCTCCTTTATTATTTATTTTATTATTTAAATGATTATTGTGTTTATCAGGAGGAATTTAACCTCCTGATAAATTCTGTGAAAATATTAATATATAACTATTAATTATACATCTAACAATTTCATCCATGCTTCATCGTCAACTGCTTCTTCGTCCTCCTCAGTATCATCATCTTCTTTTTTATCTAGTGTTTTCTCAAATTTAGCAACACTTTCTTCTAAATCTTCTGTTTCTTCCTCCTTCTCTTCTTCAACTTCAATAAATTGAGAAAGAAAAACTAAATCGCTTTCTTTATATTTATCTTTATTGATTGCTAAAATTGGAACTTTTGTTTCTCCTTCGCCTTCAAATGTAATTAAAGGTCTTTTTATAAGCATTCTTTTTTCTTTATTACCACCAATTGCACATTTACTAAGAGCTTCTTCCTCTGTGATAACATTAAGTTCAATAAGTTCTTTAATATCTTCAGGAAGATCATCTAGAGTAATACTTACTACACTTGCCCCTTCAAGCATTTCTCCTTCTACAGTGACTTCTACAAGAGTGCCTTTTTTAGCAGGAGCAAAACATTTAGCAATGAGTTTCTTAGTATTTTCTGGTTTCACCTTATCTACTTCTAACTCAAATGTTTTTGTGAATGCTACTGTTTTCTTTATTTCTTTGCCGTCATATTTACCAACATAGTCAACTACATATCCCGTAATTGGAAATGATGCTTTTTCTCTATCTAATTTACCAACTGCATTTGCGTCACAAAGTATTGTTTGTGTAAATACTGCTTTATATTCTTCTGGTTTAGCTTTTGATAAGAATACAGAATTAACTTCTTTTTTAATAGAAACACTATCATTATATGCTTGATATTTCAATTTTCCTTTAACATTTACTACCATTCCATTTTCAAGATGTTGTTGTATGTATTGAATTGCATCATATGCAGATAAAAATTTATTTTTGAATGTTTTATCTTTTGTATCTTTTTCTAAACCAACTTTGATGAAACAAGAGTCTGCTACTGATTCTAGAATTGTTTCGTCAAATCTATCATCCCAATCAATAGTGAATTTATTATCAAAATCTTCTTGTTTTTTACCATCTACTTCTTTTATACCATGAACATATACTACATTATCTCTTTCTGATCCATAACCACCCATCATATCTGAATAGATGACATTACCATTTCCACAATCTACACCAAGATTCATTTGATTCCAAACCCAATCTGATTTTGTAGTATCTTTATCCATTGTGAAAGTATAATCATTTACTTTTGCTTCTCCGATGAGTAAGAATTGTGCTTTACCTTTTTTCAATCCTAATTGTTCCTCTTTAATTTTTGCCATATTATCTATTCCTTCTTTCAATAATTTTATTTTATTATTTAATGCACATGATCTATTAAAATATATTGAAAGAAGGTGGAGATTTATTGAATTTGATTGGTCTTCTACATTTTCCTTTATTCTTCAACCACTCAGTCCTTTCTTAATAATTAACTATATTGTTTTAACCACTTAATAATTATAACATAATCAAATTTTCATGTCAACAAATATTATTTATTACTTTTAACAAAACATAAATCGCATAAAATTCCACTTCTATTGGATGCAATATATAACATAATTATTTATGCCTATTTAAATGACCATAAACCCTTATGTAGCAACAGTTACAGGACTATTTTACTGATTTTATTGAAAATTTGAGTTTATGGTCATTTTAAGCATAACCCCATAAAATGAAAATTTCTTGAGTAATACAATTTACATTACAAATTGACTTAATTTATCCCTTAACTCCAAATGTGAATTAATCTTTGCTTCTGCGTCCTCTTTAACTTGCTTATGACTCAATAATTCTTGCTCTAATGCTTCGATCTTTGCTTGACTTTGTTCTTTTGATTGAGCCAACATCTCATTTGCCTGATCTATTTTAGCAACTGCAATTTTAAATGCGGTTACTGCATTATCTACAATACCTACTGCATTGTCAATCATCATGGAAGGGGTTACTGCACTCTTTTTAAACATTTTCATTCTTATTCCTTCTTTCATTATTAATTTTACATATAAGTTGACACAAGCAAATATGTTCTCATTCTTCTTTGTTTAAAACTATAATCTGCAACATATTGACCATAACGTACAAAGCAAAATTCTTCAAAAGTATAGATATCCATATCGCAACGAGAAAAATCTAAATATAATTTGTCTAATATTTCGTCTGGATAATTAATTTTAAATTTCTGTAACATTTGTTTTCTCCTTTAAATTATTATTAACTCCTCTCTACTACTTGAAATAAAACACCACAATCTGCTTTATGTAACCAATATAACTCATCCCTATTCAAATTAACTTGAATACGATAATGCAATGTAGTTTCTTCCATAATCACTCGATACGTATCTTTCTTGAAGAAATTAAAATCTTTAAGGAATTTTACTTTTTGCATTATATCAACCTCCTTAATTATTTTCAATAGTTAAAGTTGATTCAATAATTAACCATTCTTTACTTTTGAGTTTTTCTTCAAGAAAATCAAATGTATATAAATCACTAGACCATGTATAACCTTGACCTAAATCAGTTAAGAAGAAAAAGTTACCGTCTTTATTTTCCTTTTTTGTAACTAATCTAAAGTCTTTATAACTAACTGAAATTATAAAAGGCATCTTTGGCAATTCAAAGTTCTTTTTCTCATTAATTACTATATTCATATCAACCTTCCTCTCCTTCCATAATTAATTCTTGTAGTGCAATAAAAGCAACATTATTAACCAATGGCCCACCTTGACATTCATACTCACAAAACTCTAATTGTTTAATTGCTTTTGCTGGATTATTTTTAAATTCATCAATCATTTTACGTGATGTTGATTCCATATGTATTCACCTCTTTAGATATTTAAAATAACTGTTTTAAATTATTTTATCAAAGATTCAATAGTTCTCTCTAATCCTAATTCTTGTCTACAATAATGTAAGAAATCTTTACTATTCATTAAACTTTGAAGTTCATTTAATGAGTAATTTTTGGTAGATGAATAACATACTACTTCTTTTGTAACATTTCTCCCTTCTGATTGCCAAAGACTTAATTCGCAATTATCAACCGCATATCTACTATTAAATAATTCGATTGCTTCTTCTTTAGATTCTGCGAATATTGGAGTAACCCATCTATATGAATGATCTTTTTCTTTGAATCTATATTTAAAGAAATATAATTTATACAGGTCATATGTAAACTTAACTGCAATAGTATAGACTTTTCCCATAATTCACCTCCAATATAGAATAAAACTAAACTTTGAACTAATTAATATTCATCATCACTTTCTTCTGGTTCTTCTAATTCCATTCCAATAATATTTCCGATAGAATATAACGCCCATGCCTCTCCATTGCTACAACCATCATTAAATACATCATTGCTGTTTCCTTCTGATCTAAGTTCTGTGTAACCACAACAATATGCTTTATAATGTCCATTTATGTATTCTTTAATTTCTTCAAGTATTTCTAAACTATCATTCATGAATTAATGCCTCCTATTTATTTCATACTTCTACTTACTAAACTCAATGAAATTTCTCCAAAACAACAACTCACTACTACTTCGATAAGCAACTCTTTCCAAACTATCAGCACACCATTTACGATATTTTTCTTCACTTTTAAATCTTGAATCAATTCTTTTCTTTGCCCTTCGAACCAATGAAACGCCTTTCATATCAGATATCTTTTGTGAATACTTCTTTAACTCAAAATTATCAAGATCAATTTCAATCAATCCAATATCTTTTGGAATTAAATCAATAGGAATAGTGTTAACTGGACTTATGATATATGTATAGGCACTTGCACAGCAAAACCCATTTTTAAAATCACTCAGACTTGCTTTTGCTTCAATTCCTTTAACATCGTAATGAAATTTTCTTGGTGCTACTCTAACCTTTTTGATACCTACACAATCAATGATTTCTTTTCTCTTTTTGCCAATATCTAAGTCCCACATGCCACCTACTTCAGTAGCAAGCATTTTGTAACCCCATCCAAATAATATGTATTTAGATATTTCCTTTAATAGAAAGTGCGTTTCTGTTTCATTCTTTGGTCTATCGAAACTCAATTAATTATTATCACCTCGAATCATTATTTATTTATTTCACATAATCTAACCACATACTAAGTATAACATTTTCACAACCATATGTCAAACATTTTATTTTAGTATTTAATAAAATTATCCATCTTTATACCAATCACTAATTCCATCTTCCTGTGTTTCACATTTGCCATTTTCATCGAGTGCAATAAGTTTTCTACTTTCTAAAGCAATTGTACAAGAATCCTCCCAATTATATTTACAATCTGAGTTTTTACAATTGATTAATGTCATTTTATAATTTACCTCCTTTCTAATTATTTATTAAGTATCCTTTATTTTTTGATTCCACAAACGAACATCTTTATTCAATTCATATATTGCACTATATAACAAATCACATTCATCGATATATTCACTATCATTGATTTCAGATATTGCTAATTCAATAAATTTAATTGAGTTTAAAATTCTTTGTCTTTGAAGATAGCAACTGTCTAAATTCATGTCTACTTCTTTTACACCATTACATTTATTATCAATAATCTCAACTGTCATTTCTTTTCTTGTTTCAAATTGTGTATTTTCTTTCATGAATATTTCTGCATCTTTCTGATCAAATGTGCTTGTATCTAATTCAAGACAATCATCATCATATTCGCAAGTGTATTGAGATGAATTTATCTTTTTCCAAGTTTCAGTAGTCCATTGATTACCAAATCCATCTGTTTGAGATTTATTGTAAGTGAATTTTAAGATGTTTCCTTCTTCTAATAATTTAAAATAATTCATAATTCCTCCTTTCTAAGCACATGAAAATATCCTTTTATTGGATTATTTGATTTTAGAAACCCTTATGTAGCAAGGGTTTCAGGGTTTAGGATTTTAGATATTTACGTCTTTCTTGACAATTTGAGGTATTTTAGAATCAATTGAATGTTTAGATGAATTATTCAAAAATTAAATCCTTAAAAATAGTTGTTTCTCCACCATCTTTAGAAATATTATTTTTCAGTTCATCTAGTGAATCACTTTTATAAAAATATCCTTGTCCGTCTAATCTTATTAAAACATAAATATGATGACCTACATTAATAAAATTAGGTAATGCAGAAACTATATACCACTGACCTGTATAATCACTATAAGCATAATTGCCAATTTGCATATCTTCAGTATTTAATTTATTAATTCCATACATATTTATCATTCTCCTTTATTATTAAATGAATCAATCTTATTGTAAGTTTATTTTATACGTAGTATCTATAGTTCCTTTTGGTACATAGATGTAATACTCTATTGCGCTTGGTTCTAACCAATAATTTGCTCTCTCGTCTTTATATTTCTCTTGTTTGCATATAATTGATGGCGACTTTTCATTCGTCTCAACTACATATGTTTTATCCGATACCACTTTACCCATCATTTTACCTTTATCAGTTTCATACATGTAAAAGTAATACATTTGTTGTTCAATATATCCGCTACTTATAAATATCGATCCAGAAAACGATCCACTAATATTTGAATTATCTTTAAGTGCAATTATTTTTGATTCACTTAATATAATATATTCTTTTGGGGTTTTAGATAATTCATCTGCATGTTTTATTAGATATATAGATGGAACGATAAATATAGCAGAAATTATTAAACCAATAAGTAATGTTTTAACACTCTCAAGAAATCCATCGTCTATCCAAGTAAATATAAAGAATATTAATGTTGTTGCTATTGCTATCATTCCAAACAATAATAACCCACCTATTATTGCCATTTAGTTTACCTCCTATTATTTCTTCTGCTCATATAAAACGGACATTTCGTTTACTAATCAATCTTATCCACAGTAATTGGAATCCACATCTTAGGATTATAATTCAATGTGTATTTATATTTATCAACATTTTTACTTCTTAATTGTTCAACAACATAGGTTACATTGTCTGATAAACCAATAAAGTGTTTTTGATAACCACCATTCTCATCTTCTACTGTTACTTCAAGTTGATTATCTTCTCTATCAGCATTAATTGATATTCTTCCTGTCATCTGAAATAATACATCACCTGTGATACAATCAATTACCGTAAGTTGACGTACAACATTAAAATTATCAGCTTCTAATGATAAATTGTAAGATACTTTTTCTGCTTGGGTTTGACCACAACCAGTAAGTGTAACTGATAACAAAACTGTACATAATGCAGTTGCAAATATTTTTTTATTTTTCATTTTATATTACTCCTTCTTTTAATTTCTTATTTTACTTCCGCAACATAATTAATTTGCTCAATTTCTAAATTACCATCGTAATAATCAGTAGCATTATCTAATACCATTTCTTTTGCCTTTTGAATGGCAGTTACTTCATCAAATGCTTCAACCACTAAACTAGCACAATAACCAACTGCCATTTCGACTACAAACTTTTTCATTTAATTTAACTCCTTTCCTTTTTTTTATTTATGGCACTAATTCAATATGGTCAATCTTCGAATTGAAAAATCCTACAGTATTTACCTTTACTCTGTCTCCATCTTTAGGATTAAGTTTGACTATCTCTTCAATTCCTTTTTCTGTAAAGTCATAGTCTCTGAGCAACCAACTATAATTAGCATATTGATTAGCTATACCTTCTGTAAATACGACCTTAACTCCATCATATTTATTTACTCTAGTTACATTTGTACCCTTACCACCACAACCAGTTAAACCAATTGATAAAATAATTGGCAATATTATATAGGTAAATTTTCTCATATTAAAACCACCCACATCTTTCCACACCAATTCTTAATTTTGACGGATATTATCATAAAATAATCTCTCTAAATACAATTTTAAATTTATCTTCATCTAAAATAATCAATGGTTCATTTAAATAATTAATTTCCTTAATTTTGAAGTTATCGCCCTTAAAATATATCATATGATCAACTTCAATGCTTTTCCCTATGTCTAGAATATCAAAGTACAATCCTTCTTCATTCTTGGTTCTAATTAGAGTATTCATTTTTAATCAATTCCTTTCTAATCTCTAGAAAAATCATTTATTTGTCTAGAATAGTTATCGTTGGCAAAGGATTTATTATTTTATCTAATAATTCTTTCCTTATTGTTTTAGTAATTTTCTCTAAAATATCAGGGATATATTCTGCATCAGATTCAAAAGTTAATTTATACTCAAATTTACTCATACTCATATATCATTCACCTCCCTATATATTTTCTTCTTCTCTTTTTTGCTTTATATACGCTACCAATTATGTATCCTAATATATCCTGTTCTTTTGCTTTAGTTTTTCTCGCTACTTCTTTATCTGCTTCATTCTTAAGATATACAATGATCTTTTCAGCTATTAGCCACCTCAATATAATAAATACTATTCTTAGTATAAATTATATATTCTGAACCAATAATATCTATATTAGTCACTCTGGATGTAGTAATTGGCCCTTTACCAGTTAACATAACTATACTTCTACCAATTAATATATCTTCGCCAAACTTAACTGATAAATTGATAAAATTACTATGTTTATCATTTCCTAATGAATCAGTAACTTTAGTGATAACACCTTTGATTGTCAAAACTTTCCCATTGATAATATTGCCTTCATCATCTACATAAATTTTATATAAAGGATTACCATTAATACCGTACCAGCTACCATTAATATTTTCACGTTCTTTAGGGGTTAATGGTCTGCAATCTGATTTCTTAAATTTAACATCAATAAATCCATAACCTTCTTCAAAGTTTCCGATGTAATATGTATCATCTTCAGAATGGATTCTAATCTTATCATCAATATTGCGACCAATATTACCTAATTTATGTATCGCAGGACTATTTGTTTTAAGCATCATAATTTTGTTCATATTATTCAATTGTTTACTTCCTCCCTTTATTATATATTTATTTTAGTATTTAGTCAAATTTAAATTCTTTTGCATTGTTGTCAATTCCTAATTGCTCATTTAATTTCTCATATTTCTTCATATCCTTAGTAAACCAAGAGGTATCTGTTCCTATGTAGTTTTTAATCCATAAAACACAATTTTCTCCTACTAGAAATGTTAGACACCCGTATAAACATAATTCTTGTGAACCAAGTTTTACTTTCTTTGATAAGTGATAATTACGAGTTAATTTCTTCTGAACCATCTCATATGTAAGATATTTATTTCCTTTTACTTTGTTGGTGTAAGTGTCATATACGTGATCGTGTAGATTTAATATTTCCATTACAAGCACTCCTCCTTTTAATTAACATGGATACCCTTCATGTAAATTATCATTTTTGTCCGTATAAAAGAATCCATTAAATACATTACTCTCACAAACAATTTCTTCCGAAGATTTATAATCAATATTATTCTTATTCGCATACCCTAACGATTCTTCTAACTCTTCAAATCCTTCACGATTAGGACAGTAATAAATATCACCTGTTCTTTCGATCCAACTTCTTGGATGAATCCAATAATGCTCTGAGTATCTAGTTTTCCCATATGTATCACTTTGTATTAATTCTGATCCACAGTATGGACATTCCATTTAATTATCACTCTCCCTACCCTACTAATCTCTCATTAATTCTCTGAATATCTTCGATAATTCTCACATTTAGATACTTCTTATGAATGTTAAACTCCGATGAACAAGATGTGTATTCTAAATCTTCTTCTGCTATTAAATAACCACTTTCATCTAACATTAATCCACCAATTAAACATAATCCTTTATCGCCAACCGTAGATCCTCTAAGGTATAATGTATCACCTAATTTTTCTTCTCCAACAATGATAATGTCACAATTTAATTCTTTTTGCATATAATCTTTCTTTGACCATTGCTGATATGTTTTACTATCTTTCTTTAGTTTGAAAAGATTAAATTCAATATTCATTTAATTATTCTCTCCTTTACAAATTCGGCATTGTCTGGTAATAACACCTTAAAATCATCTGGAATTTCACCATTATGCCAAAGGTTAGTAGAAACAATTTCTCTCCCATCGAAGAATTTAATAATGCATTTATCTCCACCAAAGCCCCTGAATGAACTTTTGCTATTTTCTTCTCCAATATGATAGTGTTTTCCGTCAATTCTTACAGTTTGTTTGTCATCTTTAATTTTCACCTTATCATTCCAAAAATCAATGTAAAAACATTTATCACCGCAAATTACTTTATGACTATAACAACTTTCTTCAATTTCTTTATCACATATTACACAATTCAATATTATTTACCTCCTTAAATTTTACTTACAGGATAAAATGGAATTTTCGAGGGAAGTTATTTTTGTCTTTTGAGTTTAAGCATTTCTACTAAAACAGTTTTTAATTCTCTTTCTTCTCCCATTATAGATGCTTTAATAAGACGTTTATGTAAATCTAAATTATTTAATAAAAATTCTTCATCTTCTTTAGACACACCATCTTTAGATATTTCTGCAATCATTGTTTCCCTTAATAGTTCAAAATCTAATTTATCATCTTCATCTAGTGGAATATCTCCTACAATTTCTATTATACATTCATCGTATATTTTAACTAATTCGTCTTGATATTTCATTTATTTACCTCCCTTTAAACCATACAACCTATCATTCAACTCATCGCTCCACTTAATCATAAGTTCATAATCTACTTCTTCAAAAATACTTCTTTCGTACAATGCTCTGCATAAATCTTGAACTCTTTTAAATTCATAAATGTCTTTTGGCATAACTCCTAATGGTGGTTTAGGTTTTTGAATGTGATTATATGTATCAAATCCAGTAAATTCTATACTTGTTTTTGACTCTACTTGTTGTACCATGCCATAATTATTCTTACTAACATATTTATATCCAATAGAGTCATAACTATTGTCCCAACAATTTACTTTTACTAAACTTTCTCCAGAACTCCATTCTAATCCTTGGTCATAACAATATTTTAAAAATTCATTTGCAAGATTCTCAGTTTCACAACTTACATAAAATTCGCCATCCATAAATTTATCCCAGTGTTTTCAATAGTAAATATTTCCATATTAATTCCTTCTTTCATTTAATTTATCGTTCGTCCCATAAATCTAATTTTTCGTGCTATTCAACCAATCACAATACTTTTTGCATTCTTCTTTAATTATAAATCCAATTTTTGTATTATACTCTTTTTCTTCATGTAATAGCTTAATATCTTCGTTAAATTCATTTACTATCTGACAAAGTTTAAATTCATTATAACTATAATCATCTCTATAACTAGATTCTTTTGATGGGATATAAGTTTTTGATATATAAAATTTTCTTTCTGATTGATATCGACTATCTCTTTTATTAAATTTAATTAGAGATAACTCTGATGCCTCTGGGACAAATTTATGTATCAAATTGCTACAATCACAGTTTGTTTCTGTTGTTTTACCATTTGGAAAATTGGCAACTAATTTACGTTTACCATTGCATAGAGAACACTTATCTTGACGGAACCCTTTGCTATCAGCGAACCATACTTCTGATTTTTCTATGTAATCTTTTAAAGTATCACCTATGTTGCTTTCATAAAATTCTTTTTCGACTTCTCTTTTAAGATTATCTGTTTTATACTTTAAATCTCTTTCTTTATTGTTTATTTCTGATTCTCTTTTACTATATTCATTATTTTTCTGTTTGAGTTCAAGATTTTCTTTATTGAGTCTTTCAATTTCTTCACGAATATTTGGCAATAAATGCTCTCTACATTTATCTCTAAATTCCTCAACTAATTGATCTACCTCACTTGGTTCATAATAATTTTCATATTCATCGTAATCCATTTATTAAATCTCTCCTTCTTATTTTAAATTCCGTTCAAATCGACTTTCTATTCTAAAACAAATTCATTATAATTTTTATGCCACAAAGTACATAATTCTTCACAATTATTTTTATTACAATCTTTACAAGTCATTGAACTTACTTCATCGCACTTTAACATATCGTTCATAGACGCTTGTGCAATTTCTACGGTTAATTTATACTCTTTTGCCAATTCTTTAACAATTGGATCGTTTATTGAATAACCTTTCATAACGTACATCCTCCTTCCTAAAGTCTATGAAAGAAATCTTTGTTTGGATTATTATTATTTTTACACTAACGAACTATGCAAAATTAATCATGAGGCATGGGTCTCTCACCCACACGGATAACTGTTGTAGCCTGAAAAAGTTCCAAAAAATCATCTACAACCGCATTTACACTGTTAAAATTCCAGTTATGCTTTTTTAATTATCTTTTCATTACTCACCAATCTTTTCACAATTAATGGATTTGAACCATCGATCTTCCCTGACTATGGGGATGCATTTTCCGACTATGCTATACTGTGAATTTATTTATTGTAACGACATCTTGCTCTGCCACCCATTACAATCATTATACACTGCTTGATTGTTAATGTCAACAATTATTATTTTATAATTGTGAAGTATTAAGAGATAATAAATATTTTTGGATATCTTGTTCTAAATCTTTCCTTTTGTTCCCTTGTGCAAGTATATGTATTAATTTATATTGTTTGTCCATACTCCATAATTCATGATGATACGTTTTTCCATCTTCATTTTTCTTTCTTAGGATTCTATATAGAGGATTTTCTTCTATGTATAATTTATAATCTTCTTTTAACCATTTATTAAACTTATCTAACCGTTCCTGAGAAAATACTGGGTTATCATGAGTATACCATTCTTCTATAGTAGAAGAATGTTTAGAACTATTACAACTATTACAAGATGGTATACAATTGTCTAACCCATTAGATCCTTTATCATCTGCATGTTCTCTATGTAAATCATGAGGTCTCACTATCCCACGATATTTTTTAAAATGTTTTTCAATTGAAAGTCCACAGAAAGCACAACAATTGTTGAAATAGTTCTTGCACAACCTCCATTCTTTTTCACTAATATAATGCATCTTTTCTTTTCGTTTCTCGGTATATATCTTTGATTTTTCTTTTCCCACTTCGCTTTTCAACCATTCTGCATGTTTACCTTTTAATCTTCTTATTTTAGAATGTTTTTTAGTACATTCTTTATCTTTTTTGTTTGTGTGATATGTGTTTTTTCTTTTTACTCTTCGTACTTCCTTGTCTGTATTAAAATATCTTTTCTGTACATCTTTAATATTACATAATTTACATCTGGAACTTAAATTATCACTACTTTGATTCCATTCATAGAAATTATCTAAATTCATGGGAAACCACTGTTCGCATTTAGTACATTGTTTATATTCAATTTCATCAATCATTTTATGACGCTTATTATAATTAAATTGATTTCTTTCTTCTCTTGTCAATTATAAATACTCCTTTTAATTTCCTATCATATTTGGATTCTAAGCTATTTTAATTGCATCATAATATCTATATATTATTCTTTCAAATATTGCTCTATTATGATCTATACAATCCCCTCCGAAGCATTCAATGAATTCTGAGCGTAAAAGAGTAATGATCTCATCTCTAGTGTAGTATTTTGAGTTGATGTAATATTCTTGTGTATCTTTTGCAATTCTGCTCAATTCATGAGTGTATACCTCTTTGTAGGGGATGTCACATTCATCTTTTTCATTGCCAAAAATAGATATGATATGACTTTCTATTACATCCAATAATACTAGTTTGCTCTTCATATTTAATATCATTCCTTTCAATATTGTGATTTATGGTATGTTAATTACCGAAATCAAACTTATTGCATATTACACAATATATATCGCTGAATGGTGGTGAAGTATAATCTATAGCACTTTTTCCATCTTCCCATTGATGGGTACATTGACTTTGAATATCTTTAAGTTGCTGTTTAAAATCAGATTCTAACTTTTCTCGTTGTTGTCTTCGCCATGATTCTAAATCTATGCGTTTTCTTTGTAATGGATGAAAATTTAAACTAGATAAAATAGACACTTACTCTACCTCTTTCGTTTTAATAATATCATCAAATTTGCGTATCAGTTTTTCATGCATTTTAGGATGCCTCATAGTTAATGTCTCTAAGTACCCTAAACCATTCCTTATAAATATCATTTCATCTTTAGTTAATTCTAGTTTTAATAGTTTTGACATTTGTAACTGCTCCCTCCAAATAGCATTTTTATTGTGGATTCAAATAATATTCCTTACCTAAAATACTCAAAGATTTCCTTCTTTGATATTCATCCCAACATTCTACACAACAGACAGGAACGCCTCTGTAATTAAAATCGTATTTAAAATTGATTCCACAGATACAACAAAACATTGGTTGTTTGGTGAATAATGCCATACTTTATCTCCTTCCTATCCTATAAAACAGTGGTTTGCTAGGATCTTATAATTGATTCAGCCAATCCACACTAATCTTATCACTTGCTTACAACATCCTATTGTAATATTCATTTATAATTCTCTCAAAAATTAAACAATCATGATTAATGCAATCTTCATTAAAAGCCAATATAAACTCTGCACGTAATAAAGTAGCAATTTCTTCGTTGGTAAATAGTTTACTATCAATATAATATTGAATTATTTCTGTAATTTCTTTTATTTCATGCACTCCATAATCTTCTTCGATATATTCATCATCCCAGATGTATTTTAAATTATTATTAATAGTCGATAACAACAATGACTTTCATCCCTTTCTTAATTGGACATAAAATATGAGTTCTAGTGTATTATGTAAACATCCAAACCTTTGCATCGCAACTATTACAAGTTATCCAAATTTGATCATGTTCACCAAGAATATCAAAACTTCCTAAATTATCTTCTGAGACATACCAACCATCACTTTCGCTATATGAACGCTCTTCTTTGTCTATTGGCCTAATTAGATTTACTTCATTTCCGCATGTGCTACAAATTATTTTAAACATTATTTAATCCTCCTCTTTGCTAGGATATTATCCATACTTTATTTGTTGTCTCAACTACAATAATATCTAGATCAAGCCAATGTTCCACATCAATGATATTTTCATGACTGAAAAATGACCCACCTTCATATACGATTAGTAATGGATTATCTAATGTTAATTCGGTTTTTGCCATATCTAATTTCTTATGTAGGTATTGAGGACAGACATCATTTCCAGTGGGTTTGTTTTTAATTGAAGTTATTTCCATATATTTATCCTTTCAAATGGTTTGAAATTCTTTTTTTATTGCCAAAATTTATACCACTTTTTCGTTTCAGTTTTAGTATTTAAGCTTTTATTACAATTCCTTAATTCTTCTATTTGAATCCTCAACTCTACTCTTTCAAGTTCTCGTTGTAGTTCTTCAATTTGATCGTCTATATCTTTTTTGATTTTATTTTTTTCTTCTATATTATCATCTAATTTTAAAACTTTATCGGTATAATAGATAATATTTCCATCATCAGTACCCTCTACTGATTCAACTATATTACCATTAAATTTCTCCCCAATATTTAATCTGTAATCTAGATCCTTTAATTCAAAATATGTTTCATATGTGATTTCTTCATTTGAAATAATATCTCCCCATCTTAACATTTCAATCTTATGTTTAATTTGACGAACTTCATAAGAATCAAAATTAATACGACTAAAATACCAATAATTAACTACGCAAAATTTATAATTTAATTTTATATTTTTACCTTTAACAATTATTTTCATAATAACATCCTTTCAAATCAGTTTTTCGAGGGACTATTTAATTAAACCCCTCTTTCATTTGTTCTTATTTCATTTCAAGAGTTAGAGACATGCCGTTCTTTTTTACCCATTGAAATTTTCCATCTTTATTCACCATAACATTTTGATCTCCAAATGAGATTGTAAACTTTCTTTCTTCCATAAATGAATTTATTTCATCTTCGCTAATTCCTTGAGAAAGCATTTTTTCTTTTATTGCATTATATATTTTATACATACCATCAATCCCTTCATTTATTATTCAGTATCTTCTAAATCTAATGTCTACCTTGCAAATTTATGAAAACAATCTGATAAATATTGAATCTTTCCATAAATTTAGTTGTTGCTAGGATTGCTTTTTACATTTGATTTAACCTTAATTGTAAATATACTCAATATTGCGGTTAATACTACATATGTCCAGAATCCATTAATATAAAATCCTAACAAATAATTATCAAGCAACCACAGTTTCACTGGAGTTAATACAATTGCCACAAAAAATAGAATTATAGTAGTTAAACACCCTATCCCTAAAGGGATTGTTAAAACAGAGGCAATCATAAGTAAACTAAACAAATATCCTATAGCGACCATAAGCAAAGTTGCAATAATCATAGTTTTTGTATCAGAGATAGATATATATTCTTTAAAATACTCGTTACCAACCCAGAACACTAAAAATGTTAATATTGCGTTTAATATATTTCTCATAACGCTCTCTCTCCTTTTATTTTTATAATCAATTCAATGGTTAATTTTAAGCCCAATTTATTTTTCTTTATATCGATTACAATCTTTAATAATCTGAATATTAATTTGTTTAATATGTTTGCAATAATTTTTTGGTTGTAATATGAATTGTTCAATATGTGATAATACAAAATAATGTCCTTTTTTATACCATTTTCCTAATCCAATGATCTTCAATGGATAATAAGGTAAATAAGTTATAAAATAGAATATCTGAGCAGGAATAACTACTAAAATTATAAACCACCAAGGGAAAGGATTAAAGAACATATTTTACACCTCCCTCCTTATTATCCTATGAAAGATTCGTTTCTTGGGGTTATCTCAACATCTTAAATCCACCCTTAACCAACCAATCTCTAACTTCTTTGACTTCTTCAATTGGTGTATTTTCTGGAACTAAAATACTATTAATGTGTGCATAGGTCGAAGAATCTCCACCTCCCATATATTCATCTGAGATAATTATATAAAGCCAAATCTTATCATTGAAGATTATAAAATATTCTTTTGTACTATCAGGTAAAGGCATATCAAAATCATAAGCACTTTCCTCTAAGTCTACTTCTTTATTAAGATAGTAAATGAAATCTTCAACTTCTTCTGGTTCACTTCTATATGGATCTAAATCACTAAATTCCTTTCTAATTACTTTAAAATAATCTGGCTCTTTTCTACCTGTATTAGATATAGAAATCATTTTTCCTTCTTTGTCTAGTTCTTTATGTTTATACCACACTGCACCTTTACCATTATATTTAGTTACTTTCATTATTACCTTCCCTTCATTTTCCTAATAATTTATTTCTTTTCTCTTGTAGCTCCAATATTTCATTAGAATATTCTTGTCCTAATACAATAAGTCCATTGCCATTCCAACATTTATCATCCATTAATATTTTTGCTTCAAACTCTTCTAATTCTAATAAATATTTTCAAGTTCTTCGATTCTTTTATGTAATGAATTCATATTAATTTTCTCCTTTCTATTCGAATAACCCCTGAACTTTCGAATTAATTTCTTTTTCTTCCCTAATTGTAAATATACTTATACTTGGATTTACTTTTAAAACATTTGCTAAAGTCGATGAATAGTATACTCTAAGAATTTCGCCATACATAATCATTTTTGATTTATTGGCAAGTTCGTTTACTAAATCCAAAGATTTTTTATTGTCTGAACCGATATTATCACCATCTGTTAAATGTAGAATATAGATATCTAAATCTTTATTATCAATAATATCAATAATTTCTAATGCTTTTTGATAAGCAGGAGAACACCTAGTTCCACCAGTTTCTTGTCCATCACTAAAATCTGCTAATTTATTAACTACAAAAGCCTCAGTATTATGTAAAATATAACAAACATCTAAATTTTTATAACTTACTGATAAAATATCAAATATCTGATTATAAATTTCAGAAGATATTTTTCTTTCCCATGTTCCCATAGACCCTGAACAATCTCTAATTGCGATTAGTAAAGATGGTTTATCGTTTGTCAGACTAAATTTATTAATAGTTTCTATGGCTTGTTCAATTTCTTTAATTTCCTCATTAATTATTTGAATTTCATTTCTTTTAGTTCTTAGCACATTAGTTAAATTAATAATTTGTTTATTTATCATATTATTTCTTCCTTCCTAAATAAAATATTATTTCATCCTTGTCTTTCTTCACATTTATCTTCAAATGCACAACCATTACATAACCACACTTTACAGTTTTCACAAAAACAAGATTCTGAAGTTAATGTATTGCCACAAATATCACATTGAAAATCATTTGGATCGCTCATTTTGATTCTCCTTTCATAAGATAAGTTGTATCATTGAAGGGGTTGTTACACCCCTTATTCTATTACAAATTTTTCATAATCTCATCAATCTCAAGTTCAACTTTCTTCTCATTAGAAAGTAATTGATGTAATTTAGATTCCATAACTTTCAACTTATTTTCTTCTTCTTTACGACTTACAAAATCTAATTTTGACTTAATATCAGTAATCCATTCCATAACATGATACCCTGAAATAACAAAATCAATTTCTAATTCTTTTGCAGATTTAGCATATGAATTTAGTTTTACTAATAGATAAGTTAATTGCTCTTTATTAAGGACTTGAATATTAACTCTTATGCTGTCTAGTTCAATTGAACAATTAGTAATTGGATTAAATTTCTGAGACTTTCCTAATTTGATTTTCTTACCCTCAATTTGTTTTTTGAGTTCCATAATTTTAAGATCATTTGTTTCAGTTTTCATTTTATTTCACCATCCTATAAATTTTTCCATTTTCTAAATACTCATTTTTATAAACAGGATTATATTTTTTAAATACATCTTCAATAGTACCTATATTATTATGAACATAAGAATTTGTTGATCTTACATAATCTCCTCTTAAATAATATAAGTTATATTCTTTATCAAATCTAATTTCTGCAATTACTTCTTCAAAATCTTTTTGTGATTTAATATTAAGAGTACGCCAGTTCTCGTCTAAATCAAGACTATTAACATATTCGATAAATTCCTCAAAAGTGTATTGAATATATTCATCTTTGCTTTTATCATATGGAGAATATTCAGTTTTACATTCAAGTTTCTCAAATAACTCTGCGTAATTTTCTACACAATTAGTTGAAATAGTATCTATAAACCTTTCTCCTAGTGATTTGATAGTTAAGATGCTTAAATATGATTCATCTCGATAATCTTTGGTTTCCCTAGCAAAGAAATGATGTTTACCTTTATTAACATCTTTCTTTACACTTTTATAACTCACACCTCCCCAATTAGTTCTTCCTTCGGGAATACTATCATATTCAGTGGTATGATAATCGAATCTGCCCATATAAACCCATTCTTCATTTGATTTAGTTTTATATGTAGCACCTAAGATTAATTCTTTTGCCTTAACATAACTATTTTTAAGAATCATTTCACTATATTCAGTAATCTCTTTATAGTCAGGTGAATCTACTGGCATTAACAATAAATCCTTGCCATCCCAACCATAGACAAATTCACCTTCCAAACCCTTACCTTTGATAGAACTAGCATTTTCAAGAATATAGAGTAAGTTCTCTATTGTGACTTCGAACTCAAAATTACGAGGATCGTATACCCTTACATACGCCTGTCTATGACTCCAATGGCTTGAATAGTCGCCTACTTTCTTATTTAATACAAATCCACTAGTTGGTTCATTGGTGAATTCTTGTGGTTCAATTTTATTATCCCTCCAACTATTCCAAGATGCTTCTTTTCTTAATTTACCTTTTTGATCAATGTAAATAACATAAGCTAGTTGACCTGTATATGTATCAGAACGTGTTTGATAACCTACTTTAATTGTTTTAGGCAAAAATATTGTAGTATTCAATTTTAGTTTGTCACTCCTTTATTTCATTATTATTTTCATCAACCAATTTTAAGAAACCACATTCACAACTAATTGTTACAATTTCATCTTTTACACTTACTTGTAATTTTGTGTCTTTCCAACTGCTTCCGCAATTCGGACATTTCTTATATTTTCTAGTGATATTGACAAATTTAAATGCATCCATTAAATATATCACCTCCCTTCATTCAATTAAATATGCAATTTCAAACTAATTAACAACTTCAATTCTTATTTTCTTGCCGTAAAATCTTCTACATATTTCATCCATTTCAAGATTGTCTACTATATACCTATCTCTACCCCAATCTGAATATTTAGTACGCAATTCACCTTCATAAAAAGTATTTAAATATGGCAATATTAATTTACTTTCGATGTAATTATAAAAAGTATTTACGGAATAATCTTCTTCCGAATCCACACTAAAATAAGGATCATCATCTTCAATAATATGTCCATTAGGTAAACTACCTTGCAATCCAATTTGAATAAATTTACTTATCCAACCATCACAATCTTCTACTCTTATATTAGCGTAACTTTGGGATATATTTAAGTTGTGTGTCTGTTTTAATTTAGATAGAGCTTCTTTATAATTTAAATTAATAATATCTTGTTCATTAATACATTCTGACTCATGACTTACACAATCATATCTCTCTTCAAATTCAACTCCACATTTCTCACACTTAAAAACTTCTTTAGGCATTTAATACTTCCTTTCTAATTTAGCATGAATTGTTCTTTTGATTTGGTTTTTATTTGAACCCTTTATCATAAATATCTTTTCTAACCCATGCCCACCTATGATCTCCTTGCCCACAATAGTATCCATACAATCCCGTCTCTGGAATAAGGCATCTAATATATTCATACCCATTCCATTTTGCTTTTCTATCATCCCATTCTTGTTGTGTATATTGATACTCTTCTGCCCAAAAACATTCTGAAGAACTAAACATTAATTTAATTCATCTCCTTTTATTTTATCTTACACAACCATTAGGGACTATACTAAAAGATAAATTATCAAACATCAAATCTTCTAATCGTAAAGTTTTAATAATTGTTGCCCCTTTTAAGATACTTATTGATTGCCCAATATTTCCTGAAATTTGATAATTGTATTTATGTATCTCATTCATTTCTTCTTCTGGTATAATTGCATCTAATCGTCCAATAGAATTAAGAAATTCAAATACCTCATGTTTATAAACTCTTACTTCACTCATTTGTTTATCCCCTTTATTTTATCATAAATCCATAATTTCATCGTGTTTTGTTATTTTCTGTTATCCAAGCCTACCGCCTATCTCAGTAGGCTTGGATTAATTATTTATGCCTATCTATTAAGCGAAATACAGAACAATGTCATCTGGATGCACAATTTTATCTGATTCATTTGATATAAATTGATGAGTATTAGAAATGATCAATTGCTTTTTATTTAATGTTGGCACATGACATACAGCCACCGACTCACCATTAATATTTAAAGAAAAACTCTTTTCATCTTTATGAACCATACCAGCCATAGGAGTTAATTTACTTAGGGCAAAATTTCCACATCTGATACTGACTAAATCTTTATCTCCAACATTCATATCACATATGTATTGATATAACACCCACTTAACATCGCCAAGATAATGTTTTGTATCTTTAATTCCCTCAAGTGATTTTAAAGCATCAAAAACAGATTGACATTCTTCTAAAGTACACCACTTATCAAACATTTTTATATTATGAGTATTTTGAAATTCTAACATATTAAATCTCTCCTTCTTTTATAGCTGTCGCTCGACATGCTTTTTGGAATTTATTTATATAAACACTCGATAGGAAAGTGTAGATACCATTATGTTAAATTATTTATGTATAGTTATATCGCTGTTTCGAGTGGAATAGGGTTTGATTTTATGTATTCATCGTAATATTGCCATTTGAGAGGTTCATTGGTGATTGGATGCTTCCCTGCAGACTTTCTTTTATTTAAACATACTAAACTGATATTTTTAAAAGAGGTATTGGTTTTTTCGCCAGCATCAGATAAGGAGTCGTACACTGTATTTGTGTTTATGCATATAACTTTTCGTTTATTAATTGGATTTCTTTTATATTCCTTTAACTCTATAGGGTTGTTTAACTTGTTATAATCTTCTAAATACATCCAATAATAACCACCTGAGATATTCCTTTCTCCACGACATACCAAACTAATATTGCTACAATTACATAATCTTTCTGCATCTGCAATCGATGGGTATATTACAAGTGTATTTAAGTTTATAACTTGTTTTTTAATAACATAACTGGATAAAATTTTACCTTTTTCTGTCATTTTAGCTTTATATATTTTTTTATGTCTTATCTTTCTTTTAAGAATTTTTTCATCAATATTTCCATTGATGTCTATATAATTCCAATCACGTCCACCAGCAGAAATACGATTGCCTCTACATACATCTCCAATATTTGTCCAATTGACCCCTGTTATTTTGCCAGCATCGTGTAAACTATTATATATTTCTTTTGTATTCATATCTATTACTTTTTTAGCACTTATAGGTATTTTACCATACATAGGATTTTTATTTCCTAATTTTTGTTGTCTAAGAGTATTTATTAACTCTTGTGTGTAAACAATATTGTTAGGTTTACCTTTATGTAAGTCACTTAGTTTCTTTTTATGTTCATCGGAAAATTTTTTACCTTTATTAACACCTTCTTTGCCTAACCAATAATTATTTAATGATATTTTCTTTTTGCTTTCTTCTGTATGTTTATAGCCACTACACCCATCCCCACCAGAAGTTAAATTATAACCATTTGGAGATACGGCATTAAGTTCTTTAATCCAATACTTTTCTTTTTCGTTTAACTCTTGTTCTGTATTTGCTACATCTATTACTTCCCATTTAAAATTTTCTTTACCATATTTTCTAATAGCATTGTAGAAATGATAGTTTAATTTCTTTTTAGTATTTACACTAGAAAGATGTTTCTTTTTTCTTATATCCATTGTATAAATAGTTTTACCTATGTATAATTTATTGTTTATTATATTAGTTGCTTTATAAATTACCATAATTCTCTCCTCCTGATCAGTGGAGGCGTAGCCACGCTCTACAACTTGCAAGTTCTCCACTAATTTATTTATTATTTGTTTTTATATACACTACCAATTCCAATCTTCTACAATATCTTGTTCTGCTTTTATTCGATTTTTGATTTGTACTGGTAATTCTTCAACTCTATTATCCCATTCATTTAATTTACTAAGTAAGTCAATAATTTGTTGACCACTCTTTTTATATGGATATTTACTATTTAATAATTTGTAGTATTTAAAATAAGTATTAAACCTAATAACTTTATCCATATTTCTCTCCACCCTATAAAAGTTAAATTTGATGGATTATGTATGTAATTTAGATAATCTACATTCTTCTAATTGTTTCTGTAATTCCGCTTTTGACACCATATCTCTATAATACTCACACTTAGTTGTAATAGTAAATGGTAAACCAAGCATATTTATATCTTTAATCTTACGCTCGACATCAATAGCATAAGGACGTAACCTACATAAATCAGTTATTTCACATTTTGCACAATCCATTTACTACCTCCTTTCTGCCAAATAAAATAATCCTTTTAAATGAAGTGTGGAACCCTAATACTTTCACGAATTCTTTCATATTCTTCTTCAGAAACTTCCATAAGTATTTCGTCAGAACCTCTTGCTTTAATATACTGTTGCAATTTTACTTTTTCTTTTTCTCCACCAATGCAAATCATTACATAATTATTAATTCTTGCAGAATATGTTACTAAAAATTTATCGCCTTTCATAATAATCATCCTTTCAATTAATCTCCTTAAATTAATCTTCTTCCTCTTCATTTATGTCCAAATAATAAGTTGTTTTAACTTCTTTCCTTTGAATAAGTTTAATAATATTCCCCAAATATTTATTATTAATTGTAAAATATAAATCTCCATAATCATCATCAATAGTTATTTCAAAATCATCTAACTCATAATTATTTGCTTTAATATTTAGAACAACAGATTCTTTTAATTCCTCAAGAGTTATGCGTCTTTGTTCAATATCATAGTATTTTTCATCAATTAGTTTACCTATAATATTTTTATATACAGTATTTTTGATATATTTTATAACAGTAGAAATATTATTTAAACCAAATAGATGTTCATTTATAATAAAATTTCTTCCTATTTCTTCGTAAGTATCAAATAAAGTAAAAAGATTTGAGAGTTGTTGTAGTAATAATTTTCTTTGAGTTAAAAATATCCTCATGGAAAATGTTCCAGAACCACCTCCTCGTTTATATCCTGCATCGCCTTTAAATGGTCTCATAGAACATAGCCTATAATTAAAACTCATATCTTCCTCAAAATAATGATCTAAATCAGATTTAAATTCATATAATTGTTGTTTTTCTATTGATCTAAAATGATTATATATTTCACTAATAAAACCTATGTAATTCATATTATTTAATTCTTCTGATGTATACAATTTACTATCTGGCAAATCTTTTAATTCACTATTATAATCTATAGATATTTCAAGTTCATATCCTTTATCTATAGATTCTTTAATAGTTTGTAATATTTCATTTAATTCTACATCTTTTTTATTCATAATAATCATCCTTTTCATATTTTACATTCAATTAATTCTTAACTAACCCCATATACTTTACCATATTACTTCTAAACTCTACAACTAAGCTCATCAAATCGCTTTTCATCTGCTCTTCTGCTTTTTCTAATACATCTCTAGAACATCCTTCTGTGATACCATATATTTTCTTTAAAGCCTTTTGCAATAATTCAGTATCCTCATCCGTCGATCCATATCCATCAACATACACATCGCTTTCAAGTAATGCACCATAAAGTAAGATATCAGTTTTTGTCATTGTTTTATCATCCTTTCTTTCTATAATTAAATACTCTTATACCATTCGCTTAAAGCTAGTGAAAATTCTTGCTCTTTATTATTAAGATATGTTCCATCTTGAAAAAGCTTTTCCATTAACTCTGCTTTGAGTTCAAAAGATGCATTTAGAAATCTTTCAAATAGTTTTTGTTTATCTTCTTGAGAGTAAATAGTTTCTGAATCCATTTTAGATATTCCTCCTCTCCTTATTAATCTTTATGAACGCTTAATAAACCATTTTCACAATCATTGTATCTTGGGCAAGAATCTTCTGTACAAACTTCAGAAGCACATTTAACTTGATTATCTTCTATCCATACTCTAACCACATAGAATTTAGATTCTGTACGTGTAAAACTCATTTTAATTTTACTCCTTTCTTTGCTTGAAATTTTTACATTCTATTATTGGAAGAGATAACGCATCATTATCGTTTTTACCATCAGGAGCAAATTCACACAAATACCAATCATAAAATATCCAATTATCACACTTTCTACATATAGAACCGATAAGTCCTTCGTCTATCCAGAAACTCATTTAGATTCATTCCTTTCATTTAAAAGTTTTATTTAATAATTTTAAATAATGTCTCAATATGTATATCTAAATCCTTTTTCTTTTTACCAGTAGCAAGGACTTCGATTGTATTTCTTTTCTCATCCACAGACCATAATTGATAAAAATATGTAGTCAATCCTTCTATTCTTTTTCTTTTGACTTTATAAGGAGGTTTATCTTCGATAAATTCTTTATGCCCTTCATCCAACCACCATCTAATAAATGATAACATTTCTTTATCGAAATAGTCTTGCTTTCTATACCATTCTTCCATATTGCTTGTATGTTTGCCACAATTACATCGTCTACAAGCAGGAATAGCATTACTTAAATCATTATAACCTTCGGGATCGGAATGTTCTTTATGTAATACTTGACCATGTATAACAAGATGATCTTTTTCAGAAATACTACAATATGCACAACTATAATCAAATATACTCAAACAACTACGCCATTCTTCTTCTGAAATATCGTGGTCGCGATGATTGGCTGTATATATTCTTACTTTATCTGGATTGTTTTTTACCCATATCTTATAATCACTAATTACTTTATCTTTATGTTCTTTATTATAAGCTTTTGCTCTAGTATTATAAATTTCTTTATGTCTATAATAATGATCTTGAATACTTTTTCTTGCTCTTTCAACATTTAAAAGTCTGTGTGCTATTGATTTTGCAGTAAGACAAATTTTACATCCCGAAGAATATCCCAGTTCGGGTTTCTTTTTATTTATCATATAGAAATTATCATAATTTTCTTCTAACCAATTCTCACATATTGTACATCTTCTTTCTACTATTCCTTGATTATTAATCCTATGATTTAATTTATACATCTCATGCGTATTTATTACTTTAATACTCTGTTGTTTCGGTGTCTTATTCTTTATTTTTGTATCTTTAAATATTTTTGCTTGATTATCGTCTTTTACTTTTCCTCTCTTAAAGTTTCCATATTGCGTGTGAATGCAATTTCCACTAACTAGAAATTTTACTATTACATTATCACAATTTTGATAATCAACAATTTCCATTTCTTTTCCTTCTTTATTGAATCCTACTTCTCCAACTCTATTATTTAAACTTGCCAAACTATTCTCATTCTCCTTTTGTTTTATATATTAGGTATATGTGAGCAATTGACAAAATTTTGCATGATTTTATTATCAATTGCTCACATATTTTCCTATTGTTTGTTAATCATAACTAAAAATTCATCTTCTTGTAATACTTTAATTCCTGCATCTAACGCCTTCTGAGTTTTTGATGAACCTTTTAATTTCCCTACTACTAAAAAATCTAAAGACTTATTAAAACCATTTGCGAATTCTCCACCTAGACTTTCAACAATGCTTTTAAGTTCTTCCTTCTTATGCGATTCAAACGTTCCTGTACAGTAAAGTTTGAGTCCATTGAGTACGCTATCCACATTAACCACTTCCTTCTTTTCTTCTTTAATAATATTCACACATTCCAACAACTCCAAAAACATATTCATATTTTCTTCGTTTTGGAAATATTCATAAATTGAAGTTGCAGTAATATCCCCGAAATCATTAATGTTTACAAAGTTCATATATGATTTTGTTGCTTTTAAGAATAAATCAATGTCATTATTAAAATGTTTAGTAAGTCTCTTTGATGATCCAAAACCAACATTTTTTATGCCAAGGGATGCAATCAATGAAGTCATACTTATTTGTTTTGATTTTTCTAAAGCAGTCATTAAATTGTTAAAAGATTTAACCCCAAATCCACTAAGTTTTACTAATTCTTTCTTATGTTCTTCCAATTTAAAGATGTCCATGTAATTCTCAATAAACCCTTTATCAATGAACATTTCTAAAGTTGCTTCACCAAGATCACCAATATTAAAACATTGCTTGCTCACAAAATGTTTAAGTTTCTGTGTTAATTTAGCTTCACAATCAGGATTAAGACAAAACAAGTCGTGAGTTTTTACAACCAATTTAACTTCTACATCACCACCACAGGTAGGACATTTTGTAGGCAATTGTTCTGTGTTACTTCTGGTGATATTATTCTCAATGGCAGGGATAATTTTGTTTCTCTTCGTTATTTCAATGACATCATCCTTTCCAAGTTTTAAATCCCAAAATCTATTTAAGTTATGTGTTGTTGCTCTGGATACTTCTGACCCTTCAATATTGACAGGTTGGAAGATTCCAGTGCCTATGATTTTACCGAACCTACTTGTATTCCATTCTGTGTATAAATATTTCGTCTTAAACCATGAGTCTTCGAATTTAAAAGAAACAGAATGCTTTGGATGGTGAGCCACTTGCCCTAAAGACAATCCATATTCTATATCATTAAACGATAAAACGAGGCCATCAATTGGAAAATCGAGAATAGGAATATCTTCTATAATTTTATTCATTGTTTCTTCAATATTATTTTTTGTAACCATCCAATATTGTACAACATAGAATCCTTGTGATTTCAACCACTCTAATTGCTCTTGTTTTGTTTTGAATTTATTTCCTTTGATAATATTAAATGCACAAAATTCTATATTGCGTTCTTTGCATATTTTGCTATTTAATAAACCCGTAGATCCATTTGCTAAGTTCCTTGGATTTGCATATTTATCATCTTGATTTAATATTTTTGAATTAATTTCATTGAATGAAGAATATTTCATGAAATTCTCACCAACGACTATAATATCATCGTTGTCATCAATGCTTAGTGGAATATTTTTTATGCTATGTACGTTGTGCGAAATATCTTCACCAATGTTTGTTTCAGAATCACCCCTAGTAACTAATTGTTTAAATTCCTTTTTATAATGTACAGCCCCAGTACCACCATCCATTTTTAACATTAATACACCTTGTTTATCCCCTAACCATTTTACTAGTTTAGGAATTTCTTTGACTTTTCCTAAAGATAAGAGTGGGATTTCATGTTTAACTTTTGGCAAATCTGACACCACAGGATATCCAGCTCTTTGAGTAGGAGAATCACTCATAACTACTCCTAATTGTTGTTCTAAGGACTCTAATTCATCAAAGAGTAGATTGTATTCTCTATTCTCCATAATTGGTTTATTCAGGTTATAATAGGCATTACAGGCGATATTAAGTTGTGTTACTAATTCTTTAATCCGATCTACATTATTCATTTATTTATCCTTCTTTCTTAAATTTATATCTCTTTTGTACTACCTTAATAATAACACAAAAGAGATATTCTGTCAAATAATTTTATTTATTGATTTATACCTAACTAATCCTTAACAATCTTCTTACTCAAACATTTCCTACCATCCCGATATCCAATCACAAATCCTAATTTTCTTAATCCGTGTTCATATACATCCCTACGTCTATTATCTGTCCAATAAACACTAATAAAATCTCCATCTTTACAATAAACTGATTTCTCAAACTCAATTATTTGATTCTTGCCCCATAGCAAACCTTCCAATCCACATTTACCAGTTTCATGATCGGTTAGAATATCTTTTTCACCTAATATCAATTGCCTGAGATGCTTTTTCTTATTAGCAATTGCTAATAGTATTACATATTCATTAGATTTGCTTTGCTCATGTTTCCAAAAATATATTCCTATGGTTTGATTATTTTTAAGTTTATGTGTTTTGTAAAGACCATAAATATGTTTGTCTTCATCGAATTTTATTCTTTCAAAGTCATCCATATAATCTCCTTTCTTATGGCATAAAATCACAAACTTATCCTATTGTTTAATTCCGCCAATTGCTAGATAAATTACCCATACTAATATCAAAACAACTTGCAATATATTTATTATCAATATACAAATGATCAACACTCAATTTTTCTTTTAAACATTTCTCTTCCTTCTCAATTTCATCAATAAAACTATCCCAATTATCACTTATAAACTTGATAAATCCTTCATCATTGCCCCTTTCCCTAAAACGCCTTATCCATTCATCCTTCATGCTCTTATCTGGGTAAACCATGAAGAAATTAATATTATTCTTATTTAATGCTTTTCTCACAATATCGTGACTTGATACAAAGATAACATCTACTTTGCCAATATTATCCTTAATATGTTTGATATAATTTGTAGGAAAGTTAGGATCTCTTTCTTTTGTATTTTCTCCATTTTCATCTTTAATCCAACTAAAATTACTCGAATCAGAATCTAACATTGCAAATGGTTTGCCATTATAATTATTGAACATGTAGGACTTGCCACAGGCAGGAAATGCACTTACTATGATTGTTGGTTTGTATCTTGTGTTTATAGATTCACAAATTTTATTCCATTCTTTTGTAGGCATAATACACATAATTTTAAATCTCCTTTATTACTTATAATCCTTTAAAACTTCTCTTTCCTAGTATCTCAATGATCAATCGTAATCTTACCCAATTTCACACAATGTTCACATCTACAAATTTTCCATCTATAGTAGTCCTCTGCTCCCATTAAACAATAATAAGGTTTTTTAGAATCATGATTCATATTATTAAATATGTGCCCATTTTTATGATTCAATTGTTTCTTCCTATCTACATAATCTCTAAAACTTTCTTCAACTTCCGAATTTGTATCAAATTGATTATAAGTATAATGATTAAACCAATTGCAACACCAAGTTTCATCTTCTACAAATTTATATTCAGCATTCTTAAATACAACTCCATTATGTTTTGCTAATATACCAAGTTTAAACTCTTGTAATTCATTTTCTAATTGACTAGCAGATGGATTATCTTTGTACATAATTGAATATCCTGTGCCATTGTTTTCAAAATCATCTTGATCCCAAGTTGCATAAAATTTGTAGATTGGAAATTTATTTTCCATCATTTAATTATCAATCCCTTCCACGTTATAATCACCATATCCCATATTTTCATCTGATAAACACTTCTTACTAACTGGATACCCTAACTCTTTTAATAATCTAATCCAATCTTCATTAGAAATTCTATGCCCTTCTCGTATAAAATCTTCACCTAGATTTACCTGCAATACTTCCCAGTCACCAGATTTACAAGTAATCAATTCAATTAATGGTTTAATCATATTAATACTTCATTCCTTTCCCATACAATACATTATTTAATTGATCATTAATCTCTCACTTTAAACAAATACTTAATACCATCTCTAATCGTCATTCCATTTTCCAAAGAATATTGAGTAATCATATCTTCATTATTCTTCATAAATTTAAATACCTCTCCCTCATCTTCAAACCATAATTCAGCATCTTGCCAATTATAAGGATTTAATTTTATCAATTAATTCGCTCCAATCCTCAACATTGTTTTCAAAAACTTCTTCAAATAACTTACATTTTCTAATTAAATCATCTCTAGATTTTTTAATATTCTCAAGCAGATTACACTCAGAACTTACATCAATTCTGTATGTAGTTTCTAAGCAAATTGGATAGAAATAGTCCGTATTGTAACTACCACAAGTTTCACCTATACATTTCATTATTATTAATTTTCCTTTCCATCATTCTTAGCATGATAAACAATCACTTTGTCTAAAGCACATTTATAATGATTTAATTCTTTTTCCATTTGTGAAATCTTATCTGGTAAAGAGCATTTTAATTCATTGCTATCTACTGCAAAAACAAAAGCGTCGAGTATGTTACAGAATCCACAATTATTTGAAAAATATGATAAACCGCAGTTTTCTTTTATACATTTCATTATTTTTTCACTCCATTATATTTATTATTCCATTCTGAAATAAGTATCGCAAAATTTACAAAACCAACATGCAAAATCAACTGTCTTCTCAACTTCTATTATTTTTGCTGAACAAAATGGGCAGATATCACTCCATAGAATATCTTGCTGATGTTCATTAAGTTGAAATGTGTAAATTAATCTACTCATATTGTTTCTGCTCCTCTCTTATCATATCTCCATATTCTTTAAGCATAATTTTCAATTCTTCTAATGCCACATTTTCTTCTAATTTTTCAAGTTGCAATTCCATTTTGTCAAGATCACAACCATCAAAGAAACTTCTAAAATCATCCTCTGACATTGTTCCATGGTCTATGCATTGATAAGCAACTTCTGTCAATCCTAATAAAATTACAATATCTCTGTTTTTTATTTAATTTTCCTTCTTTCTTCTTGTATAATAATTTACATTATGGATATATTACTATCGTCAACTAAAACGTTCTCGTCCTACATCAAACCTTGCCTTCTGGCAGGGTCTTTTTATTCCACAGATTTAAATTAATTTAAACAATAATACAATTGGTATAGCAAATAATGCTAATATTCCTCCGAAAATTATTGTGTATATTAATCCAACAACCACATATCCGAATAATTTAATAAGTATTGATAATGCTTTAAATAATTTACTTTGTATACTTAGTTTAAATAATAATAATTTCCATTTTATTTCCATTAATATTATCCCTCTTTCTCTTAAATTATATTAAACACAACCTGCTCATGCCCCAAACCTAAGACCAATCCCTCAATATCTTCTTGCAAATTAATCATAGCATCATCAAACAATTTCCTATCTTTACCAATTGTATTAACAACATTTTGCTGTGCTTGCATAGATAATATTTGAGTGTCAGATGGACTAAATTGATCGAATAGAAACATTGTATTTCCATCTGTAATTTTAGAGTTTTGAGTGTTTTGTTCAATATATAATAATTGGACTCGATTCTTTGGGATGCTTATGTATACTTTCCCATCTTCGATTTTCAGAACTTTTATGTATTCAAGACTGTTGATTCCAATTCCAAAATTATATTCGAAGTCAAGAGTGATTTCTCTTAAAGTGAACTTATCAAAGAATTTATCTTTATTAGTTATTTTGCTAAAATAATTGTATTTACCTTTTAATGATGTAATTTCACCTACTTTTCTTAATTCATTTTGGATTAGAGTTGGGTCTTGCATCTTCTTTAATTCTGCTGTTCTTTCAATATCTTTTTGATAATCTCTTAGTTGCACTTGTTCAACTGGTATAGGTTTTGGTATAGATAGATTGTGATATTTCATATAAATATTTGTAGCAAATAAAGTTCCTAATATTGTTAAAGCAATAATTGTTGGTTTTTTCATTCAACTCACTTCCTAGATTTTATTTTATGATTTAATTAATCATTGTTAGGCATAGGCCCACGATGTAACTTAACCCAATCAGGCTTATATCTTTCAAGCAATTTAAACATATTGTCTCTTCCTACTCCATCTGCTGTATGAAGAAATATTTGTTTAGGATAAATATTTGGATTATATTGTCCTAATTCAATAAGATATTTTACAAAATCATATCCAGTTGGCTCATTTTCGCCTAAATCGTGATCCAAACTAATAATGTTCACCTCTTGATCTAATTCTTTTAATTCGTCAAGTTTATAAATTAATTGACTTACTGTTTTTACTAATATAAACCCATCTGGGCAATCGCGCAAATCGTCAAGATATAGTGATATCATTTATTTTCTCCCCTTTCTATAATTTCCAATCAGAAATCTTATCCTTAACCATATCTTTTAATTTTTCATAAACCATTTCATGAACTGCTCCATTGTCTAAAAGTTGATAGCTTACACTTTCTGATATTGCTTCAGGTAATAGTTTGTCAATTTCCATTTCAATTATTTGTTGAATATTTTCATTAGACATTTTACTGCGAACAATGTCTTTTATGATTTGAGTTAGTCCTTTTTCTTGAATTACAGTTTCAATTTCATCTTTAATGACTTGTTCTAACATTTTATTTTCCTTCTTTCTTAAATTTTGATAATTTCATTTTCTTTAGTTAACCAAGCAATTTCCATATCTAAATATTCTTCTTCTGGGACAATATAATAGAATTTTTTACCTAATTTTTCAGGCGTTCTATTTTTACTTTCTGCTTTTAATATTAAAATATCTTGATAAAATTTAGATGATAAAAACATTCCTCCAATACCAATACATAACCCAATGGCAATCCCCTCTAATATCATATAATTACTCCCTTATTCCCATTAGAATAAACCATAGATTTTATCTACCAATCTTTATGTTCAAAGATAAACTTACTAGGTAATATTTCTAATATTCTCCCCATTTCTTCCGAAGTAATTTCAATATTATCTTTATCTGTATTATAAAAATACCACCAAAATGATTCTAAAAATTCATCAATTTCAATCCAAGTCACTAAATCTGGTTCTAATAAAATATTGAAATAATCATTATATTTATTTAATACATTTAATATAGAATTTATTAAATCTTCGTTATTAACTTTTAAAGTGTAAAATAATCTACTTTTGCACGATGTAGAGGTTAGGAAATCAGCATTGGTATAATAATAAGGTTTAAATCCTTTATTTAATAATTTCTTATACATATTTTTCATCCTTTCAAATAGTCATTTTAATAACTTTGTTCCAATTACTTTCTTCTAATATGCCAACTATAATTATCTGAAAGACATTCCAATTCCTCATCCCCTTCTAAACGGCATCTTTTTAATTTCCTATCACTGTTTTTACAGTTTATGCAATTATCAATAATTCTCGCATTAAATAAATCATCTTTTAAACTCTCAATAGTATCAAACAAATCTCTAACCATTTCCATTGCTCCATCTACAAAATTAAATGAACCATATTTATTACATGCACTAATTAAATTACAGCAAGGATTTTTTGGAGTACATTCCATACAATTATCATTATATTCTTCGTCTAATTGACCAAGAATCAAAACCTTTAATTTGATTAATTCCTCATTGCTTAATATCATAATTAATTTGCCAACTCCTTCTTTACAATTTCACTAGCAATTTTACCGTCATAAGTCCCACCATAGGAGTTCTTCAGTACAGACATAACTTTGCCCATTTGCACTTCTGAATTAATATCTTTCAATGCTTCAATAATATCTCTAACAACATTTTCTAACTCCTCTCTACTCATTTTCTGAGGCAAATACTTACTTAAAACTAAAATCTCAGAAACAATATTACTTGTATTCTTATTATTTTTCAAAAGAATTGTTTGAATCTCATTTGCATTTTTAATAAATTTCTCAATGACTTGCAACACTTCTGCATCTGTAGATTGTCTATTTCCAAGGTTTTTACCTATCATAGAGGCTTCAGAATATAGGGTTGTTAATAATGTTGCAGTATCAATTTTACGAGCCTTGCGTGCGATAAGAGCATCTGATTTAATTTGATTGATTAACATTTATTTCACTCCTTCTTTCTAATTTTTATAATTATCAAAATCATTTGATATGGAATTGGAATATTGTTTAACAATTAAAATTCCTTTACCATATTCGGTTCCATAACAACGATAATTAATAGAGACTCCAAAATTATTCTTTTTCAAAGTAAGATTAATATCTGAAATCTTTCTACCATATTCATAAGTCCTAATTTCTGCTTTTGCATATCCTAAAACTGGTATTAAAAATTCACAGATTTTATTTAGTTTCTCTGTGCCATCATCTCCTTCTTCACTTTCAACACTCATATTAAAATTCAACCCATCATTAGTAGGATATAATTTGAGTGCATTAAAGAATGCTGTAGCAATTTCTTTTTCTATTTCTGCTTGATCTACTGCCTTCTTATTTTTCTCATCAAGATATTGTGGATTCTTCTCTAGATAATGTTTACATTCTCTGACACCAAATTTAGTTTCTTCATAAAAGTACACATCTGCTTTGTTAATATAATGCATATCATCTAATAAAGAGTATTGTAATTTATATGCTTGAGAGTGTAATTCTTGTTTTACTTCTACGACTTTAGCATTTACTACGCAGATATTACTTTTAACACAATTATCACATTTATTTTTATACATTTTATCTTCTCTCCCTTTCAGTTAGATATCCAATTCACTGTAACAAATCAACCAATATTATCCTATGTTCTAAAATAAAATCCAATATATCTTGATAATAAACATCTTCTGGACAATTTTCACTAACAAATTTAAGCAATTCTTTATCAATATCTTCGATAATTTGATATTCTCCCTTATAAACTTTTACTGATCCATTTTCATCATTAAAACATACTCCAATAGAACCATCATCATATACTCTATCATCTTCGACTGTATAAACCTTACCAATATATTTACTAATATCTGAGGCAGTACTACTAGATGGAGCATTTGCGATAATTTTTACTTTCATTATTTTCTCTCCTTTGTTTTTTTTATTAAAATTAACATTATGCTCTACATTATGACTACTTTACTAATCTCAAAATATTAGTATGTAATGGTTTCCTATTTTCTATTGCATCTGAAATTTCTTCATACTCTAAAAAATCCTCATCGTAAAAATTATTGTACGGATCTTCTTCGTCATAATCCCATTCGTTTGTTTCTTTCCATACTTCAAATGCCCCTTGATGTAAATCATGGTTGTTATCGTATTTTGATATAAATGATTTATCAATCATAAAATTTTCGGGAACAATTTTAAATGTTTTAACAAATTTAATTAAACATATTTCACACATTTGCGCTTTCCATGAATTATTATTATCAAATATGCTATTATAACCAAATGAAAAATTAAGTTGCTGAATTGAATCTAATTTATCTTGTTCAACTGGTTTACCGCAACAGTTGCAAATAACGCCTACGATGACTTGCTCTGTTCTTGTAATCTCTACACTTTTTGTTATAATCATTAAATCCACACTCTTTTCTAATTAATTTATACTTTATAAGATTATACGAATAAGAATTATAAATTAAGGGTGTATTGGAAAGTTTTATGAAAATATTTTATGTCTTCTTTTATGTATCACTATCGATTAATAAGTTCTCGTTCATTTATATGTTCTACTATTACAAAAGAATTATCAAAAGTTATTTTAAACTTGAAATCATCTGGTTTATTTTTACCAAATCTTTTTATCATTTCCTTCTTTAGTTCATCTTGTTTTCTAAGTCTATCTCTGAATCCATCAAACTGAACATATACATAATCTCTCATAATATTAAACATCTCCTTAAATTTTATTTTTATATTTTACTAATTTGTTCACATGATTATGCTAATTTTCTAAAATTGTTACTGTAGCATATCCAATACCGAAATCAATTGATTTTTTACTCGGGTTACTACTATGAAAATCTCCCAGAAACAAATCCACTCTATTTCCAATTATTCCTGAACCTGTATCTACTGTTGTATAATTGTCTGAATATTTCTTATGTTTATGATCTATAAATGTCAATTTTACTTTTTTATTTAATGGAATTACTCTAGTATCAACTGATATGAATCTAGCACCAGTATTTTCCCATGACTTATTTTTTAAGTTTGTACCATTTTTTGTAATACCAAAACCACTTTCTCCTCTTGATTTGGTGCATGATTGGACAGATAAATCATAACTAGTCACTTTAAATATGGATTTATCTTCTTCGCTAATTATCTCTTTCTTAGTAGGAGTCACTATGTATTGCTTTCTTAGTTCTTTCAAAACATTAGCATCACTTCCTTTGTAATTATTAATATGATTTGATCCCATACTACTTATGATAATAAAAGCACTAAGTAAAATACTAAGTTTTCTCATTTTGTAACTTCTCTTTTCTGTCAAGTTTTATTTTGGGTTTTATAGATTAAGAGAAAGGGGATTAAATCCCCACTTCTACCATTGCTCTGTAATCCATCAAAATACTTTTAATTCCTATGGAATCAACCACTGGATGATCTATTTCTATTTCATTGATCACTATGTGTTTAAATGGGCAAGTTTTAACAATGCCTAGTTTAACTTCACTTCTTGAAACTTCTAACATATTAACTCTTTCAATATGGAATGCAATCCCAAATTTTATTTTTATTCCCTTTTCTTGGAGAAGATTTAATTCATTTTTGGCATCCAATTCATCTGTATATGTATAATATCCATTCGAAAGCGTTTCAGAATAAGAATATATATATCTCCTAATTTGTTTGTCATATGAGATTGAGTTAACTCCTACAAAATTTCCTCTACTATCTTTTAATACAAATACTTCTAATTCTGTCATTAATTCAACTGCCCCCTTTATATTTTTTAGTGAAACCAAATGCTTGTTCCTTTCTGAGCATATTTTAGGAACATATATTCTCCCTTTGCCCAATTACATTATCCCACTTTGTCCATCCAATTGCAAAACAAAAATTATATGCATATAACCATTCTTTCGACAAAATAATTTTAAATTAGATTTAATTATTTTTATACTCTCATGTATTTTAAGTTTAGACTGATATAATTGGGTCTACAGTCCCATCACTTAGGGACTGTAGACTTAGTTTGTGTTTGCTTATAAGTCTCATACATTTCTTTTAATCCTTGCCAACCCCTTTCATCCAATTCTAAGTCTTTAAATAATTGCTTAAAATCTTCAGATTTTAATTCACCAAGTTCTATTTCTTTTTGTAAACATCTGTCAAGCATACCGGATTGAAATATAAGAGTTGGATTTAAAAATTTAATACCTGTATAAGTTCTAAAGTTTTTAAATCTCGAACTTATATTTCCAACAGTAATTTTTTCATCATTGTCACTACTTTTCCTGTCAAGTGTTCTAAGAATATATGGAGTATCTTTAACAGGCATAATAGCAAATCTTCCGGTATCTTCTCCATTTGATTTATGATAAGTGTCTTCAATGCAAGCCATTCGCAATATTTCCATAGTCCTTGGATCTACAGTTATAGGTCTTGGTCGAGGATTTTTAATTTTGTCATCTGGATCTCTAGTTATAATAACTATATTTGATTCAGGGTCTAGATCACTCATTTTTAGATTTCTTAATTCTTCATAGGTGTGTCCTTTTATTGTTCTGCCTCTGATATTTTCATATAATGATGCCATTAATGCTTTATCGACATAATTATACAATCCGTCACAATAATCATACATTTGTTCTCTAGTGATATAGGAATTTCTCTGAGCTACTTGATGGATATATTTTGGTAAATCTTCTTTTTTATCAACTAATTTCAATACGTTCATTGAACTGTAATTGTTAAATAAACACCAATCAAGATATTGCATGATAATTGTATAAGATACACCTAATGATTTAAGAGATTTCTTTTTCATTCCAATTAGTAATTCTTTTACTTCCTCGTAACTAAATTTGCTCAAATCTTTGTTTTTTTCATGCTCGAATCTACTAACACTTTTTAAGATAGAGGTATTTGTCACTCTAGTGCTTTCATTAGGATATTTCTCATCAAGAAAACGATTTTTCAATTCTTCGTTAAATAAAGTTCTTTCAATAGTTAATGACATTATGATACCTCCTTCTGAAGTTGATAAACAACATCTTTAAAATAATCAGAAATCTTTTTAAATGTAGATAAATTTACATGATTTTCGATTCCAATTTTTTTCCAAATTTTATTTGATTTATCGAAATCTAAAGAGTTTAATACTTTTACTAATCTAGGTTTCCAGTCATCACCATATTCTTGTCTTAATAAATCTCCTAAAATAATATACCCCATAAACATGTTGTTATGTGCAAGATATGAATTTTCTTTGGTATTAGATAATTCTGTTTTAAACTTTGAATAATTGAGTCCAATAATATTATTGAACAACTCTACAATATCATTTTCAACTTGTGCGGTTCTAATAACTGGCTCCTCTTTAAGATCATAAAGAAATTCAATGGATTTTGATAAAGTATCAAATGTCATTAATTTGTTTTCAATAATCAATTCCTTTTCATTTAAGGCTATACGATTAAACATTTCGTTTGCCCTTTGTCTAGAATTAATAGCTTTTGCTACTTCCATATTTGGATTGGCTGTATTTTTAAAATCAACCCATTCAGTTTCAATTTGTGTACTTTTACTTTCTTGTCGAATTATTTCATTGGCACGCTCTTCTGTAACGTGGTGAATATAAATTGATGTAACCCTATCTATGTCATTCTTAATTTCAACAGTTTTTAACATGCCACAGGTTCTATTTGCACCATCAATTATGTCTACTAACGTAGACGCATTATCTGGTTCAATTAATAACGTTCTAGTTTTAAGATCATACTTAAACTTTTCTTGTCCATTTATTTTGCGAATGTTCCACATAATAGCATTAGTGCAAAAAGAACCATCTATCATTGACTCTGTAATTTCTGATACCTTTTTGCTGTCAATATTAATAGATTCAACAATTCTGTTTCCACTTCGTCTTTTTAAAAGTTGTCTTTGAGTATTTGGATTATATGTTAATAGTCCATTACCCATATAAAGATTAATATTTTGATAAGTTTCCTTTGTACATAACCATTGACTATCATCTATTTGATCGACATTATGAAGTAAAATATACTTAACTTTTTCTTTATCAAGTTTTTTGTAATAATCAGCAGAAGACAATTCAATCTCTGTAAAGAACTCATCTGGATTTATTTCTGTTCGGTGAGTGTATCCATAAAGATATTTTGTAAATAAACATAGTTCAATTTCTTCAACATAAACCAAAGGAATTGCTTTAGTGAATATACCTGTAGTTCTGCCCCTCGGTATACCTCTTTCTAATAATTTGCCTATGACTTGCTCTTGAATTTGATTGTCATTTGAATAATCTTCAATGACTAAATTAAGAATATCCTCAAGAATTTGACGATCTTGTTTCATAATATTTATTCCTCCTTTTGACATATCAGCAACAAGTTATGTTGCTATGTATTGGTTAATAATACGCAATGCTATTATAATATATAATATGCCAATACGTCAAGAAGAATGCCTGATTAGTTTTATTATTTATGATTATATCATTATAACATTATTGATTGCATAATGTCAAATAATTTATTTTATACACTTGATTATCATATCTCTCACCTTAATTAATCATATTCTCATAATCTTGATTCCCAACATTTTCACAAACCATTTGTGCTGTTTTTTCTTTGCATAAATAATGATTAATTACCATTAGTAACCATGTTAAAAATATTACTGGAATAGATGTTATTATAACAATAGCAATTAGTTCATCAATAAATTGTAATTTAATTATAATGCTATTGTTTTCTACTAATTTGTTCATATAATTTACCACTAGAACTCTAGTTGACAATACTAACAACAAACCACTAATAATAAATTTATTTCTGATAACCGAACTAAATAGATTAATTTTTACTTTGCTGTTTTTTCTAACTAGAATTAAGGAAACAATACATAGATGCAAAATTTTGATTGGAATGGCCCATAAGATATTGTACATGACATTATCATTAAAAAAACTATATGGCTTATCTAATAACGATAATAGAAGTGGACAGTATGCGTATTCTATTATTCCTACAATGACGAAGCTTCCGACTGTATAGATTGCTGTTTTAAATATTAATGATATGTTTATGTCAAAACTGTTTGTGATGACTATGTATTCCATTAAGATTATCATTAGAAACATAATTGATAATATAGAATTTTGTTTTGGTACTATGATAATATACTTGAAGATATTTGCCATTATTGCTACTGGTAATGCTGTGAGCATAATCCATGTTAGACTACGTTTCCACATTAAAATATCTAGTAGATCATTAATTTTTAAAAGTGATAATGCGATGATTACAATGAACATTTGTTCAGGGAGGCCAACAAATATGGTGTTTAGGATGGCATTTGTTATGGATTGCATATGGGTGTTCACTCCTTTTTATTTTATTTTTGAATCTAGCGCAGAATAAACAATTTGCCCTATTCTGCTTATACTAAATAATTCTAATAATAATCCAAAACAACTTGAAATTACAATAATCTTTAGATTGAAAAGTAGGGAGATGGTCATTATGATTGTCCATATAAATAGATAATATGATGACCATCTTTTGAATTTTTTGATTTCTAATGGCTCTGTGATTGGTTTATTTGGTGTATCTCTAGGTACATAACGATAAATTATATACATTGTCATTACAACACAGAAATTGAATAAATACCACATGTCTATAAATGACCAATATTGGAGTGTATATTTGATTAATAATGCTGATCCAATGAACTGAATGGTTGAAAAAGTTATACATTTATTATATTCCCCGAAATGGTATCCACCTGCTATGATACGTAAACTACTGAAGGTCAAGGCGATTATTAGGGTAGGAAGCTTTATGCTAAAAATAGATGCTAAAGATACCATTAACATAGCCTTAAAAATAGCACCCCAAACTACCATGAAACCATATGTGAAAACCTCAATCTGATCTTCTACGGTAGGATATTTATCATTAGGTACTTTTTTTGCTAACCACTTAGCAGAATGATTTGATACAAATTCTATAAAACTCATTAAATTATTTAATCTTCCTTTCTTTTATCATGCATAAGCCACCTGTTGCCCTACACTAGTATAATTATTTTCTTGTATATTCTGTCTGATTGGTTTAACTTTATTTAGATTTTTCAAAGTCTCTATTGCTTCCTCTTCGTTTACATGTAATTCTAAAATACCCTCAGATTTCATAAGGGCAATTTCAACTTTCAACATTATATTTGAAGGACATTCAGCGACTTTTTGAAATACTCCATTCTTTCCTATTAATCTTCTTTTTGATATTGTGTTTGGTAATTCACAACATATAATAGAGTCCTGTGGGATATTACATTCTTTACTGCTTGCGAAAACGTGAGTCGGCATCTTAGCTTTGGATCTAGTTGTCATCGCTATGACAATAGAGTTGCTAGAGCAAGCATTCCCCTTATTATTTTGCACCACAAGCACCATTCTTGGGCCGCCTACTTCACTATCTATCCCTTTGTCACCAAAGTCTGCGAAACAAAAATCTCCTCTTCTGACACGAATATTTTTTATTTGCTCTAAATCATTATTTGCATATAAAGAGTATCCACATGCTATTTTTAGATCCTGCAACGAAACCCTACCTTCTGAATTATTTGCGAAAACATTGAGGGTTTGAACGTTCGGATAAACATTTATTTTTTCACGAACGATAAGTTCTATGTACCCTCCTTCAATTTTGCAGTCTGCTCCAAAATTATTGATTGTCCTATGGGTTCCTTTAGCAAGCATAATTAAACTAGCTAGTTTCTTAAAATCCTTTTTGGCATTTACCTCAGTGTTGGTGGTATTAGTTGATTTGGCAAATAATTTGTTGAACATAATAATGCACATCCTTTTCATATTTAATAAGATATAAAATAATTTTCTTTAACTGATAGTATAATTATATCTTATTATGTATGGATATGTCAACATAATTATTTTCAATTGTCTATTAATTTATATTATGGTTATAGGAGAGAACCGAAGTCCTCTCCTATATGTAAAAGTGATTAAAATTATTTATTTAGACATTTAGGATCTTTTGGTTGATAAGAAAACGCCCAAGAAGCCATATTTGATGTAAATAGTGCTAACATAGATACTAATCCAGCAAGAACAATATATACTTTCTTCATGTTAATGTCACCTCCTTTCCAAGAATTTATTTATATAACAAATGCCTTAATCATCTTAATCAATAAGATTTTCTTGCGTTTGCTGTATACGTTTTTCTATACCGACTACACAATTTATCATATACCACAACACCATAAGAAATATAGTTGGTAGACTTAGAATGAATCCTATTGATAATATTTGTTCCCAAATTGGCAATGTGCTTAAGATATTATTATATCCTATCAATTTCACAACATAAATTGTAAATAGTGTTAAGAAAGATATTATAAAAATTATCATATTGGTTAATGGTTTATTTTTGAACACTAAATTGTACAATTTGATATTTACTTGTTCATTCATCTTAACTATAAAAAATATTATTATTGAGAATTCTAAAATTCTAGAAGGAATTACTAGTAAAAACATATAAGAAATATTTTGATTAAAATATTCATAAGGAATTTTTAACAATGAAAACGTTAGTGGCATATAAGCTAATTCAATTAAACTGACTATTATTAGAGTAATCATTGAGTAAACTATGGTTTTAAATATTAGTTTATTTTCTTGAGTTATTTCAGTAATTCTTATTATGTAAATAATCGCCAACCAAAATATTATTAATGAGATTATTGATGTTAATAATTTAGGCAAAATTATAATATACTTAAAAATACTTATACACATTGCCATCAGCAATGAAGGTATTATAATCCACTTAATATTTATTCTCCACATTCTTATGTCAAGTAAATCAAATCTTTTGAACAATATTAATGTCATACATGTTACAAATATTTCTTCAGGTAAGGATATAAGAACCATGTTCAATAAAGCATTTGTTACACCTTGCATATGTATTACCTCTTTCTTATTCATTTCTTAACCTGTAATAAGTATACCATAAGACAAGGTGTAACGCAAGTATTATTTTATTTATTGATTCATATATACCTTATTAATTTCTTTGACTGAACAGTAAACTATTATAAAAGCAAATATTCTTATTAAAATATCACCAATACTCCAAATTGACATACCAAATATATCAAATATATCGGACAAAAATATTAGATTTGTCATATGATCACCTAAAACATGAAAATCATTAAACTTAGAAGCATTCATAATCATATCATACTGAGTGTAACCAGTTGAATAAGATACATCTGGGAAAATAGGCATCATCCCATGATTAAAGTACATTACAATATAATTCAATACAAATCCACACAAGAGACTACAACAAGCGATAATATACTCTTTATACTTCTCATGCCTAAATAGAACATCAAGTCCTAGAATCATATATGATCCTAATATAGCATTCTTTATTATGTGTTGATATTGAAGAAAGTAGTAATTTTGATTCATTATTGTATATTGTAGATAGATGTAAAATATAGACATTAATATAACTGGATAGATACTCCATCTTTTTAGTATTGGTTTTATATTGTATGATTCTTTATGTATTTGGAATTTTCCTAGTTTTATGTAAAGATATATTTTAGAGAATATGAGCGATGCTATTAGTGTCTCGACCATTTATTGTATTATCTCCTTTGTATTATTTTGTAATAATTTATTTATTTACAATCATGTATTCTACGGAGGTTTATTATTTTGATCTTTAATCATATTCTCATAATCTACTAAATACATCCATTTAAGTAATTCACCAGTCTCAAGATCTTTACCACATGTTTTTTGTTTATTTTTGCAACATCTTCCAATTCCGACACGATTTATATTATATTCTTTTGATGCGTTTGCAATAGAATTGAATACTTTGTTTGTTGTCAAACATATTATCTTCATATCTCTTGAACTATGTAGTATATACTTTATTTCTTGTTTATCTTTAAAAATATATTCTTCGTAATACATCCAAACCATCTTTTCCCCTGTTTCGGGATGTTTTCCTGCCGATTTTTGTATACCTAAACAACATGATGAAATATCACTATTCCTTATATTATACTTACTTGTTGCATCAGTTATAGAATTAAAAATTTCATTAGTTGTTAAACAAACAACTTTTGTTTGCATTACTTCTTTAGTATCATAATCACACCACCCCAATTCTACACCTTGTTTTAAATATCTAGAAACTGTAGAGGTATGAACCTTTATTATATCTGCTATTTCTACAGTCCTTTTAATTCCACTATTCCATAAATTACATGAAATTTTAACTAAACTTGAACATCCAGCCTCATGACACTTCAACCAATCTATATCTTTTTCTTTAAAATTAAGTAATATGGGCAATCTAGACCTCATTATGCTATTCTTTATCCACTCTAACTCAGACTTTCTACAATCGATTATTATGTAATTATTAATATTGTTTGTTCTCGCTAACCACTCTTTATCAAAATCATTTTCCTGAACTTCTGCTAATGAAACTTTCCAATTACCTGTTATTTCTTCATAATGCTGAATTCCTTGAATTTCAATGACAATTTTATCTAATTTTTCTATGTAAAAATCATATCTGTATCCACCACACCATTTAAAAGTTATTTTACTCAATTGAGATTTAAAATTTAGATGTAATTGTTCTAAAAAAGATAGAAAGAACTTCTCTGGATAACTCACACCATCGGAACATCTAGGGCAAGCAAATCCATGTACTACTAAGGTGCTAAAATTTAAATTTTTATCATATCCACAATCTGGACATTTCATAGGTATTTTTGGATTTGATCCAAAAGAATGTTTATTTGCATCTTCTTTATTTACCAAATACTTAATTAAATGTGGATGAGTTGTCACAACCATATTACACATATTGCAATCAAGACTTCCATTTTGTCCATTTGTAAAACTACTAATACTTTTTAATTCACTTTCATGTTCTGGATGTTCTAAACACTTAAACCAATAACCTTTTTTATTAAAACCTGCGGAACTAAAGCTTACATCATTAGGGCTTAATACTTTCCCATTTTTTATATTTTTTGCATCATCCCATCTAGATAATATCCAATCTGCCAATTCTTTAGGGAGATTATCGTAACACCATTGATAAAAAGATTTACTATTTTTTAATTTTGTAATTCTTCCATTTTCACTCACAAACAGTTTTATGGCACATTTTATACAATAATATTTTTCACCCTCATGTCTTAAATCTATATAATGTCGCCATATGACATTTTTTATAATTTCTCCGCAACCATCACACTGAATATCGACTAATGCGTGTGAACTATGAGGTAAATCCTCTACTTTCACTTCGAATTCATTGCCCATTTTTGTAAAGATATAATCTCTTTGTTCATAATATTTTTTAATACTTGCATTCCATTTCATTTTTACGGTTTTAGTTATTAACAATTAGCAACACCTTTTTGCCAATTGTTAATAACTTTATATTTTTCAATAAACATCCTTCTCCTTTTATTTATGCATACACAATATTCTTATCTTTCTGACCTATTGAGAATTGAATAAGTATACCTTGATTTATACGTTCCATAGTTTCAGAATTACAATATCCAACTTTCTTCAAAAATATATCTTCATTTTTGTTAACTAACATAACTTGTTCACAGAGAGCAATAGAATCTCTTAATAGTCCTGAAGAGTTTTTATTTATGCTTTTGTGAGTTGGTAATTTTGACTTCGTGCCGATAGAACTAATTGGACATATATGCACAACTGGACTGTAGCGATTTGCCATATTATTACTTACAATTATGCATGGACGCAATTTTCCTTGGATAGATCCCTTGCCTTCTCCTAGATCAACTAACCATATCTCTCCTCGATTAAATTGTTGTGGTTGTTGAACATTATTTATTACATTTTGCATAATAATTATCACTCCTTCTTATTTAACCTTGTGATAATTATTATTCCCCACAGCTTGGATAATATACGTTGTCCAACAAAACTTTTATTTCTACATTCTAATCACCCCCTTACATTCTAATACTTTACCACCATAAACTAGGCAAACACAATGCAAATATATTAACTATATCTTCTACTTTTTCTTTCTGCTCGTCAGTCCTTTTCATTGTACATAGATAATCTTTCATATAACCATAGTTTAAATGTGAAGTCCATTGACCAAGTTTCTTTTTCATCAAAACCATATATTTCTCTTTCTTTAATCCATCGTTCTTGCCTTGAATCATCTTTATTCCAACCTTGAGGAGTATTGTCTTCTAATATACCAAGGTCTTTAAGATATTTACCTAACATTTATTTTCCTCCTCTAACCCCTTAAATGCCATAATAGCAACCTCTAATTGTTCCACACTTGGTTCCTTTGTGAAAATATATTTCTGCAATAAACTTCCTACAAAATAAATTGGCTTAACAAACCACTTAATAATCCTATTATCAGATCTCATTACTTCATATGTAATTCCCCATCCTAATAACATTGCTCCAGAATGAACTAATGAAACTAATAATCCACTAATTATAATTAATCCAATATACAAATTAGTTCCACAATTATCATTTACACAACTTTGATTCATTGATGTTTCAATCGACACTTTACCATTTATTTCGTAATCATTTACCACTTTATGTTCTGCTCCATGATAATATTTCGTTTTACTACATTTATTAAATAACAACATAAAAATAGGCAATATAATGAAATTATGATAGTTACTGTTTTGTAGACTGCTTGGTTCAAAATTGTATAGACCATAAGAATAAATAAGACTTAGTGCCAATAATAACAAACCAAATTTTGTAAAAATTAATTTTAATATAATCCAATATGCTCTAGCAAAAGGTATTCTGTAAAGAAAATTCTCTAAAATATTTTGCTTATCATCTTTGAGTATTTTATTTACAATAATATTATTGCCTTTTCTTATTGCTGTTGAAGTATGAGTTTCTGATTCAAACATTACATTATTGTATCCTGCTCTACCACCTAGTAAATTCATATTCTATCCACCTCAAATCCCCTTAATATCATTCGGAATCCCAAATTCCCACTTATCACAACCTACAACCGGATAAATCTTAATTATAAACCCATGTTGTACATTCATTTGCTCTCCTACTCTGCAATATTGTAATCTCCCATCTCTCATTCTAGCATTTTTACAAGTCAAACAAGTTTTATTTATCACATTATAATCACAAACTTTTTCATGGATTTCCATTTCTTCTTTTGGGAGTAACATAGTACAGAAATCACATTTGAATATTGGTTTCATATTTAATCACTCTCCTTTCTTTAATACAACAAGACAAAAGACTTGTTCTAAACCAACAACTTCTTTAATTCATGTTCAAAATAAAATGTTGCAGGATTTTCAATTATAGTATAAGTATATCTAGCTTGTTTCAGTGTATAACCCCATTCATTTACCGTGACAATTTTACCATCTAATAATACTTTTTCTCCATCTTGAAATTTTGGATTAAATTCATTAATCAATTTAATTCTCCTTTCTACTCAAACATTTTAACAGTATTCTTAAATATCCCTGCCATATCACAAGAATAACCAAATCTATCATGATTTTTATCAATATCAATAAGAATATTTCCATCATTGTGTCTTAATGACGATGCTTTCCAATCACAAACCATTTCAATTAAATCTACTAAATCCATATCTTTAATTCCATTAGGCCAATGTTGGGGGTGATGTCTATTTTTTGCATAATGATGATCTAATGCTTCTTTAAGTTCTTCAAGAGTCTTTTTATCTTCTTCGCTTCCATAGGTGCAACCAGCCAATTTTGAATTATGTTGAGCAAAAATATCTGCTTCAAAGTCCTCTAGTTTTGAATTATCATGATTGATTGCTCTTTCACCTAATTTCTGGATAACTTTATTCATAAACTTATTGACCAATTGCTTATGTTTGTATGTGTCACACATTGTTTCATATTTTGTCATTATTTATTTTCCTCCCAATGCACAAGCAAAAAATATTCCAATCCACATTATGAAAAACCAAGCAACAGGACTTTGAGGTAAAATATTAATCGTAATATGCTTTGCTTCTTTATTATTCTCACACATAATTAAACACTCCTATTCCGATCAAACTATTCTTTGAATTGATAACTCATCTACATAACTTTAAATTTTTTAACCAATTTAATTCTTTTGGAAAATCATCATAATCGATAATTCCCATATTAATACATGTCAATGTATTAGGTTCTAAATCCGTCCATCCTCTATCTCTGATAGCGATATAACCTTTAACTTCTAATTCCTCTAATTTTGATTGCGGAGCATAAAGAATAATTTTCTTTTGATAATTCGTCATATATAATTCAATAGTTGAATCGTATTCCTTACTCTCATCAATCATAAAATTATAAAAATATACTGCTACTGCGTGTCCGACTTGACCTGCAAGTTTTCCTTTATTGATTTCAATATCTTCATTAACTAATATATACATTCTTAAATCCATAATTAAATCTCCTATCAATCTCTAAAAATCAATTCTTTATCTTGATAATCCTGACTAATAACTTCATACTTAAACTCAGTCAATATTGCATAATTTCTACAAGTCCTTCATTTTCTTGATTAAAAGACACCCAAATTACTTCTTTTATATTTGTGTCTTTACTTTTACAGTAAGGGCATGGGATGTTGTTTATCATTATTTACTCCTTTTCTAACATGGATAACCTTCATGTAATTCATCTCTTGAATCAGTATAAAAACTTTCTTGATACATGTCGCACTCTTCATTATCGCATTTGAAAATATCTCCCTCTTTCTCTATCCAAGATTGAGGGTACGACCAATAATGTTCTGCTACTTGACGCTTACCATAGTAATCTGTGCATTTTAATTCATAACTACAATATGGACATTCCATAAAAAAATATCACATCCAAATCTTTATCAGGAAGATATACTTCGTTTATCTCCATATATCTTCCATTTACTCCACTTTCTAAATCTTATTTCAAAACTCTCGCTCTAATTTCTGCTAAACTTTCATCTCTTACTAATTTTCCATCAATAAATACATCTTCAAGTAAATCAATAATATCAATTGCATCTTTTTCCATTTCATTTAATCCATCAACCAAATAGATACCATTTTCACCATCAACTACTGCAACCATTCCTTTTTGAGATTTTTTGATTCCACCAATATCGGTTTTAGGATCTTTAAAGATAAACTTTTCAACTCCATCAATAACCGTATAAGTGGCCTTTAAAGCGAACGAAAATGTGTCTCTGGTGTGATAACCTAAAGAATAACTTCCAACTCCGTATACGATGTTTTCTGCTGAAAACCCCTTTGCTTCTAATTGTTTGAAAGTTTCTTCTGCAATTTCTGGACTTATGCTATCTCCATATATTAAGCCCACATGACTATCTAGTACCTTATACCCTTTACTATTAATAGTTCCTCCAAAGGTATCCCATAATGCTTCTACAGAACCCTTTTGCTCTATAGTTAATTTTACTTCTTTACAAATATGAACATTAGCACCATCAATATAATAATATTGTTTATCATGTCTATTCCAATCAATTTCAATAACAATTTCATAATGCTTATCTTGAAATTTAAAAATTGCATCTTGCCTAGAAATACCATGTTCTCCATGAGGTGTATCATTTCTTATATCGTCAATTATTCTCTCCAACATAATTTCCTTGCAATCTTCCAGATTATCACAATATTCTTCATTGGTTAAATCTTCAACAATCACATTACCGCAAATAATCTTTATTGGACTTCCAGAATCAGGACGAATGACACACTTACCATTTCTACTCATAATATCATCTTTCAATGAAGGTAAAATATTCCCCAAGACATTAAAATAATCATACCCATCACTAACTATACTTACAATTCCACTAGGGGCAACTTCAGTAATCATTCTCTTAAAATATCTCAAATCATCTTGATATCCACATTGAATACTATGTTCCGTTGCTAACACACTTGCTGAAACTAATTCCTTTTCCACATTAACACCATAATATTGCTCTAAATATTGAATACTTGGAATCGTATCACTACCAGTAAAATATAATAAATGTCCTGCTCCTGTAGTTACTGCATCTTCATGACCACTCATACCTCTATAACTAAAATTATGACATTGCCATTGAATATGATCTTTACTATCACATGTTTTCTCAGCCCACTTTTCACAAATGTCTCTATATTTCTTTACAATTGTTGTTGCAGTAATTACTTTCCACATATTTGCGGAAATCAATGTCTCTAAGAAATTAGTCAACCAATAGAACTCTTTTTTAGTATTTTCAATTGTAAACACAGGAACTTTCATTGGAATCAATGTGCCTTCTTTTACTGCCTTGATTTTAATAGGAAGGTATCCTAAATCATGTAATGCTTCAATATGAGTTGTATCTGCACAATTATCTCCTAGAGAATTTTTAATGATTCTTTTATAATCTGCAACTACTATTGATTTATCAACATTGAAAAAGTTTTCATTGAAATTATCAATTAGATAATCTTTAATAAATCCTTGTAAACCAAAGAATACTACTTCATTAATTCCTTCAATTCTTGAATGTCTAGGCGTAAATGTAGAATAAATTTTTTCTGTACCTTTTTCACTCATAATGAGGTGGCTTATTTTGTACGAATCTGTCATTAACATTGGATTTGTTTTCATATTATTTTACCTCTTTCTTATTCATATTATTTAAATACTCAGCAACTTCTTCTAACGATTTAAAATACATTCCACCATTTCTTTCTACTATTAATCCGACCTGATTTAAAGATTTCATTTCTCCAATTGAAAAATTAATCTTATCATTTGGATAATTAATTTTATCTATAAACATATTAATATCAGGACTTCCAAGATAGCACATTGGATTTGGTACTTGTGTAATTATTGGAACTTCAGAATTTAATATACAAAATATAGTTTTTCCAGGACGTTTGTTGCTATCATCTATAACTTCTGCAATACTATAGACTCCACTCATAGACGGAGTAATTACATATAAACAATAATCACATGTTTCACGTTGTCTACGCTCTTCTATCATACATTCTTCAGTCCAATCCTCTACAACTGGATTAAAATAGTTAATATTAAGCATTGGAATTAATTTGTCTCTCCATATACTATTATTACAAGTACCGCCAAGGAATACTTTACTCATGACTTAATTACCTTCTTTCATAATTTTATATACTTCAATTTTATCATTTAATGATTCATTCATAATAGTATCTGTAGTGAAAACTTTATCAATCAAGTCTGTTTTAAATACATCGCCTTTGTAAATTGATTCCTCGCAATGTCCAACAACAAGATAAATTTCAGAAGCTCCAAGTTCTTTAAGTTGTTTTGCACCAAGCAAAAATGTTCCTCCATAACTTGATAAGTCATCCAACATTATTACTTTAAATCCTTTTTTCTTAACATCTCCAAAAACTTGAAGACTAGTAATTTTACCTGTTTGAAAATCTCTATGTTTAAATCCAACTAATTGATTTGGAACGCCAATCATTTTACTATAACGTTTCTCACTCGAAGCATCTGGGAAATAAACATAATCAGTATCATCATTGAAATTAATTTTGTCTTTAATATCATAAAAAATATCTACAGATAGGAATCTACTTTTACAATTATTTAATAATGCAGGAGTTACATCAGAATGTGGTTCCAATACATGAATATAATCAAACCCTAAATTATTAATAAATTCTGCAATATATTTTAGTGTAAATGCTGAACCTCCTTCCGATCTATCCATTCTACTGTATGGCATGTACATGATATGTAGATTACAATTTATTTTTAATTGGTCTAGATATTTCTTTAAGAACAATAGTTTAATCAAGTCTGCATCTGATTGATACTTAAATGTAGTTAACGAATTATTAACACCTCCTAAAATCTCATTAATTTGTTGTTCATTGAGTTTTGTTTCCCCATTTGGGAATGTAGTAAAATCTAATAGTTTGTTATTTAACCAAATCATTTTGTTTCCTCCTGAAATATTTATTTCTATATTCATACTACCACAATTTAGCATAATAAGTCAAGTTTAATTTAAACATCCTTTAAAATTTGATTTTCAATCTAATTCTTCAAAACTAATTTTAATCCTCATTTTCTTTTGAATTTTATGTCTATATATTTCTTCATTGTCAAGATACATTTCTGAAAAAATACTATTGGGATAAACCATTAATTTGCCTCCAATAAATTTCCCATCTTTATGCGAATATTTTCCACCAATATAATCCATAATCTCATCTGGTACTTCATTCGTTGCCTTCATAAAATTCTCTTCATCTACTTCCCAACAAAAACATTCTCCATCTCCTGTGGGCTTACCTATAAATTCAACTGATTTCTTCATACTAACCTCTCCTTTACACCAATAATAACTTATAAACCATAGCATAAATCATCACCATTACAAACATAATCAACTGTCCCTTAATTTTTTAAAGATTTATAAATACTTAACTCAAAATACCTAACTTAACACAACTCATCGCAACTTAACTCAAACCAACATATCTAAACCAAACCCAAAATGCTTATCTTAATCAAAAACTATTACTTAATACCAATTTACTCTTCTTTTTATTTAACAATTTTAATTCTGTACATCCTCCAGCAAGCATAGCATGAAGTGTTTTTGCTCTATCAGAAACATGCCTAAATGCCTCCAATCCCTCTTTTGACATTTCATTAACAGGAGCATATTGTAATACTTGATACCCTTTATCAATCTTATTAAAACCACTCTTAATATGTTTTAAAGACATATCAGTATATTCATCTGGATTAACAATTGAATATCCTTGACCTGCTAAGGATTTAATAGTTTTACTTGATTCAAGTAATTTCTTTTTTGTTTTACCAATAATAGAATAATATTTAGGTGTATTTTGACTTTCTTTAATAACCTCTTCAATTTCACTATGTAATATCGTAGTGTCATAATCCATTTTTACAATATACTCAAATAGTAATTCCCATTTTTCTTTTTTATTTACTAATTCATTCATTCTTATATCTCCTTTATTATTCTTATTTTGCCCATAATGCCTATCAAATCACAGCGTATCGTACCTCAACGAAACCCATCTCAACACAACTGATCCTAAAATGCCTAACAAAACCAAACTCATCACATTCAAGACGCAACTGAACATATCTAATCATATCCCAACTTAAAATACATAACAGAACTTATCCCATCCAATCATAACGCAACAGAGCGAAACTGAACCTAAAATACTCATCAAAGCATATCCAAACCCACCCAAACCCTACTCAACGAAACTGAACATATATTGCTCAACTTAACTCGGCCAAACTTATCATAACGCATTTTATCTCGACGTAACGTAGCATATATTGCTTAACTTATCGTAGCTTGCCCTATCCCATCTTAACTCGCCCCAACCCAACAGAACCTAAAAATCATATCTTACTCTACTTCTTCGACTACAGCTACAAACTGTCCATACTTAGGTCTACTATCACACAGTCCTACATATTTCCCTGCAAAATCAATGCTTTGAATTACAGCTTCTAGATCAATTTGAGACTCTTCATAATTTACAAAGAATGTAACTTGCCATGTGTCAAATCTTGCTCTAGTTCTTAAAATTGAAGCATTATTTACTTTCATAACTCTAACATCTCTATACTTTAAATCTGCTTTCAATTGTTCTTTGGTAAGATTTTCACCATATGCAAAAGGTATGTATAACGGTTCAACTGATAAGAATTTCTGAATAGCTGTGCCTTTCTTAATAGACTTAGCTCCATTTCTAATTGTGGCCTCTACATTTTCTGCTGGCATAAAAGTTCCCATATTATCCTTCCAATACAGACCACATTCCCATTCTAAGTCTGCAATCATTTCATGATCTTCGTCAGTTTTTGTTCTCTTACCCGTATATTTCTTTAGTTCCTTAGTTAGAGGATGAAGTGGGTTAACTCCTTGGTTTGAGTGCATAATTAATGGGGTAATACCTTTCCATGTAACTTTAAGTTTTTTCATTTTTAAACTCCCTCTTTCTTTTTAATTATTTATTTCTTACAAGTAAATAATAACATGTTTATAGTAATTTGTCAATAATTATTTATTGATTTAAGCTCGATAAAATATTTTTTTTAACTTATAAGACTTCTTCCTGCTTTATACATTATGAATCCACCTATTGATACAACAATTGCGAATACAAAAACATTTATATTTGAATAACATATAAAATATGATCCACCAAAAGACAAAACAAAACCTATAATTATAAATAATAATAATTTAAAAAATATCTCCCACAAACCTAACTCTCCCTCTCTTTAGGATTCTCCCAATCCAAAAATTCCTTCTCTGCTCTTTCTCTACAATCAGGACAAAACCCTCTACCCATTCCATCAGTACATAAATGAGCATTACCATCTTTACCACAATACCAACATAGATAAAAACTATTTTGTTTAGAGGGATGCCAAGGACTCTCTATGCTTCCTTCTTCAATGAAAAGATGTCCACATTCATTTTCAAATTCCTCATCAGTCATATTTTCAAAATGATCTGCAACTAATTTTAATTTATCTTCCATTGTTAATTGCAATGATTCTTCATCTGTCAATTCCATTTATTTCACTCCTTTATTTATAACATCACAATATCATTATAAATCAACCTATGTTTCTCATCAATCCACCTATCCTCATGATAGTGGCCGAAATACCATTGCTTATAGTCCAATTTCTCTTCTAATACCTCAAAATACTTGTTAATTGATGTTAAACTCTTTACGTATAATCCTGCCATTAACTTCTCAAAAACACTCTGAGAACAATCATGCGAAACAATAAGGTCAATTTTCCAACCACACTTATCTAGATTGCTCATACCTTCTTCATACTCAGCATTAGATGGCATTTCTCTTTTCCACCATGATTTGCCTTCAGTCCTATTCCCTTTATCAATTGAATCAGCTCCACCAAAAGTAAATATCTTTTTGCCATTGATATTAAATACCTGTCCACGCATTAAATGGATAACACTGTCATTAATAAAATGTACCTTACCACCATTCCATATTGAGACTGGCATCTTATCTAGCATTGAATGGTTCTCATGGTTTCCATCTATCCATAAACTAACATAATTTTTCTTATGTAACCAGTTTAACCAATATTCTTCTTCCTTGTCTCCATTCCATACAAGTCCAAAATCACCACAAATTATCATGTAATCGTTTTTAGTCAGTTCTTTTTGAAGAGGGAAGTTTTTCATATTAAATCTTGGCAGGCCCATACTTCCATGAGTGTCACCACTAATGAATATCATAATATTATTTCTCCTTTCTATCCACAATTAATAAATTCATTCACATGATGATCCACAAGATCACCATTATACAAAATACTATAAACATTACCATTCTTGTCGAATTCACAATCACAAGATAAACAAAATCGAGTAGTTTTACTGACTTCATTAGTCTTCTTACTATTACAATTGGGACAATTATGTATTTCTTCCGGCGCATCAGATTTAATTTTCTTAGGAGTATCCTGCTTACAAATGATTTTATATATTGTCGATAATGCTTGTCTATGCACAAAACTTTTAATTCCTTCTCCTGATGACATTCAATTTCCTCCTAATATTTTATTTCTTGATTATAGTATAACATAATATGGATTAGAAAGCAAATGGAAAATTATTTAAAATTCACACAATCTAAACATGATTGGCCGTACTCTATCGATGAGCATTTTTTATAATCCATACCAATAGTACATCTTTTCTCCATAAATCTTCGTTTAATTGAATCTGCTGCATCATAAAAACCAAATTTATTAGCAATATAATGTAAATCCTGCATCTGATCAATCAAAGAATCTTGTCTTTGTGGACATTGTTCTACTTTTTTAAGTTGTTCCTTCCAATTAGACATAATTATTCCTCCTATTTATAGTTTAAATGAGTATATCAATCAATTATCCTAATCACAACACGTTTAAATTCAGCGCACCCTTCGCATATATCCAAATTATCAGATAGAATAATTTGACTATCTTCATAATCATTGAATAATAATTCCTTGAAGCAATCAATACAAAATTCAGCCATATAATTATTCCCTCTCTTCTTTATAAAATCTACCAACATAATAATATTTACTTTCATCCTCTACATCATCTTTAAACCATAAATTGCCTATAAACTCCTTAACCTGACCACCACAAGCCCAACCATCTTGTTCCATTTCTTTGATATGATTTAATCTTTCTTCGGCATTATCATAATGAAATGTTTTTGAGTGAGAATATTTAAGTAGTTTCATTTAATTAATTCCTCCTTCGTTAAACATATTAAATACTTTGACAAAACATATCAATGTCTGACTTCTTGCCTTTTAATGTAATTCTATATTCCACACTATTACATGGAAATCTAAATAGTGTAGCTACATAATCAATTTTGCAGTTTAGATTCAAGTCTTTTGCTAAAGAATTCGTGCTGTCTCTAAAACTAAAATCTCTAAACCCACCAACTATTTTATTGATAACTTTAGTTATTGTTGAATTAGTGTTTTCTAATTCTTGCTTTCCACAAATATAAGCATATTTAAAAATCATTTGCTCTCGTTCGGTTAAATCTATATTGGTTTTTTGTTCCAGTTCTTTAATATATTTATCCATAATTACCTCCTAACTTCCCATCTAATCAAAGTTTCACTCGCTTACAATTGATTTACACTTAGGACATCTATATAGGTAGATGAGTTGCTTAGAATATCTCCCATCATTATACACTCCACTATAGACATTAACTTCTTTATTATCTTCTGTAACAAATGATAATTGTAAAAATGGCATCTTTAATTCATACATATTGTGTGAATAACCACACGCTTCACAAAGCATATATTATCATCCCTTCCATTCAATTCTTAGATTTATTCTGCTTCAATAATTATTTGATCACCATTTTCTAACCCCGTAAAACATATCATTTATTTTAACTTTTAGATTGCTATCAGGAAAATTATGATTCCTTAAATATTTTTCAAGTTCAATTTCTTTCATTATCCTCGCTCCTTTTACCCTTTTATATCCTCGTTTTAATGTATCACTTTTCACCAGACTCCCACGTATCCTCTTCGCCATTTTCATGAACTGTAACGCTAGATTCACACATAATACACTCATAATGATGAACTTCACTGTGCCCAATACCCTCTGATGAATCAAATTCCATTTTCTCTTGACAAAATTTACAATGCATAATAATTCTCCTTTCAATTCCTTGTTTATACAAACAGATTTTCCACTTTACAATAAAAATTATCATCTTTATATAATACATCACCAACCAATTCCAAACTGGTACTGAATCCACCCATTAAAAATATGTCACATTTATCACCTTCTATTTTTATGCTTTTGACTACTGCCTTAATCCCTCGTTTTAATATAAATCTATCAACAATTTCTTTAAAATCCATTTAATTTCTCACTCCTTTAAATATAATATTATACAAACTGTTACTTCTGTATAATATAACTATTTATTCATATATTTCTAAAGTTGGCAACTCGAATGAATCGCTATACTTTTTAGCTCCATCAAACCAAATACATATTGCTTTAGTTGCACCACTGTATACCCCTATACTTTCTATAGTCATTGCAGGACTTCCGCTTTTTAATAGAACAACATCTCCACTTTTAAAATCGATTTTAATATCCCCTTCTCACTTTACTCACTAAATATACAGAAGCAACAGTATGTATATAATATAACATATTGTACCAATTATATAAAGTATATCCCTCGAAACTAGACATTCATGCTATTGGACTTTCTTCATCCATCCACTTAATAAACTCATGTATTTTTCGATACATTATTTGAAAATTTTCTTCTTCTTGCTTACCATCTCTTGAACTCATATAATATTCAAGAATTGATAATAACTCTCCTTTTGTCTTGCACCAAGTAGACCTTCTCATAAACATTAAATCGTCTTTATCCATTTATAAACCTCCTTTTAAATCACTTTTCAACGTGTTTCTAATTCATTCTTAAAAATATTTAAATATGGTTTGTATTGGTCATAATCAACAACATATCTTGGAGGTGGTTCTGGAACTGTATCATAACGCTCCATGACATCTAAAAATTTACTGCGCTTGATCATTTTAATACAATTCTTAATATGATCTGTAGTCATTTCAGATATCTTTAAGTGCTTATTGTCTAAAGTTATCCAAACAGAATAATCCATTTTAGATACTTCATTGACTATATGCAACGATGGAATATTATAAATCTTCTTACTAAAATCTTTCAATTCAATAGGCAATTGACCTCTATAGCTTCTCTCACATTCTCTAATACACCATTTATTTAACCTTTCTTCTTTTATTTCTGGTTTTCCACTCATTTCAAATCCCTCATAAGTTCCAGGATCAATAGGAGCTTCATTTAATTCATCATCTGACAAGTAAGCATAATCATCTTCATTATTATCATCGAATTGAATTTTTGGCCTATTATTTATACCCCATGCTTTATTACATTTCTCATCACAAGCTACAATAATTTGTTGACCAAAATAAGTAATATTTCTTTGAATCAAAACAATTTCCTCCTTCCATCATCTTTAAGGCAATTTCATTTCGATTTTAACTAACCATACCAAATTAAATGCTAATAATCCAACTATTAAACCTAAAGCAAAATACAACATGGTTTATTTCCTCCCTTCAAACCACACATTTATAGGATGATAATCTACATTTCGATATAATATCTTTTAATTTCATCATCCCATTGTATTTTAGGTGAAAATATAGTATCGTCTGCTTTCACAGGAAATTCATAAACATAAACTGCATTTTCTTCTTTAGAATATGCAGTTGCAATAATTCCTTCAATGTTCCAAGACCTTCTAATATCATTACACATTGCCTTATAGTATTCTTTCCAATCATTTAATAATTGCTCATCATTGGGATATTCTAATGACATATTACGCATATATTTTGATATTTGAACTCTTGGGATTAATCTTTCATCTTGACATTTATAGCGATTGCAATGATAATTCTTTTCCATAATATTTCCTCCTTTTTAATTATAACTTTTTAATCACTCACATATCACTCTCCTATAATCCTCAACAAACTTCTCTACAGCCAAATCCTTATCTTTTGCCTCAATCATTACATCAAATTCTAATCCCTTATACTTCTCAAAAAACTCTCTACAATATTCATAATCAATCATGTCAGAATGACTTCTAAACGCTTCAATACTCTTTGGTGAACTAAGATGAATCTTAGGTACTCTACCATCCTTCCAAGTAGCAAATATGGCTTCTAAATCTAATTCTGTACCATCATTATTGCAGTACATATGATGTATATCTAACACAGCTCTGACTCCAGTTTCTCGATGTATTCTCATTACATCACTTACAGTATAACTTTTGTCATCATTCTCTAGCAAGATATGATTTCTCAATTCCAAAGGCAAACTATTGAAAACATTAATAAATCTCTTCATTGCTTCACTTTTATTCCCATAAACTCCACCAGCATGAATTATAATATTAAAATCATCAAGGCCCATAGCATTAAGAATATCATAATGATAAATTAAATCTTTGATAGAATTATTTACAACTTCATCTTTATTGCTTGATAATACACACATTTGAGAAGGATGCATTGACAATATCATATTATTATTTTTTGCTATATCACCAATCCTTTTTAAATCAGATTGCATCCAAGACATATAATCAATATCTTTCATAATTTCATGAGTAACAAATGTAACTAAATCAGAACTGATTCTGAATAATTTAATTCCTTCAGAAATGCAATGTTGGATTGTACGCTCAGTTTCTTTTAGATTATGAGCAATTGTTTGTTTTAATCTGTATTCACTAAATGATGCTAATCTAAATATTTGATATTTTGTATTGCATTTTTTACTCATACAAGCGAATCCTACATGTCTGATCATTTTATGTAATTCCTCCCTTTGGATATAACCTAATATAATTATATTAACATGATATAGATATGATTGAAATAATTATATTAGGTTTTTATGAGCATATTTTTTACACCAAGTCTTTTGCTTTTTTTACTGCTACATACAAATCAGTGGCGTAATCACTTTTCATTTCTTCAAAACCCCAAATATTCTCATCTAACATCTCTCTTGCCAATGTTAAACATTTACTTAATTGAAACCTTAATTCATCTCGTTTTTCATCATATGTTGTAACAACACTCATTTTTAATAACCTCTCTTTCATCAATTAAATGAATAATTTCATCGACTATTTAAATTTTCTAGCATTTTGTTAAAAGTATATTTACGTCTTTCCATTTCATTTCTTGCACAAATCTTTAAATGTTCAATCATTTTTTGTTCATTTTCAGGAGAATCATCTGTATCCCACAACTTTCTTTCGAAACCACCAACACTTTCACTGAATCTACCCTTTTGAACAATTCCTATTTTGTCTTTTGGTATATTAACAAAACAATCAAAAACCAGTTCGCTATTACTATTAAGTTTAATAACTTTATCAGTTTCTTTAATAATTGGTAATCTCGCCACTTCTATTTCTAATTTTTGATCTGTTAATTTTAAAGATACACCTATTAAGTTCATATTATTTTCCTCCCATAAGTCTTAATCTTTATCGGACAATGTTTTACCATAACATATTTGCTTTTCAACTACATCTTCCCATGTTGTAAAAGGTAAATTAACCCCATGCTCCTTAAGAAGTTTGCAAAAAAGATAATCACATTTTGCAGGATATAATCTCTTATTCGGCACAAAATCCTTATTCTCATTTATAGGAACAATGTTAAGTTTAATCTCATCTTCTCTAGCATTATAAACAACTGTATAGATTTTACCATCTTCTAAATATACATGCCAAGTATCTCTATCGCACGTATAACCGTATAATAGGGTTCTATCTGACTTATCCTTCAAATCTTCTGCTGATAGGACAGGTTTTGGGATTTCCTCAATGCTTCGAAGATAAAGGTAAGCTGTTTTATTCATTTACAATCATTCCTTCCATAGTCTTTAAAATACGTCGTTCGAGGTAATTTATGGTTTTAGAATTTTAACTTTTCTAACTTATTGAGTTGTTTTTTAACAGATTCAATCTTTCTTAATTTCATTTCTTCTGCTCTCACAATTGCAGATTCTTTAGTTAGGTGCCATTCTTTGCCCTCTCCATGAAAGTAACTAGTAAAACCATTTTTTCTAATTTCAACCATGTCGGATTCATCTTTATCACGAATGCTATTAACACAGCGTTTTACTTCTAATTCATAAATCCCTTTAGTTAAAGCGTATTTACTAATCCAAACCTTAAAATTTGCACTCAAATTCCACCTCTCAATTTTTTCTTCTCTCAAATTTCTTCTTATCCATATCATACCATACAACCACCCATACGTCAATACTTTATAAAAATTTTATTTCTTACTTCATAAATCCATTAGAAACAGTTCGCTTACCATAACCCTTAATCACATATCCATTATCTTCACAAAACTTCTCTGCTTCTTGATAAGTTTGAAAATCGTCTAACCATTCATCGGTTTCACAAATAATTACTGCCCAGACATATTCTGATTTTTTAATTTCATTTGTGTGAATAATTTCTACTTGCATTTAATCATCCCTTCCAGTTTCCTTTACGCTAATTGTTTCAATACTTACATTTCTAATAATAAAATTCTTAACTACAATATCTTTCCCATCGTTCCAATCTAAAAATAATTGGATAATTTCTTCTACAGTCATATTATGTTGCACTATCGTTCCGTGTATAAAATCTTTTGCAAAAACTGAAAACATCATTTAATTTATTCTCCTTTTCTATTTCATAATCCCTAAAATAATATTATTAATCACTTCAGTTTTGTTCTCATTTCCTCTAATACAAATATCTAAACCTTTTGCAATTTTAATAACTTCTTTAATTTTTAGTGGTTTTAAAATTTGTTTTACTTCATTAGAATTAGTTGAAATTTTAATCGTATTAATAATGTCTTGCATGATTTTCACCTCTCATGCTAATTATACATGCAATTGTTTGGTTTTTCTAGTATTAAATTCCAGATAAATGCAATGAAATGATTTATTATTCTTTAGTCAAAATACCAATCAATTGCTCATATTGTTCTTGAAAGTATCCATCCAACTTCCCTTTGTATCCTGAATATCCTCTTAGATATCCAAATCTTTCATATACTGATAAATCAAGATTAGGTAGCATCATTCTAATCCATTGATCAATATATTTTTTATCTTTACCTTTAAAATCCATTAACAATACCTCCTTTTCTAATTATCTTTCTATTTTTAAGTATAAAGCAGGGCATTCTTGTGGGTTATTATTAAACAAATCTTTTAGAGGATGACAAGTCCAACCCTTTAAATTACAGTCCTTATATTTATCACACGCCACACAACATCTTCGTATTTCATTTTGTCCACAATCATTATACCCATTGCCACCACATTTTAATGTAAACTTTGTGTAATCAATAATCATCTTATCTCACAATCCTTTCTAACAAGCCACATCGCCACAATACATTTCTGCTAAATCAAATATTTTCTTCTCTGTCCTACTTACAATCTTCTGACTCAAATTCAATACTTCACCAACTTCTCTTTGATTAAATCCATACTTAAATCTTAACTTATAAACTTCTAACATTTGATCTGATAATAAACTTAAAAAATCATTCAATATTATTTCATTTTCTAATTCTCTTCCGGTGTCCCCTTGAATTAAATCTGCTAAAATATTACTTGATTCATTTTCATCCAATCCTCTATCCAAACTATCAATTAATGAACATTGATTCAATACCTGTATTCCTGATTTAATTAACTTTAAGGAAATATTTAATTTCTGTGATATTTCTTTCGGATTATCTTCTTCGAGATAACCTGCTTTCCTAATTTTTGCAACAGTTTCTTTAACTGAATTAGGAATTGATATAAAATCATAATTAGCACGAATATTATTGCTTATTTCTCCCCAAATCATAGGAACAGCATATGTACTAAATTTTATTTCACTTCCATTCTCTCCTTTGAATTTAGTAGGATTGAATTTTTCATATGCTTTAATTAGTCCTATGTATCCAATGCTTAGAATATCATCTTTTTCTAATCCTTGTTTATATAGCTTATGATAAAATTTTAATGCAACAGAATTGGCAAGTTTCATATTGTTTCTGATGAATGTATCTGGATCTTCTTTGATGTGTGGATTAGTTTTCATTTTTGAGTCTCCTTTTATGATTAAAATGGTTGATTTATATCTTCATTTAAAACTTAAATTGGTTTTTATATCTTGCTCCAACGATGGTATTATAGATATGATCTCTCATAATTTCAAATTGTTTTTCATTACTAGTCTCTCTTAATTTTTTAATAGCTTCACCCAAGTCAATCATCACTTCATTGAAAGGTCTATAAGTCCCATCTGGTTCGCACATTTGAAAACCTAGATTTTTCAATACTTTCTCCACACCATTTGTCTCTGTTTTCCTTAAATCATTTTCCAATTTAATTTCCTCCATTTATCTTATATTATAAACTAATTTTTCTTTGCAATTTGAACAACATGTACCAAATGCAATATTCTCTACATTTATTTCTTTAGAATCACAATAGCGGTCAAAGTCTGCACAAGCATACCATTGTTCAGTATTCTCACATTTTTCCTCTTCACAAGAATGACAAATTAATTTCTCACAAATGTTCATTTACGTTTTCTCCTCCTAACTATAAAATCGCCATTTTATTCTTCCTTATATTGAATATTACATACCTTTGCTCTCTAAATATCTTATTACATCTTCAAGAGAAGAAATAAAACCATTATCAATTAATTCAACTATTTGTTTTTTAATATCTTTTTTACAGTCTTGGATTCCGTCTAAGTATCCTTTTTTGTATTCAAAAGAGTTCTCTTCACTCATTAATTTCCTCCTTCTGGTGATGAAATCACCGTTTTATCACCTATTCCAAAAATCCATTTGATTCCTAAAAATGTCCTCAATCATTTTAATTTGAGAAGGAGAAAATGTTAACATGTTATCCAGCAACCAATCAGTTTGCCCTCTGGTTAATTGATGTTCTGACCAAAGGAAAAATACATAACCTTTATCTGGATAGGAATCATACTCCTTGTAAAATTCTGCTTGAGTAAACTTAACCCAACCTAACTTTTCAAGTAAATGCTCACCATGAAATAGTTTAAAGTTCTCACGATCATATATCTTCAACCCTAATTTATTCTCCAATTCATCTGCTAAACTAATATGTTCATATTCACCACAGATATGAAATTCCCCATTTAAATCTAACCAACCACACACAAAGTTATGCAAATTAATCATCCTTTCTAGAAATGAAATGCGTTCTATTTCTTTCCAAACAGATTGTCAAGTTCATCTTCATACTCTTTATAATAGATAAACCTTGTAAAATCTATTTGCATACTTCCATCATGGTCAAGAGTCATAACTTGTTTAGTAAACCATGCAATTAAATCACTTATATCTCCTGATTGACGAACACCTTTTTCATCAGTAAAATGATAATGTTTATATTCATCTATACAAAGCAAACTCAATTTTCCTATTTCCAACAATGGTTTTTCTAGCTGTTCTTTAACTGCAACTTTCAATATTGAACCTCCTTCATACGTTCACATGCTCATTAATGCCCCGTTTTTCAAATCCTAAAAGAAGATAAAATGCGTGTTTTCTGGGATAATTATTAAGCGTTATAAAAACCAAGTTTCCTTAAATATTCCATTGTACAAGGTTCTGGCACTTTATCAAATATATTTTCTTTCCATTCAATATACTTGAGCCTATTTTCTTCGGAAGTTCCTTTAAAATCCATTTCTAAACCAAGGTCATCATTACCCCATACTGCAATACGAACAAAATTAAATTTATCTTCTTTGTATTTATTTCGCAATAGAAATATTCTAACTTTATCTCCTTCATAGTTAGGACACCAATCATCAGTTGTAGCAATAAATTTTTCTACCTTATCAACAAAATCTTCTTTGCATTTTCTACTTTTCTTTGGTTTTTTGATTTTCTTCATTATTTTATTCCTTTCTTCTAACCCTATCAAAGATGTCTTTCATCTATCTATGCATAAATATCCATTCAAACATTATTAGTGTCAAAGATGATATAAACATTAATGAACTCAAATATAAAAATTTGTTACTTTTTAAATCCGTGATATTTATCATGAAAAAATAGATTCCTAAAAGAAAAACTATAAGTATTAATCCATAAATCATAAAGATAATTCCTTTCTTAAATACTATGAACGTGGGATTTTAATGCCCTTGACCAACCATTATTCCAACGACTCTTTCACATTCTTCTAATAAACAACTTTTCTTCCTTACTTAATCCCACTCATTATCTTACTTACCTTCTTATCATAAAATACAGCCATTTGTTCTCTTAACTTTTCTTTAAATTCTGCCTTAATTTCCTTAATAACTTCTGAAAATGCATCATTAATCTTTTCTTCAATTTCATTAGGATCAAATAGATATACTCCCATATCCTCTAATTCTGTTTTAAAATGTTCCTTGATAATTTCAATAAAAGCATTTTTCATTTCTTCTTTGTCTTGAGCGTCAAATATCTTCATAATGTTTTCCATTTAATAATTCCTTCTTTCTGCTTATTACATGCTTAATTCCATCTCAGATATTAATCTATTGGTCTGAGTTAAGGTTTCACTAATTAACGCCTTACAGCTACCTTCTGGACTGTCTGGTAACACTTCAGTGAGATATTTAATGTATGCTTCTAATGCGTTATAGATTATGTTCTTCTCTTGTTTGGAAACTTCTAGGGTGGTTGTAATTTTCATTTATTTAATCTCCTTTTATTTTATTCAATAATTCCTAATTGTTTAAGAGCTTCCTCATATCCCCATAGTTTACCACACATCATATCTTTTTGTCTTTTGATGCTATCACTATCATAGCGGTCAATATGAACATCTACACCTTTTAATTCATTATATTTGGTTAATGTTTGATTGATTTTTACATCATCAATTTTCATTTTAATCTTCTCCTTCTACCACGAATCTTGCTTTTAAGTCAAATCCATATTATATAAATCATTATGCATCTTTAACATTATCTCATATAAATAATTACGATGTTCTGGTGGAGTACAAATGTCTAAGATTTTTAATAAATGTTCATATTCATCTACTGTGAATTTAATTGTTTTCTCATTATTTTCTGTTTTAGATATTAATTGCATTATTTTTCTCTCCTTTCCAGTAAATTATATAATACCTACCTTTTATTCTTCCATTTCTTCTCATAAACCTTCTTAGTCATTTTCTTATCAGCAAAATCTAATATATTCTCTGCTGACATATCCTCAAAATTAAGTATATCAAAAATCATATAAGGTTGACCATATTTAAATCCAACTGCTACAGAATGTCTTCTGCCAGACACAATATACCAATCGAGTTTAGGATATATTTTCATTCCTAATTCAATACAAAAGTAACAAATCCAATGGCAACAGTGTCTACATTGATACCAACCTACTGAATGTTTCAATGGTTTTCGATGATAACACCAATAATCAGAAGATGTTTTATGGTATGGAGGACTACCTGGAATCCATGAGTACCAATCTTTCATATATTCATTCATTGATTCTAATTTTTCATTAGTGATTTTATTTTCGTATCTCCATAATTCCATCATTAAATTCATGCCATAATCTAAAGCATATTGAACATCTTTATGAAATAAATATGGTTTTACTTTCTTAGACCAGTGTTTACGAAAATTAAATACTTTAGGTTGAATTAGTTTTATATTTTCAGTTTGCGGTTTTAGTTGTGTTTGAGTTTGCATTATGTAAATCCTTTCTTAATTATTATATCATGCTCACTTAACATTTAAACATCCTCCATATAATTTAGTTCGTCCCAATATTTTTTAACCCAAATATCACAAGTAACATATAATTCATCATTTCTATAATAAATATTAGAAGGGAAAATTAAATCTTCTTTATCTTTGCATCCCAAATCTTTCAATCTTTTTTCACATATAAGTAAAATCTCTTCAATTCTTTCTGATAATTCTTTTATTTTGCAGTCAATTCCTACAATAAAACCTTCTGATGTCATAAAATTATTCCTCCTTTATGTATGAAGTAAATTAAGTTTTATCTCTTTTTATTTCCCCAATCAAAACCAAAATCAGAACGCTTTATTTTACACATATCACCATTATCTCTATGAAAAACAATACCCTCAATCATATTCTCACTAAGATATTCTTTAATGCCTTCGAATGATCTTTCAACATCTAGAATGGTTTCACCATGTTTAATCAAAATATCGCCATCTATGACCATAGTATCAATATTTTTCTGAAAATGAACTCCGCATAATTCATAAGTTCCATCTGCCAAACAATTACTATTTTCAAATGCTTTTATATGCCATTTGTCATTAGGATTGTTAGAATCACACAAAACCCAATGAGGAAAATGTCCAGTAATAGGATCTGCTTCATCTTGACATGGAATTGCGTTATTAGGTAACTTTCTACCTAGTTTAAAATCAAATCTCTTATAAATAGAACCATCTTGAATCAAACAACATGTTCCATCATATTTCCTAGTAGCAAATCCTTCTCCTTCAAGCACCCACTCACACCCAATTGTAATTTCAGAAGTAATATTAGCAATAGCATGGCCGTTAAAAGTTCGTACAAACAAAGATGGCATCTTTTTCATAATTAAATCCTCCTCAAATTATATTTATTTTCACCACATGAATTCAACATTTTCATGGACTACACTTTTCTCTTTTTGCAAGTTCGACTCCCAATGTATTTAATTTCATAATAAGTTTTTCTCTATATTCTTTTAACTCCTCTTCATCATCTGCATAGTCCCAATTTAACCAATCATTAAGATTGTTGTTGATGTCTTCATATAATTCTTTTGCAAGTTCAAATAAATATTTTTTAATTTCAAATACTTTTACATCATCTTTGTCTAGAATTACGTAACTTTGATACCATGATGCAACTAAATGAAAATCTCAACCTTCCGCATCAAAGAAAATTACAGTAGGCGAATTATTTTGTAAAGCATAGATAAAAGCATCTAAACAATCATTTGGAATATCAGTCATATAACTTGCTCTTTCTGAGAATCCTTCTAACTGTACATTGACCCATCCATGTTCAGGTTTTGCTAACATGTCAACACACTCCTTCAATAATTTTATTTTTACAAGTTTCAGCAAATTCAGTATGTTTATCGTTCAATCCATAATATTTCTTGCATATTCTATCATAAAACTTGCCATCACCTTGATTAACACTACCAACGATAATATATTCAACTTTTGATACAGTTAAATTATTTTCCTCTACAATCATTTTACAATGACCAAAACGATGTTGATATTTATTGTTTCCTAGATTAACTCTACAATATTTTGTAGCATGAATCATAGCACTAATTTTACGTTTAATAATTGGAGTGGTTAGTGATTTAGCATTATGAATATGTTGTTGGTATTCTTGGATTACACGTTTTGGTATGAAGTATAATAGATACATTTATTTATCATCTTCCTTCCATTCGAGTAATATCTTGATGATCTTTTCACGGTTTGTTAATTGTTTCATGTTAGTTCCCTCCTTTTATTTATTTTATTCCCAAGGAAATGGTTCATGTAATGCTAATTTAGTTATTTCATTATTCTTAAAAATATCTTCAGAAGGAAAACTTTCAGTAAAGTAAATTTCTAGATTATTAAATAATTCTTCAGGAACATTATCACAATACTCAAAGAAGTTATTTGAATTTCTTTGCCCATGTCTTTCACCAATTACAAATATGAATTTCTCACCTTTCTTGAATTTTCCATAGTCAGTGTCAATTGGTTTCAATAGAGTAATAATTTCTACTGGAATGTGCATATTGAATGAATCTTTACCATTGATTTTAATTGTATTGACTAGTTTGATGAAGTTTTTAGTTGAATTTGTTTTGATATATGATTCTTGATATCCCATGTTTATTACCTTCTTTCGTTTTTTAGTTTTATTTAATATAATTGATTTTGATAATGGTAATTATAAGTTAAGTTCCATGTATACATCGTCTAATTCATCTTGAGTAATACCGATATATCGCAACGTTTCCTTTGGAGAAGAATGATTTAAAATGGACTGAATTATAACAATATCTACCCCTGCAATATACGCATGATAACCCATGCTTTTTCTAAGGCTGTGACTCCCAATATTTTCCTTTACACCACAAGATCGTGCTGCTTTATTAATGATGCGATATGCGTGTTGTCTAGTAATCGGTTCGTTTCCTTTTCTAGAGGAAAATAGAACTGTTTCTGGTTTACTAAATGTAATATATTCCGTCAATGCTTGTAATGCGTTTGCAGACAAAGGAAAACTTTTTGTTTTAGATGTCTTCTTTTCTTTTACAATCAACCTATCTCTAACCTTACCTTTTTCGTCTACTACGTCCGAAACGTTAAATTTAAGTAAGTCAGATATTCTTAATCCAGAATTAATTCCTAATACAAATAACGCCCAATCTCTAAGACTTTGAGATTTTAAATAGATTTTCATCTCTTCGATCTTCTTCTTATCTCGGATTGGTTCTACTGTTTCCACTTTTTATAACCTCCTTTAAATCTTCACTGTAAGCCCAGAATTTGACCTGTAAGCTTCTTTACTATCATCATTGACATTAACATACACCGCGACTAATAAGAGGATTAGAAGAGCAATTAAGAGTTTATTTTTCATTATTATCACTCCTTAAATTTATTTATGATTTAATATATTACAATTTAAAGAGATAATGCATGGTTTAAAAATTTTATTTTTATAATATGTATTAACATTCACAACCATAAGCAAATTCTAATAATCCTGCTTGCTTGAGTATCTTCTTTGCCAGTGGCCTGCAAATTTCTTTTGATTTACCATGATCCGGTAATGTAATATGGTTATCAGTATTTTCATTTTGGAAAGTTATGTGGGAACTTTTCCTATGAGATGGTTTCCATCCATGCTGTGTTAGTATCTGTGACATTTCTTTTAAAGTGTATCCTCTCATCCTCATTTATATGAATCACCTCCTTTCTATAGATTAATAATAAATTGGCAAATTTAAAGTTTGTGCTTAAATAATTTTTCTTTTGTAATTTTAAAAGTTTCTTTAACCATTTTACACCATAGATATATTACCATGATATATAAAATAATAACAAGTGTCCACGCAATTACAATCATTTATACCACCTTCTCTTTATAATATTTATAATTACAATCTCTAATATCCTTAACATGATCATAACAACCAATTAATGAAAATTGATGTTCATGCGATTTCCTTTCTTCCGAATAATTTTTGCTATGCACTAAATTATCCAATTCTTCATATTGCTTATCTAACTCCTCTGGTGAAATATTTTGGTCTACCAATACCTTAATATTGTATCGTGGACTACTCCAACATCCATCCTTATTCTCATCGCGTATCCCTACCATTTTTATTTGTGAAAACATATTTGGCAATTCTTTAAAGAAATTAAAAGCAAATAATCTGTCAAATTCGTGGTTCTCTTCAGTTTGTCTTCTCATTTCAATAAATTCATTCCATTGCCTTTCTACATAATCTTCTTGGGTTATAGATTCATCTCTTCTAAATTGGTTATAAAGTTCAGTTTCTTCGTTAAATTCTCTAATACATTGATAACCCTGATAATAAAATTCTCCATCACCCCAATCTACTTTTTCATAAGCAACTAAAGCATTATCATCAGTATATGAGTCAACGAAGCACAATTTGGAATTTTCGTTAATTACTTTTACTTTCTCTAGAAATAAATCAATCTCATTTTCAAAACTTAAATATGTTGCACTTGGTTTAAATTTATCAATAAGCCATTCATGTTCACCAAAAATTTGATATCCTTTTTTAGTTAACCATATTCCATATTTCCATAATGGAGTTTCTTTTAATGTAAAATGACACACTGTATTTTGACCAAATGAAAATATAAAATATCCGTCACCAAATGTTTTCTTGGTTATAGTAAATTTATCTGAAACTTGAGTTAAGATATTTTCTAGTCTTGATTTGTTGTATTTCTTTATTAATCTTTTTTTCATTTTAATTATCCTCCTTCATTGCATAAATTTTCAATGATCTTTCTAGAGATTCTAATGTAACTTTCATCATAGGAGTTGATTTGATTTTAATTTTACCATGATGGATTTTTAAGTTTACAGCCCTAGTGTCAAATTTATAATCTCCAATTCGATATGTACCATATCTGTCCTTTGTTGCATTGTATTTTACAAGTAAGGAGTTGATACTTGCAATGTGATTTTCTCTTGCAGTTGACATTTTTATGTACCTCCTGATAAATTTATTTCTGTATTTATAATAACACAAATACAATATAAAGTCAATTACACAAAACAATTAAAATGCAATTTTTAATGGATTTAGTGTACGCTGAAAGTGGCTTATAGCTTGATTTTTGAAAATTGGAAATCTTGAAATTTAAGAAATAATAACTTTACTATCTAGATTTTCAACACATGCAGAATATAATCTCTCTAAAACTTTTAATGCCCCTTTGTAATCTCCCCATCCATTTTCAGGATTCATATCTTCATAATGTTTTGGATTATTCTTCATTTTATTAATTGAATTTTTAAGTAATGGTAAGCAATCTTTCGCTGATTTGCCATATAATTCATATAAACCATCACCACCAATTGCGTCTCTAAACATACTAGCAACATTATAAGTATAATTATCGTCATATATTTCTTTTTCATCACAGTTAACCAAATTAATATCATAACTCATCTCAAAATTCCTCCTTTCAATTTGTTAATTATATTCATATAAAAATTTATAGTATTCCATAAACTCAATTTCTGCTAAATCTGCATAATCAATAATATTTCCATTAGGAGTTTTTCTTATATACTCTATGCAATTTTTACAGCCATACTTTTCCTTAATTATTATTCCTTCATATATCTCATCCTTATTAATATAGGGTATAAATAATAAATCATCTTCATCCCATAATACTTTAAATTTAACTTTTTTACCTATCCATTCCGGTGTATACATTTTTTATCCCCTCCATCCATCTTTTATTCTTCACCCAAACCATTAAACACAAACCAAGTTTCTAATAATCCTTCATGATTAACATTAATAAATATTTGATCTGACTTATCTAAAATGTCTCTAATAAAATAATATCTGTGTTCATTATCTTCTCTTGATGGTATATCTAGATTGTGTTTAGTTTTTACAATCATATGTATTTCAAATTTGTTGTCTATGATTTTAGCGACATCTTCACCATAAAAATGATCAAACTTTTTCTTGGTATTATTTAGAAAGTTTTCTACTTCTTGTTTAGATTTCAAAACTTATCATCCTTCCACATATTGCTGTTTGTTCCCTCTTTATAATCCATAGTTAACCACATTAATTTAGTAGCTAAAATTTCATGATCCATCTCTGAATGATTGCTGTTTTTGAATTGAATATAGATGATGTTAATTTCTTGAAGATATTCATTTTCAGTCATTCAATAAACCACCTTTCTAATTTATCTATCACAAATATCTAACCACTGTGCTTCGGTGCCACTAGCCGTAATAGCTAATTTTTGACCATTTGTGAATGTATATTCAACTCTTATAATATTTGTATCCCAATGATCTTTGTAGATTTCAACATTAGAAATTTCCAAACCAATTGTAGATTTTAATAATTCTTCTTCCATGATTTTGTCTCCTTTCTAAGACTGTTAATCCAACTGCTTTAATTTTTCCTGTTGTTTTAGTTTAATTTCCTTATTTCTAATTTTATACTTAATAATAAATTCAATTGTCATCCATATTAACCCAGCTATTAAAGTTTTATAAACATTGCTTGTGATTCCCCAAGCATACAACCAAACTATAATATCAAGAAGCGTAAATTGTGGAGTAGTAATTTCTTTTAGAAACCACATAATATCCTTTATCCTCCTTATAAAATAAGTTATTCTATTCACTATCATCAAACTTAAAATGATTTCTAATCATAGTCGATAATGGTTTAGGATAATCAAATTTACCATCCAATATTTTCAAATTATAAACTCCAATACTTGTATAAATTTTATTCAATAATTCCTCTGCTTCTTTTAAATACTCAATTTCTTCAAGTAATTTATCTAATTCCATTACTGACCTCCTGTAATATACTCTTAATTTCTTCAGGAATATCTTTTCTATCTTTCCAATATGATTGTCCAACTCGACATATTCCAATCAAAGAATTATGGTCTCTACACATGCTAGACCTTCTCTCATAAGCAGAACAAGAATGCATTCCTTGCCCATCTACGGTTAACCATTTACAAACAGATCCTTGTTCTTCAATATTTTCATTTATATAATCATCTAAATTATCTTCATTTACAGTTTCCAAAAAATCAGGAGATAAGTCGCTTGTTTCATATTTTGGTACAAAACATAAATAACCTTTACAACAGTGACCACATCTTAGACATTGAGACATTTTATCATTTCCTTTCTTCGGGATCTCCACAATATCTGCAAGAGTCTTCATTATAACTTCCATCTTCCTGCTCATAATCACATTCTAAAGTTGGTGAAGTTGGACAGTACCAACTAAGATGTTTCCCACATATTTTACAATCGGCTGATCCCCAATCATTAATAGTTAAATCACTATGATTGCATAAACTCTTATATTGTTTTACTTTGTCATGTAATAAATTTAATTCATTCTTTTTCTGTATTATTTCTTCGCTAATATTGCCTATAAGTTGCTTTAATTCATCATTTGTATATTTTTTCATAATAAATACCTTCTTTCATTTTTCGTCATTTAAAATGAGTCTTTCAAATGGAATTCTAATTCTAATCACCTTCATGAGTATATATCTTAGACGTATTTACACTAATATGTTTTTCATCTACATATTTTAATGCTTCATCTTTTGCTTCCCACATTGAATTAAATTGTAGTCTTTCGATATTCCTTGGCATATTACTTTGGAGATAATAATGCTTACCTCCCCACCTTTAGCAATATTAATAACTTCTTCAATATCAGGAAATTGGTAATTGTCAGTTTTAATTTCCTTTAATACTGTTACATTTTCATTTAATTCAAAACGATTAGCGTCACTAGCCCATAATAATGTTTTCCCTTGTTCTAAAGTTTTAATAACATTAGAAGTTAAATTGTCTATAAATAAGAAAGGATTGTGGATATTTGATTCTTTTATTTTGCCTTCTAATAATTGCTCTAATTGTCTAGAATAAATACCACCTAGTTTGCCTTTTAACCATTCAATAATTTCAACTAATCCATTGAGATTTTCCGAAGAAATTTTTAAATACCACTGTGCTTTATAATTTGGGATATCTGCATATACAAAATTAAAAGATGTTTCTTCTGAACCATTATACAACATAATTTTCCTCCTTAATACTTCAATTTATGAATTCCCTACTACTATTGCACCTTAGTAATCGTAACATCAAAATCAACTTCCCACTCACCATCATCCCATTCCTTATCAAATATCTCAATCAAATGACATTTCGTACACCTTACACCATAATTAGCAGAACCATATCCATTACAAACATTTGTATCGCTACAAGAAGTTCTACTATGATTGATTAAACTCAGAATCAAATCTTTTTGCTCTCTGAATTTTTCAATTTTAGCTTTTGCAATATTTTTGCGTTTATTTAATTCTTCTTCCTTTAATAGTTTCTGTTGCTTTTCTACTTGCTTACTTAACTCTTGCAATTCTTGTGCAGACATTTTAGAGACATCCATATTCATACTTCCTTTCGATTTCCTGTTTGTTAGGGGTTATTTTAGTCTATGAAATAAATCTAAAACTTTCTCTAATGCATATACTTTACCATCCCTAAACGAATATGTTAAATCCTTTAAATATGGTTGCTTTGCAGATTCTTCTGCCTCTTTCAGCATTTCTTCAATCTTTTCTTTTAGTTCGTTAATATCCATAATTCAACATCCTTTCATATCATCCGATAATATCTATCATTTAAAGTACAAAGTCTAAATTCTTATTGATTATTTTTCTAATTGAATCAAAATCATTAATGTCTTTTAACAACAATATTTTACATCTTCTCAAAATTCCTAAATAACGTATGAAATCATAGTCATGATATGTTGATTTAAATTCATCTTTTATCTTAGATGCTAACTCTTTACTTATAATAGTTTCAATTTCTGTTAATAATTTTTCTTCTTGCATTAACAAATTAATTCTACTTTTGCCTTCTCCAGACATTATACCATAATAATATGGAAGATATTTTAAATTTATCATATAGTCCCTCCTTAAACAAATCCTTGTTCGTCCATCTAATTTTACGGTTTCATTATTACTCATGTTGAAGAATTTTGATTTAATTCATTGCTGATTTGATCTATAAACTGATATAATCTTTCATATGCGTTTATATATTCGTCAATTCTTTGTTCACTAATATCATCTTTACGATTCCAAACGATATCATTCAATTCTCTTGAACAAAAAACAATGTTGTGTTTATTACCTAATTCTTTCAGTTTGCTTAGTTTAATTTGAAAAGTATCATGCTCTTTGAAATACTTTTCTTCTTCTCTAAATAAAAGATCGCACAAATCATGAAACCACTGATCAATTATGTTGCCTCCAGTATAGGCCATCTGATATGAATATTCTGTTGATGGGCAAGTAGTACTCATATCTTTAAATTCTGTACCAAACAACCAATACTTTCCTACTTTATAATCTGTATCGATAATTTTTCTTTCATCATTTCTTTTAATCCATGCTTTTTTAGAAACTGTTTTTACATAATCGTAATTATCTTTTGGTAGTGAATCTTTTTCATTTTCCCATTTAGATAAAATATTTAACAAATAAGATGCAACACCATCTTTTAAATCATCTATGAATTTAACTTTTTCATTCTCAGTCAATTGATTTTCGATTTCGTATATTTTACATTTGCCTGTTGTAATTCTAAAATTAGAAATATGTTTAATTGAAGTTTTCATATTGTAAAATATCAAATCTTCTACTTTGTATTCCATTTTAATAATCTCCTTTTCAACTGCTCACCCTTATTGTTGAGTCAGTTTACAATACCTTAAAATCGTGCATTTATTTGAGACTACTCAATTTCATATTGGTTATAAAATCCACCATATTTAATTAATTTTCTCACTCCTTGCATCGTACCAACATCTGCCTGACAGTCAATTGATATTCAAATAAAAGATTCTAGCAATCTCTATTTGATTATCAATTTCCATCATAAATATTACAGTGTTCAATTCTCCGTCATTTTCATAGGTGTGTAGAATATCAAATTTCTTACCATTAATCCTATTACCATACCACTCTTGAAGTTTGACGTAGAATGGGAATTCAGGTTTACTCTTAATGTCTTTTAGCATATTCATTTAATCAATCCTTCCTTTTGCTTCTAATTCTGAATCTAAATATTTTTGTTCTTGTATTAGAAACAAATCTACTGGAATGCTAAATCTTACAAGACCACTTTTATAATCATAAACTTCTTCTGGTTTCTCACCAAATCTATCTAAAATAATTCCCGAGCCTTCATTAAACAAAATACCTGCTTCCCAATCTCCATTTTCTACTCTTTGAAATCTGCAAACTTCCATTTTGTAAAGCGGATATAGTTTTTTCATAGTTGGTTTCTCCTCTTCTTTCTTTGAAGATTCAAACATTTTAACATAGTGCAAAATACTAGCCAAATGTATTTGTTCTAAATCTTTAAAATTTTTGTTTATCAATGCAGGTATAAGAATAGTATCATTTTCTTTCTTTGATTTTTGTTCATATGAAGTTAATTCTGCATTGTCTGGATACAATTCTTGCATATAAGTAATTGCTCCTTGAATTTGTTGATTGGTTAAGGAAATGACTTGTGGTAATAACATTAAAATCATCCTCTTTCTTTAATTTAGTATTTCAAATAGTATATTTATACTAATACATTATCTACTAATTCAATTGATCCATCAGAATATTCATATCTAGTCTTATACTTGTTAGTAATTTCATCTAACTGTCCAGAAATACGTACAATACGTTTTTCTCCAAGTTTGTTTAAGTATCCTTCAGGAATATATACTAAACTAAATCCTGCGTCTTTGCCATCATCGTAATCAATAGAATAACCCCAAGTATACTCCTCAAGTCTGTTATGATAAATCCATTTGATTGCCTTGACTACTCCTGTAGCACTACTACACCATCCATGAATCTCAACTTTTTCATTAATTGAATATTTAGGTTCTCTTTTATCCATTTTTAATCATCCTTTCTAATTTTTCTACAGGAAAACTCATTCCCCTTGCTGGATTTTCATTTAATCCTACTGCATAACCATTAACTAATTCAAACCAATAAGTAATGTTTTTATGCTTACCAATCCATTTTTCTTCTCTTGCATCATATTCTTTAATTACTCCAACTTCTGAAAATTTTCTAGCTCGACAGTCATCAAATTCACAACCCATGAACTCATATGGTAATTCATCTCTAAGCTTTCTCATAGTTTAAAACAATCCTCTCATTTGTTAATCCATTTCATCAGGAATAAATTCTTTTACATATTTATCAACTAATTTCCATAGACCATCATTGCCGACTCCCCATTCCTTATAAATGATATCTTGGCACTTATTTGATAAAAGTGATTGGTTGCTAGGCTTTTTAGAAAATGTCATCTTCTCAAATTGCTCATTAACTAAATTGTAAACTTTTTCATCCATCTAAAATCTCTCCTTACATCCACTTCTCAGATATTTTTTCCATATAACCATTCTGATTTACTTTAGGATAAAACATCATCTTTTTATGCATCTTTTCATATAAACAAAGTTTTCCGAAACTAATTGTCTGAATGTCACTAGTAAATACCCCTTCTTTTTGATCAATGTATTGAATCGTATCTTCACAACCTGAAAATTTTGCCCATGATTCCATTTGATTAACTAAATTAGTTGCAATGTGAATAAATCCACTGTCCATTAATTCTTGATTGGTTTTTAGTTTCATCTTAAATTTCTCCTTTCTGTTCGAATACTGGTTCTACATACCCATCATCTATTAAATCCTGCCTAAACTGAACCACATCTCCAATCTCTTCAAAATCTATGCTACACACTTCACATACACATTTTTTATTATCCCAAAATACTGCCTGTGGGTATATTTCATCCTCAAAACATTCTTGACCACACGCTGTACATTTCATCATAATCTTCGAACAACTTTTAGAAACTCTTAATGGATTTCCCCCATCCTTCAGGTTCAACGTCAAATTCTACTGTAATTGAATCAAAATCAAGTTTATCTACATCAAGTACAATTCCTTTGCCGTGACTTACATGTTTAACTCTCATGTCTTTTTTAAAATTCATTCTAAATCTCCCCTTTCAATTCCTCTAAATTAATTCACTAATATCAAAACCATAACGTACCGCCAATCCCAAAGCATCTTCAAATATTGGAATAGTTGGATTGGCTTTATTGAACCATGATTTTACTTTCTCTTCTTTGTGGTTTAAATCATTTACAATATCTACATTGCCAAAATTATATAATTTCTTAACTTCCTGAAGATTAGTCTTAATAATTTGTCTATCAGTAGAATTGTATTTTTGCATAATGTCTAGTAATTTTGATTGTGTATATGTGTTTTTGTCTTTCATTGATGCCGTAACTCCTTTCTATTTGATAGTCTTAGTTTATCAAAATTATAGGGTATTGTCAATACTATTTTAGGAGAAATAAAAATATTATTTTAGTGTTTGTAACCTAAGAAATTACGGATTTATTGGATCATAGTTTGAGAGAAGCAGGAGGTTTTAAGTCCTGCTTTTTATGTAATTATTTTATATTATCTTGCTGTATTTGAAGTATATTCATCTGTTTCAATTATTTTATATGCTTCAGAACAAAGCTCCCATCTCCCATTCTTATCTATGATATCTAGATAATTAACCTTACCTTTTAATGTGCTTGGTTTATAAGGATCTTTACCTTCTGCTACTCTTTCTTCATTGATTTTATCCCATTCATTCTTGCGTCTTTGATAAACATCAAAACTTCCCAATGTTTTCATTTTGCCAAATAACGCATTATATGCTTTAGATTTATCTCTTCCAAAATATTTGTTAGCTAAGATAACCATCTTTTCTGAGAAATTTGTTCTATCACATATGTATAATTGTTGCCCTTTAATTAGTTCTGTATCGGCTTTTATATCATCAACTTGACTTTGTATTAATGCCAACATTTTTGATTGTTTATATGTAGTCAAGTCAGTTACCTTAGAATTATAAGCAAATTGCATAAGCATATCATTAGGGTTATTAGTTAAAGTTTGTTTTAGATTATATATTGTTAGAGTGAGATTTCTTTCCGTTTCATCTTCTATAAGCATGATATTATTTTCTGTAGAATCAAATTTACCTGTTCTTTGAATCTGAGAAATTATTGCTTTAACTTTCTTTTTGAATTGTTTTGCTTGAGGAAGGAGTGAGTTATAAATCAAATCAAATACACCATCTTCATTTATGAATACCTCACCTCTATTTCCTATAGTATAATTTTCGTAACCTCCCAAGTTACGAAAACTTTCTTTCGTAACGAGGAACCTACTTTCTTCATCTATATTATTTGTAATGGCTTTAGACAAATTAACTCTCTCACTTTCTTTAGTAGTACAATTATCTGCATAACCTAAAATTTTAGAAACTTGTTTGCCATTGAATAATACAGTACCTTCAAACTCAAAATTTACATCATCTTTTGTTAGGATTTCTAACTCTTGTCCTTCAAAAATTGTTAATTCATTACTCATTAATACATTACCGTCCTTTATTATTTTATTTTATTGTTACTGTTTATGTATATTATTATTTAGTATCTTACAATCATATATAGCATCACATCCTTAAATAGATTAAATTATTATTTGATACTATAACTCAAAAGAATAATATTCATATCTTTCTTTTTCTCGCTCCTCTTTTCTTTTTCTATCTTCTGCTGATATTTTATTATAAAGATCATTGACTTGATGATATTCTGAGTTGTGTATTGTAGGAATAATTTCCACGTTAATGTGTCTGCTAAACTTTTTAGGTCTAAGTCTACCCGATAATGATGAAACATCAAATATTTTTTCACTATTTAATTTTAATTCGTGACACATTTTATTAATTTCATGAGCCAAAAGGTCAATTTGGTCATTAGGACTTTTTCCTATTTGATTGTGTATCCATTGACAATTCTTATAAACTTGTGTATATAAGTGTAGCAAACACATTTCCATAGGATTTAAAGCAGAATTATCGTTTACCAATTCACACATATATTCTTGCTTGAATTTTTCTATATTATCCAATTAAATCAATTCCTTTCTTTATAAACCCATAAATGTATTCATAATTAACACCTTCCTCCTTAAATACCAAACATTCCTTCTACACTATGTCTTGCAATTGTGTAAAGACACTTACTACAATCAGAATTTTTCTTTTGCATTTCGCCAAATGCACAACCACTTTGACAAGCATTATAACTATTATCTATCATCGCTATTAATGCTCGATATTCATTTTCAGTTAGTTTAAGATTGATTTCTTTTAGTTTACTCATTTTTATTCCTCCTGTAGATTCGTTTAATTTATGCTTTGTCCACAAATCTTGCTGTTTCTAACACTAAATTATGAATATTATCTAATGTATTTAAGACAGTAACCCTTACATTTTCATCTTTTGCGTCTTTCCAAATATCCTTCCATTTATCTATATTTACGTCAAGATATGTTATTTGTTCAATGATTTTCTTTTTCCTTATTAAACCAAACATATTATCAATCCTTTCACTTGAAAAAATATTATATAATAACTCATTTTATTTGTCTATATTTTACTCCTATCTCTTCAGGTTTAATATCTAATTTGCCTCCACCAAATGTTTTGTAACATAACGTGCCATCGTTATTTTCTTTTACAAATTGGTAGACATCATCTGCAAATGTTATTATAAATTTAGGATACCTTATTTGTTTACACTGATATTCCCAAAATCCCCAATTATCTAATCGTCCAAAACCCTTTGATAAAGTATCAGATATATCGGTAGAGTATTTTACTTTTATGTTATTGACTACTATATACTCCTCTTGCTGTTCTGAAGACATTGAGTTCCATTCTTTAATATTAATGTCACATACAGGTAAATTATCATCATCTAATTCAAATTCAAACATAATTTGTATTCATCCTTTCTAGTTTTCAAGGGAATCGTTAATTAATTGAATACATCCATTCCCATTGCTTGCATATTTTCGTATTGCTTAATCTTCAGAATTTGCTTGAATAATTTCAACTGCTTTTGTAGTTTTTTTAAAACAAATTAGAAAAAATTCTTGCATGTTTCTTACCTCCTTCCAATTCGTCAATTGATTTCTACTCCCTTAGAATAAAAGTAATCCAATTTGAGTATAATATAATAGTAAGAGATTTTGACCCTCTTACTCATTGGATAATCTCTTTTAGGTTAAAAGTCTGGTCTTTATGACTAGACTTTTAACATTTTATAAGATCAAACACTAGTTTTAATCTAACCAACCAAACTTTTCTCTTTTTGTCATAATTAATTCGTAATTATTTAAGAAATATAAACAAGACTCCTTACTTCCTTCAGATAATATCTCAGATGGCTTAGACAATGTTGGAGAAGTCATCATTCCAATATACTTATATGCACCATCCTTATGATCAAAGGAATAATTCAATGGTGCTTTATGAGTCGATTTAACTACCACCCAATTTCCAGAATGTTTAGGCATATTTATACTTTCTCCTTTCTTAATATTGTTATGCAGACATAACTTCATTAGCAAGAACTAAACCAATTTTTCTGTAATTATTACTAACAATCACTTTTGTTAGTTCATCATCTAATTTATGAATTTCTGACACTACATTTTGCTTATATTTATTTAACCAATTAATTATCATGTCGTAAATTATATCTGTTGACATATTTTCAACATTATCCAAACTAATTCTATCGATTTGCCACCTTTTATTTATTTCTTCTCTAAATTTCCTAATGATGATTCGAGCATCAAACCCGTTTTCTTTTTTACTGCACCAAATATCAAACCAAAAAGATCCAATCTTAATTTCTTGTTTTGCACGAGTTAATGGCATGTGTCTTCCATAACTTCTCGTATAAGAATTACCATATTCCCATTGAATTTTATCATTTGAAATTAAATATTTGCCAATAATATTTTCTTGCATAACATGTATTCCTCCCGATTAATTATATTTACCTTACTAAATATAGTGTATCATAATCAATAAATAAAATCAATAGAAAATAGAATAGACAGAGAATTTATTTTTTCTCTGTCTTAATAATTACATATACATCCTTGGTTCTGTGGCACTCCAGTATTCAGTACCACCCTGTCCCATATTTTTAAATTTCTTATCTATCGCTTTGGTATAGCCTATAGAACTACATGGTGTTTTTATGTCATCTTTCTGAATACAAAACTTTTCAATTTCTTCAGGAGATAAAGTATAAGTTTTTACTTCACTTACTGGAGTGTTGTTCCAGTTATTTCTTTTGTTAAAAATATTAAACATCATTTTATGTATAACCTCCTTAATTATGATTTGTTTAAGATAACACTATATAAGGATTTAAACCTGTCGGAAGTGGTTTAAATCCTCTTAGGATGTATATTATTAGCATTCAACTATTTCAAATTCAACTAAAGCAATCTCATTTGTGTTAATTAATACCTCTTTATCCGATGAAACTTTAAGAGATATTGTTCCTACGATTTCATCTTTATAAATATTTCCAATTAGTTCTTTAAGCTGTTCAACCCCTTGTTCTGCATCTTCCTTTGTTAATGCTTGTGGTGTAAAATTTGTATATCTTCTTTCTTTACCACTTTTTAGAATAATATTGATAATTAATAAGTATTGTTTCATATTAATTTCCTTCTTTCTTAATTTAGAATAGATTCAAAGAGTGGTTTTTAAACCTTATACAACTTTCCATTTTCATCGTATTCAACTTTGATAATATACTCTTCATCGCTATCCATTGGTGGAATTTCTCCCATGTATTCATATAAAATTGCCATAAATAAATTCATACTAAACCATCCATCTTTAGTTAAATATTGTTCTCCAAATGGTTCAACCGTTGTTGCAACCGCATACATAAAAACGCCTTCCTTCTTTCTTAAATTATAGATTCAAATACTGTTTTGATGGGTTACAAACCTACTGCTAATCCTTTTTCATCAATAATAATTTCCAAGTTTCTACTATCTACCCAACCACCATGAAAATTACCAGAACTCATTGGATCTCCATGACCAATTAAATATGAATATTCAATTTTACCACTTTTAAGACTAATTATCACTTTAACATCCTGAACTTCATAATGCCTTAAACTTCTCGTTAGATGCACAGTATTCCATCCATACTGGGTTTGAATACAAACACCTTGTTTAATATTAACTTTATCACCTATGTTGACTACTGGTTTAATATTACTTAGCATTTTTACTTCCTCCTCAAATTTTAGATTAAAAGTTATAATTTAATCTAAGTCATCTGGATCAAACTTTTTCAAACATCTAAGAAGAATACTTCTGTTTTCTTCTAAATCTTCTAATTCATACGTCCTACACAGTATATTCATGATTTCATAATAATTCATTTCACCAATAAGATTGTAAATAACTTCCTTTTCTTTATCGCTTAACTTTATCATTTAATATCAATCCTTTCCTATAGTTTAAAATCTTCACTTATCGGATCAACAAGATAATAATTCTTTTAATCCATCTCTAAGATTTTTAATATTAATTGCCTCATCTGTAGAATAATCATTTTTGAATACATTAGTCCAATAAGATTCTGTTGATATCGTGTTATATATCTCTGATACTGCTAATTGTGCTAGAGGTTCCCTATTATCAGCTAAAGAATGTTCAACTCTCCATATCATATTAGATATATACCACATACCATAAGCATCCTTAATTCCTTCTGAAAGTTCTTTTACTTTTACTTCTTCGCTTTCCGTTAATGTACCATTTTCTCCTTTTGCTACTAAACTTATAAATTCAGTATTAATACATTTTCTTGCTAATTCTTTTACTTCAGTACCCCATTTGATTGAAAAATTTGTCATATCAATTTCCTTCTTTCATCTTTAAATATTTTATTCCATGTCCATAATTAATTCAGGCATATTAACATAAATTCTTTCTAGTGCATCATCCCAATTTATTTTATTAGAAGGATTAAAAATAATACCTCTAATAATATTTTGCAATGATTCATATTTAATTTGTTTAAGAACTTCTTTGCTAAATAACATTTGAATTTCTTGCTTTCCCATTTTTAAAACCTCTTTCTTTAAATTATCTTTTAAAACTTTCAAAATCATTTCCCTGTCTTTCATCAAAGAAAAATGTATAACCATTAATTCCTTTACTGTATTTTTCTCTTTGAGAGATATTTGTCCACTCAATAATATCCGTACCACCAAAACAAAAAACTAATTCTGCCATTGGTTGCCTATCATTTTCATAGAAAAGTCTAATTGCTGTTACTGCTCCGTGTTTTTCAGGAGTGTAATTTTCCATTTCAATCATCCTTTCTTTCTTACGATACTATCAAATCTGCCTTTTGAGCTAGTTTGTTAATAGGTATCTTGCATATTTTTCTTCAATTACTGACAATGGTATTTTGCAACAATCTAAAGGATGACCTCCGACTCTATCACTAATAAATTGTTTGCAAAAATCATTGTAACTCATTTTACCTAAATACTCTTCATCTGAATTGGTTAATGTAATTCTTTTACCATCATCGACCAATACACAAAATCCATCCTCATACTCACGTAAAGCATCATCTAAAGTCATTTCGCTTAATCTTGACATTTATGTATCACTCCTTAATTTATGAGAGTAGAATCATTATTCTACTCTCATTTTTAATTCTAACTAACAAATTGCACCAACTGGGGAACTAAACTTACTTCCTTGTTCAAAACCTTTACCATAAACTTGCTTATCATTTCCTCTGCTAATCGAACTCGATTGGCTTTTCCTTAAATGCAGATTACTCATTTCTTTCTGAATTAAAGGATCTTTAACTAATATTATACCCCAATTGTTCTTTTCCACCTGAGCTTTATATTGACTGTCTAATCCTTTTACATAACCAAGCATATAATCATTCTTGATTCCAACATTGTAAATTACATGATGCTTTTTATATTGCTTAACAAAATTGACTGTATCATTTTCAATTGCTGTTACTGCAAATCCATAAACCATTTTGGCAAGTCGTACATCATCTTTTAATCCGATAAATACAATTGAACCACCAACATTGCGAGTTTTATGAATGTAACACTCACATCTGAAATTTTGAGCAATAATCATAGACAATTGTTTTTCGTACCAACTGAGTCTCCCAAATTCTGTGATATTTTCTGACAATACTTCTTTGGGTTTTAGTATTTGGTTTACTTCAGATTGCTCAATTCCGTTTTGAGCCATAAGTTGTTGTGCTTTTAGCATTGCGTTTTGAGCTTCGTTTGGGTTAGTGTTACCTTCAGCAAGTTTGAATAGGTTATGGATTTTGGCAAGAAGTTTTTCATCAACCATAATATGTACCACTCCTTTGAAGTTTTTATTTATTGATTTATTATACCCCATATTTCCTAGTATTGCAATACCATTTACATAATATTATAAATATATTTAGGATGTAGAGTCCTATTCTATATTTAATTTTACATTATGCCATGATTGCTTTCTTCATTGACTCAATTGTACCCTCTAGTAATTTAACCCTATTATTAAGGTCGGTAGTGACCATAGAGAACATTTGCATGAAGTCATATATTCCACTGAGGTTTATATTATCTTTAGTTATTACAACACTATTCTCCAACTTTTCCTTAATTTCTTGAACCGTAAAATAAGAATTCACTAATTGTCTTTGTACCTCCCACGATAAGTCATCGGAGAATGATTTTACTAGCATCATATAGCCAGTTTCAGTTATTAGTGTCAGACCACGATTAGGAATTTCTAAAAGACGAAATTCGTCCTTTTGATTTTTAGACACAATAAAGTAATCTACGCCTTCAATAAATCTATCTCTATTGTTTTTAAAATTTCTACTCGCCGTTCCATTCGGTCTTTTATGAACTGCATCAATATCCTTAAATGTTACAACTCGATTACCCTTAAAATCCTTTACCATTATATCTTGTTTATTTATTTTTATATATTCCTGCAAATCAACTACATTATTTTGTGTAATAATTTCTTCTTCCTTATCAATTTTAGTTACTGCCGTAATTGGACTTTCAACACTTTTATAACAATGATTTATCTCTAAAGGACTTACATATGGTTTATCAAGAAGTGTTAATTCAAACTCTAATATTTCTTGTTGTCTAACTTTATTATCATATACAAGCCAAACATCAGTTAGATTTCCCACTTTTCCTCTATTTTTAACTTTTTGACGTTTGAGTTTACCCTCTTCCACCAATGATTTTACTGAATCATTAATACTCTTTTTGTTTAGTCTTACCGCAAGATCAATTTGTAGTATCAAGCGTTTCTCCCTTACCATTTTAACAATTGCCTTTTTGTGTTCTGTTGTACGATATGCCATATGTATTTATCCTTCTTTCTTCTTATAATTTATTTTTACTTCATTAAATCCAATATACTAATTCCTAAAACATTAGACACTTTCAATGCAGATTCAAAACTTATATTAGTTCTCTTTTTAGGTTGCCTATAGAGGTAGATTGTATTTATATTTAATCCAACTTTATCAGCTAACTCTTGATTATTTCCTTTATACTCGGATCTATTTATATATTTGGTTATATTACTTTTTACGATTGCAGAATCTATTTTGTTATATTCATTGATGATATTTACTAACTTCTTTTGTTCTAATACTTCCATTTGTTTTTCACCTCCTTTCGCAACCGTATAGAGATTGTACCATTTTTATTTTAATATGTCAATACCAATAAGTAATTAAATAAAAATTGTACAATTCAGTGCAAAAATAATGGTCGATCTGTTATGGCGATTCTGTTATTGATGTTTTGTATTTAACCATCCCAGTCTGAGCATTCATTTACATTGAAGATAAATTTAAGTTTATGTTTCTTCAAACAGGATTTATATTCAATATGATCACAGTCAAGATTAAGACAGAACCAACAAGAATGTTTGATTTCCATTTTTATTCTCCTTTCTATCCCACCACATAAAAATAACATTTTATGCCAAATATTGAATTACAAAAGCCTAGTGTAGTAAGGTTTTTAGGGTTTGAGATTTTAGAAATATAACAAATTAATGATATTTTTCTGATGCAATAGAAGAATCAATATTCATTCCCTTAATTTTATCTTTCCATTTTTTAACCTCTTCATTATTTAGATATCCCGTATTAAGACATTCTCCGTCTACAAACAATGCTCTTCCAGACCTAAACAATTTGTTATACTTAATATGATCATTGACATATTCATCCCTAACAATATTTACTACATGACTCCCATTTGCATAAACTCCTACAGAAATATGATTCACAATAATCATCCTCCATTTATTAAACTAATTTATGCTTCAACAAAAACTTGATTTGCTTATCCGTCAAAGTATCAATATCTAAATCTATAATTCTTTCATCACTACCTAATTTTACCCAACCTAAGACTTCCAACAATCTTTCTGCACACCAAGGATGAGTATTGGTTAAGGGATCGATGATATTAAAACTAATCTCATTCCAATCTGCTATTTCTTCAGCCTTTTTATAATGAGAAAGCAAATTGAAAGTGCTGTAAAATTTACCTTCAGGGGATAACCAACCGTTCATTAATTCACTCTCCTTTGGATTTAATTTAGTAACCAATACTATGATATAAACCCACAAACCCATATGCTCTGCTGTTATAGCGAATATGGGCTTAAATCACTAGCACAGATTAATAATAACCATAGAATCCCATAAGGTAATTGTTATACATTTTGTTAAGATCGTCTGATGTAACCAAATTGCCTGAAAGTGTTTGAAAATATTCTTTCTTTGTTAGTGGTTTCTTTTCAACTTTATACTCGTTCATTTTAAATTAACTCCTTTCTTCACTCCGTTAAGTTTTACTTTTTATAGACTCTCTCCGCAAGCAGGACAAAAGAACTCTACTTCACCTGATTCTAGGTTAATGTTCATTTCAAAATTTTCAAAACTAGTTTTACAGTTTGGGCATACCACTTTTGTCATATTATTGCACCTCCTATTTTTTGATACCACCTAGCAGGATTGTTATGAACCCTGCTAACGCTCTGAGCTTAAGGCGTTTTATACTGGATCAGACCAGTTAATTTATTCCTTCCAATAATTAACCCAAGCTAACTTTATAGAATCAACTGTTGAATTACTATCAACTACTACATTAAAACCATTAAAAATGCCTCCAATGGAGAAATCATTTCTTTGATTTCTTTTAACCATTCTGTCCCATATTTCAAACAATCTTTCCACATACTCAATAAAAGATTCCATGTCAAATGGTTCAAATGTTCTTGCTAACATATTAATACACTCTCCCTTAATTTAATTCTGCTTTCTAGTAAGCTTGCTTTCATGCTAATTTTCTTATGTCAATACTTCAATTCCAAATCCACCATCTAATGCTTCTATAACTTCTTCTAAACTATCACATTCAAGACTGTCCCAACCTTCAAGTCCTCTATCATCATCCATTAATATTAGGTATTTAATTACTTTGTCTACTGGTATTTTATCAATAATATCTTTTCTTTGATGTCTGTCGTTAACCTCATACTTTTTATCAGTCTTTTCTGAGAGGAAATCAATAAAAGCATATTTATCAATCTTTTCTCTCTCGATTAGCCATTTACCCTGTTCCTGGTCATACTCACTGTTATATCCCTCTAACACTCTACTAATCCAAAAGTCATTGGTATCCATACATATAAATAACTTCTTATAGTAGTCTTTTGCATAGGAGAATAATTCACCTTTATCAATTAGTTGATTCATTTTACTTGTAACATCATAATATTTTGCAAATTTCATTTTATCATTTCCTTTCTAATTTAGAATAAGTTAAATAATAGACTTATGGGATAATTACCTATACCACTTCACAATTGACAAATAAAATCCAAATCCATAAATATATTGATCACCATTTACAATTGCTTGCTTGAATTTATAAACCACGACAATATGCCTCCAATTCTTCAATTTGTTTTACGTGCTCATTGTAAACATAATCAATATCAATAAAAGTATTTGAATCATATAGGCTAAAATCATAATTCTTCAAATGTGCTTTTGTTAATCCATCTAATAATATTTCAATCGCTTGAACATCCTTATCCATTATAGCATTGTGAAGTTCATTGTTATACATAGAACGATATAGAATATACTCATTTTTAGACTGTAAACCACTTTGCATAATAATTCC